CTACACGACTGGCTATGTCATCGAAACAGCGGCAGTCAATGAGAACGTCACAGTCAGTGTCACGGACATCTTCGATGTCAGCGGCACGGTCTACGGCGAGTTCCTTGACAGCGGTCTTGGACCGGGTGACCAAACTGGTCAGAGCTTGCTCTACTCCATATCCTAGTTGGGTCAGTATTATAGAACTGACTCTCTATTTTTCAGCGGAGGTGTGGTTAATGTCCAGCCCCGTAACCCGAGAACAGGTTTGGGTTAACGTTTCCCCGGAGTATAAATGCTGGCGGCTCGTGTACAACTCCATGACCAAGCGGGTTTTTATCCTCTTTGAGAAATCGGGACTGAGTAAGACCATGCAATCGTTGTTCTGTTCTACTCGAACAGATGGTGAGCCGGGTGCGGTAAGCAGTGCTGAGGGTAAACAGGAGTGCCTTGACAAGGTTGCTTCCCTTGGTCTCGTTCTTACCAAGTCAACTGTTGTGGAGTGAGTATGCCCTATTACCAGACAGCAATGACCGACAGAAAATGTTCCAAGTGCGAAAAGACCATTCCCGCTGGGGCACAGTTCATCACCCTTCCCACAATTACCCGAATGACGTTGTATACCTGCAAGGAATGCAATGAGGGTTCGGATAAGAAGGCGTAATGGCTACATCGGTCGGTCTAATCATTGGAGTACTCGCTGTTATTCCCATAGGCACTTTACTGTTTATGGGATTGGCAAGGGCCTGTTCCCCCCACTCTCTCCAGCAATCTGCTACATCTTTGACAAGGTCCTTTTGTGAGGAAGCCGCATCCTCTTCCCCGTTCGTAGGGGACTCTCTCCCTCCACTGGTTAACGGTGGGGTCTGCTATATCTCCCTTGTCATTAAAGAGAAACCAGTGAGTTCCTCGGGAACCTCGTAGTACCCCCGGCCTGTATCCTCTTGATTTACCCCATAGATAATAAAGGGCTTCTGTTGCCGTGTAACAATGGCTGAAAGTGGGGTCATCACCCGGCTGGCGTTTCTCCAGCCACTCTTTTTTCAACAAATCGTCGGATAAGGCTCGCTGCAAGAGCCTGATGGCTCTCTTCTTTGTCATCCCCATATTGCTTGATACTGAAAATCAAAGCTATACGGTGCTTTAGTTGAGGAGAAGTATCTCCATATGCTTATAACCAAACCGCACAACCCCTTGCTCATAAAAGCCGAAATGCTTCCTGTCCCCGGAGGCGGGGTGGGGGGATTCGACAAAGAGGAGCTTTTTGATAGCCCGGATTATGCGACCCAGCAACATCACGCCGAGCCGACTACCGATATCCCCTACAACAAGCCATTTGGGGAGAAGGGCACAGAGATTGAGCAGAATAAGCATGGGTCAGCGGATGCGGTAGACGGACTATCCGATGGAGTGGGCGACTTTTGGGAACCACGGACCAAGCCTAAGCTACGAACAGCCTCCGATTCTTCCATGTGCCGGTGTGGTCATCAGTTCCACGAGCATTGGAACCGAGGCAGGTTTGGTTGCAAGAGTCCCCGCTGCCGGTGCAAGAAGTTTACGGCTAAGACCGGAAGCGTGAGCGCCATGCCCGTCAAGATTGTTAGTGATTCAGACAACGAACTCCTGAAAGCAAAACATGACCCCATTACTCAGGTAGCCGCCGAGGAGTTCCACCCCTCCGGTAAACGGATACAGGACCGGGAAGAATTCCGGGCCTCCCTCAAGAAAGAATGGGAAGAGCCGGACGGATATCTCTTCCGGTCGGAAGTCTACTGTCCTCGCTGCGGGATGGAGATGATTGACGAGATGTTGGACAAGGGGCAGGTTGGCCCTCCGGGACCAGTTGATGACCCGGATTATGTGACCGACTCAGAGGTCATCCCACAACCCCTGCTTTCTTTGGAATCCGGGGCGGAGACGTGTGCAAATTGCGGAGACCCGATTGAGAAGGAAGCAATCGTCCCCGGTGAATATACCCCCGAGGATGAGCAGTTCATGAAGGAGATGAAGATTTGGGGGTCTCTCAAGGGATTGGTAGATACCGTTCAGCCCCATAATCCCCTTCTCCAGCCGCCCGACCCGGAGACAGCGACATTCTTCAAGGAGAGCGAGGGAGACGGCCCCCATTGTCCCCACTGCGGTTCTTCGGATTACGGTCTCATGCCCACCGATTTTGAAACCGCTAAATGTAATGCCTGTGGAAAGAATTGGAATCATGGTATTGTGAAAGGGATTAACGACCCTAAAACCGCCGCCGAACCCGGTCCCGAGGGTTTTCCTCCACTCCAACGTGAGCTTGATTATTCCGGGTGGTCTACTATTGGAAATCTAAATAAATACCTTACACAACTTTACAATGCTTGGCTTAACAAAGAAATCACTCGTGAAGAATATGAGGCCGAGCATTACTTGGCAAATGCGGCTTATAATGCCGCTAAAGCAGCATGGGTGGACCCGGAGTACCGGGAATTAGCTAAAACTATAGACTCATCAGCGGCTAGGCATGATGTAGATTTTATGAAATCTATAGGAATCTCCTCCTCCAAGACTGCTACAGAAAAGTCCTTTGGAACCGGCACTCCCATTGGAGGAGCACCCGGCGCTCCCGTGCAGAATGACCCCAATCAGCCCCGGTGGACGGCTCCTACACCACCGAAGCCTGCTCAGACAAACCCACAGACAAACAGTAAGGCACTGCCATCGTCAGCGCCGGACCAACAACAAGCAAAACCCACGGGAACTGAACAGCAGCAGGTTAAGCAAGTAGTTAACGACCTAGCCAAAGATAACCCGCAGGTTAATAGGGCGGAGATGGAAGATGTGGTGGAGAAGGTGCAGGATAAGATGTCCGCCTTGGACTCAGAAGTGAAGATATATGACAGCACCGATATGCTGCCGCCGAGGACCGAGCTTCGCAAGCACCTTGACCCCACTTTGATTGATGAAAGCACCAAGCCGCCTCGTCCCCTTAAGAAGGGAGCGGATTGGACGGGAGAGGATGAGCCGGAAGGTGAAGTCACCGACATGGGTACGCTCTATGGCAAGCCCCTTGGCGGTCCAAAGGCTGACGACTCAGTAAAGGACCGGTTGGAGTATCTGAGAAGTAAACTTAGAGCCGAAAACATAAGCACAAGTGAGTTGCTTGAGTTACAGGAGTTGGCTGACCATATCGAACCCGGTGACGTTGAGTTACTGGAGGCAGCCGGGGTTCCTGAGAACGAAGAGACCTCCTCAGAACCCATTATTGGTAAGCCCGCATTTGCAGGTCCGGGTATACCCCACATCAACCTCAAATGTAAGCTGTGCGGTGTTACGAGCGATGAACTGAATCGCACAGACATCGCTATGGGCAACAGGTTCAGCAAGCCCTCCATCCATGGAGCCGAGGGGCTTATGCACAGGCACTTTGGTTATTCTCACTGGGACACTCCTTTCGGCCCGGAAGGTTATGAGGATGTGACTCGTGCCAAACCATTCAGGCCCACTAAGGGAGATAAGGACTTCATGAAGTCTCTTGGCATCAAGAGTTCCAAGATTGCCGCCGATGCCGAGGGATGGTGGAGAAGCACCCAGAACACCGAGCGTCGTAATGTAGCCGACAAGCTTGGAATCGACAAGTACTGGAGCCACTTTACATGGGATTCTCTCCCCGAGGAAATCAAGCAGAAAGTGAATGTCACCCTGCCGGAACTGGAAAGAAAGACGCAGATTGAAAAGGCGTGGGAAGGTCCCGCTCATGTTTCCGAACGAGACCAACAAATCCGGGAAGCGTGGAATGCTCCTGCTCATACGGCAGCAGGGAAAGACTGGGACCCTCTCGTTGCCAAGAAACTCTATGACGAAGGGGCAGCCGCCGCCAAACAGGGCAACTGGGATGTAGCCCACAGTAGCCTTGTTCAATCCCTTGTACACAATCCATATAACGGACAAGCCAACTTTCTTCTGGGTATTGTGTTTGCTCAGATGGGCGAGAACAAGGCAGCCATCCAGCAGTTGGAGCAAGCGTTGCGAACCGACCCCAAGGAACGCTACGCCTATCACAGCATGGTAATGCAGATGGACCGTGACGGGGACCTTGAGAGCCTCGAACCCGAGGTGAAGAATTTCCTCTTGGACAACATGGTATCAAAGGCAGCCGCAGCTAAGATTGCTGTGCCGATAGAGGAGGGCAATCTCGTTTGTCCCCATTGCAAATGTGACAAGACCAAACCTGTGGAAGATTCTGAGGCTGAGGGAGTAAACCTCGTGGAATGTATGAATTGCGGGGTGTTCTTTAGCAAGTAGGGTAAAATCCTGAATAGGGGAGTGCTTTAGTAGAGGATACATGTCATTTCCGAAGACGGCAAACGCAGTAGTTCGGGAGCCAATGCTCACCCCGCAGGCTTGGGAACAGCATTTCGGTTCGAGGGCTTTCCACATCCCCTTGTCCCCACCCGCCAAGTCTTTCTGGAAGACTGCCTCCACTAAGCAGACCAAGTACCTCCTGAGTCACTGCACTATCATGTCCTCGGTCGCCGTGGAAGCGGAGCCGTATGAGTACCTCATCCGCCCGGCCTCCGCCCACCTTGTAAACAACAACGATGACGCTTGGTCCTCCGAAGTGCTCAAGAAGTCTTACAAGAGCTTCGTGGGAGCTTTCAATTTTGTCGAACATTTCCAGAACAGTAAATATGCCAAAGGGCACATAATTGATTCTGTTTTGAGGAAGATACACCTTACTCAAGACCCACGAGATAACGTTTTCTTCGTGGATATTCTGGTAGCTACTGACCTTTCTCACAAGAAGCTTGCCGCTCAGATTCGTGATGGACAAGTCAAGTACCTATCCATGGGGTGTGTCACCGACCTCGTAATCTGTTCTTTCTGCGGTCAGCATGTGACCGACTCCAGCAGCTATTGTCACCACCTCCAGTTCAACAAGGGCAGCTTCATGCCGGATGATGACGGCGTGCCCCGGCGTGTAGCGGAACTCTGCGGACACAAGAACCTACCGGGTGGGGGAGTCAAGTTTGTGGAGGCTTCTTGGGTCCAGACCCCGGCTTTCCCCGGCGCAGTCAAAAGGTCTATCGTGGCTGAGGAGTGGTTGGGTCCGGCTACATCCTACACACGGGTTACAGCGGGTAAGGAAGCTTTTGCTAAGGCAGCCTCAGAAAATGGCAACTATGAAGGTCTTAATGTGGGAGAGCTTCTTCTCTCTCGGGACGACGGAAGGAACCTACGCTAATGGCAACAAATCCACTTATCGCCGCATATAAGCGCAAGGTTGCAGAGCTTGGCGCTTTGGACAATGAAATCAAGAACTTGGATATGACTCTCCCCGAGGGTGAAGGCGGGAAGACATTCGATTACTTGGCTGAGAAGCGTAAGGAAATCGAGAAAGATATTCAAGGAATGAAGGAGAAAGTGGAGTTCCTAAACGCTTGGGAACGCTTCAAGCAAGGCCCATGGTCTCCCGAACTTAAGAGCGAGTTGGATGGACTGGACCAGATCCTCGGAGATATCGCTACCGGGGATAAGCTGGGAAATACCACCCCGCCCGGCCCGGCCCCCGAGGCAGAACCGCCCGCAGAACCCCCTCCCGCCGAAGCACCTGAATCACCCGCTGAGGCACCCATGGCAGAACCACCCGCTGAGATACCCGCTGAACCACCGCAAACCCCCGAGGGAACCACTGGGGTATCCCCGGAACCACCGCCCGCCCCCGCCCAACCAATGATGGCGAGCAAGAAACAGAACTATCAAATACCTGATAAGAAGGGCAGCAACAGCCCTAACTCCGAGAGGGGAAAGATTATGGCAAAAGACACTAAGGTTTCAATGAAGGAATCCATCGCCGCTGTCAAGGCGGATAAGGACGCTATCAAGCGGGAAGCCAAGACTCGTGTGGCTGCTGCTTGGACTATCGCCAAGACGATGCTGCCCACTGCTCCGGTGGAAGCCCAGAAGGCATTTGCTCAAAGCCTGCTCGCCAACAAGACGAGCGCTTTGAAGGCTGCTCTCAAGCAGACAGCCGTCAATGCCCACTATACCCGGCTTGCTGACCTCGGCACGCTCAAGGAAGTCCACAGGGACGAGATGAACGACACCGAAAAGCATGACAAGCCCGGTGACTTGGCGGCAGAGAAGAGTGCCGTGAAGTCTGAAGTCAAGGGAGAGGCCGTTAATGCCTCCGCCAAGAAAGCGGATGACCGGCAGGATGCCGGACCGCAGACCCCGACCTATAATGACGGGCGTGGTCATGGTGGTGGTACCGCCTCGGAGCCGAAGGAAGTCGATGCCGGTAAGGCAGCCGAGCGTCCCGGTGCTGGTGAGCGCCCCGGAGACACGGTGAACCTGTCGGAAGGTGCATCCAAGGCCGAAGGTGGAGATGGAGCGCCCAAGGCAGCCGCCAAGACAGCCACATGCCCGAATTGCAAGGGTGGTAAGATGTGCGCCAAGTGTACCGCTGCCAAGGCAGCAGCCGCCAAGAGCAAGAAGGCGTATCCCGGACCCGAGGCAGCCGCCCCGGCAGCCCCCGCCGCTCCGCCCGCCGCACCCCCAGTAGAAGCCGCACCGATGGATGCCGCCCCCGTGGAAGGCGAGATGCCGCCCATGGAAGGCGAGATGCCACCGATGGAAGGCGAAGGTATGCCGCCTGCCGAAGGTGGAATGCCGCCCGCAGAAGGCATGGGAGATGCAGCCGGTGCCGGTGAGATGGTGACCGAGGAGAAGATTAAGGACCTCGGCGAAAAGGCACAGGAACTCGTAACCGAAATCCACGAGCTTGAAGAAGCGGTTGCCAAGGAAGAGACCAAGGGAGAAGAAGTTCCCGAGGGCGTCCTTGAGACCGAAGGTGAGGAACTTGAGCAGGTGGGTGAGACCCTCGAAGGTGAGGGACAGGCCGTTGAAGGTGAAGGAGAGAGCCTCGAAGGCGAAGGTGCCGAACAGGAACTCAACCTTGAGAACATCTTTAACGAAGACAACATGGAAGAGAAGACCTCCGCACTGGCAAACGAAGGAGACAACTCCGGTGCCGACTTCTTCTCGCCGTCCGCCGCCTCCACCATGGAAGCTGCTCTGGACAACAACGGCATTCAGGAATTCGGGGATGTCGTAGCCTCCATGTTCAGCCGCCAAGGTGCCGATGACGACCCGCTGGCAACCCTGCTTGGTCAGGTCCGTACCGCCGCCTCCGTGGCGGGTATGGAAGTTCTCCCGGCCTTTGATGGGTCCGCCGCCAAGCACTTCGAGCAGAAGGAAACTTCCGCCGATAGCCGTAACAACGAGGAAGACCACAAGGACGACCTGTGGGCCGAAGTCATCACTGACGCCGCCCCCGAGCCGCAGGAGTTCAAGGAAAACTCCACCGGCACTGGTCCCGTCCGTACTCCGCAGGACGCCGTTCCCGCTTTGAAGGAACCCGCCCCCGGACAGACTCCTCAATCCCAAGGGAAAGCAGCCGCCCCCAAGGCAGCCGCCAAGCCGACGCTTAAGAAGATTAAGCCGGTGATGGCTTCCGACGCCTCCACGCCAAAGGCAATCAATATTGGCGATGCGATGTTCGGACCCAACGACGGTATCCCGCAGGACTAAATTCGCAGACGTGCAACCCCACCCCCGGCAATCAGTACTCGCCGGGGGTTCGTTTTTAGGCCCTTATGAATCCTACCACAATACGCCCGGAGCCGCTTTTAACAGTAGTTTCGGGCGTCCTTCCTTGGCACGCCAGTGAATAAAAGTTCCACCAAAATATTCAATTTTCTTTGTGTTTTATAAATCAAGCGAGGAGAATACGAAATACCGGTCTCATCTATAACCCGCTCTCATGGGGTCTACTTTGTGGGCTTATTCCCTATGGGGAAAGTTTGGCGGAGGGGTGGCCGAGTGGTTTAAGGCACTGGATTGATAATCCAGAGACCGGTAAATCTTGGAAGGATGAACGGTCCGTGGGTCCGAATCCCACCCTCTCCGCCAGTTAAAGACTAACTCTTACTATGAAGTTAAAAGTCCAACTACCACACTCCTATATAAAGGCAGTCCCCGGTAAACAACTTTTAGTTTTCAAAGGAGAGTAATCATGTCTTCTTCTACATTCACTGGAACTCTTCAATTTCGCCATGACCCCGCAGCCGATTGGACATCCGATAATCCCACCTTAGCAGTCAGTGAGATGGGAGTAGAAACGGATACTAGCCTCTTCAAACTTGGAGATGGTTCAACTCCATGGGACACATTACCCTATGGCGGTTTAGCGGGGCCTACCGGTCCCACAGGTTATACCGGACCTAGCGGTTCCTCCGGTCCTACCGGATACACGGGCTACACCGGGCCAAGCGGGTACACCGGGTTTACCGGCTACACAGGGCCGGGTCTTCTTGGGCCTACACAAGTGCAAGATGCTTTTGCTACCATCAATCCCGGTAGTGGGGGTCAAAATCTGACATTGACGTTTGGTTCCACACCGACAGTCGGAAATATCCTATTATTTATAGCATTAACTCCAAATTCATGGAATAGTATTCCATCGGGAGCTATCCGACTTCTTACTCCAAGCTACAGTCCCGTTTCAGCGTGGTGTAAGATAGTCCAAAGCGGGGATGGTGTAAATTGGACCTTCCAAGCGACGTATGCATACCCTGCGGGCATCGCCGGATATGAGTTTTCAGGGGTTTCTGGTATTCAAGTGGCCTACAGTGGCTCATATGTTGTTAACGGTAACACCGTTTCTTTTCCTCCAATGCTGATGTCAAACGGGGTTTCCAACATTTTCAAGTTGCTGTTCAGTCAAAGTAACCAAACCCAAGTTGCTTACTCTTCGACCTCGGGAACTTTGGACTACAACAACAACACCGGGTCTTCTTACTGGTCAACATTAGTGACAGCAACAAGCTCATCCCCGGCTGTTCCGCCGACTGTAACATATGCAAGTGCGCCTCAAATGCAAAGCGGATTGATTGTTTCCGTACAGTAGACGCCGACGCTTATTGAGTTGTGGGGGAATGCCAGTATAAACAAGCCTTGCGGTGTCCACCATAGACACCTTTAGTAACTTGTTTGAATTCCTGCCCGCAAGTGGGGCATGTATAGTCTTTCAATTTAATATTCTCAATAGCGTTAACTTGGCGGGCGACCCCCGCCTGTTTTTTACGACGGTTTCTACCTTGTTCAGTTTCAGTATTCCAGTGAGCAGCCATCTTCTGGCGTTGAGATAGGGGTTTGGGTTTCCCTTTGAACCTTCTTCCAGTTGAATCTCTTGTTCCTTGTGGACATGGCCTACCTGACATTGCCTCACTCACTGCCTTTCTCATTTTCTCTTTTACTTCTTCGATACCGGAGCACCCATCTCCCCCGAGTGTCATATTATACCCGTATTTGTAGTCATGGGTTCTAAGTAAAACCACCCAAAGACTCTCAAGCCGATTCATCTGTTCTTGATTTTCACATTCAGTCACCCCCTCGGCTACGAATGCCTCCGGTCCATACTTGCGTATGGCACAATAAAGACGATTACTTTTTCCGGCTTTGGTTTTTTTGAGGTGCTCCTTCCACCGTTCTTCTACTGAAAGAGTAGTCTGACCCACATACTGTTTTCCGTTGACCAAATTCGTTACCAAGTAGATGTGCATATCTCTCCCCTTATGGTTTGGATAGTCTTTATTTTATGGGCAGGCTTTTATGGGCAAACGCAAGAGATACATTTTTGAACTACCTACCCTATATATGAGAAGTGGTCTGGTCCCTATAGTCCCGAAGTCTACTCCTAGACAGAGGATTGGGGATACAGGCTAATCCAAACTTCTTATATGGAGACTTAAATCTTCATGAGTTCATCAAGGAGAACTTATGGGTTTGAAATTAGTCTACTACGGTCAGAACGATAGCGTCAATGCTACGCCGGACGTTCTCCTCACTGGAGACCCCGGAACCGACCAGACCACCCTGATTAACGCAGGGTATCTGGCAGGCCGCATCATGGCTATCGCAGGAAACCCCCAGAATGCCTCCAACGTGGAGACGGTCATCGTTCCCTGTGACGTAGACGCAACTCTCGGCAGCATCGAGACTGCGACTGCGGGCATCATCGGAACGGGTCCGTTCAACCCCGGTGACAGGCAGTATACCTCCAATGCAACCACTACAGTGGCAGCAGGTAACAAGCCGTTCGCTGCACTGCTCAACGGTCCCGGCGAGTTTTCCGGCGCTATCGGACCTGCGGGCAGCAAGAAAGCTCCCGTGGTTCGTGGTCTCTGGCAAGGTAACATCAACCAAGAGTCGTATGACACACAGGCCGGTGTAACTTTTGTTGCCGGTGACTATGTGTACTGCGGTTCTCACAGCCCTGCGGCTGGGAGTGCGAATGTTGGGTTGTATACCGACAAGGCCCATACATCCGCCACGAACATCATCCCGGTCGGCATCTGCACTCACGTCCCCAGCACTCAGGAGCCGTGGCTGGGCGTAGCAAGTCTGCTCTAATTGGAAGGTAGCTTAGGCTACCCCACCGATTAGGCAAGGAACAGGAAAAAGAGGTAATTCAAATGGCAAATCTTTCCCGTACCCAACAGCAGACTGCTATGTTGGGTCAGCTTCTCAAGACCGCTGGCGGACGCCAAAAGCTCGCCGCTAGCCTCGGACCGTCCCTTCGTCGGCGTCGTGACTATATGAGCATTGCTCGCAAGGCTCTCATGGTCGAAACGCTACCGGACGGCGCACTCCCCATCTATGACAAGGAATTTGACATCATGGCACAGACGGTGTCCAGCACACCGGGTGGGTCGTTTGTTGAAGCCTTCGTCGTTGGTGAGGAAGGCGGAGACATCGTTCGGGTCACCAAGCCCAAGCGGGTCACCGTTCCGACCTTTGAAATCGTCAGCAACCCGATGATTCCCATCACCCAGATTAAGGAACGTCGGTTCGACTTGGTCGCTCGTTCTCTGAACCTCGCCAAGGCAGAAGTCGGCGCAGCCGAAGACGGATACGTTTTCGGATTGTTCGACGCAGTTGCCGCCGCAGCCAACACGCAAGTGGCTGCCGACAACGCCGCCAAGGCAGGCTCGGGCCTGTTTGACCCGGTCTACAATGGGGACATCGCCATCAGCGCTCCCATTGACATCAACTCCATGGCTGATGGATTCGGACAGGTACAGCGGCACGACCTGTCGGTTGCGTTCTGTTTCTTTAACCCCCGTGATTACACGGACTTACTGAAATGGACGCAGCAAAATATCGACCGTGAGACGCAGCGTAAGCTACTCAAGACCGGCGTCATGGGCTACCTGTGGGGGGCTACACTCCTCCAGTCCCGTAAAGTCGGCTACGGCTGCGTATACATCCTCGCTGATGCTGAGTTCCTCGGCGTCATCCCGGAGCGTATCCCGCTCACCGTTATGTCGGCAGACCGTCCTGACCTCCGCCAGATTGGTTTCTCGATTTTCGAGAACCTCGGGTTCCTCGTATTCAACCCGTCCGGCGTGCAGCGGCTTACCGTCAATGGTCGGTTCGAGTCCTTCATCAGCGGTCAGAACATCGGCGAGAACTAATCGCCCTCTGATTGCCCAACTCCACGGCGGGGGTCTTTCGAGACCCTCGCCGTTCTCTTTTTAGCCCACCTTTTCTCCGAAACTCAGTATTATCCTACGGAGAACTCTATGCCCCGATTCGTGGTTTCACTCTACTGCCCGGATGATGAGAACTTGGAGTCTGACCTTCACTCTTTCGCCCGCCAAAACAAGCTCTCTTACGATAAGGTTGAGGAGCTTGTAGGCCGCTACCTCATTGACGGTGAATATCTTAGGATACAGTTTGACACCGACTTGGAAACCTGCGTCATTCTGCCTGATGGTTTCGAGGGAGTGAACGATTACGACCCCTACCTGCATGTTCCCAGCGTTGAGGAGGAAACGGCACTGGCAAAAGCAAAGAAGAGGGTTGCCGACCTGCAACGACAAATCACTCAGACCAAGGCTGATTATGAGGCCCTTTCCGGGGACGAACGGCAGACCAAGTATGCCGAGGGGTTGATTAAGTTCATCGCCGGGAATCGGAAGGAAATTAAGGAAATCAAGCAGGAGTACGCTATCTGACCCATTAACAGGGGTGTGAAAAATGAAGAGTTTTGTGGCAAATAGTACGATAAACTTTGAGGGTTACAAGTTCTATGTGCGACCGGGGGACCAGCTATCCTATGACCCCAAGCATGGAAACTCTCTCACGGTTTTTCGGAATGGTAAATTTGAGAAGGTCATCAAGGTCGCTCCGTTGGTCATTGAGGCTTTTCTGAAAAGCAAGTTCCTCTTGGAAGTCAAGGTTCCTGCCGGTAAGGTGGAAGGCATGGCGATTATCTCCGCCGCAGCGGCAGAGCAGGTCGCCAAGGATGTCATGGAGAATCTCCCCCACATTCCCTTGCCGCAAGAAGACGTTCCCACTGAAAAGACGTTCAAGCGCCGTAAGCGGGTGGAGGCGACCCCCGCCGATGAGGCCCCGCCGCAGGAAGCTGCGGAAAGCCAGCTTTCCCCCTCTTAATTGAGGGAGTCTATGGCTTTAGCGCAAGTGCAAAAACTCGCACCAGACTGGACCCCAGACTTCCAGCAGATGCTCAGCCGGATGATTTTGGGGGGATATAATCCATGGCAAGTCAAACAAGGCACATGGATTAGCATCCCCATATCCCTCACCTCTCCACCTTTCACCAAGGTAGCTATTTCCCTCCCGGAACTCATCCGGCAAACCAATGCTTTTTCCGTCAAGCGCCGGGCCGGGTGCGAGGCCAAGCTCATCAGTTCCAAACCCAAGGAGCTTTACCTTGCCTACAAGGTCACCTGCCACGAGAATTACTCCGACCCCAAGGGACACGATGTGCAAGTCCAGTTCGATTTGAGTCAGGTGGAGAAGACGCAGGATGCAAGGCAGATTGATGTGCGGGTCTCCTGCTCCTGCCCAGCGTTCCTGTATTGGGGCGCACAATGGAATCTCCACCAGCGGGACGGCCTGCACGGTGAGGCTAGGCCCCTCCTGCAAGCCCCCACGGAGCGATTAGACCTCCGGGGCAACTTCGTTATCTGCAAGCATGTCAAGACGGTCTTCGAGCGCATCCTGCCCGCTATTCAGCACAACATCCAGAACATTGTGCGCAAGCGGCAGGTGGAGCTTAACAAGAAACGGTTGGAGGAGGAAATCCCAACTGAGAAGGGCAAGCGGCTGGAAGAGCGTCAGGAGGAAATGCGCAAGCGCAAAGAGATTGACCAGATTGTGGAGACCACAGACCCCGACAAGCAGAAGGAGATGATTGACGACCTTCTGGAGGAAGAGACAGAGAAGCTGGAGAGGGGTAAGGGGAAGCAACCGCCCGCCTTGCCGCCATTGAACAAACCCACGGCTCCCAAGCCCATGGAGCCGAAGCCGAAGGGACCGGCCCCCAAGCCTCCGCAACCACCCAAGCAGCAGGTAGTTAAACGGGATGAAAAGGCCACAAACGTTGCACCACCGCCTGCCCCCGCTCCTAAGAAACAGCCGGACCTTAACGACCTCATCAAGCAAGAGGAGAAGAAGCTCCAGCAAAGGAAGAAGCCCAGCCTACCGAGACGGTGGTTAGAGCGGTTGCAGGAGAAGATACCCGGTGAGTGGTGGAAGAAACTACTCCGCAAGCGCACGAGCTTGGAGATGAGCATGATTGAGAAGTATGCTTCCGAGGAAGGATACGGGGAGTTTTTGAAGTTCCTTAAGAGTGGGGAATAATGCTGACCGCCGTTACCAATGCGCCCTATCCGAACCGCATCCAACTCCTGTTGGGCAACTACATTGGTCCGCTTATTCGGCCCACCAGTCCTCCCGTAGAGTTTGACCCCACGGTGGATGTGGAGGTTTACGTGGATGGCATACCACTGGTGATTCAAAATGCCTCTTACGATGCTGTAAACAATCGGTACCTGCTGTTCGCTAACCGGCCATTCAACCTGCAAGGGGTGATACAGGTTGTCCACCACATGCCTAGCCCACCGTTCCAATTTGGGTTGGGCGTGTTCACCGCACAGAGATTCCGGTACACCTCATCCTACTACAATATGGGTACCGTTCCTCCCACCGCCCTCATTCAAGACTCCGGGGCGGCATCGCCTGTTTACAGCGTTCGCACACCGTTCCCCGGTTACCCTTGGGTTGGAAACTACACGCTTAACTATTTGTCTCCGAACGGTAGATACTTGGGACAGATTTTCTACGACTGGCAGGGAGCGGTTGCGGGCAGCCCTAGTCCAGTGGTTTTCTACCTGTGGGATGTCAACACACTTTCTCCCGTGGGGGCTGACCCCCTTCTCACCGGAGCTACACTGGCGACGATGACACAAGTGACATCGTACACCACCTCTCTCAACGCCATCGCTGACCCCGGTGGTCAAGTTGGCGTGGCATGGATTCCCGTGAGTGAGCCTTTCGTAGATAACAACGGTACCATATGGTACGTGACGCAGGCGGGAACCACCATATCGTTTTACAGCCTTGCAGTGGGAGCGGGCGCTCCTACGCTCGTGAACTCTTTCATCTCCGCTGGCTCACCTTGGGATAGCATTTACTCGGGTTGCGTGATAGACCCCACGAATCAGGTTGTGGCTACCCCGACCAGCATTGCCAACGTGGGTGGGAACTACGAGTACACCAGCGTCAGTCTGCTTCCATTTGGCTCCAATACACCGCTGCAAAACCTGTCAAGCAGTGATTTATATCATGACACATTCGTAAGTGCCGATTACGTTCAGCCCACCTCTTATGGGGGCAACAATGTAGTCTACTTGGAAAACAACGCTGGCAACGGGTTAATCGTCGTGGAGTCTGGTGGGGCGATTACAGAGACTCGTTCTTTCCCCTATCCCAGCCCTATTACTGGTGAAGTTGATGGCAACAACAGTTGTCCTTTCCTCATCGGTAACAAGTGGTACATCGCCGCCGATGGGTTGCTGGGTGGGACGGATGCCGGGGCCATTGAACTGGATGATGACGGCACAACGTTGACGGTCAACGCCAGTCCCCAGTATGTCGATAGATTGCCAGCCGTCAACATCATGGCTATTCCGGGAGTCGTTTACATGGAGTGGATTGCACCATTGAGTTAAAGAGGATTTAATGCCTTTACAAGCGCCACAAATCGTGCAGGTGGGTTACTCTCGCAATGATGGACCCATAGCGAGTTGGAATACCAGTTTCCCCAACACCCCCACTCCCGGTAACACCATGCTGTTCTTTACGGTGGGCAGCGGCAATGGTATTTTCAACGCCATCGGTCCCGGCAATTGGAACTATTTCAACGGATTCGGTGAGTCTACCTATGCCGGGGCGGCTTTCACAAGGGTTGCTCAAGCTGGAGATGGCAAGACTTATAACTTTTACATCGGTGGTGATAGTGAAGTTTACACCGCTGTACAAGATGGAATTCTGGTGGAGATTACCGGGCAGCCCACTTTGACTTATCACAGTGGACAAGCCAACCCCACTCCCAGCACCACGGGTACGATGACGGCGAGTTTCCCCGTCCTCAGTCCCAGCTTGGCTTTAGTGGCGTTCGTGTGGGACCAGCAAGTGACAGGAAGTGGGTTCCTCCCCGCTGGCTACACGCTGCAACATCAGTTTGGGGATTCCACTCACACCGGCAGCCCCGCTAACTATGCCTATGCCGCATTCCTCTCCGCCGCTGGCAGTCCTCCACCTAACACGGTCACGGGAACAGCGACATGGGTTTCCACCCCGGCGTGGGTTGCCATCGTAGCAGGACCCGTCGCTTTGCCGTCAGTCATCATATCCTCCAACCCTAACCCCTCGGTTGCTTCTACCCCGTTGCTTATCTCCATCAATGCCATAGGAAGCCCCACTCCCATCCCCACAGGGACAGTGACGGTAACGGATACGACCACCAGCACCGTGCTTGGAAGCGGCCTTCCTCTCGTGAATGGTATAGCCTCCTGTGTAGCAAGTTCACTCACCACAGGCGCTCACAGCATAACGGCTGCTTACAGTGGAGATGGCACCTACGCTCCCATGTCTTCGACCCTTGAACAACAGGTTGAAAGCGGCTTGGATTTCAACTCTACAACTGCCGTCAGCAGCACTCTCAATCCGTCATTTTTTGGGGACAACGTTGAATTCGACATGACAGTTGCTCCCGTTGCCCCCGCAGTCGTGCAATCCTCCAGTAGCAACGGCGGGGGTACAACCGTCACGGTAACCTTGCCGAATTTCCCCACGATAGGCAACATCATGCTGGCTATCGGAGGAGTGAACCACGGAAACTCCCCCTCCGTCTTACCTGTGGAGTTTGATTGTCTCGGCAGTTTTTGGAATGGGAATGGCAATGCTACGGTGGGGACGCACATCGTAGAATCGGATGATGGTAAGGTGTGGACTTTCACGAAGCCGGATAGCAGCGATAACGGCGCAGCCAACGACTACTACATGATTGAACTTGCCGGAACACCCGTCATATGGGCGGCGGCAGGCACCGTGGTCAGCACCTATGTCAGCCCCGGAAACAGCCTGCTCACCACTCCGGTTTTGCCCGGAGGTCCGGGACTGGCAATTGTCTGTTTCTTCCGTACCGCAGGCTGGGGTAATTTAACCAATTGGTTACCCAGTGGATATGCTAAACCTCTATGGTTGAACGCCGACTCCGCTGCTTACCTTGGCATGGTCCCCAACTCTGCGGTTACGGCGAATATCAGTGTGGGTTCAGGCACGGAAGTTCCTTATGTGGTGGTGCAAGTTTTCGGGGGAGCCGGATACCCCTTGGGCAATGTGGTCTTGACTGATGACGTGGGAAGTTTCTCTCCTCAGACCCTTCCCCTATCAAGTGGAACGGCATCCTATAGCACCACTGCTCTTGCCGTTGACTATCACACCATCACAGCGACGTATGGGGGAGGTGCCTAATGCCTGCTACCCCAACAATCATGGTCGTCAACACCCCGTCCACTTCCTACTCGGGGCAAACGGTGCAGTTTGTCGTCACGGTAAGCGGCGGTGCCGGAACGCCCACAGGCACGGTGACCTTCTCATCCAATCTGGATGGGACCATGGGGATAGTGACGCTCGCCAGTGGAGCGGCCCTGTTCACTGACAGCATTCTTACCATCAACTCCCACACCATCACCGCCACTTACAGCGGGGATGTAAACTACGATTCAGGGGTGCAGACGGTCGGGCAGACCGTGGACCAATACTCCTTTGGGAGTTACAGTTTTGCTGGTAGCAGTAATTTTTTGACCCAAAACGTGGAGTCCAAGGCGGTCCCCACCCTCACCCTTCTTAGCACGGAAAACCCCTCCCGGTATGGGGATGCGGTCACTTTTAACATCACAGTGACCGGGTCATCCGGGACACCCACGGGAACGATTACGTTGACCGACAGCCTGAGTGGCTTCCCCCCGCAGACGCTCTCTTTGGTTGCCGGGGCGACCTCTTACGGACCCATCTCCACCCTGTCCACTGCCAGTCACCTCATCACAGCAGCATATAGTGGGGATACCACCTACAACTCATCAAACACTAACCTCATCCAGCTTGTTTTGAGCCAGAGGGGCACGGAACTGTTTGATTTGCCGGGATTTGCTCTCTTTGCTTCTTACAGTACTGAGGGAGATACCTCTCTTCCGGCGTGGGCTACTTTTACGGCGGTGCCTTCCACCACCACAGCGGGTACTCCAGTTTACATCCTGTGGAGCAGTAACAACGTGGTAGCGGTCAGCATTGAGGGCGCTCCCAGCCTGATAAACACCAACGGTTCAGGAATTTACGAATTTACGAGTGGTTTTTCAGTCAGTACAGTAGTAACTTGCATAGCATATGACTCCTTGGGGAACATCGTAACCACGGAGAATGTGCTAATTACAATCACTTAGGGTGGTAAAATCCAGCTACGCCATCCTTTTATAGGGCGACCTCGCCCACAGGAGAAGAATATGGCAACAAAAATCGCAAAAGTCGATGCCGACGCAATGAACTCCTTGTACGCCGCCGAACTCTCCAAGGTTGGTCTTAAGACCGCCGCCGAGGGCGTTGGTGACAATAAGGGTGCCCCCAAGGACCCGCAAGCGTTCGAGGACCATTCCGATTACCTCAAGACTCTCGAATCCGCAATGAAGGATGACAAGAGCGTTGAGGGCGGAACTGACCCCAACGACAAGGTGCTCGATTAAGGGGGAAACATGCTTCCCTGCAAAGTGGCGGCATCCCGCCTCCTAGCGCCGGGGCGCATCGTCGGTTCTATTGACGGTCAGCCTTGGCTCGTTTTGTCTAGTATCAAGACCAAGGACGGCCTGAATTTCAAACTCGCCGACCTCATGGGTAGCCCTGTCTCTACGCCGCCGCACTTCGACCCCATCCCTCTCAGGTTCTCCCGGTTTGCTTCCATGCTGCATCTTGCCTACAACAAGGACATTGATGCTATGATGAAGGCGCTCATCCGGGACGCACAGCTTCCCGTGGACCAGAGCATGAATTGGGTAAAGTTTCTTTATTCCACTCTCGCCAAACAACTACCGACCACAGATGAAGACAAAATAGATGAGGTTCTCCACTTCCTCATCTTCAAGGTTTGGGAGCGGCATATCTTGACGGAGCAGTTCCCCGGTATCGTGGAAAACTTCACCCAGAAGAATCCCGATTTCGCCAAGCTACCATTGGATAAACAAGTCACTTGGGTTCTCAGGAATTATCTCGTGGGAGGCAAGGCGGGCTGGCCCGGCAGAAAGCAGGAGGCTATCCGGTACCTTAAGCGCATCATCGAAGGACAGGATATTTCCGCCGACGATGTTGAACAGGGGATTGGTGAAGACAATGTCGTGTCCATGGAACCTTACACCGCCGAGGGGGAAGAACCGGAAGCTTCTATTCTCGATACCCCTGAGTATGCCACAGGCACGCAAGCACAGGAGCAGGTGGAAGAAGACACCGACATGGGTGACTACCGTGCTCCATGGGAACGGCGCACACCGGGCAAGTTCACTGAGCCATTTGGTGAGTGGCTTGCCAAGAAGTACAGCATCAGCATCGTGGAACAAATACTCCGTATTCTCTCCATCCTTTACAACGACATGAAGACCTACAAGAAGATGCCGAAAATAAAGGACGTGGAGGAGGAGTGGCAGGCATTGGAAAAGGAGTATGCGGAGGCTTCCCCGGAAGCAGGTTTAGCTTCTCCGAAACAGCGAAAATTCAAGACCCTGTTTGACAAGCTTCCGAGCCTGATATCCGCCTATGTGGGGATACACTATAGAGGGCAGGAAAGTACGCTACCTACGGTGGTAAGGATTCTCAACAACATCGGAATTGAGGAGCGCCAGAGAGAGCGGGAAGGCCAAGAAGAAACTGCGAGCGGTGCAACCGCAGTTCCCACGGAAGAGGCGGCAATGCGGTCGCTTCCCGCCGAGGGTAAGTTCTCCGCCGCCAAGAAACAGTGGGAAACTCCCCGTTGTAAGGCTTGCGGGACCACCAAGGATATCAAGAAGTGCCCCGGTTGCGAGGACAAGTTTTGTCCCCTCTGTGTGCGGGACCATCATGCTAATCATCCGGGACACGACCTTCTGTTGACAAGTTCAAAGAAGGTGCAGGCAGCTAACCTACAACAAGCTCAAATTGACCCGGAAGAACAGGTAGACCTTAAAACTGACCCTTGGGGAGCATTAAGTGAAAGTTTGAGTAATACCCCCGACCAAAAAAATACTCCCTTAAAACATACCGTGATGCCCGAATTGCCCTCGGGACCCTACCATATGGCTCGGTAAAGTTTTGAACTATTTAAACCACTTAATGAGAAACCCTGCGTGGAGAGGGTAGTTTATGTTTATCTATATTATCACAAACACTGAAAACGGGAAAATTTATATTGGCAAACGACCAACCCAACCTTGTATACTTATTTGAAGAGAAAGCTTGGGGAAGCTCAAAGGGGAAGGCAATCTCATCTTTTTAAAGCGATGAGAAAATATCCCAAAGAGGTATGGGATATTCATTCTCTTATTTCTTGTCTTACTACTAATTGGCAGCTTAATCTTTGGGAAAAAGCTCTGATATGGGCTTTCAATTCGTGTAATCCTGAAATTGGATATAATATTTGTGAAGGAGGAGAAGGAGTCACATCGGAAGACCGAAGACGGATGTGGACTAGTTCCGAGTATCGTAATAAGATGAGCAGGATTAGGAAACAATTGTGGGCCGACCCTGAGTACCGAAACAAAGTGAATAAACTTAGGGAAGAAGCAAAAAATAAACCGGAAGTAAAAGCCAAAATGCTTGAGGGCAGCAGGAAGGCAGCATCCAACCCGGAAATTCGTGCTAAGATAAGCGAAGCCACTAAGAAACAATGGGAGGACCCGGAGTTTCGTGCTAAGATTAGTGCCGCTTCCAAGAAGGCCATGTCTAATCCTGATAAGCAATTAAAGATGCAAGAGGCTGCTAGAAAAGCACAATCTAACCCAACAAATCGTATGAAACACTTGGAAGGCATAAGAAAAATGTGGGCTGACCCAGAAAAGCGTAAGAAAATGATTGAGGACAGACGACGGGCCTTGTCCGACCCCAATAGGCAGTTAAAGATGCAAGAAGCCGCCAAAATAGCACGGTCAAGAATGGTGGCGGCTTAACTATTGGTCTCTTAAGAAGAGAGTAGGTGCGGATTAAGGGGGTTGGACGCATGGAAGTAGTAGGACATGAAATTCCCAAGGAGAGTAAGCGGATGACCCCCGAGGAAGCCGGGTACATGGAGCTTGCCGGGGCGAAGAAAGAAGGCGACTGTAAAATAGTCGTTGTGCCGGGAGGCGTGAGCTTCCAGCTTGGGTGTTGCAATGAGTTTGAAGCGTTCGATGACAGCGTGCAGAAGTTCTCCTGTGGGACCTGCGAATATCGTAAAAGCAAGGCTACAGGAACCTTAGTAGGAGAGGAACCTATGGAAAAGACAAAGACATCAAGGGAAATTTTGCGTGAAAAAGTTGGTGCTCTCGCCGAGAGCAAGCGGGCGAACGTGTATGCCCGGATGCGGGAAGTTGCCGCCAAGGAGCCGAGGCAGGTTGCCGCCGCACTGGGCGAGCTTGCCGTTTCCTGTGGTGTCATGGCAAGTCAGTTCTCCGCCATGAAGGACCATCTGGACCTCAACGAGGCCCCCCGGACGGCATCCTTGCAGGCTCGGGTAGCCGCCCGCAAGAAGTTTGCCGCCGAGTTCCGCCGCCGTGCCACGGATAACCCGGAGCAGATTGCCGATGCGGTGATTCAGCTTTATCACAACATTGACGAAATTGCCGCCGCTATCGAGAGTTTTGCCGAGAATATGGGCATTGAGTTGCCCGCACCCGGCGATGAAGCCGGAATCGAAGGACCGGAAGAATTCGGAAACGAAGCTCCTGAGTCTCCCGAAGTTCCCGCCGCCCCCGAGGGTCTGGAGGAACAGGGTGAGGAGCTTGAGAGTCCCAAGGAAGAAGCCGCCGAGGAAGCCGCAGGTACCGAGGGTACCGAAGCCGACGAAGAGCAGGACGAGGAGCTTGCCAAGGAAGCAAACGCAGCCGGGGGAGCCGGATTCGTCACCGACCGGGATGAGGAAGGCAAGCCCAAGCCGCCCGAGAAGGTGAAGAGCAAGGAAGCCACGGGTGGAGCCGGGTTCGTTACTGACCGGGATGACAAGGCGGAACCGAAGCCGGTTGAAAAGGCGGAGATTCCCCGCAGTCAGGGTGAAGCGGCCATTAAGCAGTCAGCCCGGCGCATCGCCGGTTGGGAATAAGCAACCTATTTCCCGTTAAATCCGTCAAACATACCGAAACCCCGTATTGGGGTATATGGAGGTGTGCCATGAAGAAGCTTCTTTGCGGTATCGTGGTCCTGTTCCTCAGTCTTTGTGTCCCTGTTTATGCCCAGCACGGCGGAGGGGGTAGGTCAGCCTCACCCAGCGCCGGTCGAAGCGTAGGAAGCCATTCTAGCGCTCCTGCGGGGCATCCTAGCACAGTTCATAGCAATCAGGTCCGGGGAAACTACCACGGCTCCTCTGAACGCCGGGCCGAGGCCAACGGGCAGCGGGCAGCCGGGATGGAACGCAGCCGCCCACCCCTACATATGGCTCCCGAGCATTACAACTCTTATTTTGGTCATGAACACCCCTTCCGTCCATGGCACTCCCACCCCTACCTTGGCTACTCCGGGTATGGCTGGCATCCCCATTTCTGGTACGGAGGATTTTATTGGGGTTTCTCTCTCTGGCCTTACGAGGTAGGACCCTACTGGTGGGGCTATGACGACCCCATCTATATCGTGGTGGAGACTGACGGTTGCTACTACGCCAAAGATGACGAACATCCGAATGACGAGATAAAGCTGACCGAGGCGTCCGTACAGGAGACGGGAACGGTCAAGATTGTGGATAAGGTCAAGGGTGATTCCATCTACATCGACAAGGCGCTGGCGGGCTACACGGGCGACCTTAAGAGCTTCCGGCTACCGGTCGGGGAACACAGCCTTGAAGTCAAAGGTCAGGGTCCGTACTTCGGTGAGGATATCATGGTGCTCGCCGACCATGAACTCACTGTACAGGTCCCTTAATGTCTAAGAAACCTCCGCAGTCGGCGCAGTACGTTACGGTGACCGGGTCACCAATGCGGAGGCTTTCCTCCACGCTCAGCATCCGGTTAAGGTCTTCCGGCTTGTAGTTCTTCAACTCCACAGGCCACATGGCGACATCCAGCTTCATGCACTCTTCGTAGGTGGTGCCAAGGTGAGGCCACAGGCCGAGTTCCAACACCTTAGTCACCGCTTCGTTGTTGCCCTCCACATCCACGATGATGCAGCCGAACGCCTGTTGCCCCCGTGGCTTGCTCTTGTCGGCGAAGCTGAGCCATGTACCGATGGTCTGTACCTTCTTTTTTCTCATAGTCACCTCACAGGCCAGACATAGGGAAGATTATCTGGCTCCGTCCAGCCAAACTTACCATACCAATACCGGTTTTTTCGGAGCAGATTGCTGCGGTGCGAGGCATGAAACGCCTCATCCCTGAACCATGGTGGATACTGCCCATCGTAAATCTCGTCCGGGTAATCCTTGCCACTCTGCCATAGAGATGTTTTGAGCCGTTCCCCGACTTTGTACCCCCGGATAATCCACTCAAGCTGTATGTGGCTCCAGTATTCGCTGAGCGCCCATCCATACCCCCGCCACATTCGCACGGCGGGATGATTGCGCCACGGGGAAACAGAAGCCGGGTCCCGAATGATTTCCCAAATCATCATGCATTCGAGTCGTTGTTTTCCAAGCCGCCTTACGTCAAGACATTGGGCGCTGCGCTCGAAGTCAGGATAGGGGAGGAACGTCTGCATCAATGCTCTTTCTGCCATGCGGCTTCGTTTTCCACCAGCCGTTTCATGGCTTCCTTCTCGCCGCCGCAAGTCCAGTTGAGCCAGCAGGAACGGCAATTGGGGAGGAACACCTTGCTCATCCGCAGCCGGATTTCTTCCAGTTCCTCGAAGCCCCACCAGAGGTAGCCCATGGGCCACGCTCCGAACTCACAGAAGGTGACCCTGCCATCTTCTAATACTGTCATGGATTGGTTTGCCCGGTGAGCGGCACAGAAGGCGGAGAACATGGTGAGTATGGGGTCACCGAGGTAATTGTCGTAGGCCCGGCCCACGGGAGCGATTGCTCGCTCTTCTTCCTTGGGGTCCTTGGTGGTGGTGAATCCCCAATCTTCGTTGACCTTGATTTGAGACTGGAGCCACTTCATGGCTTTGTCGCCCACCCCTGCCGGGTGGAAGCGGTCCCGGCTGATGCCGAAGTAGACCGGGAACCCCTCGCTGGTCAGCTTGCGCACGACACTGAGGAGTTTGGTCCGGGCCTTGGCGTTATTGACCCACCAGCCATTGGTGACGATACGCAGGGTGGTGAAGTGGAGAGCATCCAGAAGTTCCTCGTAGTTGGGGAGAAGGGTGATTTCACCGCCCATGACATTGAGCCAAGTGACGTGCCCCTCGAAGCAAGACCGGACCTGCCGGGCGATATCAAGGGACATCGCCTCAGTGCGTTTGGGTCCACACTCGAAACAGCAGTGCTCGCACGTGTAGCAGCACTTGGTGGTCAGGCGGATAGTAATGACCCGGCCCTGCGGCGGTTTATCGGGCGAATTTGGCATCGTATGCTGCTTGGACTTTTGCATATCTTTTTTCGTTTTCTGCTTTCGTCCACTTCCCCCGGCGAGGTCCTTCGGAGCAGCGGTGACACATGGGCTTGATTACATCCCAACCTTGGCTGACGAAGTAATCGAGCATCTGCTTCCGGGTGACGGCGGCGATGTCATCGTAGTGTCGTTTCCCAATATGCCCCCTTTGGCATTGGATGACGGCGTGCCCGCCCGGTGAATCCCTGTCTGGTACCACCATGAGGTTATCGTTTTGCATATCAACCTTTCGGTACAAAGGTAGTGCAGTTTTCCAGTATCTTGATGTGGTTCTTCCCGCCGTGAGCCAGCCAAGCCTCTTTCGCCTCTTCCTCGGCTTCCTCCATGGTCTGTTTGGACGTTACCAACATCCAGAAGTTTCCGTCAATATGAGCAAAGACCTTGAAGGGACGCTCATACTCACTTTCCTTCCGAGATTTCTCCGCATCAGTGATGTCCATTTATCCCCCGTTCCGGGAATCCTCATTCTTCGTGCCGGTGAAGCCGTTCTTCATCCACTCTTCCATGGAGAGCGGCTTGGGGCCGACCAGCGTGCTGATGGAGGGCATCCCCTCATCGTCTGCCCCGGCTGCGGCTTTGATGTTGTCCAGTTTCGTCTTAAGGCCCTTCAAGCGGTTCAGGGCGTCCACAACCTGTTCGGCGGGGATGCACACCTGCCGACCCTTGACGGTTTCCACGAGGATGGGATACCGGCGACGATTGGGCATCAGGCCGATGATTTTGTACATCTTGCCGTAGACGTTGACCGTCTTGCCAAGGTCGGAGGGGTCCAGACCGTAGAAGTGAGCGGAGCGCTGAAAGTCCACGACTTCTTGCCGGGTCGCTGCCGTTGCACCATCCTGCACCACGTTGAACTCCACCTTTAAGCGGTAATTGGTCGGAGAGAAGGTGCCGTTGCCTCGCACGAGGCTGAGTCCGTATTTCTTGGCGACTGGCTCCAGAGCAGCAGAAACTTCCGCTGCAAGAACTCGCAAATTGGTGCGGTCGAAGGTTTTAATCGTTGGCATTGGGTCGCTCCTTTTTGGGCTTCTCCTGCACCGGGTGAACCTCTTTGGGTTTCCCGCAATGGCAGCACCCCGGACCGGTGTAGGTCGGATGCTCCGTGTAGGGATGATTCTCGGGTTTGTAGAAACTTGGGTCGGTCACTGATTCTCTCCGGGATAAGGCGTCATGTGGGACACCTTGTAAGTGTCGGTCAGGGGAACGGTAATGAGCTTGTTCGCCTCCCGAGCTTCTTTCTCGGCGGCGATACGAGCGATGTTAGCGGCTCTCTCGGCCCGGATGACTTTGGCTTCCTCACGGGTCGCCAGCCGTCTGCGGTATCCGTCAAAACCGGTGTTCACTGTCTCGGGCTTAGTTTTCTTCCAGCTTCGGATAGTCCGGCTGTAGAACCTCTCCGGGCGGTTGCCGTTCCAGCTTGCCAGAACGTACTCGGAGTGCATACTGCCCTCTTCCCGAGGGTGGACTTCCACGATGCGCACGGGAAAGATAGCCACGGTGGAGATTGTGGTGTTTCCCATCTTCTGTCGCTGCACGTTCCAGACAGTCTGTCCGGGCTGGAGATTTTTGATGTTCATTCGGCAATTCCTCCCACTCTCAGTATACCACGTGGGAACAGGTTTTGAAATAAAATTTAGGACTTGGCACGAAGAGCCGCCACTTTTTCCAAGGCCAGCCGGGCAATCCGTTCGTTCTCTGCGATGCACTTCTCAGTCGCTCCGGGGTGTTCCTTGTAGGCGGACGTGGTGCCACGGTTCGTCAGGACGAGGTTCGCCGTTTCCTCAATGGCGTCCAACCAATCGGGCTGGATGTCGTCCGGGAAGTTAATTAGGTTCGAGTACGGCGCATATGCCGGGTACCAGTTGGTGTAATTTGTGTCTTTCAGCCGCTCGTCAATGTTATCCGGGACGCAGTATTCCCACTTTTCATCCTCTGCCATCCGGTCCAACAGGGCCTTATGCTCGGCGGCTCGCTCCGCCTGAATCCGCTCGTACTTTTCCGGGTCCTGCTCCCGGCGCTTGCGTTCCTCCAAGATGATTTCGTCAATCATGGCGTCCAGCTTGGCATCTTCCTCAATCTCTTTGGGGGTTTGGGGGCGAAATTGAAGTTCCCGTTCTCGCTCCGCTTCCCATAGGACCTTCCGCTCTTTGTCTTGGCGTCGGCGGTCGAAGATGGCAGCGATGACCTGTGAGGCGGTCAGTCCGGGGGTATCCTCCCTCCCGCACACGTCCACCAATTGTCCGTCAATCCACTCATACCCGTTTCCGATGGTCATGAACAGGTGGTCTAAGGCGGCGGCACGATTGGGGAAGATGCAGGAAAAGGCACCACACGATACGAGCAGGGTATCCGCAACATTCATGTCGGTAATTCCTCCACTATCAGTATACCACGGGATGGGAGTTCTTGAGACTATTTTCCATAGGGGGCTTCAACGGCATACCCCGCTGCATTTCGGAGGCCATAAATGCTGCCCCCGAGGGCGAATTCCGCCGCCTCCCGGAGCATCATTGCCAGCGCCAAGGCTTGCTTGGGGGTAAGGCAGTGGGGAGAGTCCATTTTCACGCACCCACTCAAAGTGTAGGTGTCCCCGATTACCTTGGTGCCGGGGCAGGCGTGAATGTGGGTGATGACCTCGTGGTCCTTGTAGACCGTACTGGTCAGCCCACCGTTCTCCATGAGCAGCCAGAATATCTCGGCGTCACCCTTGGCGAGTTCCAGCATCCGAATGCCTTCACGGGCTTCATCCACCGTCTGGAACCAGCAGGCTCCCGGCATGGGATTGATGCCACCCTTGCTGACCCAAAAGCCGTAGCGGTCTTTCTCAGGCCACGTGGGTTGTTCCCGAGGCCAAATCTTGTATCCGAGGTACTCAACCGTCTGTGTTTCCTTTGGCATGTCGTCTCCTACCAGCGGCGTCTGCGCCGGGGTTTTCGATTGGGGTCCGGGGGTTGCGGGGGCGGTACCGGCTTGAGTTCTTTCAGCACCCACGTGTCCACCCGCTCTTGCTGCCAAGCGATGTAGCGTTCAAGCTCTTTCTTTTGAAGGGCAAGGTGCCGCTCCACGTACACGGTGTTCTGTTTGGTCATGGTATCGAGGATTTCCTGCTCGCTGTGGGCGGACCAAGAGCCGAACCGTTCCTTTTTGCCCTCGTAGTTGATGTAGAACAGGTTCCACCAACCCTCTTGACCCTCTTCGAGCCATTCGGGTTTGACGAATTCGGCGACGACTTCAACCTCACGCCACACGTAGCCGCTGCGAATCTGGATGCTGCCTTTGCGGTACTCGTGGTACCAGCACTTGTGCTCGGTCGCCGGGACGAGGGCCTTTTCAATCGCAACCTCAACCATGGCGAGGGTTTCTTTGGCGCTGTCGATGAACTTTTGAATGAGGGAGCAGTCCTGCTCGTAGGGTTTGTACCCGGCTCCACGGCAGATACCGTTGAAGAAGCCCCAACGGACATCATAACCGTGCAATGATAATACGTCTTTTGGAAGTTTCTGTTCGTTACCGCAGCACTGGCAGGAACCGACGTGGGTTGCTTTTTTCAAGGTGTTTCCTCCCACTCTCAGTATACCACGAGCGGGAGGATTACCAGAGAATTATTTTATCAATCTTCGGCCTTCAATCTTCACAACAAAGGGTCCGCACACCGCTACTCCCTTTTTGTTCACCGCCGCCTTCCGAGCCATCCCCCGCAGGTATTCGATGTCGGCGGAAATGGAGTAGTTGAGTTCTTCCCAATGTTCTCCCGTGTTGGTGGAGCGGGGAACGTCCCTCGGATGGGTCATCCGCCGCATGGCTTGCAGGTTTTCATACAGCCGCCACATTTCCCTTGCCATCGGTTCCCTCCTCGAAGTTTTTGTCGAAGTAGTTGGCGTTGAGTTCCCGGATGCCACTGTCAACGAATGCGTGCCATGTGAAACACCCGAATTCCGGGGACTCCAACAGTTGGTGAAGTTTACGGACGCTCTCCCGGACCGCTTGATACCGGGGACCACCTTGGTCAGCCATTGATTCTGCCATCAGCCTTCCCTCCGTTCCAACCGGGCGAGGCCCTTAGCCACATGCTCGTGGACGAACCGGGCCTTGTCGTCGCTGATTAACATTCCGCCGTCTGTTCCTCCTACCCGTTCGACCAGCCCGTTGGAGCACACGCTGTACCGGTCGCCCTTCCACGTAAACCGAAGGGAGGCTACCCGGATGTCAAGGTCGGAGATATGTTTGGCGTGCGGCAAGTTGCTGATGACCGCCTCCAGCAGTTGGACCGGCGAATAACACTTGAACATCCTCATGCCATCAACAACGACTTTGGTTCCCATCATTCCTCCACTGTTGCCGCTACAGGCGGGTCGCCCGCCTCTTCCAGAGTCTCGGGTTTGCCGGTCCATTCCGTCTCGGGCCGGGTACGTCCGAGGTTCTTGTCAAGCTGAGCCGCCTTGCGGACCCCGCTCTCCATCCGCTTCTTCCAGCCGGGGTGCCGGGCGTAATCCTGTTCCGTCAGGCATTCCTTACATGCCAGAAATCCTTCCCATGCTCCTGGCTTCCCTCGGGCCGTCAAATACTTCCCTTCGCCGGAATGTGGGCATTCCTTCGCAGCAGTCGCCATAGTCTGCCTCCGTTGGATTTAGTAGGGGAGATTTCACCTTCTCCCATTATCAGTATACCACGGAGAGAGCCAATTACGACGGAATTTTTAGAAGCTAAGTTCTTGCAGCTTCTTGATTTGCTTCCTGAGACTGATAATCTTCTTCACCCGCATGGTGTCCGCCCGGACCTGTGCTTCCGCTAAGGTGCGGTGCCACTCCTTGCCCTCGCCATGGAAGTTCTGGCTTCCCCAATCCAGCTTGACGCTGACCATCCGCTGACCGGCAGGAACATCCTCAAAGGTCTTGCCCGCAGAGGATAATTCCCAAGGAACGTATGGCTCCGCCTCCATCTCCTGAATGCCCTCACTGAGGGCATACTTGCTGACAAAGATTTTCATTTCACCCATCCTCTCGCTCGGGCACGTGCCAGAGCCTCTCGTTGCCGTTTTCTCTCCCGCCACTCCGCCGCTCTCTTGTCGGCCTCCAGATAGGCCGTTCTTTCGTCTGTAACGGCCTTTATGAAGCCTCGGGGGAAGATAACCCGTACTCGGACGCCGTAAAGCTCCCGGAGCGTCCTGACGGCTCCCTGTAGCTGGTAAACCTGATTCAGCTTCTTGGAGTTCAGGACCCGCTTGGGGAGCCGGGGGACGGGCGTGGCTTTGCCCACCACGTCGTCATACTCCCGGAAGGCGTACTCCCACTCCTCCCGTAGCTCCTCTTTGCCCGGCGTCTTGTCAAACCAGTGATAGCACTCGCTGTGACCCATACGACCGGGGCCATGCTGGCTCGTGAATTTGTACCAAGGCATAAAGCCTCCTCACCATCCGTTGTAGAAGCGCAGGACGGTTACGTCCTTGGGCAGCTTCTTCAAGTCAACTTCGTAGCCTTGAGCGTCCCCGGTGGAGTTCCGCCACGGCTTGAGGCAACCATCCTTGCCTTCGGGCAGGTCCACTTCGACACCCTGTGGGTCCGGCTCTTCTCCCTCGAAGAATTTCTCCACTTCCTTGGGTGGAGCTATCCCGGCCTCAGCGCACTGACGCCATATGGCGGCGTATTTCTTGAACTTTTCGTCCGGGGGTCGAAAGCCCTGCACTACGGTTGACATGCTCATGACTTTTCTCCTTGAGTCGTTTTTCTTCCATTTGCTTGCGCCTGATTCCTTCCCATCCGATGGTCAGGACATCATGCAGAAGGGGACTGACGCCCCCGAACCATTCCTCCTGCGTAACCTCGGGATGTTCCGCCCGGCTGACCTTGCACACGGGGCAGGTCATCGTCATGTGGCGGACGGCGCATCCCTTGCGCCCCTCGGGGCAAGGCAGGCTCACTCTGCACCAGTCATCCGCTCCCCGGCATGGATATTGGCTGCTCATTCGTAATCCCTGATGGCAATACCGACCGGGAACCGAGGCCGCTTATCCTGCGTCCAGTTCTGGTACTGTACGGTCAGTATCTTGCCCTTCCACAGTTCGTGATGCTCGTAGAGTTTCTTGAGATTTTTAAGACTGCCTTTGAGCTTCGCCTTAAAGGGCAAGCCATCTTTGGTCACACACAGGAACTTGCCGACGTGCCCCATCAAGCGGCCCCGGCCTTCTTCGATGCCGGTAATCGGGAATTCATTCGTCTCGAAATGCTTGTACTTGAGCAGGTCATATGACCGCTTGTTGACGTACTCGCCGTCCATGTTGCGGAGCATAAGACCTTCGTAGCCTAGCTCCACCATCTTGTCGTGCCACATGTCCACGTCGGCAGCGCTTTCGATGACGAACGTCATGACCTTAATGAGGGTCGTGCCGTTATCGGGGATGTGGTTCTTAAGCCAGAGGTCCCGCTCCAAGTTGTTGCCCTTGCCCGGCTTGTCGTAAATATGGTACTGGACAACCTCGTGCCCGGCGACCGGTTCATCCGGGCGGACCAGTTCCACGATGTTCTCGAAGTCATCCTTGTAGTCGTGGTTGTAAAGCTCGCCGTCCAGATTGACATCGCCGGAAAACTGCTTGCGCACGGCGGCGATAATGTGAGGCATGGACCGGATGGGTTTCCTCGTCCGGGTCCACATGGTAACGCTGTCGCCTTCTTTCAGAATGGTGCAGCGGATACCGTCCAGCTTGGGCTGACCCAAGCAGGGGAACTTGATTTTGTGTCCGTGCTCGGTGTACTTGTGGGCGAGCATGGGATTGATGCCGCCTTCGATGACTTCATCCAGCACGTCGTTTTGGGCGTCAGCTTCGCTCTTCACGTAGCCCTTCTTAAGCTGCTTCCGCCACTTGGCCTCTGCCTCAAGCTCCGCCTGCTGGCTGGAGGTTGTGGCGTTCGCTCGCCCGGCGTTCTTGCCCTTGGTGATGGTGTCGGTGGTGGTCTGTGGGTTGTTGGTGCCTACCTGCCCATAGCGGGTGATGATGGAGCTTCCCTCCACCCATATCTCCCAATACTGGATGGCTCCAGTGCTGGTTTTCTTGAAAAGCATTGGTAGGTCAATCATTCAATTTCCTCACCCTCTTCATCGAATTCCGGTTCTTCCGGTTCCTCTTCGGACTGAGGCCACCCCATGTTAAGCTCTCGCTTCACATAATCTTCCGTGCTGATATTCCACCGTTTACAGACCTCAGCAAGTACGTGGTGGACAATCTCACCCCGGTTCCAGCCCAAGGCGGTGCCTCGGAGCACTTCGCTCTTTGCCCAAGCCAAAGCTGCTTTGTTGGCTCGCCTTCGTTTTTCCCGGATGGTCTTACCTCGCATGGCGGGCCTCAATTTTCTTGCGAACCTCAGACAAGGGCACCGGAGTCCACCACATGTCCCGTTCGACTTTGAGTCCGGCAGGTCCCCGGATGCCTTCCAGTTCGCCGAGGGTGACGTAGCCCATTTCCGTCTCTTGCCCTTCCACCAGACCGAAGAACATCCAATCCCTCGGGGTGGGGGTGTGGGCCGGGTCGGTGCAATCGTACATGCCACACTCGCCGCAAACCTGACTCCCCTCGGTCACATACCAAGTCCAGTTGGACCATGGAGTGAAAAATTTCAAGACCACTTTCGGGTCATCGACTTTTTCTTGGGAATACAGGGCGGGCAGGCTCTTTACGATGGCTTTGGTGAGCAGTTTCATTCTTCCCTCCACTTACAGTATACCACGGCAAGGGGAAATTTTACGAGATTTCTTTGGGGTCTACCTCAGCCCATCTCATGAGCTTGCGCATGACCGTGGGACTGAACCGCATACAGCCGATGCGGAGGAACCTTGCTTTCTTACTGTTCCACTCCCACCGGACATACGCCTTCCTGCCAGCCGTCTCCCCCTCCCAATAGGGAAGGTCAACGGTTGTCCCTCCCCTCAAGAAGTCAAGGAGCGCCCCGCACACGTCGCTTTTGAGTGCCTTATAAGGCGAGACACCTTTGGGTTGTCCCATTTCTTTCATCCACTCTCTGCCCAAAGTGTAGGCGGTGTAAGTCCCGTCAATGGTGTCGTAAGCTTTTATGGTCTGCATTTTCCCTCACTCCCGTGCCAAGGGCACTTGGGGTCTACTATCTTGGGGACCGGTGCTCCGAAGCCGTTGAATATGTCCCCCAACCAGATTGCCCCCATGGAGATGTAATTGCAGAGACATCCCTCGGCAGCAGCATGTTCGTGGTCAACGACAAACTCCGTACCTGTGAGGTCACCCTTCCACAGGTGGAATTCCAGACGATGATTCACCGTTTTCCTCCCGGCAGGGGCCGGAATACCCGCAGGTCCGCCCGCCGCACCCATCCGCCGCCGAAGGTTTCCCCGGCGACCAGTACGAGCGGGCGTCCCTGCTTGGCATAGATGACCCTCACCCTATACCTCTCAATACCGATGCAATGAAGCCTTCCGGTGCGGGTTTTCATTTTTTCTTTGCCTCCACCAGTTTGAGTTTGTAGCTGCCGCAGGAGTCACAGACCCGGAGCAGCCCTACGTGCTTCATCGCTCCCACGTTGCCGCAGGATTTGCATCGGAAAATCATTCATCCTCCCCGGTGGGGAATATCTCGGAGAATCCGCAGAGGGAGTAACCGATGTCCCGGTAGAACTCCTTGTACTCTTCCAGCGAGAATGCGGGGTTGTTTGAAAAGATGCCCCGCTGGAAAGCCACTGTCATGGTGTTGAAGATGCCGCCCTCGGGAAGCCGCTTGCACTCATCGGCAACCCAACGAAGCAGCTTGTTCGGGACCCACCGAATGGTGCCATGTTCGTCCCTGTAGATGGGGTGTTTGGATTCCAACAGCAGGTCGCCGTAATACTCTAGGACTTCGGCGTTGTTGCGCAGCCCGGCGTCGGATTTTTCGTACTCTTCCTTGGCAACGGCTGCAAGTTTTTCGTAGAGTTTGGTGGGAAGGACAAGCGTGGCTGGCTCTCCGTCAACCATGACCTTGACCGCTGTCCGGCTGGCAGGGGCCTGCTTATGACACAATGGGCAACTCATAGTTCTCTTCCTCCTTGGTCTAAGACTCCCCAACTGGCACCTTGGGGCGTTGTGGGGAATCCGCATTGCTTAAGCTGTTCGGCGACCCAAGCGGCGATTGCCGGGGTCGATTTCTTGTGCATCTTATCTGCCGCCGTGAAGGCGACTTGAAACATGATGTCGATGAGTTCTTGCTCCCTTGTCTTAGCCACTCTTCGCCTCCCGGAGACGTTTGACTGTCTCCCGGTCATAACACTTGTCCGCTTTGCAGGACGGATTAGGGCACTCCGTGCGTATGTTCAGGCTATGCCAGTCGTACAATTCTCCGCAAGTTGGACACTCCACGATGCGATATTCCGGCACGGCGTAATCCAGCACTAGAACGCCTCCGAGTCAAGAAAGGTTGGTTGCGAGGGGCTGGCGGTATTCCCGGACCAGCCAAGAGCGTTGGCAGCAGCGACAATCTTCGGAAAGGACTTGGCGGACCGGCATTTCTTAACCGGGTCCCAACGGTGCATCTTGGTCAGGAAGAGGGCACGGTGGTCGGTAAAAACTACCTTGTTGCTGGCAGCATTGTAACCCACCCACCCAATCAGGTTCCAGAAGCATCCGTGAGCGCATACGCCGCTTCCCGGCGTCATTTCACGAGTGCAGCCGCACAAGGCGCAGTGGGGACGACCTACCGACCGCTTGCCGACTGCCTTAACCGTGTAGCGTTGCGATTGGCTCTCCAAGGCTCCCTCCACTATCAGTATACCACGGAGCCAAGAAAAATTTCGAGAATTTTTAGGGGTACACGGGTTTTCCCGCCTGTTCGTAGGCTTCCTTGGGGACCACCCTGCCGCCGAAAATCTTACGGTAATCGCAGGCGACCTGCCAAGTGAAGGGTTGCGAGAAGTTTCCGTCCGTGTACAACACCCGGAACTGTCCGTTTCGCCTGTGCCAGTCAACACAATGCTCGGCGTTAGGGTCGTCCCGCCATGGGTTACCTCCGCCTCGGAGAATACCGACCGTTGCCGGAAAGAGAAACAGAACAGCGATAATTGCTAAACCCCACCACATTTTGGCCTCCTTATTGCTTGGAAGTCTTGGCGTCGTGTTTCGTCCAAACTTCATCCCATGCTTTCGCCCGGCGAACCTCTTCCCGGATGCCTTGGGCGCTGAAATGCTCGATACCCCGGTACTGCCAAGCGTCCCCGAGGGGCAAGTGAATCAGAACGACCGGACTCATGGAAAAGACCACGTAGAGCGCCTTGCCGTCCGCTACTCCGAAGCTGATGAGTGCGCCCCGCTCTGCGCCGTTGCCATACGCCACGCAGTACGCCTTGACCTTCTCAATGTACTCGTTCTCGGTCTTTTGCCACTCGTCCCATTTGAAGTCCTTGTAGTCGAACTGCGGAACGGGAAGCTCTTTCGGGGGTGCATAAATCTTAGCCATAAAGCCCTCCACTCAAAATTTTTCGTTCAAAACTTAAGCAGTGACAGGCCGGGCGTAACGGACCGGCTTGAAGTAGCCCATCTTGTAGCGGCTCCGACTGCGGACATAGACTACTTTCCCGGCCTTTTCCAACCGGTCAAGGGCATTGCGCCATTGGGTTCCAAACCCCCAATCGTGGTTCACGGGGTGACCCCCTTTGATGGCGGTGCGCAGGTAACGGAGAACATCCGCTTCGTTCTGACGCATACCCTGTCGAATCTTTGTGTAAGCATTAGTGCGCATCATTCCCCCTGAAAATGTAGTGAGCTTCGTTGTAGTTCACGATGGAGGCATAGCCATCATCCCACATAATCTGAAAACAGGCCCAATTGACGGCAGTTACAACACCCGGCATAACCGGTAGGCCCTCAAGGATATAAGCAACTTTGTCTCCGACCTTTAAGCTGCGTGCCTCGGGTTCCAGCATTAGGCGACCTCCACCGCATCCACCGCCAGCGGGTGAACGAAGAACACGAGCTTACGCCGACCGTTGGAGTGGTCGGTGGTCCAGTTCAGTTCTACGCCGGGCAGGGATTCATGCTTGTAACGATTGGAGAGCTTGCGGTTTTCGGTAATCCACAGGACGAGAAGTTGGTTGACGATTGCCACGATGGCTTTCTTCTCTGCCAGCCAAATCTGCTGACCGACCATGACCACGTAGAGTTCTGCCTTGCTGACGAGGTCACGTCCGAGTTTGGTTTCGGGGTCGGGAGTGCGGGTGCCGGGCAGGTTGAAATGACCGCTGAACGGCTCGGCGTAGTCAAACAGGATGTCGGTCCCAGTTTCCCGGAACTTGTACTGCGCCTTGCGCCCGTCCACGACGGCGTCAATCTTGTCGTGCATATCTTCCTTGGCGGTAACATCGCTGACCGTATGACCAGCCGCTCGCAGCCGGGCGGTGATAACCAACTCACGTTTCTTTCCCTCACGTACCCGGTGCTCGTAGTTTTTGTCAGCCAGCATGTATCTTTGAGTCATGTGTTCTCCCACTCTCAGTATACCACGGACCGAGGGGAAATATAGGAATTTTTATGAGTCTGACGAAAACAGCCTTGTTGCATTCCGCTATAGTGGGGGTGTTGTGATATGCATCAAAATCACCCCTGACCAAACGTCAAGTAATTGAAAACAAAGGTCAAAATGTTTGGCTATTGGATTGCAATATACACTCCCGGAGGAATATATGGTTGCCATCTTCGTAGCACTCATGTTTATCGGCTGCGTCCTCGTGGACTGTTGCCAGCACAAACTGATGAAGCACTAAGCGTTCACCAGTTCACAGTACTTTTTGTCCATCTTCATGTCTTTGGTCTTGGTGACCAGTGACTTGTCAATCATCTGGATTGACTCCACCACGGTGCCTTCTCCATCCATGTAGGTATCGTCGTCGCCAAAGCGGTTGACCTTGCGACCGATGTACAGGAGCGGGGTTTCCTTAAGCACTTCCAAGAGCATGGTCTTGGCACGCTTACCCGGCTCCGGGGTGAACCAGAGTTTGAGGTAGTGGGTCATACCGAAAACCTTTCTCCCCCACGGGGCAGGTCGTTGACCATGAACAGCCGCTCCCGGAGACCTTGGCGCAAGGCGTCCATGACGAAATCGTCCGGCGTGGCGGAGAACCACTTGCAAAGTTGGTCGTAGCTCATGCCGTTCTTGCGTTTCTTGAGGCGGCGGGCAATCTGCTTCATCAGCCCCTTCAACCCGTCGAAGGTAACCACGGCGGAGTAATCAATGTGACGGCTATCGTCAATCATACATGCTCTCATGGTGTCCTTTCAGCCGAGGCGTTTCGCCAGTTCCGTTGCCAGTGTGACGTGGGTGCGACCACGGGCTAAATCCCCCGTATAGGGTACTGCCGACAGCACCCAATGCAGACCGCCGCCCGAGCCGCCCTCAATGCGGACGCTAAACCCGCCGCCCGGCGAAGAGACGTAGACGTGGTTATGGGGACATTCCCGAACGAAGTCGAAGCGTTTCAACATGCTCACAAACTGTTCAAGGGTCGTTTTCATAGGTATCCTCACTTTCAGTATACCTCGAAATGGGATGAAATTGCAGGATTATTTGGTCAGGCCCCGGCGATTTTCCGAGTAGCTCGTCAGGTCAAGCTCGCCATGGACCGCAAAGAATTTCTTCTTTTCCTCCGCCCACCGGTCGGAGTCCATCCACGGTTGCGCCACGAGCGTGGCTCCCTCGCAGGTGTAGCAGGTGTAGCGGGGCCGGGGGTTGAATCCCGCCGTGTCGAACTCAATCTCGTGGTCGGTACTGGTCTTGTAAAAGCCCTCTCTCATATTTCCTCCGTGTGACCACAGGTGCGGCATGACCAGCCGTCACCCGTGACATCAGAATAGGATTCCATCTTGCCGCCGCAGCCGGGGCAAGGTTTGCTTATGTCCACGCTTTTGTAACGGGGTTCCTTGAAACTTTTGGGGGGTTTGAGCCGGGCGGTGACCTCAATGTAGAAGTCGCCGGAATCCAGCCCCAAGGCAGCGCCAATCTCTTCGTCCAAGGCCACGTAGGGTTCTTGTGCGGGTGTGCCCCGAACGTTGATGCCACGCCCACAGGGACGCATGTAGGCATGTCCTACGAACTTGTACCGTCGTCGTTTTGCCATTATTTGTTTTCTGCCTCGAACTCAGCAGCCTCCCGACCTTTGTCTTCCGCCTTTTGCAGGCACTCCTTGCACGGGGTGACTAGCAGGGTGCGGCTCAGTATCCCGTAACGGGAGGTTTCCTCGTACTCAACCTCCAGCTTATCCCCGCACGCATCGCAGGTCATGGTGATGTCAAGCTCCACCTTTTCGACTTCCACTCTTGTGGCTTTGATTGTAAACTCCATCATCAGTCCTCCTGTGCTTTCACAAGCTCCGGGTTTGCCATCTTGGCGAGGGCAATCAGGTCGGCGATATTGACGTTCAATCGGTCTTTGCCCCGGACGATGTGGATGCCCAAATTCAGATTATTGAGATTGTCCGCCATCTTGGACATGTGGGCAGTGGGGTGGGCGACGGTGGTGTTATCCAGACCCAATCCATAGGGAGTGGCATAGACGCCCTGTTCGTCCGGCTCCGCCATGTCAGGGCGGCAACCCTCGGTAATTTTCCGCAGAGCGGTCTGTAAGTCCAGAAGTCGTCCCATAAGTCTCCTATCGGTTCAGGTCCGCACCGTTGATGGTCAGGATGTTCCCCATCGGGCGTTTGAAGTTGGGGACGCCGTACTTGTACTTAATACGGTAAATCGTGCCGTCCGTCAGGTCCACAACGTAGACCCCGCCGCTGCCCTTGTCAAGGCAGATGTATCGTTGCTTGCGCACGAACTTTGTCCGGTAGCAGGGGCCGTCGTAACCGAGGCATTTGTAAGATGCCTCGAAGGCGGCTCGTCCAGCCTCATGCCACTCGTCAATCACCTGTTGCACACGGGCGTCAGAAACGTCAATCATGCAAGCTCCATTTCATAATCTTCGGGATGGGGAACGGGAGGGCCGCTGTAATAGGGATTGCGGTACCACACGTCCCGGTCAGAAAGAATCCACGCACGGTCGGGGTGCATGGCACCCACGTTCGTAGCATACTCCCTATCAGCTTCCGCTTGAGTTGCCATGTGGTCGGGCGGGTCAGGCTCAAAATCAAACATAGAAGCTTCGGAATCGAATGCCATGGTGTTTCCTCCCACTCTCAGTATACCACGAGATACACCAAAGTTACATGAATTTTTTTCTATGGAACCCTTATGTAGGAGAATTATGGCTGGAAGCAGTCGTTTCAAAAAAGGCGGAATGATTGGTAAGCTGGTGTCGGAGCAGATAGCGAATGCTCCCCAACTGCTTAACGCCATAGACTTTATTGAGTCCATACAGGGATTCAATGTGGAGTTGTTCCCCATCCAGAGGATGATTGTCAAGGCGATATTCGCCGTTCCCTTCGACTACAAGCCCAAGCCCGTGCCCATGTTTGACGTGTTCCGGGAGAAGCTCAACCGCATCGTGTCCGAAGAGGAATGCCTCCACATTCTCCACGAAGAGGGCAGATGCAACATCGGCGACTGGCGGGACATCCCCGAGCGGGGATACAATGAAGCCTGCATTATCGCCGGTCGTCGTGGTGGTAAGTCGGAGGTCGTAGCGGCCATTGGGGGATACAAGCTGTATCTCCTCCTTAACCAGAAATCTCCGCAGGAGTATTTTGGTCTCGTGCCCGGCAGTCCGATAGACTTCACCTTTTTGGCGCAGGACGACTCCGGGTCCAACCGCCTCTACAACAAGCTCCGGGAAGGTGTCAACCGGGCACCCTTCTTCGGACCTTACCTCAAAAGCAGCAGCGGGAGCGTTTTGAAGTTCGTGACGGAGTCGGACCGGGGCAAGCCCGAGGTCACTCCCACGGTCATCTGCGAGTCCCGGCCTTGCACCACCAATGCTACCCGGTCGCCTTCCAACGTGTTTCTGGCCTTGGACGAGTTCGCCCACTTCCGGTCGGAGGTGGGGAGTACCTCGGATGAGGTCTACGGAGCGGCGAAGCCCTCCACGGCAAACTTCCACCACGCCGAGCTTCCCAGTGGCGAATGGATAAGCAAAAAGACCATGCAGTTGCTTCCCCCCGAGGAGTACCGGGAGTTTCAGGACTCGCTTGTTCTCAGCATTTCTTCGCCCATGACTCGTGTTGGTAAGATGTACGAGCTTCACAAGTTGGCGTTAGAGAAGGGCAAGGACTCCAACATCTTCACCATGCGGGTTTCCACCGCTGAGATGAACCCCGAGATTCTGTCCAAGTTCCTGCACGACGAGTACGAGACCAACTCCCTGACCTTCAAGGCGGAGTATGGCGGGCAGTTCTTGGACTCCTCCGAAACCTACGTCACTGAGGCCCAGATTAGGGCTTGTACGGATGTACAATACACGGATGAGCAATTCCCCAAGCCCATCCCCAGCACCGCCCGGCTGAACCTCGTTCGGTTCCACCCCTCCTGTGTGGGCAGACAATATTTCTGGGGTGTTGACCTTGGTATGATGAAAAACGCAACAGCCGTTGCTATCGGACATTTGGAGCACACGGGCGGTAAGAACCCCATCACCCTCGTTTATGACTACATCGACCGCATGATGGTGGGGGAGAAGTTCGAGGGTCCCGGCGTGGAGATGCTCCCCGGAATTGAGAAATACGTCAAGTATCAAGCCCTGCCCTTGGAGGACATCCTCCTGTGGCTCCGGGCGCTCAACCGGGTGATGCCCTGCTACCGGGGGGTCACTGACCAGCACGGTGGTCAGCAACTCGTCCAATTGCTGGAGATAAACCAAATCTACAACGTGGAGCTTATCAACCTCACCACGGTTATCAATAGCCAGATGGCGTTCAGCTTAAAAGGCTACATGGATAACAAGCGGTGCCGGTTCCCCTATGTGCCCAAGTTCATGGATGAAATCCGGCTGGTAGAAGCGGAATACGTCGGCAAATACCAGATTCGAGTGCAGGCCCCCGAGGAGAAGGGAGCCACGGATGACATGTGCGATGCCGTGGAAGAGGTCGCTTGGGTAGCCCAGAAGTGGTTGATGGAAGAAGGTGGGCTACGACAGGACCCCGGAGGCACCAGTCTGGCAATGCAGGAACAGTTGATGAAAACCCCTGTTCCTATTATGAACCTCGATAGTGTGTCTATGACGGAAATCAAGGTCATAGAAAGAATGCGTAAGTTACAGAGTTCATTGATGATGTCCCCCGGAACCTCGGTGGTAAGAAACCCCTTCCATGTGCGTGGAACTGCCCGTATGGGAGGCCGGGGAAGGAGATAAGGAGAAACACGCCACTACCCAACCCATATATGAACTCACTTTGCTTCGAGGGACTATTATGTTTTTCATCGACCCCACCGCCGCTCAGCTAGGTCCGCTGGATTGGCTTCTGACCTTAGTCAAGAACCTCCATTGGCCGGTTATCGTCGTCCTCATATGGAAGGGGCGGGGATGGCTTAATAAGCTGGAGAAACAAGGGCAAGACTTGATTGATACCATCAAATCCAGTCACGCCGACCTGCAAATTCATGCCAAAGAAGTCAAGGAGTTCAAAGATACCTTCGCCACGGTCTCCAAGACGTTGACGGACCAAACAAAAGACATCAAAGACCTTAATGCTAGCGTCCAGCAGTTCATGGAGCAGGCTAAGCATCAGACCGAAGTTCACACCGAGCAGTTCCGGTTGATACGAGGGATATCCGACCAACAGACCGCCCTCGGCACGAATCAGACCAACATCACTAATGGTATGCAGAGGGTGGTTGAACAACTCATATCCCTCGTAAAGGAGTAGTCATGGAATCGCTGAATACGGACTTTGCCCCGGAGGGCGTAAAAGAAGAATCCTTTGCCATGGGGGCAGCGGCTACTCCTATCGAGCCGATGACCGCAGTCCCAGTGGTTAATGCCGCACCTTTCGAGACCCTCAACCATACCATCGGTGTTTTTGAGAAGCTCTGCGTGACGACCGGAGCGGCAAAGCTAAGGACCAAGTTGCGGATACGAGTGCCCAAACTCCACACCTTGGTTGGTAAACTCACACTCTAAATTTGGGCTTTCCCGCCCTTATTAGGGAGAAGACTATGACACCAAAAGACCTACTGATTTTTGATTCCACCGCCGCTGCGGACGGAATCTGGTACAAGATTGACAATGTCTCAGCGCTATCCATCCACATTCTCAATCTGGAGGCTAGCTGCGACACGTGGATTGAAGTGTCCAATAACCCCCTTTGCGATTATCTGCTTTATGGTGCGGCAAGCACCGCCGTGGTGGGTGTGGCAATGACCGGCAACCTCGGCACGGGAGGCAGTCCTTCGCCGCCCTCCAGTATGGATGAGCAGGATATCAGCTACAGCCTTGATGGCACGCAGTGCATGTGGTCTCCCTCTTGTCTTGTTTGGAAGTATGTCCGGGTGCGCAAGTCGTCCACCGGCACTCCCATTGACGAGACCAAGGCTTACCTGTTCGGACAGGTCAACACCTAACCGCAAAATCAGGTGAATATCAGTATCATTGAATAGAGGCTTCCCGGTCGGGTTTCCGAATGTAGTCAGTATTCGGATTTCGACGCACATAGGGGGACTTTAGCCCTCCTCTGAAACGGGCAAAGAGATGACCCTTGAATGGGTTCTCGCTCCGTGAGCATGGGACGGTGACTGACGACCGGGATTATTGTCACCGTCCTACTTTACCAAGAACAGCACCCGTTTTCCTTCCGGTGTTTCCACGATTTCTTCGATGTGTTTCGGTATAATTTTGCTCAACTGCTTGTGGTAGGAAGACCCCAAGGGACACACCGCTGCAACCTTGAATCCCCTTGCCACGGCACGGGCGACTTTCGCCCCAAGCAAGGTTCCTCGCCAGTCTTGACTCACTCCGCCCAGTGCTGCCGGTATTGCAATGGGTGTCATGGTTGGCGCTGCCATTATTGAACCCGGAGGAGGAAGCCCCTTATTAGATTGAACCGGAGGAGTCAGGGGATGCGTTTGAGGTGAGGGTTTTGTTTGATTGAACCAAGGACGAACCCCCGTTGCCATTTCGTGGATTTTCCACATATCCTCTGTACTGGTAATTTGGGTCATAGCCTCCATGCTTTTCAGGTCCGAGTGATTCCTCCACTCAAAGATTACATATTTGGAAAGCCGTCTGGGGTGTATTCCGGCTTTTCCAAGTACCTGTCCCACCCACCGGTCCTCAGCCCACTCCCCATCAAATTGGGCATTTACTAGCAATTTCAGGGAACGTTCAGAAAGCCAGTAGGCTCCCCCACTAACATATGGAAACTTCACGGTACCCTTGGGAAAATCAGGAATTCCCATGTTTGGGCAACCCGCATCATGGGGAGGCGCATAAATACCCGCAAAGTCATCTGTCACTAATTCAAACTTATTCATGTTCAGATAACTGTCATCATCAGCCTTAACTAATCGTTTATATCCATGGTTAAGTGTCCATTGGAAAAGGGCCTTGGATTTTAGAGTAAGAGATAGGTAGTCATCTGGTACTCCTAACCGTTTACCAGTGAATACTTCAACGGTGTACCCGGCCTTCCGTGCTAAGGGAATCCAAGTCTTCTCTTGCATAGCTAAACGTGCTCGGTATTTCGGCTCGTCACAGGTGAGTATTCCAATAAGGGTTTCTTTGATGGGGGTAGGAATTGGGCGGTTATCAACCTCCTTGGGTACTACCCCGTCTATCACCACCAGCCTGTCGTCATCTATGCTTTCAACCCGGAACTCTCTCGTCTCGCACTTCCATGGAATCCTAGCGGCTATCTGCTCGGGAGAGAAGACATCTTCGATTATGTAGACCCCGTTGGGTTTCAGGATACGGGGAATTAGGACTGAGGCAGTCAGGATTTGATGCTCGGTCTGGTGTGAGCCGTCGTCTATGATGAGGTCGAAACCGGTGCCTAACATCTCGGCAGCCCGGAGTAACGACCCTTCGTCGCTCTGGTCGCACTGGAAGGACTTAATCCGGCCTTTGTTGATTAGGATGTCCGGCTTGATGTCTAAAGCGTATATTTCTGCCTGTGGGAAGTACTCTTCCCACATGAACAGGCTGGCTCCTACGATGTAGTCTTTTGGAGCCATGATAGCAGGGTAGCCTATGCCGATTTCCAAGACCTTCTTGATGTCCCTACCTTCGAGAAGCTCGTGGTAGTAAGGTGTATAGTCATGACGCACCGACACGGTCTTATCGGTCCTCCACTTTTTGGCGAGCTTGCAAAGACTCGTTTCTACGGGCATTTCCACCTCGTGTCTCCTTTTCAATTGCTCAAATAAACAGGTCGGGTCATACCGCCTGTTAGGGTCAAGCTTACTTCCTTCGTGCCAGTGAGAGGAGCTTATGTGAGCGGCATACGACTTAGGAGAGATATTCCAAGTCACTCCTCCTTTGACAAAGTGAAACCGAAGTGACGGCGGCACGGCATCAAGCACAATGGGGGGTTTTATGTAGCGGGTAAGAGAGAACTCCGGGATAGCCTTCCGAAACATCCATGGGCCTATCACCATCCAATCCTGCGGGAGCTTCAACTTCGCCGTGTTCATCAGTTCAATGTGGGCGGCGATGTGCTGTAAGATGGGAGCTTGCTTTGGAGCTTTGAAGATACACCCGGTGATGCACTTCATGTTGATATCTTCGGGGGCTGACGGCGGTGGGTCGTAAATCGACACGAGGCTGTTGGAATTGGGATTGTACGCCGTGAAAACATATGGGTCGGGAAAATCAAACGGGCGTAAGCAGACGGTATCCATATCCACGTACCATCCTCCCACGTGACGGATAAGCTGCACACGGAAGTAATCGGAGAAGTGCGACAGGTGGATGAAGTCTTTCCGGTCTTTGACGAGCGGTATTTCGTGGATGTCGTGAATGATGGTCCCAGCCGGAATCCCCTTTGTAGGCTCCGACGTATAAAGATGGAACTCGTGCCCATGGTCTTGGAAGGAGCGGATGCATAGCTTTTGAAGGTTATCCAACTTGGGGCCGCACCACACACCATTGATGATTTTATTGTCTGTCATAACTTTATCCACCTCTGGGGAACAATGTCCGAAGGGTCTTTGGTACACCCGGCAAACCATTTTTTGGGTGCAATCACAATCCTTCCCTCTGGTGAACACTCCCCGAACCAAGCTCCCCACCACCCGAAAGAACTATTGGGAAGGATAGCGTGCTTGCAAAGTCCCATGAGGAAAAGGTCTTCGTGTTCTGTGCCTTGACCTGTATCCCCACTTCCCATCCGATTGTGCTTTATGACCCGAAGACCTTGGAAGTTTTGCTCACACCACTCCGGGTCGTCGGAGAATATGAAAAACTTAACGTTCTCCTTGCGTTCTTGGATGTATGCCAGTGCCACTTTATAATACTCCATCGTCATGTTGCCGTGGTAGGCGGCGACGGTCGGTATTAGGTAGTCCGTCCTGCGGACATGCATAAAGGCACTATTAGGGCTAGCCAGAATCTCGTGAGCTATCTCTTGCGATTGCTCACTCACCGGGTTTCGCAGGGAAAGCTCCGACCGGACCAACCTCTCGTCAAAGTACTTTTCTGTCTGCCAGCATCCGATGAAATGCGTGCCATTCGGAAGAGTGTACACATTCTTATCGTAAGTGAAGATTGGCTCTGCATACACTGGGCCACGAATATCTTTGGTGAAAGTTACCTTGGTGTTGAATACCCCTAGCCCATAGGCACGATGGCATCCAACCCCCAGCCCACTTGTGTAAAAGAACAACTCCTCTTTACGTGCCTTTGAGACTGACCGACCGAAGGCGTATTGAAACATCTGATTTCCTAAACCGCCCTCTAAACGAACAAGCATAGCTAATTCCCACCCTTCCACTCACCCTGATTGAGTTTTTCTAGGTGTCGTATCTTTGGGACGAAACTCTTCAAATCCCCCGTCATCCAACGCTCTGGTGACACCAAGTACTTTAGGGCGGGAAAACAATACGCCGGGGATAGGATTCTAGCGGGAGGATTGCTGGCAAGATAGCAGTTTAGGTGGGATTCGTCATGCCAGATGGCGATAATCCCATTGCTGCTGTCGATATCCACATTTTTTGCCAAGGTTTTACACATCCCCAAGAAAGCTTTGGAGTCACCACCTTGTAAACACCCTTGGTAGTAATTGGGGGGGTTTCCCTTTACGCACGCCGTAGACTCCGGGTTACGCTCGAAGGTCGTAACATAGCCGGGGTGAAGGACAGCGGTTATGCCGTCCGAAAAAACTTCTTCCCCCTCAATCTTGCTGCACGCAAGCATGTCGATATCCATGTAGAAAAGTTGGTCGTAACGAGAAAGAGATGTCTCTTGCTCAAGGATTGCGTGGTAACGCATGAGCGTAGCGTGAGGCCATCCTAAGTGGGCGTGAGGCACCTTTATGGCGTCAAACGAATCTTCGCTGTCCGTAAACAGCATCACATCGTGCGGAGGAAAGAACTCATCCAAAGAGTTAATCAGGGGGGAGACATACCGCATATACTGTTCTCCTCCCGTGGCAATCAGCAAAATCGCTGTTTTCATAGGGTTTTTATCTCCAATCTGCGGTGTGCCCTAGCGATGTCATCCCTAACCTCGAATACCCAGTCAGGATGTGCAGCAAGTATCTGGCTTTTCATGCTCTCAATGGTCGGATACCCGTTGTTTCCGTCAAATGCCCGGATATCATCCACAAGGAGGACAATGTCCGACTTACCCCAGCCAAGAATAGCGTCAAGTTCGCCTTGTGCCGCACTATCAACGCTTCCCCGCACCGTATTGTCTCCAGACCAGTGAGCATCCAGCCAGAAAATGGTGGGTTTGTTCAGGAGTGGAAAAATCTTATACAGCACCAAAGCACTATCACCCTGATAAAGATGAATATTTTCTTTGCCGATAAACCGTCCTTGGCAATGCCTGTAAAAGTCCGAGCTTAACTCAATAGAGTAAGCGTGCTCGAAGAACCCATGGACCTCCGCTAAAGTATCTCCTCCGCAGGTTCCGGTTTCCACAAGAAGCGGGGTTTTGAATTTGAGAGCATACTCTACAATAGTCCACTGCTTATAGGCAGGGGGTGGTGATGGGTTATGCCATGCCATGGTTATCTCCTCGATTACAGGGGTTTTCATTACTCTCTCAATCTCCGCCCACGGGACCGATGGGAACGAGGGGGATGGTACTCGCTTAACAGCGGCATTAGTCTTGTGAATGGTGGAAACCAATAAGGTCAAGTCAGCAAGGTCACACCAACGGTCCATGGGAATTTTCCGCATAAAGGCGGTGTCGGCTCCCTGCACAAGATTCTCGAACTTGTTCTTCTCCCAGATGGACCGACGCCACGCCGGGGCGGCAAGCCATTTCTGTGGAGTGAGGTTTTTGTAAATAAACCCCTGCTCGGTGCCATGCAGGTAGTAGTAAAGTGTGGTGGTGCCACAGATGTCATACTGAGGGTCGGTGAGAGGTTGAACCTGCTTGGCTACCCTATTGGAGGCGTAAAAGTCGTCGTCATCCCATACGATGGCGATTTCTCCCGTGGAGTTCTCCATGCAGATGTTCATGAGTTGCCCGTGACGGAGCTTCTCGCCGGGCAGCCGGACGTATTTGATGCGGGGGTCATTGGGGAGTAGGTCCTTGATGGGGTCCGTCCCGTTATCAACGATAACCCACTCCAACTCTGGGTGAGTTTGAGACTGGAAACACGAGATACACCGGGGCCAGAACTCCCTGCGGTTGTGCGTCGGCGTGAGACAAGAAACTAGCACTATTTCTCTCTCCGTTCCCGGCGCTTAAGTTCAAACCTCCGCAGGTAGTCCACCGCCGCTTGTAGGATGATTTGGTTGTCCCGAAAAGAAGCTAGCCCCCAGTCGCAACGGGTGCAAAGCAGTCCTCGGACTTCCCTCGTCGCCGGGTCTCGGTCGATATGGGAAGATGACCGGTCCATACTGGGGATGGGGTCATGGCAGACCGCACAGGCCCGGTGGAGTTTCTCCCAGAGAACGACTATCTCCGCATCCGACATGCCGTTCTGGTACTTGCGCACATGCGGGGTGTTCTGTTCCTTAAAACAGAGCTTACACCGGCTACGTTTGCCACTGGGCTGGGACTTGCAGTTGCCAAAGTTATCCAGCGGCAGCCACGCTTTGCAGCCGGGGCACCACTTCTCTTTGTCATTGAACATCCTGTGTCTGCCCATAAGTGCCCTGTATTTAACCCCTTTGAATTTATCTCCAATTAGGGGTCCATAGTTCATTTCTTTGATTTTAAGAGTTTTTCGACTATCAACCTCACTATTGAGGCGTCCAAATCGGACACAGGAGAGATAACATGTCAAGACTATCGACTACTCAGATTCTTCAAAACACCAAGAACTACACCGTGTACCCCACGGTTCCCCTTGCGTTGACCCTACCCGCTGTCACTACGGCAAATGACTTGCTCGTTTGTCTCGTGTTTGCACAAAGGTCTTCGTATGGATTCAACACCGACAACCTGACGGCGGAAACCGTCGCCCCGGTTGTTTCCGACGACAAGAACAACACTTGGACTCTACGACAGAGCCTAATCAACCTGTATCAGGAACTTTCCGCATCTCCGCCACAATCACCGCCTGTTATCTCCCCTGACGCCTCTTGGAATTTCCCGAGCGTGTATCTTTTCACCGCTCCGGTCAGTGTCGCCAACGGGCAGAATGTGTACGTCACTGACGCCGGATTGGGCGACTATGTGGCTTCCCCGCCCATCGTTTCCCCGCCCATCGCTTTGGGTCGTCCCGTGTTTGACGGCGGTATCAAGGCCCTGTTGTTTGAAGTCCAAGGCCCCAGCACCGATACCGTGGACACTTCCGGCAAGACCACAGGCGGTCAGACGGCTCTCGGCTATCACCTGATTACCCCCGGTGGAACCAACCGGCTGGTTATCGAGGCTGGTGTGCTCATCGACAGTTCCGCTCTCGGCTTGGGCACAGGAGCGACGTATCAGCACTCCGCCGCTTACCCGGCTGGAAGCTCCTACTACTTGGTGCAGTCCACCACCCAGACGACCGCCGTTGCGTCGGCTGGATTCTCCAACCCCGTGAACTATGCGGGCGGCGTCATCGCCATTGCAATTGTGTAAGTTGCTCATCCACCATGTGTGGAAGGAGTACCGGACCCGAGGGGCACTACGCATCCCCTCGGGTTCAGCCTTTTAAGCGGCCATTCTTTTTCCCAGAAACTCAGTATTTATATGCATGATACTTTTAGACACACTTCCCCTACTCCCCCAATACTCCATTTTTTCCATATTTTATGTGAATTTCTTCAATTCCTCTGGTAAGACCGGTGCGGCAGCCGGGAAAGCGGTCATATGACCGGGAGAAAAAATGGAATCCACGCCTTACATGAACTCGGTGACCTCCGCCCGAGCCATGCTTCTAACTGAGGAAGAATCACTGGAGGGCGGCACGACTATCAGCTTGGAGACCCAATCGGACCTCCAAGAGGATGACGTTTTTACCTACATTCAGGAGAACTTCCCCAACTTCCTGAAAATGCTAAAGTACCTTAGCCAAGAGGACCAAGATATGTTGTTGAGTTATTACCTACTTGGTAAGACTCAGACCACCTTGGCTACCATCTTCAAATCCACCCAGACGGTGTGTTCCTTCCGCATCCGCATGGCAATCAAAGTCATCGGGGCGTTCCTTCTCTTCGGCGAGCCAACTGCCGAGATACTGGCGGAGATACTTTCTAGCGCCGGGCTGGAGGACAGCCTCAAGGGCGGGTTGAGCAAGGCAGTCATTGAGTATGCCAAGTGCCGGTCGTTCCAGCAGGTCGCCGAGACTTTGGGCCTACACCGCCCTGACGTGCGTCGGGCGATGAGCCGGGCGGCTAGGACCCTCCTGAACTCCAAAGACAGCCGGGAGGCGGCAATGGCGGCTTGGATACATAGTCTGGTGGACAAATCCAACCCCGTGGGACCGGGATACAGCAAAAGGAAGCTTTTGAAGGAGGGTCACATCTTCAAGCAGGATGGGGAACTCCTCGGCAACTTCCGAGTCAATATCGAGGACCCGGAGTTTGACCAACTGTTCGTATCGAGAGCAAATCGCTAGGAGGAATCATGAAGAATTGGAAGACGAAGAAGGCCGATGGGAAGACATTCAGTACGTTCCGGGTGAATATCGGGGGGCACCATGTCCTCGTGGACTGCGTGCGGATGAAGCAGGCGAAGGACTATGTCCGCAAGCAGTTCCCCGAGTTTATTCGTAATCACGGCAATAACTCCTTCACCATCAAGAGGGTGAAGTGAATCTAACCCATGGTAGCCTGTTTTCCGGCATCGGAATGATGGACTACGGGTTGGAGTTGGCGGGATGGAAAACAGTTTGGCAGGTGGAGAATAACGAGTACTGCCAAGCTCTGCTCCGAGAGCATTGGCCGGTTACGCAAAAGTTCAGCGATGTGAGGTCTTGTGGACGACACAATCTCGAACCTGTCACCCTTATCAGCGGAGGATTTCCTTGCCAGAATATCTCCGAAGCTGGAAAACTGGAAGGACTCGGAACTCCCGATAGCCCCACCGACCGCAGCGGCCTTTGGTTCCATTTCCGTCGCATCATCCATGAACTCAGACCTGCTTGGGTTCTGGTTGAGAACGTGGTTAGGCTCATGCTTAGAGACGATGGGGATACCGTCCTCGCCGATTTGGAAGCGGAGGGTTACGAAAGGGTGCCGCTCGTGGTGGGAGCTTCGGATTGCGGAGCACCACATAAGAGGCAACGGGTCTTTGTGCTTGCCCACCGCCACGACCCCGACAGCGATTATGTTCCCGCTCCCGGAGTGGAGGCCGCAAGACTTTTTCCAACTCAAATCCGGGAGATTGCGGAAGCGCAGCGAAGATGGGCACGAGCGAAGCATGAATTGGGCACAAGAACTTGCGGTGAGGGCGGTGATTCAGAATCCTGCGCTCGAACCTACCATGGAATTGTGCGAAGATTTTTTGGGAATTCCACGTGGCTGGAGCAGACTCACGCCCTCGGGAACACAATCGTACCTGTCATCCCGTGCCTTATCGGAGGCTACGTTGCGGCGGCGGAGAAGGAAATGGAAAGTCGAAACCTCAGTCCCCGATGACGACGGGGAATAAGGCCCGGACTCGCATCTCCACGTACCCCATGAAATGGCTTGACACCGACTGCCCCGGCATCCGGGGAGGGGCGGTGAATCCCCCTGAACCGGTGGAGAAGCCTGAGAGGGTCCGGCTAAGAGACAAGGACGTTCCCCAAGATAAAGTGGACCTCACTGTTTTTCTCTTGAAAAGCAGTACTTTATCTTATGGCGAGATTGCCAAGCTTGCCGAACTCAAATGGAATAGCACGGTGCAGCAAATCGCCAAGAAGTACAAATTACGGAGCTACGCAGTGGTCACCCCCGTCAATCGCCAACAGTACAAGGAGTCCTGTAGTTTTACTCCCCTCCAGAAAGAACAATTTGAATACAGACGGATTCTGGCGGAGGTTCTCAGGCGGAACCCCGAAGCCTCTTACCAAGAGGTTGCTGACTCTTTGAACATAAGTGTTTCGATGGTTTTCAAAGCAGCGGAGGAGTTTGGGGTGGAGACCCGCAGGCACCGGGGCCGTCCCAATATGGGTAAAGGTGACCGCAGGGGGTTGCATTACCGGGCACGCCGCTGTTGGGTCCAGAATTGTCTGGTGCGTCGGAAGAAGGGGCTTGCTCCCCTACCCAAGGAAGTCTTCATGGCTGACTTTTATGAGAGGCATGGAGGAACCTCCGCAGCGGTTGAAGGTCCGGTAGCGCCCATCCCTTGTCCACAGGATTGGGGAGAGGTCTAGCATGAAAAAGATGGTCTGGCGGATTGGGACTCTCGATTTTCACCCTCGGGTATTAAACCAAGACTACCCGCCTATTCGTCTTTACCTTAGTGTTACGAACCACCCTCTTCCCAAGCGTAAGCACAACATGAGGCGCTTTGTAAGAGTGAAGGTTACTCTCCCGGAGTATTGTCTCCCTACCTCACTCCGCAAGCCCGATTTGATAACCTTGCGTAATGCGGTAGCGGCGGGTAAGCTGCCCCTGTCTGCTGCTATTGGGGTAATCAAGTCTTGGGGGGTGAGCAAGGACACAGCAGAGTTCATGGAGGAACAGGTCATCCCCGAGAGAAGCACATCCTTTACTCCTCCTAACCATCGACCACATGACTTGGATTATTACGACAAAAAAGATTACACAGTCGAATCCCAAAAGGGTCCGTTCAACTTTGAGTATTATGATGCCATGAATGACTTCTCAACTACCCCCGACGAAACGCAGGGTAGCCCGCCGCAGATGCCCGGCGTAGCATAGGGCTGAGACTGTAGGGAAGCATGGACCGGCGCACACCGGAGTCTTTCTGTGGTTCTACCTCGGGTTTGTAGTCGAAGTCCGCAGGCTCGTGGGGATGCATATCCAACCACTCCGCCACGACACTCCAAACTTCATCGTCAGAATCGAGGACATCCAAGGTAAGTAGGGGATTCTCTCCGAAGTCTTCCGATTGAAACTCCCGCCACGGAAGTTCTCCCGCAATCTTCATTCCCCCTCGGGTCAAGAAAACCATTACGCCTCCTTAACATTTATAGCAAGAGTGGTTTTGTTATGATATTTATCAAGATAGGTTTTGGCGGCTTCATAACGCATATGATTTGCTTCTAAGAGACCCACTAAAAAATTGCAAGCAGCGCACAGAAGTCCACGATTTTCTCCAGTAAGATGGTCGTGGTCTACCATAAAGGGCAGGTTATTTTTTCCATCCCTAGTTTTTCCATTATCAGAAACCCCACAAATGGCACATTTTCCGTTTTGCTTGACTAATAAAGCAGCATATTCCTCTAATGTCATTTTGTATTTTCTGAGCAAGTGTCGTGCTCTTGCGATAGATTGATATGCCTTAAGCTTTTCAGGATTGACAGCTATCTCTGTCTTGAAATAACAATTCCCACAGATTCCTCCCCCTTCTAGTTTCTTTCGCTTTTTGCAAAGAGAACAAATACCATGGCGTTTATCAGCCCTACAAGCCTTACATTTCCTACTCCAATAAATCCGCACTTCACCGGAAACGAGAGCACAAGGACGACGAGAAAAGTTATTTTCTAGGTCTAATTCTTTTTGACATTTCAAACAAGTCTTAAGCATTAGAATCCCTAGTACCAGTTACGAAACGATACTTAAGAAGTAATGACTCGGAATCGAGGGTCTCCGCCCGGACAAAGACTTCATACACAAATCCCCCGCCCGGCGAACTGCACCAGACGGCGGCTTGCGCCCAAGCGTCATTGATGGCCTCTTGGATTTCCGAATCGGTCAGCTTCTCCACGAGTGCCTTGACCCGGCTGCCGGTGATGTTCAGGGTGGTGCTGCCTCCCTGCAACTGCTGTTGCTCCATCTGGTCCAACTGGACTTCACCGATGCCCGGAATCTTGTCCAGAGGCGGTCGGCTAGTCAGCTTGTAGGCGGAGATGAAAGCTGCTGCGAGTTCCGCCACTACATGCTTGAGGAAGGTGCTGAACTTCTCCTTATCCTGCATCGTGCCTGCGGTCTTCATCAGACCGGCAAGGACGGTAAGAGCATCAGGTCCGCCGCCGTACTGGCTGCCGAACTCTTGAGAGAATCCCTCACCCTTGATATCGTTCTCACTGAGTAAGGGGTTGATTCCCTCGTCTCCTGCCTTGGGGAAATCCTCCATCTCGTTATGCCGCCTGATTTCATCCGGGGTGGTCTGTTGTTGTCCCTCGGGAATTTGCGGTTTGTAGTCCAGCCCCAGTCCCGCCGCTCCAGCCGGGGAAGTGCTGACATAAGAAACCTTGGTCAGGTTATCAAAAGTGTTGTCCAAAGCAGCGGTGAGGAAGCCGGGTCCCTCGGGTTCATTGCCGTGGAAGGACGGGGCATCCAAGGTGTTCCCCGCAATGTCGGCGTCCATGGGGGCGTTTGTGGCGTTCGGGTAATCCACTATCTCATGCTGGATTTCAGGGTAGAATTCCCGGAGCGCTTGACCGGGGAAGAAGAAATTGAAGCCCGCTTTCTTATCCGGGGCCTTCCAGTTTTCGGTCTCTCCGCATCCGCAGCTTTCTCCCTTTCGTACCACCTCATGGCACTTGGGGCAGGTAACGGAGGCCGCTTCCTTGACGGGAGCGCCGAGGGCCTTGGCGGTTACGATGTTCTCAGGTTTGGCTCCATCCACATAGCTGATGCCGGACGTAATTGGCTCCGCCTTGAAGTCGTTACCCCACTTCGTTGCCGCCTTGACGACGAAGCTTCCCGCCTGCTTGGCATTGGCAAAGTCTGAGGTATATTTCTTACCCTTCAACGTGTACTTGACTTCCATTCTAGCCTCCTTGGACTTCTTTGGCGTATAGCCGTTACAACCGCAAAGGTCACAGTACCCTTTTTCATCATGGTCATCCCGGTTGTGGCTGCATACGCAGACATCACCTTTGTGGTCGTCGTATGCTCCTCGGATACCCATGGCTTTCAGCCCCTCGGTGATATCCGGGGGAAGTTCCTGCTCTCGTGTTCTGCCCATAAGACTGTCCTGATAACCCTGCTCAAGCTCAGCTTCATCCATGTAAAAGGAAGCTATTTCCTTCCAGTTTGGTTCTACCCACTCCCTCGGACCCCCACCACTCATGCCGGGGTCGGCCTTCATCAGGTCGATTATCTCAGCGAAAATATCCGCTGCCCGGTTGCCGGTCGGTTCCGGCGTCTTACCCTCTATCTGGCGAGCCTCGAACTCTCCCCGCTCCTGTAAAGCTTCAGCGTCTTCTTCATCCCATTGCTGCTTGACTTGATTCCGATATTTCCTGAAAGTCTGGGCGAATTGGTTAGCCAAGGTATCGAGGTTGAAATTTCCCTTACCACGCTGCTGGAGTGCCTGCAACGCCATGGTCTGGGCTTTCTTATGGTCCCGCTGGTCGTTGGAGATGTAACTGTAGACAACCATCGTCTGCCAGTCGGTCCAACCCTCCACCTCGGCTCGCTTACGCATTACATTCCCCTTGTTTTTCTCTCGGGCTGCACCGGAATGTCAGCCGGGGTAGTCCTGCTCTTCATCTCCCGCTTGCCGGGAAGTTCCCCCTCCACCGCCATGTTGACGTTCTCACCCTCTTCGATTTCATCCGCCACGGCGTTTAGAAACCAACGCATGTGCTTCACGTTGTCTACAATTTGACCAACATTGGCGGCGACATCGTAGATGATTTCATCATCGTTGTCGATGAGCCACTGGGCCTTTTCCAAAGCTTCGGGGGAAGCGGCGGTCTTACCCGCCTGTTTAGGTTCATTGTTCAGCCCGCCCTCACCCGCCTGATAGCTCTCATGCGGCTCTTCCTTGCTGTTGGCTACTTCGGGAAGATTGGCTCCAAGGTCGGCAAGGTCACCGATGTAGCCGACTTCCACCGCCTCGTCAAGGTCATCGCCGAGGGGTGCGCACGCCTGCTTCTCAAGCTCCCGAGCATCAGTGGTCTTGGTAGCGTCCGGGTTGTCAGCCAACTGGTCCTTGGACTGACCCTTGACTGCCGCCCGAGCCTTTTCGATATCCGGGGCAACCGATTGATCCGCCTGCTTGGCTAGTTCAATGGGCTGCTTGGTCTCCTTGTAGGTGGGGTCATTGGATACCCCAATGGTCTCCTTTGCCCCGTGGGTAAGCTCGGACTTGGCTTTACTGATGTCGGGGGTCACCGATTGGTCAGCATTCTTGGTTTTGGCGCTGGTCAGTTTTCCCCACGACTCGGAAGGAGCCGAATTCAGGCTTCGGTCATTCACCCCTTCGGATTCAATGGCTCGATTGAGTTTCTCCACTTCCCGCATGAGGGTAGTCTTCCTCGCCGGGGTAGCGGTGGATAGAGCGGAGTAGAGCTTATCCCGCTGGTCCATCAAGTTACCGGCGCTGCCAAGGTCGGCTTTCTTCTTGTCTTTCGCCAACCGGGGAACCCCACCATGGTCCGGTGAGGTCTTCTGGTCAGCAAGCTCGCAGACTTCGGTGGTCTTGGTAGCAACCTCGGGTCCACCTTCGCTCTTCTCCTGTGAGAGGTCAGCTTTGCTCTCGCCCTCAATGGCCGCTTTGGCCTCGGAGATGTCCGGTTCAACGGATTGGTCGGCGACCTTGGTTACTTCCAAAGAAGCCCACCGGCTCCGCATACTATCCTTGAGGCCGTTCCATGCGGCGTCGATAACACCGTAGAAGTCGTCCCCATCCTCACCATCCAGCTTGTGCTGGCGGCGGTTGTGACGGAGAGCCGATTCCCGTTGAGCCGACGCTTGCTTGAACTTGGTGGAAGCAACAATGACATCTTCCTCCTCATCCGGCGCACGCATAAGCTCTTCGGCAATCAGTTCGGCTGCGTCAACAGAGGCCGTCTTTTTCGTGGCGTTCTTTTGGTCCTTGGGACGCCGCATTTCGGAGACCTCCTGCGCTGTACCGGACCTCCATCCGCACGGGCAGAAGTACTGCTCGTCTTCGGGCTTTGCCTTGCGGGCAGTTCCCTTGCACATGGGGCAGTGCATCTGGGCTTCGGCGGTCTTCGCAACCTTAACGGGACGCTTGACTCCGCCCACGATGCTGATGCTGGCGATACCCTCCGCCGCACCTACTGCTTTTTCCTTAGTGGCGTGAACTCCCCGGATTTGGCTGCCATCAAGGATTAACCACCCTTCCGTGATTTTTCCCAGTGAGTCCTTGACCTTCCCGTACTTTACTACCAGTGGGTCTAAGGAGGCTGTAACCTTCTTCTCCTTGTCGGTCTTGGGGTCCATGGCTCCTTCCCCGCCCCGTTCGTTGGCGGGGTTGTCTGCCGTGTCCGCCTGCACCCGCTTCTTGATGGGTGTGGCTCCGGGCTTGACCGGTGTGGCGGCGGTCTTGGGGTTCTTCCATACCGCTACCGGGTTGGTGTAGATGCCGTCGTTCAGATAGATGGCGGCATCAGTGGGGACCATGGGTCCAAGATGTTCATTGGCTCCGCCCGGCTGGGTACTCTTAATGAAGGAGTCAATGTAACGAGCAAGACTTTCGGGTGAAGGCCGACCCATTCCCGGCACCTGTCCATGTCCACCGACATTCCATGCCGAGTCGGTAATGTGGTATCCCGGCACGTGCATCCGCAGAACAAACTTGGGGGTGGAAGAACGCCCGGCTGCCTTGGGCTGATTCTTGATGAAGTAGCGCTCCAATCCACCGGATGCCAGCCAGTTCCGCTCATCGCTTCGGGCGGGACGCCAGTTGTTCTTGACTTCCTCGTACATCTGGTCGGAAGTAAGCGGCTTTCCTTGGAAGATGAAAATCACGTCCGCACCGGGACCATCTCCCCGGATGTAGGTGGGGATTTTAAGGTCGGTGAGGAAGGGGTGGTTCTCCTTGGTGTAGCGGAAACCCTTCTCCATCAACTTCTTTTCAATGGGAGAGAGCGGCTTCTCGGCGGCGGTCTTCTTTTCGTCCTTCTCTTCCTTCTTACCGCCGATGTCGCCCTTCTTCTTGCAGAAACCACACTCGCATCCTTCCGGGTGAACTCCGTAGGCTTTCTTGGCTCCACTGTGGGCGTGCATGTCCTGCAAGTGCTGCTTGGCGGCTTCCTCGGAGCCGTGGCTGGAAATGATGTGGTCATCCTCGTGGGACTTCACGCACCACTCCGCCAACTCTCCCTTGGAGTTCTTGTGACCGGGGCAGTGGGAAACGTAGGCAACCTTTTTCAAAGCGGCGGACTTTGCCATAACCTCGGGGTGGTACTGCTGCACGTGAGAAAGTAGGTTTCTGTCGAATTCCTGAATTTTGAAAGAAGCCATAGGGTCATCATCCGCAGGTCCCACGATTTCCTGTCCACAGTGTTTGCAAGTCATGGAGTGACGCTCGGGATTGTGTTCAAACTCCCAAAGCCAATCCATCTGTCCCGCTGTCTTTCCTTCGGGTGCCATCTCGGGAGTCTTACCCCGAGTGTTGGCTTTCTCGGCATCCGTCTTAGGATGAATGGGATTCTTTCCCCCCGCTTCATTAGACGGGTTGTCGGCGGTGTCAGCCTTCTTCTTGCTGCCGATGTGCCCGGCAATCTCTCCGGGGTACCCCGCTTCATTGGAGTCGGGGCGTCCTTCCCCGTGAGCAGCCTCATACTGGTAAATCATGCCATCATCACCGATGTAAAGAGTGGCTTCACCGAAAACCTTGGAGGCTTTGGTGAGTTCATCCCCCGTTATGGGATAGTCACCATCCCAAAATCCGGCTCCGTGCCCATTGCGGGTTAGCCAGAAGTCATGAGCAACCTGTGGGAAAGATGCCCCATCCTCGGTCACCGCCCGGTTGATGAGTTGCTGATTGTTGTTCTGAAACGCCCCACAGTCCTTCCGCATTGCCTCAACGGTCTCGGGAGCAAGGTCTTGCGGCCCGTAGTTCTTGTCCATAGGCTCGCCGCCCTGCGGGGTGCTCTCATCGTTGCTGGACCATAGTGCGGTTTCGATGTAGGAATCCAAGAAGGAGTCCCCCGTGCGTGCCCGCTTGCGGGCGTAGCCCAACTTGGAGGCTATCGCCATTTCAGGCGGGTGCATCATGGGAGCCGCTTCCTCCGCCCCGGCTTCCTCAATCTCGTATCCTCCCCGGCTGAGACCGATGCCATTGGCTTGGTCATCCATAATCCAATCCAGAGCCTCATTCATGCTGAATGGACCGGCCTTGATTTGACCGTCCTGCTTGACTACCACACTTCCGTCTTGTGGCTCAGGATGCCCCGGAAAATCCGCCTTCTTGGAACCGTCCTTCTCCTTGAACATCCGGCTGCGGTATTCCGGCGTCCACTCCAGTTCATCCTCGGGGACGGTTTCAACGCCGTCCAACATGGTACCGACGTAATCCATTTGTCCCTGCATCTCTTCGTTGCTCATCGGCGTGCTGGGCATGGGTTTGACGGTATAAGGACCCTCTTTGTAGTCGGCCTTCTTGGTCCCGGTGCCATCATCCGACTTGGGAACTTCTGCTCCCACGGCGGGCTTCTTATAGTCCTTGTCAGCGACATCTTCCGGTGCTTTGGTCTTGGTCAAAGCTCCGCCGAGGGCATCCTCCAGTGCTTGGAAGGCGTCCATCTCCGCAGGCTCAAGCTGTTCCTTGGCGATGGCGTCCGCCGTCTTGGCGGTGAGGAAAATGCGCTTCTTGCTGCTTGCCGCCTTGAGCAGTTCCGGGTAGGCCCGGAAGGGACTTTCTGTAATGGCCGGGTAGGTCAGCTTCGGTGTGATGTCGGTGACATCCAGCTTCCACGTGTCCGCCGTGGTCATCAAAGCATCGAACCCACTGGAGACCGCAGGGTTGTAATAGACGCAGAATACCAAGTGACGGAGGAGGTTGCGGAGCTTCTCTTCGTCATCGGTAAACTGGAAGGCCACATACTCCCGGATTCCCACCCAGTTGGGGGCAAAGAGGATAAGGGATACTTCCTTGCCATCCTCGGTGGTGAATGCCTTCTCTTTGAGGGAGGTGAGATGAGCTTTGACATCTTCCTCTTCATCGAATTCACTGCCGGTCTGCATGGCGATAAGGTCCGCCGCTTCGCTGCCGAGATTGAGCAACTTCACCACTGTCCCGTAAAGAAGGGCAATGGGGAAATCCTTGGGCTTGTTGCAGATGGAGGCAGGGACGATGAAGATTCTTCCGATGCTGATGTTCTGCCGGAAACCAAGGTAGAAGACTTCGAGGCTCTTCACCTCACCGGAAGATTTGGCTTCACCTTCACCCTTGATGACCGCTTCGGTGACCTTCTGGAGCAGCGGCTCACTGATGGTGAATGACTGGTAAGACTTTCCCGCAATTGAATTTCCGCTAACAGGCATGTTACTTCCTCCTCAGATTACCTAGCTGCTGAATATCCCTGCGAAGGGCAGGCTCTTTCAGTTCCGAGATATCCCGGAAGTTCTTCATGACGCCGTTCCGGGCTTCCTCATGTACACCGGCTGCCTTCATGGCATCGGTAAACCAAGCCAGCAAGGTTGCAGTATAAAACTTCACCTTATCCCCGTCGAAGTTGAAGATGTCCCGCTTGCTGAGAGCCTCGGTGTCCATGATAGACGCCCGCTCTTCCTTGAGACCCTTGACCGCTTCCGTGTAAGTCCGTAGCTTCCACGACTCACTCATAGTGGCATCGTTACGAAGCTTGACCAGCCCGGCGCTGACATCGTGAATGACCTGTGTGATTAACCGGCAGGTCTCGGAAGGGTCAGCTTCGGGGTCCCGGAGCATGTCCCGGACCTTATCCATCAAGGTCATATCTTCTGGTGTCTTGGCGCTTTCCACAATTTGACCATTAGACAAGACCTTGACATCCAAGGATACGGGGGCTTTGAAGTTTCCGGCCTCATCGAAATCAATGGGCTTTACTTCCGCCGTGGCTTCCACCTTGGCTTCCACTGGTTCCTGTGGTTTTTCCATCTCCGGTACTGTTCCCAACTCTTCCATTAGATATCTCCTGCTGTGGGCACATTGCCCATCTCTACATCAAGTCGCTCAGGGGTGTTGTATTCGATGTCCCCCACCTCGCTACGGGAAGTCAGGTCGTACTCTTCCATAAGCTTTTTGGCATCGGTGGGAGCCTTACCCGAGGCTACCTTTCCCGTTTTTTCCATACCGGGGAAGGATACCAAGGTTCCGCCCGTCAACCCGCAGTGCATATCTTGCCGGTAGACGCAATCGGCGCACTTGATTGCCCCGATGATGGCGTTGTTGACTGCAAGCTTCTGTTTAAGGAGTTTGCAGTCGATTTGAGAAAGGGCAATCTTGAGGCCCTTGGCCTTAAGAGAGGCGACGAATTCCTTGATTGCTCTCCCGGCGTGTACCGACCCTATCTTATTGATACCATGCTGGTAGATGGACTCAAGGGACTTTCCTCCCTTGTGCATCTTTTCAATGGTAGCGACAGTGAATGGAGCGGAGGCTGTCTTGTGCTGTTCTTCCCTCTCCACCCGTAAGCTCTCTATGGTCTTTGCCGAGGTCTTCTGAACCTGACGGTTGGCAAAGTGCTTGGGTTCTACCCGCATACCATCCCGGTTGGCAAGAGCGACCAAAGCCGCTTTCTTGGACCCGGCTGGCACGCCTGCGGTCAGCCGGTTGACAACCGTGACAAGCTCCTTGGCATTTGCTACCACGGGTAGATGGTAGAGGTTGCAAGTCTTGGCCTTAAAGAAAGCGCAGCCCTCGCACCCGGCTACCTTCTTCACGGAGGCGGCACGGGGCTTGATTCCTGCGGCTTTCCAAGCGTTGAACTGCCGGACGCAGTCGGCGGAGGTTACCGGTCGGGACCCCTGCTTGGGGATGGTGAACACCGGCTTGGAGCATTCCGGGCAGAGCGCTACGGCGTCCCGGAACTTCGGCTTGACTTCCTTGTTGCAGTGACGGCAGAAGTTCTTCTTTTCCGAGGCGATGACTTGGTTGCTCTTCTCGTAGGCCGGGCTTTCCATGTCCATCTGGGAGTTGGGGAGGAAACCCTCGGAGGAGCCGGGTTCCATGTAAGCAAGACCCAGTACCCCGGCGTTATTGTTCAGATAGGACATCCCCATGTTGTCCTTTTTGTCCAGAAGTTCGATTTCAGCGACCTTCTGAACGAGGGCGGCAACCCGTGCGGGCGGCGTTCCTTGATTGAGGAGCTTCTTCACATAGGCAAGGATTTCGGCGTCAGACCGGTTACGGTTGGCGACCCCCTCCCGTCCATGCTCATCCTTGGAGGTCGCTTCACTGTGGGCCTTCTCGAAGTCCATGGTGATTTCATCGAATAGGGATTCATCGCTGCCCCGTTCATTCTTGTAGTCCTCGGCATGAGTGGCGAGCCGGGTCCTTCCCGTTTGTCCGGCACCCAGCCGGGGGAGGGCCGCTTCCTTCTCTGCCATACGGTTGAGGAGCGTGGCGGACTTAGAGTCGGACGGAAGTTCGGTATGCTTGGACTCCCCGGCGAGGTCGTCAAGGAAACTCTCATCAACGTACTGCTGGGTACGGTCCTCTTGCTCCTCGCCAGACTTTACGGCGTCCTTGAGACCGACCAAATCCCAGTCGGGTTTCCGGTCTTCCAAGAATTCATCAATGATTGACGAGTAGATTTTCTCTGCCATTTTCAGCCCCTTTTCCTTAGAACGTGAGGTCCCCGAGGATGTCTTCAAGGAAACCAGCCGGATTGTCTTCCGGTGCAGCCGGGAGATGGTCACCGTTATCAACCTCATCTCCTACCAGCCGAACAATTTTGTTGCCCCGTATCTGCCAGAAGTCCTTGCTGCTTTCGCAGATGAACGTGTTCCCAGCACAGCGGGAAAGCCCGAGAGAGGCAGCTTTACGCAACAACTCCCTCGGGATTCCCGAGGAGGGTAGAAAGTTGAAAAGCCTTGATGTTTCTAGCCCAAAGGGCACTTGCATCCGCAGCTTACCCATGACACTCTCCTATTAGATGGGGTAGGTAGTTAAAATTTCGGTTTTTTACCCCAATTTCGAGGTATACTGTAAGTGGGAAGATGTTTTTCCGGGCTGCTCGGCAGTCCGTGGAAAGGAGGGTGAAACTTTATGCGCCTCTGATGCGTCTAAGGAATTGCCGATTTTTCCATGATTTCTCTGGTATTATTATTAGCCGGGAGTGTCTTTATTCCCCGGTATCCACTATTAGCTCGGGAGGATTGAGTATGGAAATTACTCGCAAGGGTCCACCTATCATTAGGCTTGTTCCCGAGGAGTACCCGCCTGAAATCAATGAGTTGCTCTCGCTTCTAGCTCCCTTTTTGATGAAGCTTAAGCAGCAGCTTAAAGATGAAGTCAAGGCCGAGGTTCTCAACGAATTGACCGGTTTGGTTAAAACCTCCACACCGGCCATTATATCCGATTGGCATTTTGGACCCATTGTGGAGGAAGTTGTACCCACCCAACCTGTTGTTCTTCCGGGCATTGTGCCTATACAGATTCCCGAGGCAGCACCAGCCGTTCCGCCTGCCCCAACCCCGGAGCCGGTAATCGAAGTTACTCCTGAACCGGTGATAGAGGTTCCCCCTGAACCAGTGGTGGTCCCGGAGCCGGTGGAAGAAACCGTCCCCGAGCCGCCGCCTGCTCCATGGACTCAGCCGGGTGACCCACCGCCGCCACAACCACCGCCTGAGAAACCCAAGCGGGGTAGGAAACCCACGAAAGTCAAAGTGCCTAAGCTGCCCCGGAAGGGTGGTCGTCCAGCGACCTACAAGAGCGATACGGAGAGCGCTCATTACAAGTGCCGTAAGTCGTGGGCGCAGGCAAATCTTCTGCGCAAGAACAAGGGGCTTCCTCCTATTCCCAAAGCGGAGTTTGAAGCCGCCTATTACCTCAAGCATCCTCCAGAGACGGGACAGGTTCCCAAGACGGAACCGGTCGCACCCGCTCCTCTGGAGGATGGCTAATTACCTTAAAACAAGAGACTTAGGGTAAAATCAAACAAGCTCCAATGAAGGTTGTTTTTGCTCCCACCGTACCTCCCCCCGAGGGAGCGGTGGTAGCCACTCAAGACGGGTATACGGGGGACATCATTTACATCGCCAAAGACGGGCATTACATCGGGGATGACGGTTTCGTAGTTCCCAAGAACTTTGTGGAGTTCTACGAGCGGTTCCCGACCATGGTTCGCAATTGGGTCAAGAAGCGCCTGTCCACTCAGCCGGACAATGAGGTAGAGGATTGGACACAGGACCTTCTTATCCACCTACAATCTCTTCCTGACGAATCCAAGCACCGGGATGCGGGCAAGACAGACCTTGTGCAGGTGTTCGACCCCTTCCGTCAGTACGGGGCGAGCGAGCGCCGGTTCCGTCACTTCCTAAACGTGTGTCTCATGCGGAAGTTTCTCACAGTGGGAAGCAAACTCTCCCGCAATCCCTTGAGCCGCATGGATAACGTGTCTTTGTCGGCGGCGGAACAGGACGAATTCATCATGCAGTCGGGTGGTGTGGACGAGTATGTCTACAAGAATTCCACCGAGCTTTCCTTGGGCACCGATAAGGAAGCCAAATCGCAGGACGACCAGATGTTTACCGGGGAGTTTATTGACTTTGTTGTTGATAAGGACCCGGAGGTTGCCCCGCTTTTGACCGCCGTTCTGCGCTCCGGGGGCAGCTTTGCGGATACCCGGCGTTTCTGGTGTACCACCTGTGACCGGTTGGCTACCGAGAAAGAAGTCCAATCCGGCTTGCATTCTGGTCACCAGCTTGGTATTGACCAGAAGGAGTTCAATCGGTTCCGGGGGCGTCTCAAAGAGCTTGCCGGGCAGTTTGTGAGAGAGGAATAGGAGGCATATGCGGCTCTGCGAAGGCTGTGAGCGGGGCAACCATTTCATGTGCGTGGGGCACTACTGCGAGTGTGATGCCACAGAGTGTGTAGCCATCATGAACGGACACGTGGTGTGCCCACCTTGTAAAGAAGGCAAGCACATTGATTGCCTTGGGCATAATTGCCATTGCCAGCATTTCAGGTGGAGAGTCTTTACTTGTGCGGAGTGTCAGGCTTACGGGGACCAGAAAACATAGTATGGACTCACAGATAACTATAACGCTTCGGGGGAATGTGATTGATATCAGGATAGACTACCCCGACCAGATAACGGCTAATCAAGAACACGTTGGTTGGCTGAGGGCGTGGAAATCGGGAACGCTTAAGAAGCTCATTGAGGCTTACACGTGGTACAAATGGAGGGGGGAGCATGAACCGCATATTCATTGACCTTGACGGTGTCGTGGTGGACTTCGACCGCTACAAGCGGGAACACGGCAAGCCGGGTGAGTGGATTAAGATGCAGCCGGGGGCGTACCTCGCCATGGAGGAAATCCCCGGAGCCGTCGCCGCTATCCGACACCTTGCCAAGATGGGATACGAACCCATCATTGCTACCAAGCCGCCTACGGGCGTGTCGCACGCCTATGCTGAGAAGGCGCAGTGGGTGTTGAACCACATGCCTGAGATGCAGCGTCACATCATCCTGACGCATGACAAGGGCCTGCTCGGTGACCATGGGGACTTCCTGATTGATGACCGGCCCCACAAGGCGAACTGCACCACCTTCAAAGGCAAGTTGCTCATCTTCTGCGAGAACTTTGGGTGGGACCAAATCATTGATTATTTCATTGCCATCCTGATGGCGGAAGCCAAACGGGGTAAGGACTAATTTTGAAAACCCACATTCTCGTAGTGTCAGATATCCATGTCGGTTCTCCCGTAAGTCGGGCGAGAGAACTCATAGAACTTCTGGATAAGGTGGAGTTCGACATCCTGTTGATAGATGGCGACCTGTTTAATGACCTTGCTTTCACCCGATTGACAAAGGAGGATTGGAAACTCCTATCCTATCTTCGTAAGCTAACCAAGCACGCCAAGGTCATATGGGTGAAAGGAAACCATGATGACCCTGTAGCAGAGGTTGTAGCCCACTTGCTCGGCATAGAGCTTGTGCAGGAGTATGAATGGGAGGAAGGCGAGGAGAAATACCACGCCGAGCATGGCGACCGCTTTGACCACTTCATCAACAAGTATAAGACTGTCACTAACGTGGCGTGCGCTATCTACTTTACGTTGCAGATGATGGATAAGAAGACTCATCGGTTCAGTCGGTTCATCAAGAAGGTTAGCAAGAAATGGCTCCGCCTGTCTACGGAGGTTGCCACGAAGGCTCTGGCCTACGGGGAGATGAGGGGACGGCACATCATCTGCGGTCATACCCACCGGATGAGTAAGAAGAAAGGGCAGGTCATGTATTACAACTCCGGGTGTTGGACGGACATCCCCAGTACGTTTCTTACTGTTGATAAGCACGGTGTGCGGATGTATAACGTGGATAAGGATGGGGGAATTGAGGAGGAGAAGTGAGTAGGCGACCGGTATGCCGTCATTGTAAGAAGCCCCTCAGCGGTGATTATGGAGGCAGGGGAGAGTTTGCCTACATCAAGTGCGGGTGCGAGGGGCAGGTCATTGAGGAAGCTAAAAAGATGGGGCACGTTCTGTGGTCGGCGTTCTATTTTGACCAGAAGGAGTATAGCCCCTGTTATCCAAACATCGTCGGGGGTCATCGGGTGCGAGATATGTTTCGGTACCTCGTGGGTCCTCTTCACGATGACATTGATTGGTCTCGGGTCTTTGAAGCAGTGTACGGCAAACCTAACGGTATGTTGAGGTGACTATGAAGGGCTGGAAGGTTGTTCCCATCAGCAAGTACCAGAGGCTAGATGTTCACCCCGAGGATTTGCTTCACGGGGGTGACTTCCGCAAGTGTGAGACCTATCGGGGCGGCGGCGGATACGACAAGTTCCCGGACATCTGCGAAAAGCGCCTCGGTCGGCGGCTGCACACACAGTTCGTTGTCCAGCTTTTTGGATGCAACCTTGACTGTCCATACTGCTACGTCACCCGGTCCGGTGTGTGGGGCAAGTGGAAGGAGTACACCACGGAACGTCTGGTTAAAGCTTTCGAGGCCAGCGGGCAGGAGATTTTCCACCTGATGGGCGGTGCCCCGGCGCTCTATGTGGACAACTGGGATGAAATCATCCGGGCGCTCCCCAAGTCGGCGGTGTTCCACTCCGACTTCCTGCTCACCGAGCGGCCCTATCGGATGCACACCCTGAGTTGGCTCTCGGACGAGCGGGACCGTTGCTTGTTCGCCGTGGACATCAAGGGAACCACCAAGGAAGACTACGAGAAAAACACCCGCAAGCCCTTTGTAGAGGGTTTGTTTTGGGCGAACCTTGAGCGGCTCCATGTTGCACAAGTGCCCTTTTATCTTACTTTTACCAACCCCGACATGACCCACTATGAGGAGATGTGCGCCAAGCTCCGGGAGAAGTTCGGCCCGGATATTCTGGCGGACAGTTTTATCATCCCCCTTATTGAATATGACGCCGTTCCCTATGTAGACTTGGTTCCCTAAACTATTCGTTTCAGAATTAGAGACGAATATGGGCCTAAGCTTTACAGCCAGCTTTCTCATCACATCCCGCCCTTCGGATGCCAAAATCGACCTCCTCACGAGGCAGATGCAGCTTTCCAAGGCACAGGTGGAGATGTGCATCGCCGCCGACCCCAGCCCCAATCAAACAGACTTTGTGACTTGGATTGCCCGGATGGTGAAGGGCGGTCTCATTCGCCTCCCCGAGGACGCTGAGGGTATCAAGGAGAACCTCTCCCGTTTTCAGACGCAGAAGCGCCAGCCGGGCTTTGGCGGCAACAAGGATATCAACAGTTACAAGACCCCCGGAGACCTTGCCCGGACCCTCGAAGCGAATGCCATGACGGTCATTCGCTCCAAGAATTTTGACACCTTCAAGAACTTGCCGGGACAGCAAATCATCGTCCAAAAGGGTGACTTCGTTATCTTCAAGGTGACTAACCCCGAGGCGCTCCGCATTCTCTCCGACTCTACGGAGTGGTGTACCCGCCATGGTGCCGCCAGCAGCTATCTCCGAACCGGACCCAGCTATGTGATTTTCTACCGGGGACTTCCCTTTGCTCAGCTTCACCCCTCCAGCAACCAATACAAGGACCGGAGAGATGAGTCGCTTATCGTGCAGTACCATCAGCCGAGTACGAAAAAGCGTTATAAGGGGTGGGGACATTACGAGGACGTTCCGGGACCCCTCATTGGTACCGCCATCACCCATCCGATAGCTCGGGAAGCAGCGGACTACATCGCTGCTGTGGACCCACAGGTGGATGCGTGGATGAAGAAGCAGAACCTTAGTGACCCGGTGATATTGGGTCAACAGCTTCTCACCAATAATGACCACTGGATAGATGGTCATATACTGACCGGCACCCCGCTCACCCCAGAGGAGATGGAGTATCTTAAAATCCAGTGGCCCTCGGTGGGAATCCCTAAGCTCAAGAGGTATGCGGACAAATTCTATCCGAGGCAGCGGTGGGAGTTGTTCGAGTATGTTCTGCTTAAGAACCTTGGCAAGTACATTGGAACGGCTGTAGAATATGCCAATGACCATATCCGTGGTCGCTGGCCCGCCATCGAACCTGCACTCCTGCGCCGGGCGGCGATAGACAACGATAACGCCACACGGGCACTGAATTACGCTGCCACGGTCATCAAAGGACGTTGGACAGCGTTGGAGCACAAGTTCTGGACTACCGCTGGCAATGAGACCATGGGTAAACTGGCTGTTCAGTATGCTTTGAAGATTATCAAAAAGCCGTGGCGGGAAATATCCACGCAACGGTCTTTCGAGTTCGGCGGTATGCCCCGGCCTGAAATGCTCATGTGCAAGTATGCTCCCAAGGAAGCCATGGAGTATGCCAAGGCGTTTCACATTGAATCGTGGGACGAGTTGGGAGAAATCCTGCTTGCTGACCACAACTATACCACCTACTTTGACTACTTGAATAACATGAAGGGGGGAGCGAGAGACCCCCGGTTGGAAGCCATGCTCACCCAACCCAAGTCAGTTTTCTACAATGTTCAAGAGCCTATGGATAAGCGGGACCGGAGGCAGTGGATGCGTGATAACCCCGGAAATCCTGTGGTCCCCGCCACGAAATCGACCACGAAATATGTCAATAAAGATGCCGTGGGGGCTGACTACGCTGAGCAGATTATCAAGGGTCGCTGGCCTGAGTTGGAGGAGCGATACCTCAACGAGATGAGGGATAAAAAGAATGAACTTATCCCGGATGATTTTGAGCGTCTGGAGCGTAACTCATACCACGATGACAAGTTTCCCGCTGCCATGGGTGGATATATCAAAGATGTTATAAAAGGTCGCTGGCCTGAGTTGGAGGCCGTTCTTCTCCAAAGGTATAAGGACTACCCCGACATGTGGCAGAGCAATCAAGCTCTGGTTGCCGGGTACCTCAATCTGCTCAAGCCTGAAAAGCACACCTATGAGGTTCCCAACTGGAATAAACCTCTGGAGCCGGTTGTGGGGATATGGCCGGATGGTGAAGACATTCTGAAACAGCGCAGTCAACCCTACGAGGATAAGTTGGAGAGAATTGCCGAGGCTGAGTATCGACAGGAGACCACTTATCCCGAACCTGACCGGGATGACCCCTTGTGGTATCCAGCGCACGAGATTGCCGAGTATGTACGCTGGCTTCGTCAAAATGGTGAGGACTGGCCCGAAGGCGTTATCCTGTTGAATAAATTAGAAGATTTCCGTGATGCCAAGCGCCGGGAGGCGAAGGCACAAGGGAAGTACTATACCTCCCTGACCAATCGAGTGGCCTCTAACGAATTACTCAACCCCAAGAGAATCCTACCGCTTGAAAAAAATCCCTAAATTCCTTTCTCTTCGTGGTATACTATAACTGAGGAGAACATGTCTATGGCTTCTACCAAAGCGCAGGCTGTATCGCCTATCACATTGGAAGACTTAAAGCTGGAACCTTCCAGCAAACCCCTCGCCCTGATTTTTTCGGGAAAGTTCAACTACAAGGGCTACGGCAGACAAATCGCTGCCTGTCATCTGGACGCCTATGTAGGCCCCGACCGCAAAGTCTTTATCGCCACGGAGATTGACACCAACCCCGGTTGTTCCATCACCAATGGAATTGAAATGGTCGCTGATGCCGTCGAAGAGCAGTTTAGCCTTGGGCACGTATTCGGCCCCACGTCCGACCGCACCAACGTCCTTGTGGAACACTATGATAACCGGAGCTATTCCAGCCATCCCGACCGGGATGACTACTCCATCATGGAATTCAAGGGTGAGAACGGCAGCTACAAGTATTACAGCAACCCCGGCTGGTGGGGGGTTGAGAAGTCCGAAATTGAACGCCTGATAGGAGGGCAGCTTGTCTAACCTGAACATCGCCGTATGGGACGACCCCGTACTCAGCAAGAAGTGTGACCCCGTTCCTCCCGAGGATTTTGGGGACGCCCTGAAAGTCTTGGGCCTGCAAATGATTGACACCATGAAAGCCGCCAAGGGTGATGGCATCGGCCTCGCTGCTCCACAGGTGGGCCTGTCCAAGCGTCTCTTCGTAATGAAGCGGTTAAGCTGTGAGGCGACCACGAAAGAAATAATCGCCGTTAATCCAAGAATTTCTCTCCGGGGCGAGTATAAGGTATTGGAGGAGGGTTGTCTCTCCTTCCCCGGCTACTACGGTCCCGTGTGTCGTCAAGAGGAATGTACGATGACGTATCAGGACCCACTGGATGGCAGCGAGTGGACGGTGGAGCTTACGGGTCTGGATGCTCACTGCGCACAGCATGAGCTTGACCATCTGGATGGCATCATGTTCTTCGACCGGATGCCCAAACACTATCGCAAAAAGCTTTTGAAGGAATGGAGCAAAAAGCATTGAGTTGCCCGGTCCCTGCCGGTTTGTAGGACCCGCATCGCCACGGGTCTGACGTTACGGTGGGGAAACAGGGACGGCTCTTTTAGGAAAGCCAGAAGCCTCATAACCTTCCGGCATCCGTTCGACTCGGATGGAGCCGTCCCCATGGGCGCAAGGGATTAAGATGAAATACAGGTACCGTTTCGGGTCTGGTTGGAGGAAGGTGACGGTCCATGCGTGCAGTTTCGACACTGCTGTATGTAAGGCTCTTGACGAACTGGACCGTAGAATGATTAAAGCCGGGGGTGAACCTCCTGTGGCTCACGCCCTGCGTTGCATCGAAACGGATGACCGAAAGGTAAAAGTTTTCGGCGGGTAGCTCAGTTGGAGTTCTTGGGCTGGAGGGCGATAGGCCATCGTCGCCAGTCTGAGACTTATTCGAGGCCGGGGAGGCGAGTGACCATAGCCTTTTCGGAATCGGGTAGAGAGCACCCTCATTTACATGAGGGAGGTCGGTTGTTCGAGTCAGCCCCCGCTGACCAGTTTATGGTAGGAGCATGTGGACCGGGACCGCAACCCGGTCTGAGCATGTGGTAGCGGAGTGAGATTTCCAATCTCCGTATCAAAGGGCTGGTAACCCTAAGCCTGCCCAAATTTCAAGGAGGTTGTATGGCATCGAAGCGTAATCCCCATCTATCAAGGTTGAGCACCGAGGAGTTGGAAGCCGAACTTGAAGCTCGGGAAGCGGAGGAAAATGCGCCTCCCCCGCTAGTTGAGAAACCCGACTGGAGCAATCTGAAAACTTTCGTGGTGAGCCAGATTGAGGAAATCTCCAAGCCAGACGGCTATGCCAAGGACTTCGAGCACTATGTGTTCGAGCAAGTCATGAGTACCCTTTACGGCAATGGATTTTGGGCTTGGTACAACGAAGGACCCTGCGAGCGTGCCGGTGGTTAAGGACAACCATGACCCCGTTTGGAAAGGTGTTCCAAATCCGTTGGAAGGAAGCACTCGGCAGACCCGAGTGCCCGTACCTCTATCGGTGGACGCTTATCATCTTCGGGTTTTCCATCCGGCTCCATCACTGGCTCCGGTCAGATGACCGGCGTTTTTTCCACGACCATGCCAGCAATTTCGTATCTATAATTCTCAAAGGTCATTACAAGAATGTAACCCCGGATGGGACCTTCGAGGTTAAGGCCGGGTCCATCTGGAAATCGGACGCCTTGCGCCGTCACTACTTAGACATCCCCAAAGGTGGGGCTTGGACTCTGCTCTTCTGCGGTCGGCCCTATCACAAGTGGGGATTCTACGTGAAGGGGCACAAGTGGCGTCCTTTACGCTATTTCAGCAAGTTTGGAATCATTCAAGACGAGAATTACCAATGACGACACCGATTGCTCCTGACATGCTGATTGAGAAAATAATGATACTACGGGCGCACGTAGACGAGTGTTGGACTGCCCCGGATGGTTGTTTCTGTATGCCCTGCCCTTTCAGTTGGGGGCATCACCCTAAATGCCCACTCGTAAATACGGTAGCGTTTGACGGCACACATGAACTTCCCAAAGCCGGGGTTGTATGCAGCCGATGTGGTCGGGAGAAACGAATCTACAACGGCGAAGTAAAGTGCGGGTGTGAGTTTTACCCGAAGCTTGAGAATTAACAGGAGACATATGGGAAAGAATATCGAAATGTTAAATCCGGTGGTCTGCCTGCATTGCGGGGCAGTCTATGACCTATGTGCTACGGAGCCAGTTGCCCGGCTCACTGATTGTGACGTATTCAAAACACCATGCTGCAACCGCACTGCCGACACCCGTAGATGGAAGGGCCTGCCGGATTACCGGGACTTGCGGCAGGATGACTTCATGCCTATGGACATTATGGGTAACATACGTCATATCCGCATCATCGACCCGGAGGAAACTCGGGCGGCTATCAGGGCCAAGGAGGTTGTATGAGCACCGGAACATTGACCTGCACTGTGGGATGTAACAACGTCCAAATCAACAAACGGGGCGATGACTGCTTTGGAGCGCCCAACACCATTTACGCCCGAGTCATCAGCCGGGACGGCAATAATGTCTACCTTGAAGAGGCGGATGTTGCTAAGATTCAAGAACTTATGGGGGTTTTGAAGGACGTTACCTCCTATAGTCCGACCGGCACACCCGAGGATAAAAAGGCGTGGGCAAAGAAACGCAGCACATTTTCCTCCACTGCCGCCTGACCTCGTGGTATACTGTTACTGAGGAGACCTATGGAACTCGAAAAGACATCGCACAGTGAGCAGTACATGGATTACTCCGGGGGTAAGGAAAATGCCCCCACGCTGACCGTTATGGTCGGCCCGGCTGGCTCGGGCAAGTCCACCCACGCCCGCAGTCTTGTCAATTGGGCAGCGGGAGCGACCGTCCGGGTAAACCGGGACACCATCCGTGCCATGCTCTACTGTGATTCCCCTTGGAACCACTCGAAGGAAGATGTGGTCCGCAAGTATGAGGAAGAGGGCATCCGTATGTTCCTCGCCATGGGACTCAACGTCATCGTGGATGACACCAACTGCGTGTCCCGTACCCGGCAAAAGCTGGAAGAGATTGCCCGTGGCGCTCGGGTAAAGTTCTGCCTGCACGTCATGAACGTGGACAAGGAAGAGTGTAAGCGGCGGAACGCCCTACGCACCGGCAAAGAATGCGTGCCCGAGGAAGCCATCGACCAACAGTTCAAGCGGCTGCGGGAAACAACCGTCCGCCCGGCTGGCTACGGTCTGGATGAGACCAATCGGGCAGTGGACGACTGGAATGAGCTTATCGCCGCTGGTATGGGGCGGAGCGAGTTCCGGGAGCGCCTCCCCGGCGCACCGTGGGTGTTCTGCGACGTTGACGGAACCCTCGCAGAGAACTTAGGGGAACGCAATCAGTTTGACGAAAGCAAGGTTCTTTTGGACGCTTGCCGGGAGCCGGTAGCGGCATGGGTCCGGGCGCTTTATCCGACCCACAACATCGCTATCGTCAGCGGTCGGCACGACACCTGCTGCAACGATACCTGTGACTGGCTTGAAATGTACAAGGTTCCTTTTGACTTGATTCTGATGCGTCCGGCGACGAGTTATGTCTCCGACCACATTGTCAAGCAGAACATCTTAGATGCCTTGCTCAAAGTCATCGACAAGGGTCGCATCGCTTTCTCCATTGATGACCGCCCGAAGGTGGTCAATCAGGTGTGGAGGAATGCTAAAATCAAGGTCTATCCGGTCGGCGGCATGGTCGCCGCACCCGGCGAGCAGGCTACGGCGCACACCGCCTCCTGCACCTTTGACCTTGCCAATGTCAAGAAGGGTTTCCGTCGCTGCCCGTCTTGCGGGGCACTGGAGGATTTCTGATGAGCCTCAATCATATTTCAATGTCACAGGCTTTGGGCGTCTGGTCGGAACTGGAAGCAGCCTATTACGGCAAGAACGGTTTCGGCAGGGATACGGCGGAAATTTACGCCTATCGCTTGCAGGAGTTCTGCCCCACCGCCGCTTACGCTTCTGGTAGTCCCTCATCTTCCATAGGGGTGGAAGCGCAGAGAGAAGCCGCCACGAGGGCCGGGAGAGCCTTACACGAGCTTATCCGACTCTTTCAGGCACATCACAACTGCCGGGTGGTCGTGATGGATTACCGGGAGGATGGTAACGGGGAACACCCGGATATCCTTCTGGAGGGATTTGACCACCGGGTCAGCATCAAAGTCATGCGGGACGAAAAACCACTGGAGATGAAGTCATGAAGCTGGAAAAGCTGCTGAATATTGAGAAGCTGAACGAACAGGTAAGGGATGGCTACATCTCTGTCCGGGCACACCCCAAGCTGCCCCTGCGCATCTACAACTACTCCAGCCAATGCACCTTCGAGAACAAGTGGTCCTTGGAGTCGTGCATCTGCCGGGGCCTCATCGTGGACTCCAATGACAACGTTGTGTCTCGTCCCATCGCCAAGTTCTTCAACTTGGGACAGACCGGACCCCTGCTGGTCAGGGATTGGTTCCTCCGGGATGAAAGGGGAGAGAACAAGGGTGTCGTCAAGGACCAGACCATTGACCCGGCGTACCTTCTCGAATGTGCCCGGCTGTTTAAGAATCCCATTACCATCACCCGCAAGTTAGACGGGTGGGCGGGAATCTCGTGGCACTATGAGGGCATCTACGGAGTTGCCAGCCGGGGTTCTTTTGATTCACCGGGGGCGCAGTATGCCACGGAGAAGGTGCAGAAGTTCGTCAAGTACGGGGCGTTCGCCGACTTTCTCCCCGAGGATACCACCCTGTTCTTCGAGATTATCTCCAAGGTCACCAAGGTGGTGGTCCCCTACAACTTCGAGGGGCTGGTGCTTATCGCCGCCATTGCCAACGAGACCGGGGAGGAATTGGAATATCCCGAGCTTGAGGCTTTCCACAAGCAGTTGAACAGCTATGCCAAGGACCGGGACTGGTGCCGGTTGGTGCCGAAGTTTGACATGTCGGTGGAAGAGTGCATGGCGGACAAAGACATGACGGAGGAGGGCTATGTCACCGCCGTCCACCGGCCCCATCTGCCGCCTGTCCGGGCGAAAATCAAGCTGGCAGAGTACTGCCGTCTGCACCGCATTGTGACTGGTGTAACACCGCAGAAAATCTGGAATGAGCTTTCCGACCCCATGTCACCGTGGATTTCCCACAACTCCAAGAAGGATTGGACCACGGGTGAAATCAAGGTGGACATGTCCGTCCCCAAGGAATTCGGGGAGTGGGTCTACCAGTGGCAGGTGAAGATAACCGGCGTTTTCCACGAGAAGTTGGTTCGAGCCGTGGAGGCGGAGAGCCATCTGACAAAACTGGCAACCGACTCGCCTGCTGAAAGGAAGGCACAGGTGGAGTGGCTCCGGGCAAACTTTGCTGATGTTTCCAAGGCGGCAATGTTGCTGCACCAAGGCAAGATTGTGGACGCCTACAACGAACTGTGGATTCAGGTCCGTCCTTTTGGTCGGGAAGAGTATTACTACCAAGACGGAAAAGGAGAGTGACATGAACGGCATCAACATCGGAGTAGTGGTTTTCCTCTTTATCCTCAATTTCGCAATCTCGTGGTTCAATGCATGGGTGGTCGGTAGAACGTGGCTGGAGTCCAAGGCCGCTGGTGGGTTTACTCACTTTGTGACATGGTGTGGAGCCATTATGTCGGCCTGCGGATTCACTTGGTGCTACAGCATTGTTCTGGCTATTGCCTCCACGCACATTCCCTATAAGGGGCATATGCTGCTCACCACCGCACAAGCCGGGGGTGTCGTGGAACTGGCCTACCTCGCCGTCATTCTGCCGTGCATCGGCTCGGGCATCGGCATCACTATATCAAGCTGGCAGAACTACAGGCGGGACCGCAGCCTCTTGAGTGGTGGTATAATGGGATACAACACCTTCGCCGAAATATACAATATCTACGAGGCCAGCCGGGCGGTGCCGATGATTTTCAAAGACCTCGGCAGGTTGTTCAAGGGGGACAATGACCGGAACAAGTGGGTCATCATCCTCGCTGCCGCTGCCATCTTCGGAGGGGTATTGACAACCTTTGCCATTGTTAAGGCGTCTGCTCGTGCGAAGGCATATCAGGTTCAGTACGAACTGAATTCCGTCAAGAGGGGTTGACATGAACATGTTTATGCGGTTGTTTGCAGTGCTCACGGGCGGAAGGCCTATGCAGCGAATCGGAGATGGCTTTTGGGATGCCATCGGTTTGGAGAAGGTGGACATCTACCGGGACCTGTTTGGTAGAGAGTGGCTCGCTACGGGTCCCTGCCGTCTATTCCGGGTATCCCGGCATTAGGAGGATGGCATGTGTACTCTTTGACCTCAGACAGCGGCGGCGGTCGCCGCCAGCACGGCAATAGGAATGACTTGGTGGAGATATTGGCACTATCGAGCGGTTCAAGCTTGGAGACGGGTATGTTTAAGGTGGGAGATAAAGCGGAAACCGCAACCAGCCTATCCGGGACGCTGACCGAGTATGATGTAATGTTTGGTAGATTTTTTCTCAGATGTCCAGATGGATTCGGATTGTGGGTACACCCCGACAACCTCAGGTTACCGCTCGGGAACAAATGCCCCATAAACGGGACAAATGAGACAGATGTTCCCGTTCGGGAACGGAGCAACGTATGAAGCAGAGCCGATTCTACATCCATTACATCCTGATTGACAAGGGGGAGGAATCCATCGAGTTTTCCGACAAGCTTTGTAAGCTACTCCGAGAGCGCTTTCCTGCGGACACGTTCTTCCAGAAATTCACCCCGGAAGTCATGAACCCCAACCTCCCCGGTACACCCGGTATGGACCGCACTACCCTGACATGGAAGCCGGTGGAGAATTCTAAGGTTCTGCTCATTGGCATTGGCATTGGCGGCTTGTTCGGTTACCGATTGCAGCTTGAGAAAGAGTTTGAAGGTGTATCCCTCATCGCCGTCTGTCCGCCGCCCGGCCTTAGCCTTGCCCCCGCAGGGGGTCCAATAGCGGTGCTGTACGGCTCCAAGGAAGGCGTGTACTCCCTTCCCATTGAGAAATACCATGTGCCGCACACGCAGACCTTTGGCATCCCGTCCCTCCAGCATGGTCCCCAACTGGCGTTCTATGCCATCGCCTACTTGGTGGGCAAGTACATGCAGGAAGAGGACTTATTGCCGGAAATGCAGAAATTATGATACAAGGACCACCGCCGACAAAACGGGAACCTGAGTGGCGTCCGATACCGGATTATGGGGATGTGTACACATTGGGGGATTTTTATCGCAACATCGCCTCTGGGGCAGGAGGAGACGGAACGGGATACTACGCCCGGCCTCCCCTGATGTCAGATGAACGCATCAACCCCTGTGTGTGGGACCATAATTTTGATGAGATTTACACCCACATAATTTGGTTCAACAAGTAAGGTTTCGTGGTATACTGTAGGTATGGAGACTATTCCACAAGTCATCGCTTCCGAGCTTTCCTACCGCCGCCAGTACTATGACGCCGGGGAGAACTCCGGGATGAAGTGCCGATTCTGTTCTCAACCCATCCAATTTGTCTTTCTACTTAAGGACCCGTGGGGCGGAACCCTGCCCATCGGCGAATGCTGTTTCCTCAAGCTTAAAGAGGTCAACCCTGCGGTCTACACGGGTCTGGTAGCCAGCCTGATTATGTTGCAGGGAGCGGCTAAGGACCAGCAATCAGACATTGACCAACAGGCCGAGGCGGGACTGGTCATTACTCACCGGGACGCCTACAAGATGCTCCTCCGAAGCGGACGTGCCCGCATCACCGCATACCGGGTAGCCTCCGGGGAGAAGGAGTGGTTGCCAAAGTCCCTTTTTGAGTTGCGGAAAGAGATGCGAATAGCCCCCACCACCAATGCCCGCAAGACTAATAAGTCCCTTATCCGCTGGTATCAACGCCGAATTGGCGTCCTGCAAGAAAAGCTCTCCCAACCCCAACAGTAAAGTTTCCCCTATCAGTATCTTTTATAGACGGACTGGAGGCGGCTAATGGTGAACAAGCTCTATCTCAGGGCAAACGGCATCGACATATCCAAGGCAAGGGTGAGGAATAAGCTGGTAAATGGCTCCCCCTTTGGCGATAGCGAAGTGGTTATCGAGGTACCGCCCATGGAGCATATGCCCGGCTTGGGGGAGATAACTTTGGAAGATGCTAGAATTCCCGGACTTCCTGATTTTAAGTTAGAGGTAAAGCAAGGGAACGGTGAGTGGAGAACCGTAAGTATTCCTGAACTTAAAGCGATTTTGGCTGGAAAACCAAATGGCTAAGAAGAAAAGACAACCCGAGCTAGACGAGCTTCTTTTCCAAGACGAAACCCCTCCCGAGGAGGAGAGGGACGACCTTCTCTTTGACGACCCGGAGGAGGAATCCCAAGAGTCTGACGAAGAGGAAGAGGAAGAACTTATCCCCGAGCTTGAAATTGGAGAAAACGGACACATCCGTCCACACCACAAGCGGGGTCGCCGGGAAGATGACGAAGAAGAGGACTCGCCGGTAGTATTAGATTGGGATGAATGAATCCGTCTGCCCACTTGTAACCCAATACACCAATGAATTAGGCATTGACCCGCAAGTGCTTGAGCGCCTTTACCTTGTCCGTCACTGGGACATCCAGATGGACGAGGCCGGGGTAGTCCACAACCCCATTCCTTTCAAATGGCCGTCTCTCTTTCGCACCAAAATCTACAATTTGAACAAAGAGGTTGAGGATGAACCTCTGGAGCTTCGTCAATACCAGTTGCAAATCATTCATCATCTGGTCCGCATGAACCGGTTCATGTGCGGGGACGCCGTGGGCCTCAAGAAGACCTGCGACGTGATAGCCGCCCTCTGTTGGCTCAAAGACCGCATCCCGGACCTCAAAGCTCTGGTGGTGACCACCAAATCCACCCTCTGGCAATGGCATGATGAGATACGGAGATTCAGCCTGCTACGCCCCTTCGTCATGGTGAATGAATACCGGGGTCAGAAGTCGTATCCCGCACGTCATCAGCAACTTAGGGACTTCCTCAGTGGCGTAAAGAAAGACGTTCTCATCGGCAAATACTCCTCCATGATTGGCAAGCGGAGGATGATAAAGAATCGGACTGACCGGGATGGTGACCCGCTGCCGGATAAGTTGGAGCCGGTCTCGCAGGAGATATTGGAGTTTGCCCGGATTCTCCGGGATAGCAATAAGCCTGTAGCGGTCATCTTTGACGAGGCACACCGATTTAAGACGCCGGGAAGCTCCACGAGAGCGCTGGTACTGAATCTTGCCAAGCAATGCCGCTGGGCGTGGGCATTGACCGGTACGGCGATGAAGAATTCCGCCGACGAGTTTTACTCCGCCCTGTTTGCCCTCGGCATCCGCCCCTTTGGCAGCATGTGGGATTTCGAGGAGCAATTCTGCATTTATCACAAACAGTACGTCGGGAACGGCATTCATAAGCGGGTTCTGGACGGTTACCAGAACATGGACGAATTCAAGCGGGGTATCCGCACCTTTTACTTGGGACGCTCCCAAGCGCAGGTCCGGGAGAAACTCCCTAAGCTCCAGACGGTGTATCACCCCATTGACTTGGATGCCAAGCAATGTCGGCTTTTGGACGACATCATCTCCGGGGCCTTTACCCTGCCCCCGGCGCTCATCAAGGTATCCGGGGAGATATACGAGCGTGAGCGGGACCCCAGCAATGCCATGACGATGATGTCGGTTCAGCAGCTTGTCTCCAACCACCCCGGCTTGCTGGACCGAGAAGACAAAAAAGCGTTTTTCCACCCCACTTTGTCCCCCAAGGAAGAGGCACTTTTAGACCTGCTGGATGGCGACCTAAAGGGTGAGAAAGTCATCGTTTTCAGCAAATTCCTAAGACATATTGACCGACTAGAGGGACTGACCACGGCGGGCAAGTTTACTACCCGGCGCTTTCTGCGGATTACCGGAAATGAGAACGAGAAGGAGCGGAACGCCGCCAAGCGGTTATTTCAGGAAAGCCCTGACCACGACCTGATTTTCATCAATGCGGCGGGCATTGAGGGGTTAAATCTCCAGCAGGCCGCTCATATGGTCTGTTTGGACCTACCGTGGTCGTGGGGCGATTTAATCCAGTTGGTAGGGCGAATGGTTAGGTCGGCCTCTCCGCACGCCTCCTGTACCCTCCACATCCTCGTAGCGAAGGGTACAGTGGATGAATACACCATTGATGTGCTGATTGGGAAGAAAGGCGTCTTTGAAGCCATCCTTGGCGAATCCCACTCAGCCGGGCTGCTTTCCGACAATAACAATCTGGACTTGGATTCCGGCATGGAAGCTACCGGCTCGGATGAGGAGTTTAAGCTGGAAATGCTCCGCCACGCCCACAAGCGTAATGCCAGCATGAAGAAGTTTCTCATAGGGGAGCGCATCTCGGCGGCACAGGAAGATGACGAGTACGAGATGATTTTTGAAAAGAAACCCCGGAAAACGAGTAATAAAAAGCAGCAGCACCCGGCGTTGGAACCAGAGCCGGAAGACAACTTGTTGCCATTCGATGGGGGCATATGAGCAATATGGTGGTTAGGTCGGTGACTATCTCCTTGGAGCTTGCCGACAAAGAGTTTGGCAACGGCATGAGCCGGTTCTTCAATATCAAGGGGGCTTACCAAGAGGGCGGCACCCCGTTGGAAGAGGTCGCTGATGTGGTCGATGACAGCCTGACCATGTTTATGGCCGCTTGGAAATCTTTGCTCGGAAGTAAGTGTGCGCAGGGCAAGATTGACGGCAAAACCATGCAGGATGAAGTACGGAAGGTCATCAAGCGGACAACGAAGGTTCAAGCCTATCTCAGAAAAGAAGATGGGAGTGAGCCAATAACAAGTGGACCCCCGGCAGGAACAGAGGGTCAAGAGGGAACTTCATGACGGGACTTATCAATGTCAAAGCGGCTATAGACTCCTTCCAAGCGGAACGGCTACTGGTCGGAGCTTACATCTTGGAGCATATCGAAGGGGTGGTCACCAAGATTGCCTACCAGTCCAACGGGGACGCCATTTCCTACGAGGACATGTATTCCGACCTCGCCGCCGAGGTTGACAAGCTGCCTAAGCTCAAATTGGAATTGTCGGTCCCTCCGGGTGGTGAGTCCCAATACAGCATCCAGCTTACCATGGCGATGGAGACGGTCGCCGACGACTGCGACCGGGTATCCCACAAGGTGAGCAAGTTCGAGAGCAAGATTCGAGAAGCACAGGGCAAGCTCAAGCGGCTGCATGGGGAGTTTGGGGCATGGTACTCTCTTGCCGCCAGCAAGCTCATGGAAGAAGAAGCGTACATCCGCCTGAATGCCGCACAGGTCAAACAGCTTGCCGATGCTGAGTTTTCCCGTCTGACCAACGACCTTGATGTCACCATGGAGAGCCTCATCAACGCCGTGAAGTCTCTCCGAGGGGAAATCAAGGAGCATAAGCGCACGCAGGCCGACAAGTACAACATGGGGAAAGACCAAGTAAATGCCAGTTGGACTTCCCACATGCCGCTATTCAACGGCAGCGGCGACATCACGACGGACACCCCCGGCAAGCTATTGGGCGAACATAACCCCCAGCTTGAAGAGGCACTGGCCCCGGAGGATTTTGCTCCCGAGGAACCACCGCCCGAAAAAGAATGGGCATTTAAGAAGACCGGAGACGCCCGTCCCATACACCTGATTACCGATGACGAGCGGCTCCCGCCTTCGGATGAGGAGGATGAACGAGTATGAAGCCGGGCTGGTGCCGATTCTTTCTTGTGCTTCTTACCCCGTTGTGGATAGGGGGAGCGATAGGGATGTTTCTTATCTACCACCTTCCACCGGGATGGTTATGGGTTGCTCCTATCGTCGTGTTCATTGGTTTTTTCATCTCATGGTTAATCTTGGTCTACGAAAAGTGGAAGAGGATAAATGGTAACACTGGAAGTTGACCCCCAATTTCATGGACCCACGATTGCCGAGATAGCCTCCACATTAGCCGACATCAAGGAAGACCCGGTGCGGGTTCGGTGGGGAGGCACCAAGACAGAAATCAAACTTCTGGAGAGTAATGACCGGGCTTTCGTTGTGGTCGTTCCCAGTCTCGTGGAGATGAGCACAGTTGCCTTTATCTTTGGAACCCCCCTTCAACTGGGAGATAAGATTCTTGCCGAAAGCAAGGACGCTCTTATCAATAAGAAAACCTATAATTGGAAAAGGTTTACCGGGGATAATGGTCCCACGGTCATTAAAAGCATAGTAGTCAAACTGGCGGCAAATGCCGTCCGGCAGGGGCTTCGTCCCAAGCTGGCGAGAGTTGCCTCCGATGCTCTGCTTGGAAAAGTGAATGCTGCCGATGCTGACATTCTGATACGCACTGCCTATGCCTAAAATACCCAAAATTCCCGCTGTTCGTTGGTCTGAGCAAGACATCGTCGCCGCCCTTCTTAAGCGGCATCCAGCCCCGGAGTGGGCCTTCTTCCCGCAGTTAAGAAATGGCACGGGATTCGCTCAGTTGCCCCGCACCGCCGACGCCGTGGCGATGAACTGCTACCCCAGCCGGGGGTTGGAAGTGCATGGCTTCGAGGTTAAAACCAGTCGCAACGATTTTCTCAATGAACTCAAGAACCCTGACAAGGCGGAATCCATCGCCAAATATTGTGACCGTTGGTGGTTGGTATTGTCCGACCCCACCATAGTCAAAACCGGGGAGCTTCCATCGACATGGGGGCAACTCTCCATGCATGGTGGAGTTCTGCGTGTTGACGCCCCGGCATTGCCTCTAACTCCCGTTCCCCTTGACCGGCTGTTTGTAGCCTCACTCCTCCGTAACCAAGCCTACTGCCCGGATGAAGAAGCCAAGAAACAGTACGCAGAGGGGGTGGAGTACGGCAAGAAGTGCGTGGGCGGCGATTACAAGCGTCTCAGGGAGGAAGTAGACAAGTTCGAGGCTGTCTCGGGGGTCAAGATTGCTGACCGCTGGAGCCTTGGTAATGTGGCGTTGGCGGTCAAGGCACTGACAGAGATGGAGTACGAAGTCAAACACATTGCCTCCGCCGCCAAGTATGCACGGGAGATAGCCGATGCTCTTGACCTGATGCTTAAGAACTCCGGGCTGACCACTTTAGCTACGGAGCTAAAAGAAAAGAGTTGAAGTTCAGTAATATTCTTAGGGGGCTGATATGGCAGTTACCGAGCTTGATGTTTACAAAGAAGAGAAGCAGGTTGCGGAACCCGAGGTTCTAGCGGGTCAGCAAAATACCCATCTGGCGTTTCCCAAGGCCGGTCCCGACATGGAGTCGGAGGTTCGTGACCGCATACTGACCGCCATCCGGGCAGCAAGTTTTCTGGTGTTGGCACAGCGGGTTCGAGCAGACCAAGACATCATCTATTCCGGCATTGCCGGTATAGCCGATGGAGCGGCGGCGGAAATCATCCGCATATTCAACTTTGAGCCGGGGTTCGTTAACCTGCGCAAGCCTCCCGTCAGCGATAATCTGCCGGGCAGAATCATCAACATCTAATGGGTAAACTGGCAGAATTCGGAAACATCCTGTACTCCCCGCTGCGGTTTATGTTTGGCACCGTGCCGAACTATATTCTCAGCCGCCGTGTTCAGAATTGGCATACCTCCATGAAGGGCTGGAAGGGGGATGAAGTTCGGGTTATCGTAATGTGCGAATCCCGCCTCTGGCATTGGGCATTTGCCGATTGGCTGTGGGGCTGGCAACAGTGGCTCTGTCATTGGCTCGGTGAGGTTCCCCTACCCAAGTTTATCACCAACATTCAAGGATGTTATGATGAGGACGACAAAGAGCATCCCTGCACCTTCGGAGAGTGGTTCGGAGATGATGTGGGGAGCCTCTGGCACCTGTACATCTGTGAGCCGGTCTTTCAGGTGATATGGAAACATTTCGTTGGCGAGCGGGTGGTAGATTTCGAGCTTACGTTGGAAGAAGCTCGCCAGAAGTTTGCTCATGACCCCAGTCAATATGAGTGGGTGGAAAAAGAGATTGCGCAGCACGAGCGGTGGGATGCGGGGGAAGTGGAGGAAGCATGTCTGAAATAACACTCAAGAGCACTAACGACCAGAGTAACCTGGATTTTCACCTGGGTATGGTTGCCCGAATGGAAACAGCATTTCATTCCTATGGCGACTACACGAAGAATTACGTCGGGACATACTCGAACACATTCCGCACCGATGTCAAGAACGCCATAGACCCCATCATCGAGAAGTACAAACGCTCCGGGAATGGCAACGGGACTACCGCCAACACTAACTCCGTTGTGTCAGCCTTGGAGCGCCTCCTGTTATACTTGGTGGGGGGTCGGACCCGAGGTGGGGAAGTCAAGCGGGGCAACACGGAGTATTTGATGGACGCCGCCAACTTCCTGATGATAGAATACAACAGACCACAGGTCCCGAGGGCAAAGTTCAAGGCATCAGGATTTGATGAGTCCCCCGGCGTAGCAGGCTCCCCCGAGGGAGAGGCAGCCGTGGCTGCCTTCCAGACCTACGGAAACAAGCAAGGAGACTAATGGACTGGCAAGAAATTGACAGGGTGCGGGTCCCGAAGGATTATGGAGAATTCCTTGGGCTTGCGACCTTGCGCAGATACAACCACCCGCTGATTATCGCCCGGTTTGCCAGATGCAATGCGGTGGTGGGGCAACCGTACTTGGATACTTGGAAAGATATCGCCGTCATTGAATACGCCATTGCTCATGCTAAACCGGAAAACTTCTCGGAATAGAGTAATAATCCTTATGCTGACTGTACCGGTTGATATCAGTTATGTGAATTTTGTCTGGTCTACGGACTGGCACCTGAGTGCCTACCCACCGGGTCAACGTGGTGATGACTACGAATCGGCCATTTTGGAGAAGCTTGACTTTATCCGGGACGTAACAGAGAAGGTCCACGGTGTAGCCCTGTGTGGTGGGGATGTATTCCATGTGAAGAAAGCTCACCACCCTGCTAACAGTCTGTCTCTCCTTGTGCGGACGCTGCGGACATTGCGGAAGTTCCCCATGGGCCGGGTGTATGGGGCAGTAGGCAATCACGACTTGGCATGGGGCGAGCGGATGGATTCGCTCTCGGGTCAGCCCCTCGGCCTTCTTATCGCTTCCGGGGCCTATGCGGACCTGACCGAAGAGTGCCTGATGGTGAGTTCGCAGTTTGCTCCCTTGAAAGTGCAGGTACAGTCCTTTCCCTATGACCACGGTCAGGAGACGCTGCACAGGATAAAGGCTTCCCACCGGCATGGGGATGCCAACTACTTTGTGGGCATCGTTCATGCCTATGGTCAGCCGGGCGGACCCAGTGATTACTTTGGTGAGCGAGTCATCGGCTATGATGAAGTTGCCGACTCAGATTTTGATTTCTTGCTTTGGGGTCATGACCACGGGCGGCAGGAAACCAAGAAGGTGGGTAACACCACCCATGTGCATTTGGGGAGTCTCGCACGAGCGGCACTGGACAGTGACCAAGCGGAGCGTCTCGTGTCTGTAGCCGTGCTGTCATTCTCCGAGCAGGGGCCGAAGTACAAGGAAATCGCCCTGCCCGTGAAGCCATTGGCGGAGGCGTTCGTTACCGCCGACCGGGAAGTCCGTCATATCAACAAGTCGGAGGAAGTCAAACAGTTCTTGACGCAGATGGAGGTAGCCGTGGGTGGTGTGGAAACATCCGACCCCGGCGAGGTTCTCAGGGAGCTTTGCCCCAAGGAAGACATTCGGTTGCTAATGTTGGTAAAGGAGCTATGCGGCCTATGACAAAGCACACGCAAGTGGAAATCCCCGGTGTACCGGGAAAGCGTGCTGACGAAGGGATTGTGGAGCTTTTAGGTATTCTAAACAAAAAGGGTGTGTGGACGACCTCATCTTGCCAAGGGACATTGGACGAGGGTGCTTACCTCCGGGTAGATGGAAGAACGGCTGTTAAGTTTATGACATTTTTTGCACAACGAATATACTCTGCTGCCATATGTTATCCCCCCGGTCCAGAAGGCAGACTTACTATACAAGCGGGCCAGTATGGGGTACAGCTTAAGTGGAATCCACCCGACTACCCCCTGGTCTTGGCTTTAGCAAAGGAGTTATGCGACCTATGAAAATCGTCATTTACTCATGGTTCGGTGAGGAAGAGTTGGTGTTTCCTTACAAGCACAATGATGTCATGGAGGTAACTGAGGACCAGCTATGGACAATCGTCAAGGACTTTTACATGAAGAGACTCTCTGTGATGGTCCGCAGGCTCAACAAGCTCACGCTGGTAGCGGTATCACGGGATACTGGTAGGGGGTTATTTGATAAACATCTATCTATCGGGCGGCATTAGGGGCTTGTCTGATGAGCAGGCCTACGGTTGGCGCAAGGCTGTAATTAAACACTACCAGCTTGCCACGGGGGGCTTTGGACACAGTGGTATGACCCCGGAGGAACTTCAAGCCTCCAGCAAATGTATCCACTACGGAGTGAACATCATCGTTCCCAGCCGTATGCAGTATCGGGATGACGTTGACCTCAAGTCCGCTTCCCTTTGGGTAATCAAGCGGGACAAGATTTCCATCGCCCAGTCGGATATTGTCCTTGCCTACTGCCCGGTGCCAAGCTGGGGCACGGCAATGGAAATTATGTACGCTCATGAACTGGATAAGTGGGTTGTCGTTATCTGCGATGATGACAATCTAAGCCCTTGGTTAGTCGCTCATGCCGATGCCATCGTGCCCGGCCTTGACCTTGCCTATGATGAGATAGATAAGATAGCAAAGGATATGAGGAGCCAAATGCCATGAACAGCGAGAAGGTCATGAAGGTAGTCTCCACGGTCTTGGTAATCCTCGTTCTTTTGCTCGTCATGGTGACGTACCAATACAGCGAGTATGTTGACCAGTGCAAGCAAGAGGCTGAACATGCCGAGCTTCTCTACCTCCGGGCGTGGAAGAGCGCTCACCCCGATACTATTCGGATGGAGACACAGGGAGAGTGCATACAGGATGTGTTTAAGACGTTGCGCCCATTCTTGCTGCCACCATTTGGCACGGCGGGGCCGAGATTCCCCGTTGTTCCACCGTCCGAAGATATGAGACCAAGGAAAGGTACTAACGTAACGTGATGCTCCTTAATGGACAACCAAACCTGTGGTTCACCGCCGACTGGCATTTGGGGCACCGGTACTTCACCACCAAAAAGCGACCCTTCTCCAGCGTGGAGGAAATGAACGAGGCGTACATTACCAACCACAACGCCGTGGTGCGGAAGGGTGACATCGTCTACGTTCTCGGAGACCTCTACCTTCAGATGAAACTGGAGCAGTGCGTGGAAATCCAGAAGCGGCTCAATGGAAACTTCTACGTTATACAGGGAAACCATGACGGTATTGCCGTTCAGATGATGAAGAAGCATAACTCTTTCGTCTGGATACGCCAGCTTGAGGAAATCAAGGTTGGTCAGCCGTGGTTTGATGACACGAACAAGAAGATGATTACGCTCTGTCACTATGCCATGCGCACGTGGAGGAATTCTTGCTATAACAGCTATCATCTTTATGGGCATTCTCACGGAATGCTCCCTGATGAGCCACACCTTCTCTCCATAGATGTGGGGGTTGATTGCAATAACTTCTACCCCATCTCTATCGAACAAGTTATACAGAGAATGGAGTCCAAGATGCCCGCTAGGTTGGCCTACTTAGAGAGCTTAAAGAATTCTGGACGGGTGGAATAGACTTACCCGCTTTCAACCACCTAATTAGTTTAGGACGTGTCATGTTAAGGTCCTTGGCTGCAAGAGAAATAGACCCATAATTTTTTCCGTTTATCGTTATCGGTATTGACCTTGGGTGGAGGAATCCAGACTTGAATGAGGTAACAGTTGGTTTTCCGTAGAGATGGTGGTTTTTGCCACGGGCATACTTTCGGTTACCAATTTTCTTACAAGTTTCTTCAGTGTGGTGTTTCCCGTAGAACGGGTTGTTTTTGCCTGCTATACAAGGCCGTGGTCCACGCAAGTGAGCACGATGCTCAAGAGATTTAGGAATTCCCTTGAGAACCTCGCCCATATGCTTACGGCGCTCAGCACTGAACGGTGCCCGTGATGTGGGACCACCATCACCACCGGGTGTTATGTTATATCCATTTTCCCGTGTATGGTTTTCAGCTATCAATGAGATTTCCAGCCTAATAGCTTCAGATTTGTAGGGGGTACATACAATAGGCTCAATCCTAAAGGCATCTTTGCCATGTTTCCTTATGGCATTAGCCAGTTTGGTGGTTGCCCCACGGTTTGTATACTTTATATGATTCCACCATCGTTCCTTCAAGGAAAGTTTTGTGTAGCCGATGTACAATTTCCCATTCTCAAGGCAAGTGATTTTGTAAACGGTGAACATAGCCCCTCTTACATAGGGAATAGAAAGTTAAGTTATTTGGTCATTGTCATTTATTACTCTAGAAAGTTAAAAAATTTCAGTAATAAGAGGATGAAGAGGGCAGATGAGCAAAGAGTACCGCACGTTCTTTTGTGAAGATAATCACACCCAGTACACTATTGAAGCGCCGGGGGAAGCGGAAGCATGGGCGGCTCTTCGGCAAGCCATTGAGCCTGATTTTCAGAGCATCCCCATTGTCAATTATCATGGCGGCATGAAAGAAGCAGGGCCGGGACGGGAGTATGAAACCGTGCCTGCAACCAAGAAGGACCTCCGGGCGCACCTTCGATACCAGCCGCCAGCCTACACCCGATACCAAGAGGGTGGGGACCTTTATCTTTCTGAGAAACTGGACCCCACGCTCGCCGAACCCATGCCCACCGCCCCACCCAATGAAGAAGACGTGGGCCGGTATGTGCAGCGGGTGATGACTGAGATGCGTCTCAAGCAGGTCGCCGAAGACCATGAGGCCCGCATTGTATGGGGGGAGAAGAAATACGGTCAGCGGCTTCGTCCCCATAACGGCAGGGATTGCCTCAAAGACCTTTATCAGGAAGCTCTGGACGGCTGCTCATACGGTGGGCAGGCCGTTCTGGAGGGCAGAGACGGGGGTTATTTCCTACGTCAGTTCGCCCGCCTCGCTGACGAAATCCGGGATGCTATCTACAAGTATCCCATGAAGGGTTAACATGGCGACAATCACCCTTGCGCAAGCTGAGTTCATTCTCGGAGATTTGGGTCCCGCCAAGCGTCACCTTATCCGACTGCTGCAAGACCCTGAGACTTGGGCTAATCCCGGTACTTATCGGGAAATCCAAGAGTCCATCCAACGCACGGAAGTTAGTCTGTTGAAGCACGTTCTGGAGGTAGAGGATGAGTGATACCCGCCAGATTTTCATCGACAAGCTTGCCGAGATAGAAAAGACCGGACGTGTCCTTACACAGAAGGAGCGAACAGACCTCTTCTTCGAGGTGGTAAAGATAGCCTGCAATCCGGGGCGGCTGGTTATTCACGGGCATGAGTTCTGCATCAAAGAGAAGAGCAACGCCACGCAAGAGGATTGGCGCAAGGAAGAAGATGAGATGAACGCTCGTGAATCCTTAGAGTCTATCGTGGATGAGAAAGACCACCCGTTCATGAAAGAAGCCAAGTTGGACACATGGCAGAAACGGCTGATGTATTTCCTCAAGCCCGTCGCCCGGCACTTTGAGGTTGACGATGCGTCTCTTCTTGAAAGATACATGCGTCACAACCTTCCCACCCATGCTATGGAAGCGGGGTTGAATCCCCTTCAATTTATGCAGTTAGGAGAACAAGAACAAAATGGGAAACCAATCAGATGATTCTCTGCGGACCTACGAAAACAGTAAGCACTTAGGATTTACCGACCAGTGTCCTGATTGCAAAGGGGAGGGGGAAGTCCCCCTTACCGATACAGAACGCTGTGGCTGTGAGCAGCCTTGCTCCTGTTACAACTACAAGACCTGTGAGTGCTGCGGCGGGGATGGGAAGGTTGAAGCCACTCTCCCCGGTAGAGCGGGACAGGTCGCTGCCCGGCAAGCGGAGCTTTTAGACCGTCCTCCTCAGATGTTAGTTGGCACTGACGGGAGAGGTAAAGAACCATTCATCGTAAATGGCCGCTTATCCGAAATTCAGAGCGTTGTTTACAAGAACGTAATCGGAACTTCCATACCGGTCATCATCCGCCCGGCACCGCCCATTTCCCGCTGGCTACAGCGGAGGGAGAAGTTCTTCAAGATTCTGGATTGGTTGAAGCTCAAATGGTTCAACTTCAAGCTGCGTTTCCACCCGCAGGAGATTGATGACCCTCTCTATGACCTAATGAACGAGGATAGCATCATTCCTCCGGGAGAGTGGGAACCGCTGCAAGAGTTGGCACAAGAAGTAGTGGATGCTCCCGGTGGTGACCCCACGGAGCCTTCCGACCGTCCGATTAAGGAGAAATGATGTTCTATCATGTCAAGGTTACTGCTCCGGGTGGGCCTTACGTTTATGATGATGTCACAAGTGTTTCCTGTGAAGACGGGTACGTCATTGTGACAAGAGCAGATGATGTCAAATCACAGCATTACTTTCACGATAGTGAGTTGGAGTTGGTGGAAATAGCAGGTGAGGGGGTTTTTTGGACATGGACGAAATCTACCAGAAAGTAGCGGAGCATTTTGCCAAGGTGGTTGATGCTCTCTTTGAGAGCGAGGAGACCCTCAAGGCAAAGTTCAACGAGTTGTTTCCCGGCTTGGAGTTCGACCGTACTGACCACTGGGGCGGAATCATGTACCGGGTCTTCCGGGATTCTTGGCTGGAGGCCGGTCCCGAGGTTAAGGCGGAGCCAACCGGCTATGACCGGAGTGCGGTCCTCAAGAAGCTCACCACCCTGCTGGATTACAACCTCTTCACACAGGTGATGCTCAATCTGCAATCCTACCTCGGTATGGCGTATCAAGCTTTGAACGCTGAAAAAGACCTCAAGACCATGGAAGAATGGTGGAAGAACAACAAGCGTAGCCCCTTCATGCCGGGGTCGAAAATGGTGAAACTTTCCGCCAACATGACGACGGAGGATGAGAAGTTCAATCAGGACCTCAGCACCATCCGGTCATTGAAAATCATCGCCAACTTTACCCCCAACCTATCATGGCGGGTCAGCCCCAAGGGCAGCACCCCGGCGCTGGTAGACAGCAACAACGTTAGCAGCCTTGGTATCGGGGCGGACAGGTATCTTAAGGTGATGCCCGGCCTGCGGGCCTCTTACGTCTTTTGGGAGCCGGGCGGCGGGCCGACCATGGCAACCATTCCCCCGGCATCTTCCGACCACATTACGTTCCAAGCGGAGGGCATCCCGTACTTGTTCCGTTCCAAGTCGGGCGGAGAAATCCTCAATCAAGTTTTGTTCTCCCGCCGTCTGGCCTTCGGCATTTTCTGTGCTCACGATGTGGCGAACGAGACGTGCATCATCGTCCCGAGAATGAGTTCCATCCTCGTGGTGCATGACGACAACAGTTACAACCTGCGCCATGCCATCGAACCCTATTTGGATGGTGGTGTTATTCAGTTGGCAGAGGGGTCAAGAAGTGACCCCTCCCCAAAGGCTTAAGTCCAGTTCGGACCCAAGTGGCACATGTGGCAATCGGACACGTAAGGCCCGTTGCCGTTCGGGTCCACGCCGGTTAGATAACTGTAGGGCATGAAGAAATTTCCGTTATTCCCCCAGCTAGTTCCCCAGCTATTACGAACACACAATGCCCCATTCGGCAATCCGGGGAAGGTGAAAGCATCGTTGTATCCCCACACGCAGACTGCATGACCACCGAGAATCTGCTCACCCTTGGCGGGCATCACCATGATGCCAGTTGCCGTGGTGTTGGCGGACTCAAAGGAGGCGTAAACGAGGAAGCCAAGCTGGAATACGAACCCGCTGGCGAGAGCATTCTTCATGTCAGTGAGGGTGTTCAGAGCGAACACCTTGCCAATGCGGTGGAAGGAAGCGTCAGCAAAATCTTTCTTGGAGGGCTTGGTGGTGAAAGGTGTGCTGTACGGTTCATCACTGTCGGGGCAGGTTCCAAAGATTTGGCCGCTTACCATGGCAGTGGAGACTGTTGACCCGGCATCCTGACTCACATCGCCGTTGAGCAGACGCTCGCAGTAGTACTGGAACTGGGCACTGAGGACCGTAGGTTTCTTGACGTAGTTGATGCTGAGGAACTCCCGGACTTCCTTGTAGCTGAAAGCTGTGCAGGAACCCTCTTGTGCTTGGTCATAGACTCCCGGCATGGACGATAGGAAGCTTACGGATGCGGGCAGAGCTTCCATGGGAATGAGTTGGTGGTGGGCGGAATACGCCGGATGAACGTGCTGTATTTTGGATGGGACAAAATTGTACTTATTCCCCGTCAGCGGGGAGACAGGCACCTTGTGCATAGTTTCCTCCTCACTAAGGATGGCGGTAGTTGGCCGCTTGAGAATTTCCCTGAATTTCCTGAATATTCGGCGTATTATATAGAGACAGGCTAGCGTAAGACGTTTCCGGGTCACGGACAGAAAACCGGTGGAGGGTGGGCGCTCAGCCCCCTTGGTGTCCGGGTCACCTAAACCCCGGTGGTGGAGGGGGACAGTCGAACCGATATGGTTCCCCGGTCACCCCCGTTTGATGACATACGTTTCCCGGCTACGCAGAAAGCCGGGTGGGTACGGGGGCGGTCATTACCGCCCCTAATTCATCAGGAGGTGATTTATGTAGGATAAAGCCCTATAATCCAATCACTTGACTGAACACTTTTAATTGAGGTAGGGCAGAGGGGGACCATTCGGGTCCCCTTTCTGTTTCTCAGAACGATGGCCGGAATAAAAAATTCTGCAATATTTCGACTACCGGTGGTATTATATGAGTGAGAAGTAGAAGCACCGTTTGAGAAGTGAGTCGTTTCGTCCGTCGTTGCAGTAGACAGGACCGGGGGGCCTCAGTTACCCTCCTATTTTTTACGACCCCCCGGTGCCTGCGTGAGAAGAACATGAAGAACCTATCGTCCAACTCGTTATCCTCGCTGAGCTATAGTAGCTCATTGCTTAGCGGCCTCGTGTTGCCCGATGGGTGGGACGGATAAAGACCACCAAATTCGGGTAAGACGAGGCGGCTGAGAAGCCGCCTTTTTTATTCTGTAGGCGTGTCCGAGCGGCAAAGGAGACCGGCTGTAACCCGGTTGACCCATGTGGTCTACGCAGGTTCGAGTCCTGCCGTCTACACCAAAATTAAGGTGTGAGCGACATTTGTGGTGGCCTGTAAAACTTGTTGGAGAGAAATGAGACCATCATGAATTTCGCCGTGACAGTTTGAACACACTAATGCACACTTTTCAAGTTCTGGTAAGGTTTTTTTCCAAGACTTGAATAACCGACTGATTGAAAACTCCTTCTCTTTAGGGTTTATGTGGTGGAAGGTGAGAGAACGAAGGCAACGGTCATAACCGCAGATTATACACTTTCCGCCAAAATGGGCAACGGCTTGAGCTTTTATACTCCTGCGCCAGCCTGAGATTTTATTACGGTTTCGCTCTCGGTAATTTATTGACCGTTTGTATTCGCAAGAACCACAGATTGGACGACGACCGTCTTTTCCACCTGAGTTTTTGCTGAATTCTTCGATGGACTTAGAGTTAGAACAATCCTTGCAGATGCGGGTTGCGGGTACAATCATTGTAACCTCCATTAAAGGATTGAGTAGTTGAGATTTGCCGGGCTGGTGAAATTGGCAGCCGCAGCGGGCTTAAACCCCGCCGACCTCGGTCATGGGGGTTCGAGTCCCCCGCCCGGCACCAAGATTTGCGGTTGTGGTGGAATGGCAGACACGCCAGCTTGAGGGGCTGGTCCGGGCAACCGGGTGGAGGTTCGACTCCTCTCAGCCGCACCAAATTTGCGGGGGTGGTGGAATTGGCAGTCTCGCCGGTCTCAGAAGCCGGTCCGGGAAACCGGGTGAGGGTTCGAGTCCCTCTCCCCGCACCAAGATTACGCCGGGATGGCGGAACGGCAGACGCACTGGGCTTAGAACCCAGCGGTTAACAGCCATAGGGGTTCAAATCCCCTTCCCGGTACCAAGTTTGTACGGTGTTCGAGAAAACGGACAACTCGCCCCTTGAGTGGGGAGGTATGGGTTCGAGTCCCATCCATCGTACAGTTTGCGGAAGTGGTGGAATTGGCAGTCTCGCTAGGTTGAGAGCCTAGTGCCTGAAATGGCGTGAGGGTTCGAGTCCCTCCTTCCGCACCAATATTTGCCGCTGTGGTGGAACTGGTAGACGCACCCGGCTCAAACCCGGACGGGGAAACCCATGCAGGTTCGACTCCTGTCAGCGGCACCAATTTAACGCACGGTAACACCAGCCGTGTTATCGTGCAAATGGAAGGTTGGCAGAGTCCGGCTAATTGCACTGGTTTGCTAAACCAGCGTCCCCGAAAGGGGGCACACAGGTTCAAATCCTGTACCTTCCGCCAAATTTGGAAAGCGCTGCGCAATGGCGTGCAACCGGCTTTGAATACCGGGGCGTGGGGAGACTCACGGGGGTTCGATTCCCCAGCTTTCCTCCATTTTGGAGAGATGGCCGAGTCCGGCTTATGGCGCTCGCTTGGAAAGCGAGTATCCCGCAAGGGGTCACAGGTTCAAATCCTGTTCTCTCCGCCAGTTTGGAGGGTGCCGCTGAATGGTCAGCAACACGCCTCGAAAGCGTGGGTTGGGTAAAACCAAGGGGTTCGATTCCTCCTCCCTCCGCCATCTCCAAATTCCCCCACTTTCAGTATTATTCTATGCCAGCGTAGCTCGAAAAAGCGGCGTGCCGGTTCTGAGCCATGGTGATGACCGGTGTGGCCCGCAAATAACCAGCAAGGCGCACCGTTGATACAGGCCCGGAACTGCTGGAGAGCGTCAACTTCCTAAGTTGAAGGTTGTAGGTGGAAATCCTGCCGCTGGAGCTAACCTAATCCTTAAATTCCTTACAAAACAAAAAGGGGGACCATCGCTGGTCCCCCTTCTCAATTCCCGGCCCGATTACTTGGGCAAGGGCAGTGACTTGCCTTTGCTCTGGACGTTCGCCAGAACCGTCTCAAGGGCCGTTCCCTTGAAGATGCGCTCCAGCGTAGTTCCCAAGCCCTGCTGTTCGTTGATTGCCAACGGGGCAATCGCCGTAGCCAGCTTGCTGGCGAACTCGGTCTGACCGAGCGTGTTCATGGCTGCAACCAAGTCAGGCGTGATAGCTGCCATGCGCTTCTCGAAGAAACCGACCCGCTCCTCTTCCAAGCTGATGTCGTAGTCGTTCTCCATCTTGCGCCGGTCGAACACCGAAGCCGAGATAACGTCCTTCTGCTTCTCAGCCTCGATTTCCGCTTCCCGTGCCCGGACCGCCTGCTTGATGTTGAACTCCAACTGAGTCATGGCGGTTTCGGCTACAGCAGCGGACAACTCCCGGTTGAGTTTCTCCTTGGCTGTCCTTGCCTGAGTTTCGAGTTCGGAAATCTCAGTCTGGATAGCCGTGCTGCGGCGGACGTTCTCAAGCTTCTGCTCGTCCATGGACAGCTTGATAGTCGATTCCACCGCTGCGATTTGTCCCTCGCTCAACAGGTTGGCGATTTCGGCGTCAGCGATTTGCGCTCCGAGTACTTCAACGTCGTAAACCTCCATGCCGTTTTCCGGGAACAGACGGAACCGGCGCTTGTACGCATCCTTGGTGCCAAGCACGATGTCCCGGACCAAGGTAGCGGTGTCCTGCATGACTTCCCGGATGCCCTGCTTGTGCAGTTGACCCTTGAGCAGGGAGCGCATGTGGTCGCACAGGTACTTCACGTAGTTCTCCACGGAGAACCACTTGTCCTGATACTCCCGCAGGAAGTTGACTCGGTAGGACAGCCGCAGTTCGACATGTACCAAGTCCTTGGTTTCGACCCGCACGATGTCACTGACCAAGTTGTTGTCGATGCGCAGATACACGTCACGAATCAACTTGTCGGTGGTCTTCGGCTTGCCGGTGCTGAGTTCGATGATTTCAAGTGTCTCGTCGTACTCAAGCAGGACCGTTGCCGGACCCACGACTACCCGGCGATTGCCGGACTTATCCACGACTTGCACTGCCCAGCCGGTCCAGACGTTGATGCTGGGGATACCATCGTACTTAGTGTTAAGCGTCAGCATGGGCGGAGGCGTGTAGCTCGTGCCCCGGCGCATGGTTTCCCCGCCGTAGCCCTTGCTTCCCTGCGTGCCCCGGTTGATGCTGCGGCTGGCGTCCGCTGCCGCCGACAGGAGTGCAGACTCGGCGAGATAAGAAGCGGAGTTCTCGGACAAGGACCGCAGTTGGGCGTTGAAAGCGGCGGCTTCCTCGTTACCGGGGTACCACAGCCGGACCTTGCGGTCATCCAACACACGGCGGACAATGACCTGATTGCGGGGGTCGGGGAGGAAAATCTGCGGTCCGGTGACCGTCTTGATTTCCCCTGCCGCCTTGTCAAGGACGTAGCGGCCTTCACCCTTGGGGATGGTGACGCCGTAGTAGCGTTGGCGCTTGAATCCCTTGCCGGGGTCGTCGTATTCAATAAGGGCGTGCTCCGGGCGGGGGTAATAAATACGCTGTTCCTTACCCGTGGGGAAGAGTTCATCCCCGGTGTTGTGCTCCACCCCGTCTTCATCGGTGTAGTCGGCGATGACCTTGATGTATAGACCCATCTGGTCGTTCAATTCGATGGCCTTGAATTTGAAGGCTCCCCGCTGACTGTCGCCGTCATCGCTCTTTCGGACAAAGCGCTCGGTCGCTTCGGGGAACACAACCTGCGGTCCCCGCTCGTACCGCTTCTTGCCGTCTTCGTCAAGCAGGATGCAGTACTCCAGCAACTCCAACGTGAGGGCTTCACGAACGTAGATATTGTTGTTGTTGCTGTCCGGCAGAACCTCGAAACCGGTTTTCGGGATGAAGAAGCTGACTTCCGTGCCCTTGATGACGATTTGCTGACCGGGGGTCAGGTCTTTGGCTCCAGCGGCCTTGAGGAAATCCGGGCGGTTCTTATTCGCCTGCTCGGCGTTGTAGACCCGCACCACGAGGTACTGATTGGAACGCAGGTGGTGACCCGAGATGGCTTGGGCTACTTGTCCGGGCCAGAGCGGCATGGTTGCCGGGCCGAGGATGTTAATCTTGCGCCCGACTTCCAAGTTGATGGGGCTGTTGCTGCCCGCCTTGGGGAAGGTCAGTTCTCCCTTGTTGTCAGTGGCGGGGTTTTCGAGAACCAAATAGTGTCCCTCGGGGACCAGCGGATTCTGCTTGATGGCTTCGGTAAGCTGGACTTGGGTGAAGGTGTCGGTTTCCTTGTTGTAGGTGACCGGGCGGTCGTTGCCCGACAAAGCGAGGACATACGGCCCGGCGTAGACCTGCACGGTGCCCTTTGTGGCGTCCTGAATAAAGGCGTACTGGTTCTGGGCAAGCACTAGTTGACCCTGAATCTCTGGCATGATTCCTCCGCAAGTTTTCTAAGATAGAAGACCCAATCACAAAGGGTCATCACGAGATAATACTCACTTTTACGGATTATAACCGGTTTTTCTTTGCGGCCCGAGCCGGTATTATAGGGTATGGTTCCTACACACGATGACATGTTCCGGTATCTCGATAGCCTCAAAAGCCACGGGCAGAGCGTTCACGATAAAGACTCCCGTAAGTTGGCGACGATGTTTGCCACTACCTTGCACTACCCGCCAATGTATACGGATGCCCAAATCGTCGCTTATGCTCAATGGGCGGATGAGTGGAAAGAACAGACCAGAGTCGGCTGCGTTTGACGTATTATCGCTATGTGGTTCTAAATAGGAGACTCCATGGCGACGGAAATCAAAGCACCCGAAGCGGTCATTCTCGATAAGTACAGCATTTTCTTGGGCGGAGCCATCGACCAAGGCAAAGCGGCCAACTGGCAAAAAGAAGTCGTAAAGGCCCTCAAAGACCTTGACGTGGTCATCCTCAATCCCCGGCGTGACAACTGGGACGCTTCCATCGAACAAGACCCCGGCAACAAGACCTTCCGTGAACAGGTGGAGTGGGAAATCTCCGGGCAGGAGAAAGTGGACCTGCGGCTGTACGTCTTCACCAAGGATAGCAAAGCCCCCATCACTTTCTTTGAAATGGGAGCCTTCGGCACCGACAAGGATTCTGTGGCCTGCGCCGAGGACGGCTTCTACCGGCAGGGGAACCTCGATATCTACTGCCAGCATTTCAAAATCCCTATGTACCATGATTTTGATGACCTGCTCGCTGACCTCCACGAGGCACTTGAAGGAAAAGTGCAAAAGGAGGGATAGTGAAGCTGGTCTTCTCCGCTAAATTTCTAACCACCCCAAAATTCGCCGTCCTTCCCAAGCGCCCCGGCTTGGTGGGTCCACTTTTTCATGGAACCAATGAGGTTTTTGACAAGTTCATGCTCCCCGAGGATATCACTGACCACGGGGGATTGGGGATTCATTTCGGAAATGCCCGACAGGCTAATACCATGCTGGACTTTCTGGAACACGACAGAGAACGGTGGAATCCAGACGAAGCGGAGTATCCGCAGGGAGAGCCTGTCTACAACATCCACCCGGTCTACCTGAGAATCAAAAACCCCCTGCGGCTTCCCGACCTCGTAGAGTGGCACCCACGGGAAATCGGCAAACAGCTTTTCCGCCGCAAGGTGATAACGGCTAAAACGTGGGCGGCTTTCCTAGATTTGAGTTGGAAGAATCCCCCGGTAGGTCCCACTCGTACTCAAGCCTATGCCATGATTCGTAAGTGGATTGAGGAGGCCGGGTTCGATTCCGTTGTCTACAAAAACAAGTTTGAGGGCAGTGGAGACAGCTATATCATTTGGCACCTCGGTCAAATTGTCCCCGCCTTTCGCCGCCGTGGCAGCCTCACCAAAACCGCTGCAATTTGGAATAACGGCTGGATAACTCCGAGGGGTAGGTGGAAGGCCCTTGAGGACGGAGAGACGCACGCTAGCGCCCTTCCAGAGCGATTACGGGTACTCTGGAACGAATGGGCGGGAGGAGACAACCAAGCAATCAAGGAAGGCTGGATTCGGGTCATTATCGAAGAAGCTTACTGGGACCACAATAAGACCGGGAAGAAAATGGCCGATTTCAACTTTCAGACTTATGACACCAATACCCGGCAGCGGATACGCCGGGCGATTCTCAGTCTGGACCCGGAGATTGAGATGGTGGGGCTGGATTGTGAGGAAGTGCCGGGATTCGAGACCCTGACCGCTGAGGATGCTTTGAAGCGGGTGGGGTAACGGAAATATAAATCTTTCGACTTTCAGTATTATAGATGGGACAGCACGCATGTCCCAGCGGGCCTCCCAGCCCGCCATCCAACCGACTTTAAGTTAAGTCAAGCCCTTAGTCGGTGAGCTTAGAGGTGAAAAGTGGTGTATTCCCATCAATTTGCAGCAGCTATCAAAGTCAACGGCGTCGTTCTCCGTGAAGCTAGCGGTGAAGTCGCTGTACCCTTCGGCTCCGAATATGCAATCTATCTCAAGAACATGGCCTCTGTCCGGGCTATGGTGAAAGTGGAGATTGACGGCACCGACGTAACCGAGGGAAGTTGGCTCGTTCTCAACCCTAATTCCAACATGGACCTTGAACGGTTCATCCGTAACGGAAACTGGAACCAAGGCAACCGGTTCAAGTTCATCAAGCGCACCGGCAAGGTGGAAGAGCACCGGGGCATCAAGGCGGAAGACGGCCTTATCCGCATCGAATACAAGTTCGAGAAGATGCCGGACCCCGAGGTTCACACCCATCACTATGACCACTACCACCACACCTATGACCCGTATTATCCGTACTACTGGCCTACGTGGACGTGGACCGCTGGTGGAGTGACTTACCGGGGCACGGGTGTTTCTCTGAGTGCTGCCCAAGCCAACGGAGGCACGGTGGTTAACAACGCTCAAAACTTCAACAACTCCACCAACGTCCTTCGCAGCAAGGGTGCGCCCAGCGCTTCTCGCTTCTGCTCCTTTGACAGCCTTGGTGACAGCGACGGAATGATTGGCGGTCTCCATAAGTCCGCTGACTCCACCCATACCGCCAACGTCAACACCACCGGCAGTCTCCAGCCGGGGAGCAAGATGGAATCCAGTTGCTTCACCATGAACTTCTGTGATACCACTCCCGTGGCAGGAGCGGCTGGTGTGGATTATCGTGAGGCAGAGGTTTCCGAAGACCCCGGCATCACGGTCGCTGGCAGCAAGAGTGAACAGAAGTTCACCAGCGTTGGTTGGTTCCCGACCGAGAGCACTTCGCACGTTCTTGTCCTGAAACTCAAGGGCAAGACGAGCAAGGGTACCGAAGTCAAGCAGGCGGTCACCGTTAAGACCAAGGTGACCTGCTCCTCCTGCGGAACGGTCAACGACAGCGACGTTCGTTACTGCCCGGACTGTGGCACCGCCACGGACTTGATTTAACCTCTTGGCGGGTCCGCTAGCGGCAGATGGTAAGCTGCTAAGCTAGAAACCGGTGACGCTCGATTCTGCTGGACAGACCCGCCGAGGCAACCGATGTGCGGGATTATATCAAAAGTTAGAAATGATGTAATCCCGCATATCACAGGAGAGTCAAATGTTTCCCTATATACCCGGTGTGTTTCCGTTTCCGTACATTCCCCCTCGTCCAGTACCTCCTCCGTACCGTCCATGGCCTCGCCCGCCATACATTCCCGTGCCGGAACCTCCTTCTCCCGAGCGGCCCTGTCCTCACTGCCCGCCCCGGCGACCGTGGAAGGATTCCCGTTGCACCCTTAACAAGCCCCTGTGGATGGTCATCCCACCCGAAGGCGTACACATCTCTTGTCCCGTTCATCCGGGCGGTCATCACATTTTTGGTTCTCCAATAATGTGGTAAAAACTGGTATTATGTACCATGGGCTTAACCACAGAGTTGGATTTTTCCATCAAGCGCACCAACAGCTTGATTGGTGAACTGCAAGAGTTGGTCACAAAGAAGTGGTACGTCGTCGGCTATATGTTCAGCCCCGATTTCTCCAAGATTGTTCTCATTCGCAAGAACCGGCCATCATGGCAATGTGGATTGCTTAACGGAGTGGGTGGGAAGGTAGAGAAAAATGAAGACCCCCTCGGTGCCATGAGCCGGGAATTTTTCGAGGAGACAGGGGTTTGGCACACTGATTGGAAAACCATCTGCACTTTGGACTTCCCCGAAGCACGAGTGTGGTTCTTCTGGACCGTCAGTCCCGCCTATGACAAAGTTAAAACCCAAACCGACGAGTCCGTGGATATCCACGTGGTACGAGACCTGCAAGACTACACCGACTTGGTTCACAACGCCAACTGGATTATCGCTATGGCACTCTCATTCCAGCGGGGCGAGCGGGCAGACAGCTTTAACGTTAAGGAGATTTATAATGTTCGACCGGATGGGGAAGTTTCCTCCTGAGTATCGGGAGACGAGGTACATGCTGGAACCCCTGCACGTCGGGGTTAGTCGTGTGTTTGTACAGGGTGATGAAGAGAATGACCGGCTCATTGAAGACCTCAACAAAATGCCGCAGGTCAAGAATACCCTGAAATTGTATACCCGGTTAGAACACACCATGCGAGCCATGGTGATGAACCTGACAGCGTGGATTCTCCGGGACAGCAACAAGCATGAGACCGGCACCAAAACGGTCACAGAGACTCTGGCTTTGCCAGAGACGTGGTGGGATATGCTGAAACAACATCCGAAGTTCCCCAAGTGGTTTGTCAAACGGTATCCGCCCAAGGTCATCACCAAGAGCTTTGACTTCACGGTGAATTTTGAGAAGGAAATTCGGGTATGCCCGCACGCTGACATAGAATTCCGGGACCCCATGCACATGTACTTCATGGCCTTCGAGACACCTTCGGGTCCGATTAAGATTCCCCCGGAGGTAATTGCTGCGGACGGCTTCATTCACGTTGAAGTTTATGGAGACACCACCTGTGACCAGAAGCGGCACCTACAAGGATTCAGCGGGGAGATGGTCATCTACCCGACCTTCAATCGTGCCCGAGTCAAGATTCTTCTTGAACATGCCGATAAGGCAATCCGTTGGCTGAACTCCCAGTCTGACCTTCACTATGAAATCGTGATGCCCGATGTGGTGAAGGCGAAAAAAGAAAAAGAAACCTTCCCCATACATGACGGTGTTCCCTGCCCCAAGTGTGATGTAGGAACTGACACCAACGGGGATGGAGATTGTCTCTTCTGCGGTGGTCACAATATCAGTATGCGAAAGGACTTACTCCCCAAGTAGCCGAACGGTGACATTTGGGAAAGTAACCGAACGACGACATGAAAAGCATCAAGGTCAAGGAACTTATTGAACGTCTCAAGCGAGTCAACCCCGAGGCGGACTTTCAAGTTATCGCCCTGAACTACCCGCAGGAGTTCTCTCTCACTCACGGCGGCGGTGACGGTTGTACGGAAGCGAACTGTGACGACTTCGGCCCCTATATCAGTATGCTTCACCGGGGCGACGGCAGCTACATCCGGGGGCGTAGTGATGAAGTGGAACAGCCGAAGACCCACTACACTTACGATGAATTTGTAGACAAGATTGCCGCCACGCTGGAGGAAGTAGCCAAACAACCACCCACGGAGGAAACGTTTTGATTATCCGACTGGCAGAGGCCCACATTGAGGAAGACTACGACGGCGAGAGGATTCTCCGTCAGATAGAGAAGTATGCTCGCAACTGTTATAAGTCCGAGGCCAAGACCACGGACATGGATGGCACTAAGGCGTTCGTGAAGAAACTTCTCCATACCCTCAAACATGAGGGTATCGCCGACCACCACATGATTACCGTGCGGGTAGTCTGCGACCGGGGCATAAGCCATGAAATAGTCCGGCACCGCATCGCCGCTTACCTGCAAGAGTCTACTCGCTACTGCGATTATACCAAGGCAGGGCAGATTCAAGTCATCGACATCAAGCAGTTCATGACCCCGGCGCAGTTCGATGTTTGGACCTATGCCATGAATGAGGCGGAGAAGGCTTACAACGAGCTTCGCCGCTTGGGGGCACGCCCGGAGATTGCCCGGTCGGTCCTTCCCAACAGTCTCAAGACCGAAATCATCATGAGCCTGAACCTCACAAGTTGGCGAAACTTCTTCAAGAAGCGGGCCTGCAACGCCGGGGCGCACGTTCAGATGAAAGAGATTGCTGTACCACTACTCAAGGAGTTCCAGAGAGTCATCCCCGTGATTTTCGATGACCTTATTCCAGCGGAACTTCCGGCTTTGAAAGGGTAACATGTTTAACGAAAAATGGGACAGAAGGTTTCTTGAATTAGCCGCTCTTGTGGCTTCGTGGTCCAAGGACCCCTCAACGAAGACTGGAGCGGTCATTGTCAGCGCCCGCAAGTCTGTCGTGGGTGTGGGATTCAACGGCTTTCCGCAGGGAGCCAAGGATGACCCCGAGCTTTACGCTGACCGGACGTACAAATATGACCACGTAGTCCACTGTGAAATCAACGCCCTGCTCTTCGCCAATGGACCGGTCAACGGGTGCGTTCTTTACACGTGGCCTTTCATGAGTTGCATCCGGTGCGCCGTGCAAATGGCACAGGCAGGCATTTTCCACTTTGTGGCCCCCAACCCCTCCGCCGACGCTTTGACTCGCTGGGCGGCTTCCTTCAACGCCACGAGGAAGTTCCTCAGTGAATGCAACCTCGGACTGACCGAAATCGGGATGGCAGAAGACTATGTGAGGAAACCTTAACGGAGGTGGGTTTTGACTAAAGCGCAAGTGAGACTTAGCGAGATGACTCTCCGAAAGATTGCCTCGGGAGAGACGGTGACTATCCGCATAGCCGAGGTTGCGGAGCTTTCCGTGTCTTTAGCCCCACCACCCGGCAGTCCCCCGCAGCCTCAGACCGCTGGTGAGCGGTTTGTAGACCAGATATTCGGAAAAGACGGGGGAGACTTCGGTGATTTGTTTTCAAGCCTTTTCAGAAAACACCCACCCAAATAACAGATTTTGGACCCCTTATTAGGGGGAAATTATGGATTTCATGTGGATTGACGAAGACCGGCTGGCTACCCTTTACGAGGGAATGAGGATAATGGAGAGCCTCAGTCACGGAAAGGTGTGGGAGATGGAGATTTTCCTGTACGGCATGACCTCTGACCGGGGTGTCATCAGTGCCGCCAAGGAATCCATCATTGACCTTTTGGAGGAGTACTGGGACGAAGACGGTGAAACCACCCTTCGAGAGGAAGAGATTGCCCTGAACGAGGTTGCCATCGCTATCCACCTTAACTCCGACACCATCTACACTCTGTTGGGCAGGCACGGACTTGATGTCTATCAAATGGATTTTGCCTACCTTGGACAAGAGGGAGAAGGGGTCCGGGTCACCTCTTTCAGCACCGGAGCCGGGAGCCGAACCCGGCTAATGTTCAGCGGTCTCAAAAACACCGTCCTTGCCGAGGGAGACATTCATCTACGGGAATATTTGACCCAGCAGAAGACCGGCCAACCCATGAAAATAAATAAGCGAGTGGAGAGGGGTCAATCCGCTGTGGCTCCCCCGACCCCCACGACTCCGCAGGCTCCTCCCACGGGCGGGACTCCTCCCACGGGCGGGACTCCTCCCACGGGCGGGACTCCTCCGGTACAGAACATTGCCAGTGTTGTGGAGAAATTCCTTGACCGTCGCCGCTGAAATCCCGGATACTAAAATTGGCATCGCTCCCGTGATGCCTAATCACGTCAAAGTGCAGCTTCGCTATTTGACCAAGGAAGCCAAGCACTTGAGAAGCTTTCTCTTATCAGGATACACCGGCATTGGAGCACCCTACATGGAAGAGGTGTGCATTCTCATGCCCCACATGAGGGTGTTTCCCGTGATAGAGTGCTTTTTACCCCCCTTCGAGACCCTCAAGCAAGAGGGAGTGGTCCCCGAGGATGCCGAACTGCAAAGCTACCGCATCCTTGACCACGACGAATTAACTCTCTCCTACGTGCTGTAATTTTCCATAAAAACTGAGTATTTTAGATAGGAGGTCTTATGGGCAAATCTGCGTGTGAGCATGGTGCGCCATCCTGTAGTTGTGATGAATACCGGCACATTACTTGCCCGGAATGCGGGTGCTACGTTTGCGCCGGATGCGGCAGTTATGACCCCCGACTACTGGCTCCCGAACCGACCAAATATAAGGTTTGCCCGACTTGCAACGGGTCGGGGCTAGTTCCGATAATCGAGGAGACCAATGGCAACCCGTAAAAACAACGCCCTAGACATGGATACGTTGATTGACTTCGCCAAGACCTTGGCAAACTGGAAGGGGTTTTGCGTGCAAAGCGTCTCCGTCGCCAACCCCAAAGGAGTACAAGCCAAGCCTTGGGAGCTTAGCGGGATGCAGTGGGAATCCTTACAGACCTACCATCTGATAGAGGCACTACAGGTGTCCCTTTTTAATCACATGAAGATGGTGAGTGAGCTTCAACAATTCAAAGCGGTCAGGGGGAAGAAAAATGCTAAGTGACACTGCCTTAGTTGTCATCTGTATCATCGCCATAAGCGGATTTTTGTTCTTGGGTAGTACCCTCAGTCACCTGCTTAACTATCTTGAAGAGATACACCGGCAGGCGCATGAAACCGAGATGGCAAAACTCGGCCTGACTTATAACGACGACCTAGAAAGGTGGGTGCCCTATGGGCAAGGCGAAGAACAGCCTGACAAGCCGAATGAAGGAGAACTACGAACTCCGGTGCCGCCACTGGCTCCCGAGGCGTAGTTACGTCCTTATCCGAGTGGACGGCAGAAGCTTCCACACATGGACCAAGGGCCTAAACAAGCCCTATGACGTGGAAATGATGAAGTGCATGGACACCGTGGCGTTCAAGCTCTTTGAAGAGATTCCGGGAGCGAAGTTCGGCTATGTCCAGTCGGATGAAGTCAGTCTGCTCATCACGGACTTTGACAAGATTGGTACCGAGGCGTGGTTCGACAACTGCCAGAACAAGCTGGAGAGCGTCTCCGCCTCCATCGCCACAATGGCTTTCAATCGGGAAGTCATTAGGTATGCACGTGCAAATCTTGAAATGGATATCACTAAACTGGGGTCTAAAGCACCCGATGCCACGTTCGACAGCCGGGCGTGGACCATACCGGACTACGTGGAAGTGGAGAACTACTTCATCGACCGGCAGAAGGATGCCATCCGAAACTCCGTCACTATGCTGGCAAACTACTACGCCAGCCACAAGAGCCTGCTCAAAAAGAAGGTCAGTGACCGGCACGAGGTCATTCGGGCAGCGGGTGACGACTGGGAAAAACACCCCCTGCGTTTTCGCCGGGGCGCAGCGGTGTACCGAGTCGGAGGAATCAGTAACGGTGTAGCAATCGACCAAGACACCCCGGAATTCACCAAAGACAGGGGATACCTCAAGCGGCACATCCCCCGGCACTGGGCGGATGATTAGGGCTTAGCCCGAAGGCTCGCCGCTTCTTGACGAAGCCGCTTTGCTGTGGCAGCATAGCGGGCTGCCGTGTTGGGAGCCATAAGGTTCTTAACAACGGGGCCTTTGCTAATGCTGGCGGCGGCTTGCTCGTATCCGGCTGCCTGAGAATCCAAGGCGTTGGCACGAGCAAGGTCCTTAGTGGTCGCTGCCCATAGCGGGGCGGACATCAGAAGTGTCATGGCGATAAATCGAACGATGGTCTTCATGGAAATCCTCCTGAGAGATTTGATGTAAAAAAAGACGCATCGCCATGACGGAACCATAAGGGAATTATAAGGATTTTATGAACAGAGCCAAGCGGGTGAAGAAACTGTATCTTAACATCATGCAGTGGAAGACCCGGCCCGTCCACTTCTACGGCAATGTCCGGGACGAAGCGGGCAAGGAAGTACAGCTTATCCTCCGCTGTGGCAGCCGCAAACAGGTCATTGCGGTCACCCGAGCATGGATGAAAGAGGAGAAGCACCCGGAGAAGCTTGTCGTCAGGCGGGAAACTGAGTGGTTCTAGGGGGAGATATGGTCAACTGGGGAGGTATCAAAGAAGGCATGACGTTTCATGATATCAGTGACTTTTTGGCGACCAATCCGGGTCCCAAGGAAACGCTGGAGCTTATCGCTCAAGAGTTCACCGATTGTCCCTACATCGGGTTGGTCCTGCGTACTCTATATCACTCGGGCATAGATGTGGGGCTGAAACAGCGCCCGGAAACAGGAGAGGGGTGTATCCGGCAAGTGCCGCCCAAGGTGGAGAGTTCTAAAATGCTTCGAGCACTGGCTCTGTACCTGTGCCTGATGCATCGGGAGCAGGTTAAGTCCATCATCCAACTTTCGGCGATGCAGCCCCCGGCTCCCATCGTCATCACCAAGGAAACTTTGGATGACCCCCGGCTGATGTGGGTGAAGGACCTCCCACAGGTGAAAGAAGCCATGGGGAAGGCCGAGCAAAAATCAGAATAGGCAGTATCTATAAACATGGGCACAGAATCAGAAGCAACCGTAGCAAAAGATACGGGGTTCAAGCGAACCTCAAACGATAACACCGACTACAAAACCGGGGCAACTCGGGACACCCGCTCCATGAAGGGGTCCGTCGTAGAGATGCCGCAGGATGCTCTCTATCTTGTCAGCCGCATCTACGAGGATGGCAACCGGGGCCGGGGATGGCGCAACTGGGAATATGGGATGCCTATCGCCGACCTGCTGGATAGTTGCCAGCGTCACATCCGCCAGCATATCGCCGGGGACCGTAACGAGCGGCACCTGTCACAGGCGGGGTGGAACCTGCTCAACGCTATCCAGATGTCCATTTGGGTGATGTTGGGCACAAGGCCAGCCGGGCTGAATAACTTGCCGGACCATCGGCATGTATGGTTGCCCGGTGACCCCAACCCATGTCCCCTCTCGCAGCAAGAGATAGACTCCCTCAAGTTTTATGGGGTTATCCCCAAGGACTACGAGTGGAAGCCACAACCGGTCGGATATAATTGGCAACCGGATAAATAAAATGGAGGCTCAATGGACCGAGAACTGGCGGAAAAGATTGTAGGGAAGATACTATCCAACTTAAACGACCGTAGGGGATTTCACCTTGACGATGTCGATGAGAATGTCCTGAAAGAAATAAAAAAGTCTTGGGTAGAAATCGTACTCAAGGAATCGGGCTATCAAGGTCCTTAGTATGGATGTTACTTTTAAAGATGAACGAGGGGCCGTGCATTAGGTTACCTTAAGGAGGTTCCTAATGTCCCGCTCTTACCGAAAACCCTACGTGGCTGCCTGTGGTGTCGGCTCCTGCAAAGACGACAAAAGGATAGCTCACCGAGGTGTCCGCCGTTCTCAAAATGCTTGGGTACACCAAGCTCTCAAAGACCCCGAAACCGATATCATATTCCCCCACTTCCGTGAATGCCATTGGAATGATGTCTACAACTGGAAGCGTGATGGCAAGCAGCACTGGTGCTATCCCGATGCCCGTGCATGGGACCGTCATATGAAAGCGGTAAACAAGCTCTACCAGTACCCCTTTGAGATGCGCCCCGGATACCTAGACTCTAAACTTGAGTGGCCTCCCCGTTGGTATCTGGAGGCTCTACGGAAATAGTGGAAATCCAGTATTATTAGGTGGAGAATCATTGCTGCCTAAAGACCAACTCGAACATAATGCTTATTACACTGGCACCTGCCGGAACGCCAGCATTGCCCGATGGAATGCCGAAGGGGGATTTTTCATCCATTGGCGTACCAAGTTTAACGACACTTACCCGGAGTGCATCGGTTACTGGGTAGATGCGAAGCCGGGTGAGATTCGATTTGACGAGTTTCAACCCTTTGCCAAGTTGGATAACCCCCAATTCACTATTCCTTTGACGGAGGAGGAATTTAACGCCAGTGGAGGATTCGTGTATGGCATTCCCAACAGATGAAGAAGAGGAAAAACAAGACCGGGTATGCATCCGGTGCGGGAAAATTAAGGTAGTTTCGGAGGGAAAGGGTTGGTGGGATGACCATTGCCCCGACCCCACCAAGGATGCCACGAAGCCGATACCTCTGGAGAAGCTTGAGCATGGTGCTTACTACTATGGGTGGGGAAGAAACGGCAAACTAGCCCGGTGGGATTCCAACAGGAGGGTTTTTTGGTCCGTGCGGGCAAAGTTCCGCTACACCTACACGGAGAACGTGTATTACACCATTAGGCCGATGACCGGGGGGTTTGTACCCTACTGCAAGACGGAGAAACCGGTGTTCGAGTTCCCCATGGCGCACGACGGGTGGGACCCGCCGCTCGAAGAATAATCCTCAAAAATCCCTCTCACTGTGGTATACTGAGAGTGGAGGATATTATGCACACCGTCCTTGTCTTTCTGCTTGGTGGTCTGTCCTATGCCTTATTGGAACTCACCGTGGCGGCATCAGTTGCCCGCTGGTTTCCCGACAAACTCCATTATTTACAAAGCGTTGGAGATGCCCTCATCGATTGGTTCAGAAAACCCGCCCCTGACTTTTCCTGTGACACCAGTTCTGTAGATGACGAAGCCACAGAGGATGGGCCTTGTCAATGCCCGGTCTGCAAGGCAGAGTGGGCGGCGGCGTGCCGAAAACTCCCTGTTGGCATCAGTATAGTAATGAATGACGACCTGAAAAGTTATGGCGTTACTACCGGTCAGATTTTAGAAGTGCTGGCGGATGGGGAAGTTTACGAAATCGGCGGTAATCAGATTGATTCTATTGTCCAGCCGGTTCTTCGTTCTCAATTGGCTCCGGCGGATGACTTGATTCCCGAGGGAACCGCCGTGCGTTTTTACAACTCCAAAGATTGTATGACGTACAATAACGGTGTGACCTTCAAAGCGAGGGTTGACGACGGAAATCTTGTCTACACCGTGGAGTACGGGACGGTGGACGGCGACGTAAGCCAAGTGGAAGTGACTTCGGATATGATTTGGTTAAAATAAAGGGAGGAACTATGTTTGAGACATTCTTGAAAATGCTCGGTGGGTTCGTGTTGTTTTTAGTGTTCATGGTGTTCATCGGCCTCTTGATTGGGTTCCCTGTCAAGTGGATGGTGAACTATCTTTTCACTCCTGCAACCCTTACAGCAGTGTTCGGGATTGCCCAACTGACCTTCTGGAAAGCGTTCTGGCTGGCGTTTCTCTGCACCACCTTGTTCAAATCCAGTAGCTCTAAGTAAGGGGTACCATGGGTGAAGTGAGAGTCTCTCACGTAACGTGGCCCACCATGGGGTTGGACTACGGCTGGATGTTCGACATCCGGTCGGAGGATGAACTCAACGCCTATTGGAAAGCTCGTCGCCCCAAACAGGTCCGAGCAGCCTTTGTGGAGATAAAACGCTATCAGGATGCCAACAAGGTTGGTCCGAGCGAAATGTCCACGGATGGTCCTTCTCATTTCGTTAATGGTCTGGCGGTGGTCTATTGTTACCACGGGATGGCACATGAGCAATCATTATTAGAGTCCGCTTGCCAAGTGGACGACGGCATTATTAAGTCCATGCTGAATTGCATTCAGAAGAATGGACGGGTCTATATCCATCACAGCGGCTCTTACTTCGCTCACATGCAGGGGTTGAAGCTCTTAGAAACCCGTATGGTTAAGGGGTTCGAGCTTCCCGAGTGCAATAAGATTGAAATCACACAGTGGCCGAGAGGTATTCACTATTACGCCAAGGTGGATGGTGTGGAAGTGAACGTTCGGGGTGAGAACAAGTGGCTATCAAAGTTTTCCGCCGAACAAGCAGCCAAAGAGTGGATAAACCAAAAGATGAGGAGAAAACCATGAACCAGTTTCCCACAATCAAAACAGGCAGGGTGTTTAAGGTCGCTTTCACGGTTTGGGTCTTAGGCGCTCTTGCGGCCCTCGCCGTCAGTGGCGAGCTAGTGTATGTGGTAATTCACTTTATCAAAAAATTCTGGTAGGAGGAACTATGAGCCTTGTCATATCAGGCACCGGGATATCCCCGAGCAACGCCCAGCCCAAAGTGTTCCCTAATCTCGCCCGGCTCAACCGGGAGGAAGTCGGCAGTGGAGACTACAGCGCCATCTTCAAAGAGGTTGACGACGCCGTTACGGCGGAGTTGACCGCAGCGGGATTGCCTCTCAGCAACATGGCAAGGGGTGAGGGGATAGTTGCCATGCCCGATTGCTTCCGCTTCCGGGAGTGTGGCAACGGCTACTACAAGGAAGTCCCGACCGTCATCTATGGCTTCTGGCACCACTGGAAGTTCGAACGGGCGTGGTACTATTACCGGGCAGAGGGGGCTGGGATTCCCCCGGATATCGCCGAAGAGTTCCACAAGACTTGGGGTCGGCAGGTCCGGGTAAATGGACACTGCGGTTGCCCCTCCCCACTGGAGCAGAATGAAGGCTTCGCCATCGGCTCGTATCACATCGACACGCCGGAAGGAATGGCTGCTTTCGTTAGGCTTTTGAATTCCATCTACAAACCCCGACCGAAAGAGTAATATTAGTTGAAGGGGTGACCCGATGAAAGCAACTATTCCCGAGGCACCGATAAGGTTGGATGGATTCCCACTATGCGCACAGTACGACTGCCCGAACGAGGTTGTAACCAAGGGACAACCGTGCGGCCTACATGGTGGACCCCCAGCTATAATCGACATCATCCACCGTGACATCCACCGGCAGATACTAACGGCGTTAGAGGCAATGAGACGCTGCGCCGACTGTTGGGACCTGCGTTTGGATGAAATCCGCTGTATTCGGTGCTGTTGGTATCGAGGGTTGATAATGGGAATGGCGGGTATTGCCGAACAACTGGGGTGGGGGGAAGAGATGGTCCGCTACTTGGACCTGATTGCCCACCGCCGAGAATAGGGGCTTATGAGTATATGTGAGGGGACGTACAATTTTGAAGGTTTTGGTCACCGGGTATTCATCGACCAAGCCTGTTTTCGGGATGAAACCAAGGTGACTTTGTGGGGGGAAAATAACAGGCTCATCTCCACTCACACCATCACCGTATCCATCGACCAGCTTCGGCGCTTTCTGGTTCAAGTAGAAAAAGAAGCCGACGAGGAACGCAGGAAGCTGGAGGAAGCGAAGGCGGAATGAGCAACCCCATCACTGGCAAACAACTGTGGGAGATTTTGGTGCCCGCCTCGGACGGCAGGGGGAATCGACTCCTAATTAACCACCACCGGATATGGGACGAGAAAGTTCGAAAGCTTACAGGTGGGGGAATGACGATATCTGCCCCGGCAAAGGGCGAGTGGGTTAACGGCAAAGAGGGCAGCGCCATCCTCCGGGAGCCGATGATTCCCGTCAGGCTTCTCACCGACAGGATTACTATAGACAAGGTCGCCACTATGACTATGGAACATTACGACCAGAAGGCAGTATTGTACTACATGGTTTCCGACACCGTCTATATGCTGGAAAAGGAGTAGTATGCTAATCACAAAGACCAAAGAGCAGGTTAAGGCTCAAGCTACCCTGCTATCGGAGATGAAGCCCCGCATCCGCCGTTACAGCTTTTTCGGGGATGACAACTGGGCGAAAATCGACGTGCAGATTAAAGTCCTCGAAGAGGATATGAGCGAGGACGAACTCAACGATTACGTTGACGAACAGCAGGGAGAACTTGACCTGACTGACGACCAGAAGTACGAACTGTCCAGCGTTGGCTTTGAAGCCATCGAATGGCGGGACGGAACCTTGGACGAGCCGCCATTTGATGGCTGGAAGAGCTTGCTGCCTCATGATGAACCCAAGCCCGCCAAGAAGGCCATCAAGAAGGCCAATAAAACCAAGAAAAAGAGGTAACATGAAAACCGACCTATCAGATTTCAAAGGTACGAGTGAAGATATCAACGCCCTGCCGCAACGCCTCCGGGATTTCATTCACCATTTGGAGGCTAATTGTGACCCGGCCCACGTGATGCAGGAAAACTACATCCTTCGGGAATTGTACGGCGGGATGTGTGAAATCTTGGCTGATATCAAGGCGGGAATGTACGTCAGGTGTATCTACTGCCGGACCCTTTTTAAACCCGGAGACAAAGACACCCCGGAGACCATGGCAGAGAAAATAAAAAAGCACATCACCGAATGCCCCAAGCATCCCACAGGCATCATGGTGAAACGGTGCCGATATCTGGAGCGCCTCATCAAGGCGATGCAGCACGGTACTTTGAAACCCAATCAAGACCTGCCCGCAAAGGAATGCAGCCGGGCAAGCGGGCAAGTTCCGTGTGACGTTTGCGGACTGGAGCTTGACCATCACTTCCAACCGCTCCCGGAGTCCTGTCCTACGGTAGTGGAAGACTGTTATGGGAAATGGTGGAAGCTGTAGGAGGCATATGGGATTTATACTGGATACCAACGACCCCATTCTCGGATTGGAAAAGCGCCGGGAGTCCTTCAACATCTGTGACCTCCAGCGCAAGTATCCCAACGATACCGAACAGCCCGGCATAAAGGATGCGGACAAGTATCGGCAGGTCTTGGTAGTGAAGTCCGAACACATCTTCGCTTACGCAGATGGTGAGATTGAGATGTCCAAAGACTTTCTGCGCAGATTGGTGAAGTTCTTCGACGCACCAGAGCGCCGAAGGATGTTGGAAGATGACCTACCGGAAACTTCACCAATGCGGTGGTTTCCCAAGAAATGGGGGACATAATGGGACCCGTACAAGCGTTCAGGGCAGAGGTAGTCCGGCTGGAGAACGAGCTTATGTCAGCGAAGATACGGCTGGCGGAGGCGGAGTTGCGGTGTTGCCATGCGTGGAGTAAACCGGCGTATGACCCCATCATCCACGAAGCGTACCATATCGCTGGCGACCCGCCCGGCACCATGGGGGTTGACCGGCAGCTTCCCATGGATGTACCCCGGCAGGAAATCCCCCGCTGGAAAAGAACTTGTAGCTCCTGCGGGATAACGGAGACAACGCAGCAAATCAGAGAGGATATCAAAAAGGTACCGGTGTTCTAATGGAATTCTACGGAAAGCTCAAACAAGCGCTCGTGGAGATTGGGGAAGTTGACCCTAATAGCCTGATTCTCGCTTTTGCCTCGGGAAGCTGGCAGCATGGTGCCCGGATGGACGACAAGGCCGACCTTGACGTGTCCGGGGTGTTCGTGGGTCGCCCGGAGGAAGAACTCCAGCTTGACAACGAGAACCCTCGTAAAATGGGTCATGCGAGTGCTAGCACGGCAGGAGACAAGCGCAAGAACACCAAGGCGGACGTTGACATCAAAGCCTACTCTCTACGCCGCTGGGCGGGTCTGGCGCTTAAAGGCAACCCTTCGGCACTTTCGTTCCTGTTTGTCCCGGACAGCATCAAGGACATGTCTTTGGAGCCGAAGGCACGTTGGCCATGCCCCTATGATGCGCAGCAGTGTGAGTATCCAAGCTGCATAAGCGACCATGAGGGTTACCGGGACAGCACGTGCGTGAGGCGTAACCGGGAGGCGCATACAAACACGGTGTGGGACACCGTGATTCTGCCCAACACCAATGACTTTCTGTCCGCCCGAGCGGCGAAAGCTTTCATCGGTCTGGCGGATAACCAGTTTCACCGGATGCTTGGAGAAGGCACGGGTAAACACGGGACCCGGAAAGCCGAGAAGGAAGAATACGGCTACGACCCCAAAGCGGCTATGCACATGATTATAGGCATTCAAGAGTGCCTTGAGCTTTTGCGGACCGGAAGGATGACTTTCCCCCGCCCGGAAAAGACCCTATTGCTTAACATCCGTACCGGAAAACTTGGTCTAAAAGGTGTATTAGACCTATATGGGGTTTTGCGGGATGAAGTGCCCGAGGCGGAGAAGAACACCCCGCTTCCCCCGGAATGTGACCGGGGAAAGGTCAGCAAACTCGTTACGGGGGCGATATTGCAGCATTGGAAAGAGAGGAAGTGGCTATGAGGGCATCGGAAGCAAGGGCACTTGCCGAGACCAATGCCGAACGCATCGCTCGGAAGAAGGCGGAGGAGTCCGCCAAGCGCAAAATTCAGCGGGCGACTGCGTGGGAAAGAAGGCGGAAGGAATACTACGCCAAAACCCTCGAAAATATTAAGTGGCATATCGACGCCTACATCAAAGACGGTGAAACAAAAATTGAAGACTACCGGCTATCCACGGAGAATGATAGTGATGGCCTCCTAGCCGGGGAACAGAAGTTTTTCAAAAACTTTGAGTTTGCCGTAGAACTAAAGAAAATCATCGCCAAGCTGCGCCGGGACGGCTACAAAGTAACGGTTAAAGCGGGGTCGGTACAGCATGACGACAGTGCCGCTTACTTGAACAGCGGTGGTGAGTGCGGCTCCGAGACCCCTTACTACATGTATCACACTTGGCTGGAGATTTCGTGGGAGGGAAAATGAGAATCCTTAATGTCCGAATGGGACTGGCGACCAACTCCTCCAGCATCCACTCCATCATCCTCATGGCCCCGAAGCACTACCGGAAAGTCAGGACCGACGAATACTATGACTTTGGGTGGAGTTTCTTCACCGCCGCCAACATTCGCTCCAAGACTAACTATCTTGCCTACATTCTGCGTGGAAATCTGAATGCCGCCATTGGTGAGGAGAACGCCGCTGTCATCATCGACGCCCTCTTCGAGTCCAAGCACGGGGGAAGCTACTCCAAGGAGATTGAGGAGAACGGCTACGGCGTGGACCACCAAAGCTTCATCGGTCTCCCCCGCAACTGGGATGGTCAAGGAATTAACCTTGACTTCTTCAAGGATTTCAAGGATTACATCGTTAACAACCCCGTCGCTATTCTCGGCGGTAACGACAACACCGACGAGTCGCACCCTCTACGGGGTGATGGAAAAAGTCTTGACCTTGGTATTTTGGAGGATGGTGAATATGGTACCCTTGTGGCAAGAAAAGACCACTGCGGCAGGGATACTCATTGGGTCCTGTTCAACCGGCACAATGGCACCAAGGTTCGCCTGACCTTTGACCACTACCCCAATAAAAGGGGCACCAGCAATCCCATAGATGAGAAGACCTTTGCTGCCCGCAAGTTTATGTTGGGTCCGATTAAGCCTTTCAATAAGGCGGCGGCTCCCGAGCTTGTGGACATTAAAATCACCGACCATTGTACCATGGGGTGTGAGTATTGCTATCAGAGTAGCACGCCAGCCGGGCAGCACGCCGACTATGACAACATCAATCGCCTTGCTTATGCCCTCGCCAGAATGCGGGTATTCGAGGTTGCCCTCGGCGGCGGCGAGCCAACAAAGCACCCCAAGTTCTTGGGGATTCTTCGCACCTTCCGTAATTATGGAGTCATCCCCAACTTCACCACTCGGGACCTGATGTGGATGTTCAACAAGAAAGATGCACAGGAGATTGTCAAGACCGCTGGTGAGTTCGCTTATTCCGTGACTACAGGAGCAGACGTAAAGCGCCTTGGCAGGGCCATTGAACGAGGCAAGTTCCGGGAGCTTCAACCGGAGAAGGAGTTCTCCGTCCAGTATGTCTTGAACACGGGCGGAAATCTCTACGATGTTTTAGAGGAAGCCCGCAAGAACGATTTCCGGGTTACCCTCCTCGGCTACAAGCGGGTGGGATTCGGGAAAGACTTCACCCCCATTCCCGAAGACTGGATGAAGGCGGTAGCCCAAGCCAGAAAAGAACGTAGTTGGGTTCATATCGGCGTGGACACCGCCATCATCAAAGAGCAGGGAGAACAAATCAAACGGGACCTGAACGTCAGCGAACTGCTCATGACCGCCGAAGAGGGCAAGTTCTCCATGTACATCAATGCCGTCAATAACACCATGGGTCCGTCCTCCTACTGCTCACCGGACGAGATGGAGCCGATAATCAGAGGGCAGGGTAAGACCACGGAGGATTACATCCGGGAGAGATTCATCCGATGGTAGTTCGAGGTATGATATGAAAAGACCAAAGTGGGCCTGTGCATTTTGCTACAGACGGCTGTATGTGAACATTCTTCCCAAGTCTTGGGACCTCGTGTGGCAGTGGGCCGTATGTCCAAGGTGCCAGAAACGGGTAAGCAAAAACGGAGGCTATTGGGTCGTGCCAAGTGGTGCCTACCGAGGTAGGAGACGCTGGCCCAAGAGGTTTGCATAGGAGCGTATGGAAAAACAAAGAATCCTCATCACAGGTGGAGCGGGTTTTATCGCCCACCACCTCATCGACCACCTTATCCGCAACACCAACTGGGAGATAGTCATCCTTGATAAGCTCACCTACGCCGCCAACGGCTTCGACCGGTTGCGGGAGATAGGGGCTTATGGGCATCCAAGGGTCACCGCACACCCTGTGGACCTATGCTATCGCATCGGCGAGGGACTGGAGCGGGAGATTGGACACGTGGATTACTTCGTCCATATGGCGGCGGAGACGCACGTGGACAACTCCATTGCCAACCCCCGTCTCTTTGTAGAAGCGAACGTGGTTGGAACTTTCGAGATGCTGGAACTTGCCCGCAGGCTCACCGGCCTTAAGAAATTTCTCTACTTCTCCACAGACGAGGTTTTTGGACCGGCTCCTGATTGCATGGAATACAAAGAGTGGGACGGTTACAATTCCAACAACCCCTACGCCGCAACCAAGGCAGCGGGTGAGGAGCTTACTCTCGCTTGGGCGAACACGTACAAGCTGCCCGCATTCATTACTCACACGATGAACGCCTTTGGTGAGCGCCAGCACCCGGAGAAGTTTATCCCCAAGGTCATATCTCACGTCATGATGGGAAAGACAATACCCATCCACGCCTATCCAGATAAGAAGCGTTCCGGCAGTCGGTTCTACATACACTGCCGTAATATCGCTGACGCCGTCCTGTTCCTCCTTGACCGTGCGGATTTCCGGGAAAAGTATAACATCGTCGGGGAGCAGGAAGTGAATAACCTTGACCTTGCCAAACGCATAGCCTCCATCATAGGCAAGCCACTCAAATATGAACTTGTCGATTTCCACTCGGCCCGCCCCGGTCATGACCTACGCTATGCCCTCAACGGCGGGAAGATGCGGGGCATGAACTGGTTCATACCAATGCGCTTCGAGGAGAGTCTCACCCGCACGATTCGCTGGATGACCCGCCCGGAGCATTATAGTTGGCTGGATTTGGGGACTCATGCTGCTGTGGCTGGATGACATCAGAACACCGCCCCACGATGACTACACGTGGGCAAAGACCGCCGAAGAAGCCATCAGTCTGTTGGAAACGGGTCAGGTGGAGTATGCTTCACTAGACCATGACCTTGGCTTTGGCGGGTCCGGCTATGACGTGGTTTGCTGGATGGAAAGAAATGACCAATGGCCGGTTAATGGGGTGGATGTTCATTCCATGAATCCAGTGGGCAGGCAGTACATGATGATGGCTATTAACAAGCACTATGGGGAGGTACGAAGATGAGACGCCGTGAGTTTTTTTCTTGGTTAGGAGGAGTGGGGGCAGCCGGGCTGATGGCGGAGAACCTCAAGGGGATAATCCTTCCCATGAAGCCCAAAGATGAGGAAGCCATCATGCTTTCCGAAGACCCCAATCCCCACGACTTCATCGACATCAGTTATCATTTCCGTAACAACCTCGAACACCGGTTGTTCCGGGCCTTCTCCCTCAATGACTGCAACCTGCGGACCTACTACGGGCGGGTGTATATGGCAAGCCTCATGACACCCATCGTGAACCGGTATATGCAGGTGTGGAGAGAGCGGACTGGCATTCATCCCGTGGTGCGATTCGGAGACAATTTCACTCAGCCGACGCCCATCAAGTTCAGCACCATCCAAAACACCGAGGATTCCTATCGGCGGATGATTCTGGTCGCTGAGTATGTGGGAGACTCCATCATGGTCCTTAAGGAACGGGAGCGGCTTAGTCCGCAGGGGAGCGGGGGCCTCGTTACCGTTGTAAGCAGCAACGACAGACCGGACATGAGAATCATTAATTTTGACATCACTACCGCTCCCGTGGGGAGTGTCCATGGGCGCTAAAGTTTCAAGACGCAAGTTTCTGTGGAGCCTGTTCGCTGTTCCCGTAGCGGCTAAGCTTGCCCCGGCGATTAAGTTCCTCCCCCCTGAGTCTTCGGCGGGCAACATCACCATGAAGACACTGGAGGATGGCTTACGTGCGTGCTGGAGGCAGGCGGCATCCCCTCAATACATCTTTGTTCCCACGATGCCGCTTTACTCCAACCCGGTCATTGACCTCAGCCAGCTTATCCGAAGTTACAAGGGGAGTTCCGGGGGCAGGTTTGATGACCGGTGGGAAGCCCTCGGACAACCCTTAGCGCAATACCGGGGATATCAGGAGATAGCGAGGCAGTGTCTCCACATTGAGCCGTTGCCGAAAGGAGCTTATGCCTACCTTGATTACCGGGCATCTATACACAATGAAGCCCGAGGCTGATTACGCCATATCCACATACGGCTCGGAATTGGCCGGTGACATCCTGAATTGTGCTGTGTGCGGAAAACCGTGGGACGAACACCTCAAAAAGGAGACTGGTATGACGAGAGAAGACGTATTCAAGATGATTGCAAAGGAACGGGAGTATCAGGACAAGAACTGGCCCCGTGACGATAACCCCTTGGTCAAGCAGTACGTCTACGCCGCCCCCCACATCTATCTGTTGAAGGCATACGCCGCCAAGACCAAGGAACTGTGGGTAAAATCCGTTGACGAGACCGACGTTCTGCGCAATCTCGGCAAGATGGCGACCATCGCCTACCGGGCGATAATGGAAATCAAGGGGACGACCGGGACATGGTACACCACGGTGGGAGCAAAAGACCTGATTGAAACCGAGCGCCGGTATCAGGACATGAAGCACCCCCGCACCAAGGACAACGCCGGTCAGTACGCTTTCTCCGCTCCTCACGCCCTATTGGTGGACCGCTACATCGTCTTGGCGGAAGAGGCATGGTCGGCGGGCAACCGGGATATGGTGCTGCACCGGATAGTCCAGATAGCAGCTATCCTCGTCCGGGCGCTGGAAGAGATTGAGGGACCGAATCTTCTGTCTATCGGGCTTCGTTGAAATCCCGCTGCCCGGAATGCCGTCTGCACCTCTGGCATTGCCCTCACTGCCACGGGGATTACTGCTACATGGTGTTCTGTGAGCTTAACACTTATGACCTGCACCGGGCGATGTGCCCATGGTTCGCCCACCGTAGCAAGACGGATGAACCAATTTACCAAGCACGGATAGGTCGGCTAACTGATGGAAATCAGACAAGTTACCGGGGACCAAAGTTCGGTTCACAGTAAATAAATGGCCGGTTAAAAAAATCCTGCATAAAATCCTCAAACCGTGGTATTATGTAAGTGAAGGAAGAAAACGAACTACCGACCCCATACTTGTAGGGGTAAAATTGAGGCGGGGAGCCGGACGATATTGTTACCCGGTCGGCCTCACAAGATTCCGGCCCGCAAGGGCCACCAGTTTGAGGGGGCGAAAGCCCCTACCATTTTACGCCCCGAAAGGGGCACCATTTTGGAGAGACATGCGAAATAGGAAACCCAATCCGATGCAGTGGCAGCCTAAGCGGCATTTTAGCCGCCCAAGCTTCGGTGGGCTTCCGTTTGCGCCCTAAAAAGAAAGACAACGCAAACGCACTTTGACCCACCGATGAAAGTTCCGGTGGGTTTTTTGCATTTATGGTGACTGTAACTCAGTGGCAGAGTGCCTGACTGTGAATCAGGATACGGGGGTTCGATTCCCCTCAGTCACCCCAAGTTTGGTGAGTGAACCCCACAGGGTACTTGGACTGGTCCGAGGGGGGCGGGGGCAGCCCGCTTCGTCATTCACCCCGATATATGGTCCCGTAGCTCAGCCCGTATAGAGCAACTCCCTCCGAAGGAGAAGGTCGTCGGTTAAAATCCGACCGGGACTTCCAGATTAGGCCCCTGTAGCTCAGTGGACAGAGCGTCCGGTTTCGACCCGGATGGTCGCAGGTCCGAATCCTGTCAGGGGTTCCAAGATTGAACGAATTAGATATGCCCCCATGGTGTAGTGGAGAACGCACATCGCTACGAACGATGAGACAGGGGTTCGATTCCTCTTGGGGGTACCAGTTCTTGGTTACGCTGTTTAGTAACCAAATTATTGAATTCATAAGTATGGACTCAATAATTAAACAATGCAGGTTTTGCGGCAAGGATTTTGAAGCCAAAAGAAGTGATAGGATTTTCTGCTCTAAGTTATGCGGTGTGAGAGACTGGGAGAGACGAAGCCCCAAAAGAGCAGCGAGACCTGAGCATGTAAGGCAATTTCGCCGCCGCATAAAGTTGAAGGCAATTGAATATAAAGGTGGAAAATGTGTAATCTGTGGGTACCACAGGTGCATAACCGCAATGAAGTTCCACCATTTAGACCCGAATACTAAGGAATTTGGTATCAGCCGGTACGGGGTCACAAGGTCATGGGAGGCGGTTAAGGCTGAGTTGGATAAATGCATTCTCGTCTGTGGAAACTGCCATGATGAGATTCACGAGGGAGTGACAATCATCCCTGAAGAAGTAAAGTTTAACGTTCAGGAGTAGCCAAGCGGTAAGGCAGCGCACTGTTAATGCGCCTATCGGGGGTTCGAGTCCCTTCTCCTGAGCCAAAATTGTTAGTGCGATACGGGAGGCGAATACACCTCGGCTGGCGTCCTAGCCAGTGAATGTCCGTGCGAGTCGGGCGGCACTAGCCAGATGCCCCGTTAGTTTAACGGTAAAACACTCGCCTTTTAAGCGATGAGAGTGTGGGTTCGATTCCCATGCGGGGTACCAAAAATTTGGAGTCGTGACGCAGATGTGGTTAAGCGTAGCCGCCTTTTAAGCGGACGGTCGTGGGCACCCAATCCACTGGCTCCACCATATGCCCCGTTAGTTTAACGGTAAAACACTCGCCTTTTAAGCGATGAGAGTGTGGGTTCGATTCCCATGCGGGGTACCAAAGATTGTGCCGCCGTAACTCAACTGGACAGAGTACTCGGCTCTTACCCGAGGAGTTGGAGGTTCGAGTCCTCTCGGCGGTACCAAATTTGGGTCGGTAGCTTAACTGGCAGAGCAGGGGCCTCTTAAGCCCAAGGTTGAGGGTTCGATTCCCTCCCGACCCACCAAGATGCTCTTGAGAGCGTATTATAGGACTTAACGTGCTCTCAAGAGATGGTCAGGTAGCTCAGGTGGTAGAGCGCTACCCTGAAAAGGTAGGCGTCGGCGGTTCAACTCCGCCCCTGACCGCCAAGATTTGCCTCTGGAGCTAGGATGGTATAGCGCCTGCCTGAAGAGCAGGAGTGACCGGTTCGATTCCGGGCGGAGGCACCAAGTTATAGCGGGGTAGAGAAGTCTGGTATCTCGTGAGGCTCATAACCTCAAGAACGCCGGTTCAAATCCGGTCCCCGCAACTTCGCAGAGGAGTGGATGTGGACACATAAACCACACCAGCCTCATAAGCTGGGAATTGCGGGTTCGACTCCCGTCTCTGCAACCATATGGCGGTGTAGCTCAGTTGGCTAGAGCGCTCGTCTCATAAGCGAGAGGTCGAAGGTTCGATGCCTTCCACCGCTACCAATGTTGCCCGTGTATGCGAACAGGCACAGCGGCGTCTAACGAAGGAGCGTCCCGGTAGGAGTGATTTGCGGAGGAACCGAAAAGGGCGGGATGCCCGGAAGCCGGGGACAATCCGGCTACCCTACGGGGTGTAGGGAATCACGTTATCGCCTATCGGAGCAACCCTCGCAAGGGGTTGTATGCGGGTTCGATTCCCGCCACGGGCACCAGTAATGGGCAGGAGGTTGGGGGTGTCTAGTCCCCCCTCGCCGATGGGGCGAGTAGCTCAATTAGAGTAACGTGTAGAGCACCTGCTTGTCCCCCAAGAAATTGGGGGACCGCTAATCGGAACCGCAGGCAGTTGCACAGCGGCAGCCCGGTAATCATCCGGGTGTAGCGAGTCGGCATACTGCGGTTTCCCGAGTTTATCAGGGTGTAGCTCAGCCCGGTGGAGCACCAGTCTGGGGGACTGGGGGCCGCAGGTTCAAATCCTGCCATCCTGACCATTTTACGGAGTGTAGCTGGACGGTCAAGCTCATGCTTTGGGAGCATGTGACCTCGGTTCGATTCCGAGCACTCCGACCATTTTGAACGAAATGAATAGCCGTCAGGGTGTAGCTCAGCCCGGCAGAGCGCTGGTTTCGGGAACCAGAGGCCGAAGGTTCAAATCCTTTCATCCTGACCAAGTTTACATCGGCGTAGCTCAGCTAGAGAGCGCTCCCCATTAGGGGAGAGGTCAATGGTTCGATTCCATTCGCCGGTTCCAAATCGTGGGGTAGAAGCCCGCTACCAGCCGATGACTCCATTTGAGTTGACAAGCAACAATCGGGAACAGCGTGGCCTTGGACGGTGCAATGCCGTCCCCAAGTTTTATCAGGGTGTAGCTCAGAGGAAGAGTCCCGGTTTCGGATACCGGTTGTCGGAGGTTCGAGTCCTCCCACCCTGACCAAGATTGTTCCGGGGTCGGCTAATGGTAGGCCGCTGCGCTCTGAACGCAGATATCGGGGTTCGAGTCCCTGCGCCGGAACCAAGATTGATTCGTATGTCAGCTTTGCCCCGTAAGGGCTAAACGCTAATACGAATGTTCCGAGGTGGTGTAATTGGCAACATCCCTGATTCTGAATCAGAAGATTGGAGGTTCGAGTCCTCCCCTCGGAGCCAAGCTAGCCCGGAAAATGTGGGTTCGAGTCCCACCGGATAATCGCATGGAGTAGCCTTCCCGTCAGGCAGAACGCCCCCAGCGACCCGTCATTCAATCGGTAGGATACCGGGGATTGATTCAGGGAGAAGGTTGCGGGTTCGAGTCCCGTCGCCCCGCCATGCGGGGCGTAGCTCAATGGTAGAGCGTCTCCCATGATGCAGCCGGAAAAACGGGGTTCGATTCCCCGTAGGTCATGGTGCAGCGTAGCCTCATGGTAGCTGTGACCAAGATAACCATGGTACCCTTGGTCTTGACCTTCGTTTATTTGGATAAGACACCGGCGTGAGTTTTTGGGTGAGTCGTCCAATTGGATAGGACTGCGGTCTCCAAAACCGCCAATAGGGGTTCGAGTCCCTTCTCGCCTGCCATAGGAGCGTCGTATAGCGGCTATTATGCTGGTCTCCAAAACCATGCGACGGGGGTTCGAGTCCCTCCGCTCCTGCCAAAATTGCAGTATTATAGAATACAAGAGGGTCTCAGATGTGGGTTAGAACCCCACCGGAGTGAGTAAGTCCTCCGTCGTCCAAGAGAAGTCGAATGGAATTAGGAAGTATGGTTCCCGACTGGTTAAGACGCTGACCCTCTTTTTCTTTTTTGGTGGTATTACTAAGAATGGCGTGCAAGGTCCCGTAGGGTCGGTAAGACTGATGGGAACGGTTGTCATGGCAGAAATCGGGATACCGTGCCTGCACAAGCGGCTTCCGGGCGACGAGGGGGACCGGTCATATACCCCGTAGAGAGCGAAGCCAAACCGCCAGTACGCTGGCTGCACGCCGTTGGGTTTAAGTTGGTGCTCCTGACCGACCTAAGTCTCTGGTGAGTTGACATAACCGGGGGCGATGTCTTAAGGGCGTGGTCACAGGGGCGCTGTTCGGGCGGGGTGAGAGCGTTAGGACAACGCAGTGGGCCTCGGGGTGAGACACCATAAGAAACCCGACCACATCAACCCGTATGGTGTACGGCAATGAGACCGGCCAATTCGATGGATATGAACCTGAGAGAAGACCGGTTACACCCCGCCCGAACCCTACAAGCTTGACTCGCCGCCTAGTCCTATGGGCGGATACCGGAGTGCGAAGAGCGATGGACGGCTATAGGGGTCGTGCGCAGGCTTACCGGCAATTAGCCATCGGTCACATTCGGTGTGGCGGCGAGCAAGGTTTAACGGTTTTTCGGAATCCTTAGATAAGGAGGCTCTATGGGATACGCTGACGTACTTGTACTAGACATGAACTGGATACCCGTGGGCTTCATGGGCTGGGAGAACGCCGTGAAGCTCATGTGGGAAAACCGTGCCAAGGTGGTTAAGGAAGACGAAGGGGGCAAGGTTCTACGTTCTCCCTCTCTGACGATTGGGATGCCTCGTGTTATCGTGGTTCGGAACGCATGGACCCGGCGCAAGCGGATGGCTGTACCATGCACCCGGCGAAACTTGCTGGTGCGTGACAATGCCGAGTGTCAGTATTGCGGTCGGGTAGTGTCCACCCACGAGTACACACAGGACCACGTTATTCCGCAGTGTCAGGGCGGAAAGTCCGAGTGGACTAACCTCGTGGTCTGCTGCATGAAGTGTAACAAGTCGAAGGCCGGACGTACCCCGGAGCAGGCGGGCATGAAGTTGCTTAGCAAGCCCGTTGAGCCGAAGGCAAACGACCCCAAGTACAACTTCAAGCTGCACATAAACAAGATGCGGCCCGAGTGGAAGGAATGGGAGTCGTGGCTGTACTGGAACGCTGTAATCGACAAGGAGTAACATGCGTTTCCAAACCCTGATTGTGTTGGCGGCGGTATTCGCACTGGCGGTAGCGCTTTTGTGGCCTGTAAAACGGCCTACTCGCCGCCCGCCGCCGACAAATCAGGCACCCACGCAAGTCAAGGTCGATGACGACGATGTTCCGTGGGTTTATTCTTTGGTACTTGACGAGGAAGAGGAAACAGTTCAGTCCTCCACATCAGAGGAGGCTGCGCCATCAAATGAAGCCGGTGAAGGTGAAGGTGATGCTGGCGGAGATGGCGGCGGCGATGGTGGAGGAGGAGATTAGCCCCCGTGGTCGAGTGGAATGAGGCATCCGCCTTCTAAGCGGAATAACGTGGGTTCGAGTCCCACCGGGGGTTCCAGTTTGCGGTGGATTTGTTGAAGGGAAAATATGAAAACTGCATTCCTGTTTTGTGCCCCCGATGTTCCGCCATCGGAGATGAAGAAGCTTCGTAAGTGGCTTCACAAAGTACTCGGGAAAAAGGTTCGGTTCGTTGCTGTGAACTACAACGTGAATGTAACCACGCTGGTTCACAAGTAAGGTTTGCCCTACAGCCGGGGCGGGGAAGCGAAGCCAGCATCGTATGGCTGGACAAGCAAACCCCATGGGCGGCAGGATAGGCGAGAGTTGAAATAGCCGCCCCTATGCTCCCGTAGCTCAGTGTATAGAGCGACCGCCTCCTAAGCGGTAGGTCGTGGGTTAGATTCCCACCGGGAGTTCCAAGATTGAGGGTATATGAATCGTCGTGGATTCCTTAATGGGCTGGGGTTGGGCCTAGCCACATTGCCACTGCAAACGCTGGCAAAAGAGCCGACACTAAAACGGACGGAGTGGGCGGGAAAAGAAGCCTACTCCCTGCCTCCCTTACACATCAAATCGTTGCACCCAGACCATCTAACCAAAGCGTGGTATTCAATACAAGACCACGATTACATGGTGGGGGAGGGGTGGTTTAATCCGTGGGACCTGCGCCCCCTGATAGAAAGTAACGACAGGGACATTGTAAGGCAAGTTGACCGTGAGACCCATTGGCAGATGAATTACGGCGGCGTGCGTGGGTATCTGTGGGGCACTGTTTTAGCACAGGCGTTTTTTGTTCCCAGCCGGACATTCTTCTTGGTGAGCGATGATTACAGTGAAGAGCCTGATGTTCATGACCGCTCGAAATATCCGTGGCCTATGTTGGTTCAAAAAGTGACGTTTGACTTGCGAAATCTCGAAGTTTGATTGGGGGAAGTTTGAAAATCCTGTGTTGTTGCTACGGTGGAAACAGCAGGTCGGTATCGTTGGCTATGCTGCTAAAGTTGAACCACGGTCAACGAGATGTTCTAGCAATGGGGCTGGGACATACCTCCGAGGCTACCAAGCGGGTACTATTCGACTGGTCGGATGTCATCGTCGTTATCGGAGAACGTTTCCTGTTTGACCTCGTACCGGAAGACCAGCAGCGCAAGATTATTTGGGTCAATATCGGCCCCGACAGGTGGTACAATCCAACCCATCCCGAACTCGTGGGGAAGCTGCTTAAAGTTCTGGATTTGTGGGGAAAGAGTGGAGCCATCCTGCCTTACACTGACCCCGAGCTTCCCCCGGAGTTACTGGACATCAGAACCAACCCCAGCCCATAGGGCTTCCAAGTTTGCGGCAGAAGACTGGAGAGTCATGAGCAAAAAGAAGGCTGCTGAGTCGGAGCATAAGGTACTGGTTTCATTCTTTTGGGATGAAGGACGGATGGGCGACGTTGAAGGCTTGTTCGTCACCACCAAGGAAAAAATCGAGAAGTCCCTCGGCAAGGAAGTTTACTTCGGGGAAATTCTCGGCAAGCACTCGGAAATTTACGGGACGCTGAAAAAGGAAGACTTCACAGTGAAGTCCGACGACCCAGCGTTCATTGACAAGTTGGTCGAAATCACCGGGGCCGAAACCATCTCTGGATACAACCCGTTCGATTACCTTGAAGAAGAACCAGAACCGGGCGAGGAATAATGGAGATGCTTTATGCGGCAGGTAAATCGGCGGGAGGTCCGTCACTTCCCTAGCTTAGCAGCGGCTATCGAGTACGCTGCACAACTCAATCGTTGCATTTGGGTGCAGGTCACCGGGCGAGCAGCCCTTTACAAAGTGTATCCCGGTGGGCGCTGCATCCATCACCCACTCCCGGAATCGTGGAAGAAAATTGCGCCGGGGGAAGATGAGGAACTCATCGAATGGTGCAATCAACAAACGGTCTAAACGCCCCCGTAGCCCAGCCCGGACCAGAGCAGGGGTTTCCTAAACCCAAGGTCGCAGGTTCAAATCCTGCCGGGGGTACCATCTCAAAGGTAGCGGTCATTGAGCAAATAATGACCGCTCTCCTTAACAATCCCATCATGAAAGACTTCAAACCCTTCGGGGCGGAAATTATGCCCGAGGGGTTCATCACTGTAACGGGTAAGCTCCCGCTCATTTCCTACTACGTCTTCGACATCGTGTTTGTAATGCCAGACTGAAACCCCGGAGGGCAGCCTCCGGGGATGTCAGTTACGCATTGTTGAGGCGGTCCTCGAAGTCGGCCCGGCGTGCGTCAAGCTCTTCCTGCCGCTCGTCCAGTTCTGCCTGCTCGGCGTCAATTTCCGCCTGCTCGGCTTCGATTTTATCCTCTTCTTCTGCGAACTCCTCGGCCTCTCCATCCACTTCCACGTCAGCAGAGACTTCACCGTCTTCGGCTACTTCTTCAACCTCGGCAACCTCTTCACCTTCGGTCACCTCATCCAACTCCTCCAGTTCAGCATCACTCATAACCGTCATGGTGCCATCCCAGAGGTCCACCTCTATCATGATTGAAGCCATAATTCCTCCTGTGGTTTGAATTAGAGGATAGGGACCGCATCCTCTGGCGGATTCATTAAAGGGGCTGATAGTTGTTAATCTGGGTGTAAAAGAAACCGACTTAGGCATCCCTTTATAGGAGAGCAGGATGCCCAACGTAAACATTTTGAATCCGCAGGGTGGATACGCACAGGCTGTAGATGGAATCATCATCACCATGGCGGGTGCTTGGAACCTAACCACCACCTATCCCTTTGGATACGCAGTGACTTACAACTCAGCCACGTGGGTATCTCTCAAGAATAACAACACCAACAATGTCCCCATGATAGGCTCCCCGTGGTGGGGAATCCTCGCCCAAGGTGCCCAAGGTCCGACCGGTCCCACTGGGTATACCGGATACACTGGACCCAGCATAACCGGTCCAACGGGTCCGGGCAATTTTACGGGTTACACCGGATACACCGGGCCTGCGGGTGGAGGCTCCGGGGTTCTCACAGTCGTAGCAGCCCTATTGGCTACTGACATCATCGGCCTGCTCAGCGCCCCCTATACCCTTCTTGATAGTTCTTTAGTCCCTGCCGACAAGTTCGCTCAAGTTATATCTGCTCAATATCTTATACAGAATGGAACTGTTCCCTTCACAATCACCCCAGACACAATCATCTTGATACAAGGGGGGACGACTGCACAACAGTGGATAGTCGAAGATAGTAACGTTGGAACGCCGCTCATGAGCCTACTGACGAACATTCCCAACCCACCTTATTCGGCTTTAGTTCTTGCCAATGAGACGACCTATGACCATACGACTGGGGCACTTCTTAGCCTCCCTTACTCCAATCTGAGTTCGGGAGCAATTACCATGATTGCTGGTTCTTCGGGTGGGCCTGCGAATATATCGGACGGTAGTGGGACGCTGCGCATCAAGGTCAGTTATCAGTTAGTAGACCTTGCGTTCTAAGCGGAGACGCATTAAAACTTAACCGGCCAATCCTGCATAATGGGGGTAGGAAATCTCCAACCGGTTAAGATGGGCTGAGCCTGTTTTTTCATTCCACATCCGCAGTCTTCACATATCGCCGGGCGCTTGCGGTTGTCCCGGCAGAGCCAAACCCACACACCGTTTTCATACAGCGCTTCATGCTCGCACTGATAGCAACCCCGGCAACGGGAGCACCGATACACTTTCCATCCGCATTGCCAGCAGGTTACATCATGTACGGGGCAGTTCTCTCGGGGCATCAGGTCTCCAAAACACACACAGGTTGTCGGTCATGGGTTGATAAGACGAGCAGCACTCGGGGCGGTTTTCATAGATGGAACATCGGCCTTCGGGGGTAATCTTGGGGCAGTAGTACCAAAGCTTCACAATTTCTCCCTCTTTGGAGTGAAATTCTTCTTCTACCCCTCCCACCTTAAAGGGCATCCCGGCAGCGGTCAGCATCGCCTGCCCATCTTCAAACATGGAGTCTTTCCAGAAAGTCTCGGGGATGACCGGGTCTTTTTCATGGAAAGGCAGGCAAAACCTGCGACAGCAGGCTCCCGGCTCCGGGCAGATGGAGCATAACCAACTACTCTTTTCGATTTTTGCGAGCGCTGCGGGCACGCTTGTTCTCCTCCCACAGCAAATTGAAGTACTCCCCGTGTTGGGGAATATGCTCACTCTTCTCCAACCCCAAAGCGTCCCACATCCGGTCAACGCACAGGCCGCAGATGACCGTGGCGCTCTCGCCAACGAGGAACCCATCCCGCTTGTCCTCTTTCGACTGAACAATCTTGACATCGCCGAAATGGCTGCGGCAATCGAGGGCGGCTCGTATCACGTCAAGCAGTTGACTTCGTGGTGCTGGCTTTTTTACCAGCTTTGGCTTTTTTATCGCTGCTTTCCTCATGCTCTGCCTCCCGCAATGAAATAGCATTGGATTTCGCCGTGGAGATGCCTGTCAAGGCGTACTCCCGGCTGGTGGGGTCAAGGTTGTTTTCCTTGGCATACCCCTCCACTATGAAATACTCCTTGGAGAAGGTACCGTCCGTAAAATAGTTGAAGCTGTTGGCGTTGGTCTGGACCGTCCGCCAGATGAGCACGGGCATCCCGTGTATCCGGTAAGCCGGGGCGTTCTCGTATTGACCGCAGATTTCATACTTACTTGCCAAACCGGCCACAACCTCCTCGAAGATGAGGGCATCCTCTTCAAGCTCTTTCCACCGGTTCTCTGTGCAGATTTTGCGAAGCTGGATGTATCCAAGCTTAGGTTGCCCCGCCGCCCACTTGATGATGTCCTCAATCTCGTGACGGTTGTAGCGGCCCACCACGATGGCGACCCGGATGCGGGGACACTCGGTCGCCGCCAGAATCTTCTCCCAGTCCAGCAGAGCGGTCATCCCCATGATTTTCTGATTGGTTGCCCGGTCAAGACTGTGGATGCTGTAGCTGACGCTGTCACAGGCATTAACCGTTTCCAGCTTGTCCAGAGCGAGGATACCATTGGTCCTGATGCCTACCCGGCGCACCCATGGCTGGCGGCTAAGGAAAGGAATGAGCTTGTCCACGTGCTTATACGCCAGAGCGTCGGTGGTTTGCCCCGTGATGTAGATGCGGTCTATCCCGGCATGTTCCGCCTCGGCGAGAGCATGGGGAAAGGTCTTCCAGTTCTCGAAGGGGACGTTGAGTTGGTTATTGTGGAAGTATTCCTTAGCAAGGTCTCGCCCGAGGCAGAAGTAGCAATCAGCATTACAGGCCCCGAGGAGATTGATGTTCAGGAACGTGGGTTTGCTTCGTTGGCGGTTCTTGTATCGTAGGTCCATGCAGAATAATACACAAAAATTGGAAAAATCCCAGTATTATTCTTTATGAAACTTACTCCCGTGATGGTTCACCGGTCGGACTTCGACACCGACCAGATTATCCACGCCCGGTGGGACCGGCTATTTGAGTTCGAGTCATTGACATGGGATGCTGAATTCCTCGCCATGGGTTACCACCACCCTCATGCACCCGGAGAAATGCCGGGGTTCGATGGTAACGTTGTTCTGGGACTTAGCACCATTTTCACCGATATTCCCAAGAAATTCCCCATCAAAGACCTTCTCACCTTTCTACAAGGACGAGCGCAGTCCTGCTGCATGGAAGAAGTGGAGCAACGCCTCACCCTGATGGCAAGACGCTGTTCCCAACTTGACTGTGCGGGGGATAGCCCAAATCCCACGGACGAAGAGAAGAGAGTGGCGGAATTAGCCGCTAAAAGGGTTGGATTTTACACATGAGAATGAGCAAAGCTGACAAGAAAGAACAAGCCGACCAGAAGAAGGTGTGGAAAGTCTACCCACAGGCTACCTATTGGGGAGTGGACGACAAGAAGAACTTCGGCCCCCTCGCTGCCTGCGAGGTATACCAGTCGGACGCCTTCGATGCCCCGGTAATCGGGGAAGGTAACACTTCCGGGGAAGCGTGGGCGGATGCCGTCAAGCGGCTTCCTAAAAAGGCAAAAAAGTGAAGTGGCTTTGTTGGTTATGGGACCTACGTGGGAAGATTACGGTGTAGCCTTCTTTGTTCGTTGCAAGTGGTGCGGCAAGAAGGTGTGTTCCCGCTAGACACGAAAGCCGGGCATCTCAGCCCGGCCCCCGTGTAGATATGGACCACCCCCTTTTAGGTGAGATTCGGCAACTTCAACCTCCCTTCCTCGGGTTTTCCTCGGGGTATGTCAGGTCTCATGGCGAGTCTCCTTTTTCTCTCGGAAGTGGTATTACTATGATTAAGGGGTGAATAGTATGGGTTTGGTGGAACGCTTGATATCGCTGACGAAAGCGGATAAGGTCAAGTGGAATGCTCGGTCAGTTCCGGGAGATTTCACTGTCGCCTTCACTTGGGTGGACGGATTTGAAATCTCCATCACCAACTTTTACAACAAGAGGGACCTCTCCGGGAAAGAAGTGGAACGTACCATGTGTATCACCAGTCCCCTCGGAATCTCAGTGGACATCAACGCCTGTCTGAAAGACATTCAAGAACTCGTCAGCCTCATCTGTGAAAAAACCATAACTGATTTCATCGGAAAACTGGCTGCTCTATGATAGACCACCTAAGTCTCACCGAAGCTACCGAACGTGCCTGCGGAGAGCCTACCCTGATAGATGCCCTCTCTTGGATTTGTATTTGGGAAACTGAGCGTGTTGTCAAACAGGCACTAAAGGGATGCCGCTTAGGAGATGACGGTCAAATCTACGTCAAGCCGGGCATGGCAACACCGAAGGGCGGCGGCTGGGACACTTGTTTTACCATCTGTCTGGCAGCAGTCATGGAGGAGTGGGACAAGCGTCATCCCAAGAAGCGGTGGGGGCCGAATGCAACACAGGAAACACCAGAGGAGCGGCTTACCCGGCTGGAAGGCAAGGTACACGAATTGGAGAAGGTCCACCCGGATTTGAACGCTCTGGCGTCCAAGGTGGATAAGAGCAGTGCCGAAATGGGCCGTCTACGGGTCCTCGTTGGCGAGAAGCTGCCGGGGTTGGAAGACATCAGGGACCAGTGCCGCCACGCACACGCCGTGGGCAAGGAAGAAGTAGCGGGAGTCAGGCGGCTTGCTGATGCCTGCGCTACGAGGTTGGAATTAAATCATGTAAGGGACAAGGTAACTTCCGTACTTAAAGAATTGGGATGGACCATCGCATGGGACGAGGATGGACAACCAATCTGGAACGGAAGTAGAGAGAGGCATAATGGACCGGTCGATTCAAAAATTATTGGGTATAGCTGATGATGCTAAACGCATCTATCGTTTCATCGAAGGTGATGTGCAGAAGGAAGAGTATCAGTATTGCCAGATGTTGGACCAACTGGTATTCGGCGACAAGGGCTACGTGGATACCCTCGGACAAACGTGGGAGATGATTCACGACCCCCGCTTCCAGAAGATTGAAAACCTGTTCCTCACCGAGCGCAAGGCAGTCTTTGGCGGCAACGCCAGCATTGGACGCCAGTACATGACAGCGGATGGCATCTTCGTATCCATCACCACAGCGGACTTGGAAGAGTACACGGAAATCCTCGGGGAGGGCCGGTACTTCCACACCATCATTGCCCACCCGAATGAGACTTGCCCCGTGCGTATCTGGAATTTCCGGCTCTACCCGGATATGATTGCCGCCAACAAGTGGGAAGTCCCCAAGCCCGGACCCGGCTTGAAATGCACATGCAGCGGAGAGCAGGAGGGGCTGGTCATCAACGCCGACTCCCAATTGGTAGCATGGGTTAAAAACCCTCGGCAGCTTAAAGATGCCTCTGACGATTTCTTGTGGGCGTTCATTAGACGGGAGTGTCCCAACTATTTCTCACAGGGAGGCAGTCCCAATCCATTGGCAAGGCGGTTATTCGACTTGTTCCGGGCAGACCTCTTGGGGCTTATCGCCGACTACACACCCACGCCATTAGTGGACGCCTTCATCGAACTCGAAACCGGGGACATAACCACCGGGGCTACAGAGGATGAAAAACCCAAGGTTTTCCTCGAAGCCGACATCTTGGAGAAGGCACTAACTTACCGGGCAACCATGCGAGCCACGGCGGCAAAGATTTTGAAGCAGGTGGGAATCGTGGCGCAACTGCGGTCACTACCTGACCCCCGGCTCACCGATTTTGAACGGGACCACATGCTCCGCATGGTCTATCAGTCCGACTGGCCTGACGAAAAGGTTCCCATGGTCATGAATTTGATGACCTACTTAAGCAGTGTGACGAGAAGGCCCTATGAGGACCGGCTAAAGGAACAGCTTGCCCGTGCCTCCGAGGATGCGCTCGAAGACTGCCGGGACCTGCAATCCGGCAAGCTCGAACCCATCAACCAAGAAACCGAACCGGCTGTGGAAACTGACCTTGACCCCCACGCCGCCGTGCTGGAGTCCATCCTCCGCAATCCTCTCAAGGCAGAACTGTTTCTTATTTGGGTGGGAGCGGAAGAGCGGGGAGAGAATGGCAGGACCGAGGAGGAGAAACTCAACATGCGCCGGTTGAACTCCATCCTCACCCCTATGTTCACGGACCCGGCGTTTGAGTTGGACGAAAATAAGTACTGGGAATACATGGACCAAGCCAACCGGCTCGGCTACTATGGTAAACCCACTGTGCAGGTTGTCAAGGAGGCGGTCCTCGGCGGCGGCAAACCCGGTGACCCTTGTCTCCTTAAGGAAGTCTACGAGCAGAAAAAGAAAGATGAACCCACCGAGGAGGCGAAATGAGGGAAGTCGGAATACGAGTAGGGGCAATTTGCAGCGGTGATGAAAAGACCAAAATCCTGAAATTCTTCGGGTACGGCGTGTACGAGGGAGACTTCATTCCCCCAGCCAATGCCGGGGGTTTTGCTCAAATGTGCCACGAGGCCGAAGTCACCAACCCCCGCATCAAGCTGGACAACGGCAACACCGTGTGGGGCGGCGAATGTTGGTGGGGACCGGAAGACCAAATCAAGAAAAGGGTCGATGCCTGCATTGCCGCTGGCTGGAAAATTGAGGATGTCGGCATTAAGAAGCTACGGACCGCCGAGAAGAAAGCAAAGAAAGCGAGGAAGTAATGGCAATCGTTCAGTACGAGCATCATGGAGTAAAGGTTTTTGTGGAGGACCGGCTCAAGGGAACGCACCGGGGCAACTGTCTGTGCTTCAAGTGTGCCTCCTTCAAGCCGGGGACACCGGAGAACTGCCCGTTGGCGCAGGAGCTTTATGAGTACTGTGTCAAACATGGCATGACCACGCCGGTCTATGAATGCCCGGTGTTCGTGGAAATCAAGCTGGAAGTAAAGAAGGTGGAAAAATTCCCGGATTGTCAGTATTGTCAAATGGGTGCAGAACACACCCACAGCAAGACCACCAAGTCACCAGCGGTTGCAACTCAGCCGCTCATCAATGTGACGGCCAGCGCTTACAAAGAGCAGAGCTAGGAGACCACCATGGCAATTGTAGCCGCTCCCGAGGGAGCAGTAGTTCATGACGACGGAAAGGTATATCGGCGTAAGCCGTGGCGGTCGGGGACGTTTGCCCTGATACTGATTGGCAACATGGTCAACGAGGCAGGGCCGGATGGAAAGCCCACCGGTCAGAAGAGCTTTGTGTCTTTGGTTCACAAGGAGTCCACCAACCCGTTGAAGGTTTCCCGGAAGACCAAGGTTGCCACGCCGGGTGAGGCCCTTGCCAAGGCAGTCAAATAAGCTTGCGGCGAAAGAGCCGACGTACAGGTTGGACGACTAGCCTGAGTGCGGTAATCAGCATCTCCGTGGGAATGCTACGGCCACGAAAAGTCGTCTAGGTAACGCACCGGAGCCTCCCTGTTGTGGGAGGGGGCGGTGAAGCGGGGAGCAGGAGTGCCGGGTAGTGACCGGAGTAGCGATAACCCTGCTGCCTGCGGGGGTCTGTGGCTCAACCCCGCCGCATGGAGGAAATATGCTAACCAAACCAGAATGCCGTGTATTGTCTATGCTGCTGGACATGGCTGCTGATAAATTCTCCAATCATTGCTGCAATGACCTCCCGGATGAAATCACCGATGCTTTGAGCGACGAGGAGAAACTCACCCTGATAAAGGAGTACGCCGCTTGGAGCGCCGACCCGGATGAGTTCGATGGTGAACCCACCGCCAAGCGCTTCGACCATCTTGCAGACTGGATTCTCATGCGTTTCTTCTCCGAGAAGTTAAACAAGATGGCTCAATAGCTTATGATGCGAGGATATCACACGGTATACAAAGCTTTCCGGGTCAGGAGTGGGAAACTGTGTTTCCTGTTTCGAGGACACAAGGGGAGCCTTGAGGTTCCCATTGGGGAATGGCTTACCGCAAAGATGCGCCTCGTGCGTGATGGTAAGGGACGGCGCTACCGGGCCGGGTTCCACTTCATGTGGGATAAAGAAGCTGTAGCGAAGTTCAACAAACGCACCAAAAACAAATACATCATCCTGAAAGTGGACGTGCGAGAGCGTCTCCGCCCCAAACCCAACAGTCCTAATGATGTCTGGCTGGCACAGCAAATGCGTGTACTCTTCTGCCACATCATCGGCTGCAAATAGCACTAAAGTAGACTACGACATAGCACCGTCGTACCCCCCTCAATGGGCAAAAAACCCCAGCAAACTGTGTATTATTACCTATCAGAAAATCTGTACGGGAGGAACAATGAGTGCTTGGAACGAGCGAGTTAAGCGGGCTTTTGACCTATGCGGCAGTTTGGCCGGTTTGATTATAACCGCTCCAATCCTTGCTGTGGTTGCGGTGCTTATCAAGCTGACCTCACGGGGACCTGTCCTCTACCGACAGGTGCGAGTGGGAAAGATGGGTCATCTGTTCACCCTCTTCAAATTCAGAACGATGAATACCGACAATAATCCGGCAGTCCACAAGAAATACGTTCAGAGCCTTATTTGCGGGAAGGCTCCTGCCGCAGACGGTGTTTATAAGATAGTTAATGACCCCCGCATCACCCGGATAGGGAGTTTCCTGAGAAAGACCAGTCTGGACGAGCTTCCCCAACTGTTCAATGTCCTTATGGGGGATATGTCACTCGTAGGCCCCCGGCCCCCGATTCCCTACGAAGTGGAAGTATACCAGCCGTGGCACCACACCCGGCTGTTTGTCAAACCCGGCATAACCGGTCTGTGGCAGGTGAGTGGGCGGAACCGGACGAGCTTTAGTGAGATGGTGATGCTGGATATCCACTACACGGCATCCTTCTCAATTTGGAATGACCTTAAGATACTGGTTAAGACCCCGTTAGTCATGGTGACGGGGAGATAAGTTCAGCGGCAGAATAGCGAGCCGCTTTGGAGGGAAAATGAAAAACGTGAAGTTGTTGCTTTCCTTGCTGACGATGTTCCTGTTCCTGTGCATTCCCCTGCGAGCGGACACCATTGGAACGGTGTACTTCAACGGGGATTATGCGTTCGCCAACAACGGCTATGGGATTCCCCCATACGGTGGAACTCTGGACGGCATTGCGGAAGACTTCTACTGTGTGGACTTCGCCCACGACATCAGCGCCGGGGAAAGCTGGAAGGCATACATCGCTCCGGTCAGCGGTACTACCTTGGAAGAGGAGGCTTGGTTGGCAACCCAAATGCTAGGGACCACCAGCCAAACTCAGCAAGCAGAGTACCAATGGGCAATCTGGAGCTTATCGGGGGGAACCGACCCTTACGGTCAGTCCAATGCCAATGCTCTTATCGCCGAGGCTCAGTCCGCTATTAACGGTGGATACACGGGGGCCGGATGGGAAGTCCTCACCCCGGTGAACTGGGGAACCCAACCGGGACAGCAATTTGTTGTCCAAACTCCCGAGGGACCTGCTGTTGAGCTTCTTTTATTTGGTCTACTGGGTGTCGGCTGGCTGGTTTGGAAGAAAAAGCTGAATATTCCTGTCCGGTCATAATCCGGCCATTAAAAAACGTCGATTTCCTCCCATTCCGTGGTATACTGAGAGTGGGAGGAAACATCGACTATGAAATTCGGAACCGTATCAGGCAATACCGAGACCAGCGGTGCTATCGGACAGCAACAGCAGTTTTCCATTCAAAGCTCGGCAATCGCTTTCGAGACACTCTCGTCTCGCTTGTACTCCGACCCAATCCAAGCGGTTATCCGGGAACTGTCCTGCAACGCCTATGACGCCCATGTGATGACGGGCAAGGCGGATGAGCCGTTCGTTGTGACGCTGCCGACGAACTTTGACGCTTCCTTCAAGATTCGGGATTTCGGACCGGGCATGTCGAACGACGAAATCCTCAGCCTCTACTGCACCTACTTCTCCAGCAACAAAAACTCCCGCAATGACGCCATCGGCGCTTTCGGCTTGGGCAGCAAGTCGCCCTTCGCCTACTTCCTGCGCAACGGCAAGACGGGCGGATTCGCCGTCATCAGCTACCAGAGCGGTGTGGTTCGCACGTATGCGGCCTTCATTGACAACGGGTTACCCAAGATTGAATTGCAGTCGGAAGCCGAGACTACCGAGCCTGATGGTCTGGAAGTCATCTTCCCGGTCGAACAGCGGGACGTGTGGGAATTCACCAACAAAGCCAAGCTGGTGTTCGAGTTCTTCACTCCCCTGCCGACCTGCAACGTGCAATTGAACTGCCAGAAACCGGAATACTCCATTGAAGGAGAGGGGTGGGGACTGCGCAAGAATTCCTCCACCAATCAGGGCAACGGCGTTCGTGCCATCATGGGCATGGTGCCCTACTCGGTCGGCAACATCGACATCAGCCGTTTGAGCGAGAATCAAAAGAGCATCATTGCGATGCCCTTCGACATCTTCTTTGCGATTGGCGAAGTCAACCCTGCGGTTAGCCGGGAGACCCTCCAACTCGATACCCCCACGATTACCGCCATCCAAGCGAAGTTGGATGCCATCCACACCGAACTGCTTGAAACGGTGAAGAAGAAGGTGGACAAAGCGGCTAATGAGTGGGAAGCCAAGATGGTCATTTTCAACCTGCTCCAGCACCAAGCCATCGGTCGCATCATCAACGCTGCCGCTCAGAAAGGTGCCTTCGCCGGGACCTATACCAACTTCACCCTGAGTGCTGGCAAAGACATGAAGGTTAACCAGTTAGACTACTCCAGCATCCAAGTGACGCATTACGACAGGTCCCACAGCGGGCGTGGTAGGGCCGACCGGGAAACGCTGTTCACCTTGACCCCGGAAGAACTGGACTCCACCCTCTTGAAAACAAAGGGTGACGCAGCCAAGCGCAGTGCGTATGAGGTCGAAATCGAAGCGAACCCCAATGTGGTTTTCATCTTGGATGACATGAAACCCACTCGTGCCAATCGCTACATCAACTACTTCATTAAAAACAAGGCGTATGACAACCCCGAAAAGCGGGACGCCTATCTTATCAGCCCCCGCCCGGAAGTCGCCGGGAGTGGAAAGGTCGCCTCGGAAGTCGCCGCTCTGCTCGCCGCCCTCGGAAATCCTCCGATGACGCTTGCCAGCAGCTACGAGACGAAGTACAAAGACAAGATGCCCAAGAAGAACTATGTGAAGAGGGGCAAGGGGTTGCTGGTGTTCGTGGAGCGCTCTTGGTACCGTGGTCGCCATGGTTCTTGGCGGCAGGCATGGGCGACGGCGGATGAAACCGTCCCCGAGATGCCGGGAACGAAGTACTACGTGGTGTTGGCGAAGGGCAACTCACGGGCAATGACCGCCGTCATCCCCGGCGTGGACAGCCCGACCGACCTTTACAACCTTATCAACAAGATGCGTGCTGCCAAGGTGTTCGGGTTCGGAGACACCGAAAAGATTTACGGCGTCCGGGAGAATTCCAAGCTGCTCAAGAACTCCAATTGGGTTCCCCTCCGGTCGGTCATTGACAAGACCATCACCAAGGTCATGAACCCCACCAAGGAACTGGCAATGAGCCTGCGCTTGAGGCCGTTCAGCAATGATTGGGAGTTCGTAATGAAGCAGGTCGCCAAGACCCTGCCTCTGTCCACTACCAGTGCTTTCCAGAACTTCTCGGTCCAGTTGGAAGCCGCTCGCACCGCCTCCAAAGACCGGGACGAAAACCTTGTCTACGTCCTGAACGCTGTCATGTACAAGGTGACTAACGTCACTGATTTCAGCGAAATGTGGGAGAAGGTCGAAAAACAGTATCCCCTGTTGTCCCTGATGCGGAAGGATAGCTACAGCGGCAGCAAGGAAGAAGCCGACGCCTTGATTGTCTACCTGCGGATGATTGACGAAATGATTGAAAAGGCGAACGCTCCGGTCGCTCCCCCGGCCCCGGTCGTGGACAAGTCGGAAGCTTACCGGCTCCGTAAAGCTCGCAACCCAAAGGCTTACATGGAGCGCAAGCGGCAACAGGCGGCAACCATGACGCAAGTAGCGAACGAGGATGACGCCTTAGTAGCAGGGGAGTTAACAATCGTTGATGGAACCCTCGTCCCGACCGATGCCGCCTGTGCCTGCGCCGAATTTGAAAAAGAATTGTCGGTTGCAGCGGCGGTGTAAGAATTTTCCGAAATTTTCTCTCAATTCGAGGTATACTATAAGTGAGGAGACACAACCTTATGGCAAAAGCTACACCCATTCCGTATCAGTTGCAGGACAATTATGTGAGCGTTCTCGTCAACGGACGCCCCTTTCAACTCTTGGCATCCCATCCCACCTTCCGCAAGATGGTCAACGCCCTCAAGATGAAGCGGTGGGCGAAGGTGCCTGACCTTGTTAATTTGGCGCAGTCCATTTCCAACCGGTCGCACGGCAACGTGGAAGTGAAGAACGGGGAAGTGTACTACAAGGGTTCCCCGGTCCACTCTTCCCTGACCGCTCTCATGCTCCGCCTGATTGAGGCCGAGCAGCCGATCAACCACATGTTGAAGTTCAGGGACCACCTGTTCTCCAACCCCCGCCCGGAGGCAGTGGAGGGTCTGTACGAATTCCTGACCCTCTACCAAATGCCGGTGACGGACGACGGCTGTTTCGTCGCCTACAAGCGGGTGGACCACAACTACAAGGACATCCACACTCACACCGTGGACAACCATGTGGGCGCTTGCCCGGTCATACGTCGTCGGGACGTGGACAAGGACCGCAGCAACCCTTGCTCCCGTGGATTCCATTTCTGCTCTCGTGCGTACCTGTCCGGCTTCCCCGGCGAACACCTGATGGCTATCAAGGTCAACCCTGCCGACGTGGATGAAATTCCCGAGGTCCAGTGCGGCAAGGGTCGGACGTGGCGGTATGAAGTCATCGCCGAAATTCCGAACGGCGACTACTCCGACAAGGACGCCGCCTACTTCCAGAACCCGCTGATTTCCATCGGTCGTGACCGCAAGCTGTTGCTCGGCAAGTTGCTCGCCCTGCCGCTCGTAAAGCGGTTGGTCGGTCGGACCGAGCGCCAGTTGGCGGAATACAAGAAGGCCCGGCGCAAGCTCGGTGACATCCACCCCAAGGTGGAACACGCTGGCTTGACCACCAACGCCCTCAAGAAGGCGTCGTTCGGTCGGCTCCAACAGTGGTATGAGCGGTTCACCGCCATTGCCCCCGAACTGCCCGGCGTTTCGGCAGTGTTTGTCAACCCCACCTACCCGGCTCGTGTCGCCGCCAAGTTGACGGTCACACAGGTCGCCAAGCAGATGGGCATGAAAGCATCCTTGGTCTACAAGCTGGAACGGGCGGAAACCCCGAGCCAGCGGTTCATTGATGACTACATTGGGGCTGTCATGGCTCTCAAAGACCAGCCCAATGGCGTTTCCTTCGCCGCCGCTACCGTAGCGGCATAGTCGAAGCGGGAGCGGGTCGCCATGCCCGCTCCCCTCCTCCTTCTGAGGGATGGGAGAGGTATGTTCAAACGACTTTTCACTGGCGTCAAGACGTTAAACGCCCTCGTGACCGATAAGTGGAATGTATTCGGGGAACAGGACCGGCACGGCATCAGAATTACCCTACAGTGGAGGAAGGGATGACTCGGCGAGATAAATTCTTCTCCCGATTGGAGTTCGGCTTTGTCCTACCCTTGCTCACTCTCAAATCGGTAGGCATCCTGATAAGACATGGTTCGCAGGCATTCAAGTACTACTGGCGAGAGGTTTGGGAGCAATGACGAAACTGGACAAGCAGGAGTTATGGGTCGTCCTCGGGATGCTGAGCATTCTGCTCACCATTTCCTTGGGCATAACGATTTGGGCGGTGGTATCCCACATCATCCCTCGGCAAGCGTTCATCGCCAATGGAATGGGGTGGGCAATGGTCGCCCTGTGTGCGTGGAGAATCGGAAAGCTGACCGGGAGAGCGTAGGGAAACATGGCTGTTTCTGAAAAAGACGAGAAGAGTGCCATCCGGGAAGTCACCGAGGTTTTCACCGAAGCGAACCGGGAACTCCGGGGTGTGGCGAGTGAGGTAAAGGGAGTCGGTCAGGACTTAAAGCGGTCCATGCAGGAGCTTTGTGACGATTTTAACCGTTGCACCGGGACACCACAAATTCGCCGCAAGAGGGGATGGTTATGGTAATTACGGTCTTAGCGTATCGCCCGAGCGGGGCAAACTACTGCCGGGGATGTGAGATGGAGCGGTGGGGGTCGGACTTCGAGTTTCATGTGTTTTCCGACGACGGGGTCCAAAGTCCCATAGCGGATGCCGTTCCCGTTATCACCAAGTACCTGAGATATGGGGACCAAGACGATGAGTACGGGAGCTACGCTATCACCCTTCTCTTGGACGGGCAGGAGTACTACTGCTATTCTGGCGATAACGAGCAGGATAAGAACCACGTCATCACCAAGAAGCTTCTGGATGATGCCAAGGCACTAGCGGAGAGTCAGCGAGCCGCCGAGAAGGCGGCTAAGCTCGCCGCCAAGGTCGCCAAGGAAGCTGCCGAAGAGAAACGCCGGACGAACCAAAAGGAAACCTCCGACCGGCAAGAATACCTTCGGCTCAAAGCCAAATATGAGGGGAAGGGCAACTCTAAATGATTCATCTCTACAACCACACTCCACACCCGAGTGGTCCCATGAAGGACGCTCTGACCTTTGCCGCCCAAGCGATAGGGGTAAGGGGTGACGTAGTGGTGAAGGTGACCAGTTGCCGCCATGGGAAGGGAAGCGCAACCGCATACCGTTCCTTTCCCTATTTGGGATTCCTCCGGGGCGTGAAGCGGCGGGAGGGCATGGACGGCAAACTTATCGGAGAGAAGCCGGGATTTGTAGTCATGTCCCTGCCGGACCGGATGCGTGGAGGGGAAACCTACGGCAGAAAGCATAGCTGGACATACGATAAATTGGATTGGTTGGATGCCTGCTGGTGGTTTGTCCGGGTCGCCCTGCATGAAATGGCTCATGTCCTCCAGTATCGGGAAAACCGGTACGCCGCTCTACGGAGCGGGGAGAAAACTCAAGCTGGTCGCCGGATGGCACATGACCGGCGTCCCTGTGAGCTTGATGCCGACAACCGCAGGAATGACGTGGTAGATGACCGGCGTAAGGGAGCGAGGGCACAGGAGTTTGCTATCAATCTTGCCATTGCCATAGAGGAGAACCTGAGATGAAACCCAAAGTTAAGAAGGGGAAAGTAACGGAAATCCCGAGCAAACGCCTCAAAAAGGTGTTTGAGGCTAAAAACGTAGAGCGTTTGTTCGGACTCCTCAAGGGTTGGTCTCTGGCGGAGCTACAAGCCCTCCAGAGCGACGTTGGGCTGTTTCATGAGGCAACCGTGCGGCAAATCGACGCCGTGGCTAAAAGCGCCTCCAAGGAGCTTTTTAAGGGCAAGAACACCAAGCTCATCCGGGCCTCCATCGTGGAAGCCAAGAAACAGGTAAACTTCAAGTTGATGACAATTTGCGCCGAAATTCTCTCCGTAACGTTGTATTTCATAAGAGAGAGGGAGGAAGGCCGGTGAGTGAGCTTTTACCCATTGTGGGCATCGGCTGTGGTGTGGGTCTGGTCTTCGTCGGCTGGATAATCACCACCTGCACCAAAAAGTTTTTCACCTTGGGAATACCCCTCGGTATCTCAGGGTTGGTGGTTTTGACAGCAATATTCAAATAGGGGGAAGCATGGCACAAGTGGGCAGCGCAGAATACAAAGCACGTAAACTTCGCCAGCAACAGGAATACCTCGAACGGCTCAAGGCAAAGAAGGTCAGCCTGTTGGAGCGTGCCGAGGCAATCACGGATACCTCCAAAGACCAGCGCATCTATGTCGTGGTCGCTGACACCGTGCAGAACTCCATCGGGCTGGACTTGGCGGATGGGCATGAAATCCTGTTCCGGGACCGTGACGCCAAAACCATCACTCAGGCCCCCGGTCGGCTCATGGCGCAGGTCGGTCATGTGACCAGCTACACCCGGCTGATGATGGCGAAAAGGTGTTTCATGGAGACTATCAGTGGTCCCTATGACCGGGATTATCTTGAGAAGGTTTGGGCAACCCTCGCCAAACCCATCACCACCATTGTGCTTGGGGCGAAAGACAGCTTCGAGCTTCACCATGTTTACCGGCTCTTGGAGAAAAAGCTGAACGGGCGGGCATATGCCTTCTACGACGACAACCCCCCGGTGTACGGCAATGAGCGGAAAATCATGACCGCTATCGCCACGGAGCCGATTCCCTTTACCACCACAGAGGGGGTGCTGGATTACCTACCACTGTGGGCGGTAACTGAGAGCCGTATGAACAGGGGGTGAGTACAGCAATGCCCAATCTACGCATCGTTCTGGATGAATGGGATATCCAACAGCTTCTCGCAGGCAAGCCGGTCAGCTTGTCTGGAGAAGCCCGACCGAACGATATATATCTTGACGTGGACCACATTCACTTGGAGAGGGTGAAGTCCACGATTGAAGCTCTCATCAAAAAGCAAAAGGAGCAGGAGCAAGCAGAGGGAGGCTGATATGGCAACCACAAGACAAGTGCTGGCCTACATCAAACAGAGCGACAAGGACGCCAAAGACGGCGGTCGGAGACGCTTAACCGCCCCCAAGGGCAAATTCCGGGTCATCGGCGTGGACACCTTCGAGGGTCCCCGTGCGGACTACCTCATTGACGACTTTAAGAGTCTCCATGCCGCTATTGCGTCCGCCCGGAGCCACGCCGGGAACATGAACCCCTGCTACGTCTACGACGACGAAGGGAGTAGCATGTGGAGCGGGGGAAGCGTATGAGCAAGCTCAAGGAAGCTCGCCAGAAAGCCTTCGAGAAATGGATGGACATCCTGTATAAGGAATACGGGGTGGACATGGTGACGGAGAAAGGCCCCGAGTTTTACGAGGGGATTTTCAATGCCGGATGGCGGGCTGGTCGGCGTTACAAGAAGCACAAGAGGCGTCTCCCATGGGGAGGCTACAAATATAGTGGAGACAGTAAAGGAAACTGCATATGAAACTACCATGGAAATGCCCGGCCTGCGGAACGGTTCACGTGCATCCCACTGATGGGTGCCGACACTGCAACCGTCCGACTGAGGAACCCGACCCGATTTTCAGTCTCGGCCCCCCAACCGGTGAGCACAAACTTACAATGCGGGTAGCAAAATGTCGAACCCCACAGGAGGGATGTGATGTTCTTTTTTTCACGCATAGCCGGGGCTTTCAAACGGTGGAAGAGAAATAAGTCCTTCATGGAAGGCGGCACGCTGTTCATGGGGACGCCGGGCGGGGAGATGGTCAACATGGGAACCATCACCGACTTTAAGATGACTATGAAAGAACCGAGTGATGAACAGCGGGTTCGTGAGAGCCTTGCAGAAGGCAAATGCCCCGACTGCGGCAGCATGAAATTCCTCCCCGGTCCCTGCGGCGGGGGAAGTCAGAATTATATGTGCGCTGAATGTGGGCACCGTTTCAACATCGCCGCTATGGGCGACACTTTGATTCTCGCTGAACGCATCTAGGAGACGCTATGCAAGATGCTGCCATCCCTATGAGTGGGAGAATATGGTCTACCCGTGGTGGTAAAGGCCACTACATTGAACTTGAAGGCCGGGACCCACAGGTTATAATAGCGGAGGAAAACAAAATGCGGGATGCCGAACTAGCCCAAACCGTTTACGACTTGTTACAGCCGTGGGAAAAAGCGGTCCATGCCGAAAGCCTCAAGGCAAAGGCTAACCTTGAAGGGGAGATTGCCGCCCACGCCTCATGGGAACGAGATAACGAACGAGATGGTGACCCGTTCAGCCGTAACCCCTATGATGATGAAGACCGGCTGAGAAAGATTGCCGAGGAAAAGGCAGCGGCGGCAGAGAGAGCCAAGGACACCTTACAGTTTGTGGTGGAGACTTTTCTATCCAAGATTCCAGACCGAAAAGAGGCAACCCATGTTGAAGACGCTAATTTACGGAAACCGTAAACAGCCTGACATGAAGTGGGACATCAGCACCCCCGAACTGCGGGCGGAGGCGTTCCTCGAACTCTTCAAATACCTCAAGACCCAATGGAAGGTCTACCAGTGCGATTACTGGGGAAAGACCGGGGCCGAAAAAACCAAGCAGCACAAGCTGTACGGCTTGGCAAACGCCGGGGACGGTAAAGCCGCCGAAAAGCTGCTCAAGATGCGCATCGACTACGAGTATGAGAACTGGCACATAGTGAGCGTCCCAAATAATGGCGGAGAGCCTAAGCTCGTTCTGTCACGGCGGAGGAAATCTCCCTACGTTAAGGACATCTACGGGATGAGCGAAGGACGCACCCAAGTGACGCTGGACACGGGTGAGAAGATTGAATTTGCCTACGTTCCCATCAACACCACCAGCGCCAACTGGGAGAACGGGTTTGCAGCGGCGAACTTCGTTCGTGATTCCCTCTACGAAAAATGCCACAAGGATAACCAGTTGGAAAAGACGTTGGACGAAGTCTTGTCGCACATGAACTACATGCGGCTGGCCCTCCACTATACCCTCCACCCGGAGGCGCTCCGCTTGGGCGCAAGCTTGCCATCAATGCAACGGCGGGCACTGGAGACGGCGGCAACCTTGATTGAACAGCACGGGGACAGCGTGGCGGAGGAACTTAAGACCACCCCCGTCCGGCCCACTGATATCCAGAATGCACAGAACGCCATCAGCAGCTTGACCCTCTTGCTGGAAAGTAGCCAGCGGCTTATGGGGGACCTGATTAAGGGGAAGTACCACCCCGTTGACGTGCAGCACGACCACACCCGCATCGGGAAGGATTTGGAAGCCATTAAGGAGAGCATGAAGTCTAACGCATGAGGAACTATGTGCTTTGATGAGCCGCTCCTAACTCGTGATGAGTTCCGGGAATCAGTGTTTGCCCGTGATGGGTACAAGTGTGTCGTGTGCGGGTCAAGGGAGAATGGCCTTGACGCCCACCATATCATCGACCGCAAACTCTTCTACAATGGAGGCTACTACCTCAGCAACGGTGTATCCCTGTGCTCTGATTGTCACATCAAAGCGGAAGACCCCAATGCCATCCGAGAATTCCTACCCTTCGCTCTCCGGGAGCGGGCGGGCATCAAGGAAATCATCCTACCAGACAAGCTGGACGCCAAGTGCGGAAACAACTACGACAAGTGGGGCAACTACATTTCCACCCTCATGGTGAAGTATCCCCACACGCCCCACGTGCTATGGTCGCCGGGGTACGACGCACAGGAAGATATGGTGCTGACCACCACTGACCACTGGGCGGGCAAGGAGGTAGTCATCACCGAAAAGATGGACGGTGAGGGCACCACCATGTATCAGGACAACTACCATGCCCGGTCCTGCACGTATAAGCCGCATGTCAGCCGCAGCCGGGCGAGAGCAATATGGGGCCGCATCCGGTATGATATCCCCTTCGGCTGGCGCATTTGCGGGGAGAACGTCGCCGCCGAGCACAGCATCTCCTATGACAACCTGCCGGGGTACTTCATGGTATTCTCCATCTGGCAGGAGTTTGACGTGTGCCTTTCTTGGGACCAGACAGAAATTTGGTGCGGTCTTTTAGAGTTGCCCACCGTTCCAGTATTATGGAGAGGGACGTGGGACGAAGCCAAGTGCCGGGACATCATCGACCACCTTGACTTGAAAAAGCAGGAAGGCATCGTCATCCGCCCGGCAGATGAATTCCGGCTGGACCAGATAGCCGACCCGGTCAACGGAGTCATGGGAAAGTGGGTCCGCAGGGGCCACGTTACCACCGACGAGCACTGGATGGATAAGCCAGTAGTTTGGAACAAACTAAAGGGGGAATAATGGAAGATTGGGAGATTGAGATAGAGCTTCAAGAAAAGTTTTATGAGCGATGGGAGAAAATCGAGGAGGAAGACCTCAAGGGCAAGCCGGAAAGTCCGGTCACCAAGCGGGATGACATCACCGCTTTTCTTCTTTTGGATAAGCTCCAACCCGGCACGGATGATATGGTCTGCTGCGCCGAGCACGACCAAATTTGGCTGAGCATTGACACGGCGGAGTTGGCGAAAGTCATCACCGATGATGAAATTCGCACCCTCGTGCTGTGCGGTGTTCACATGGAAAATGGTGAAAGCCTTTACATGTTTCGATAAGGGGGCATATGACCCAAAAATGTACACAAACTTCGGACAGGCACTCATTCCCCATGGGAAAGGCGTACCCGGAAGCTCTCAATCCCGTGGCGGAGTTTGACATCGGGGGCCGCATGTTAAGCCTCTACACGGTCAAGGGCTACATGCCGTCCGAGAATTACACCCTGTACTGGAATGACGAGACCAATCCCGTCCAGCATAACATGACCGCTTACGAGGTATTCAAGGCGTTGGAGAGCCTCCTCGAAACGGAAGCAGAGGAGCGCCGGGACAAGGAACTTGATTGGCAGGTGGAACACTCATGAGCGAATCTCCGTGCAGGATGACAATCGGTAAAGCAGAGTTGGTAATCAACCAAGAGGAATTCCAAACTATCTGGTCTTCCGTCCAGAAACGGATGCAAGACCTTTTGATGTGGAGATACGAGGATATATCTCGCATCACGGTGGAAGAGACTTTGTATTTCCTTGGACACCGAAATGAGGGCACATGAGTGACCTGATTATTACCACCGGCTGGTACTGGGTAGTGTTCAAAATCAGCCAACGGTTAGAGATACTGCGTTACACCGCCTTCTTGGAAGAAAAGGGGGTGTGGGAGGCTTTCGGCGACGATATGGAATACGACGCCGAGGACTTTGTGGTGTGGGGACCGGTAGCTACCCCGCAATATCTCGGCTGTGGTTGGTGCAACGCCACGGGATTCAAACCCAACCAAACCAAGATGGAGCACTGCCCCGGCTGCGATGGCACCGGACTGTACTCTGTGTTGGAGAAGCTACACGGAGAAAAAGCTCAGGAGGAAAACCATGTACGACCGTGAAAGGTTTGAGAGGGAGTGGAAGAAGTATGAGAAAGACAACAAGATAGCCGGTATCCCCGTGGGGGCGAAGATGGCAGCGGAAGCCCTGTGGGACGCCGCTCATAAACCCTTCCCCGAGGAATCCAAGCCCGACCGGGATGATTTCCTCCAGAAGGGGTGGTACTGGATTCGGTGGGTCACGGAATTGGGCGGGATGAAAATCGGTGGGGCAATGCAGATAGCCGAGTGGAGCGACATCAGCAAACAGTGGCTCGTCTGCGGCGGCACGGAGCCGCTAAACCCCAAGGGCTTCATCGTAATCAAACGCATCCCCAACCCCTGTAACTACTGCTCCGGGGAAGGCTACGCCGTGAACTACTTGGAGAAACCGGGCGGTAGAATCAAACTCATCAATCACAACTTCCCCTGTAACCGTTGCAAGGGCACGGGCGAGGACCCGGAACAATAACATGAAAAAGTTTGGCAGACTCTACATTGACATTGATGATACCATATTCGGCAAATATCGCCGGGACAGTTTCCTCGAATTGCGCCCCGGCATCATCGGTCAATTGCGGGTCCTCGCCAAGCTATTCGATTGTTACTGGCTCACCTGCTGGCCTTGGGATAACCCACCACATCACATGGACGTACAAACTCTCCTCCAAGTGCTTTATGCCCATGACCTCGTAAAAGACATCAACTACATGCGCTGGAAGCTCGCTGACCCGGACGGAAAAGCTGGGGCAGTGTTGGACCCCACTCAGCCGCAGGACTTTTGGTGGTTGGAAGACAAGCTCGATAGAGAGGAATTGGCCGCTTTGGAACGGGCGGGTAAGCTTGACCGTTACATTGAAGTCGATTCTGTTGGTCCGTGGAAGTTTGCCGATGCCTGCTTGGAGCTTTTCAAGCGCACCGAAATCAACCACGAAAACCTCATGAAAGCTGGAGGAAGTTTCAAGGTATTCCGCAAAGAAGACTTCCTCACCCCGGTCATAGTCACATGATACCACTAGGCACTTTAGTTGAAGTTGAGGAGACAGGCGTCCGGCTATTCGTTGTGTACCATACGAAAGATTGTGACCGGATAACTGACCTCTACTGGCTGTCCCCCGACAGGGAGGATACACAGCAGTCAGACCCACGGTTTGCCAATCCCCACTGGACAGGTGGGTACCCCGAATGGGGTTTGAAAAAAGTACGCCGACGACCAACCACGCCATAGTCACCCCCTAAATCCCCACCATCCGCCTATCGCTTTCATAAGTGATGGGCAACTCGAACTTCATCCCGATTTGGACCGTACTTGCTGATTACCCCAACGGCCCCTACCAGAAGACCCTCGCCCCCGCTATCACCAAATCCTTGGGACCGGCGAGCGCCGGGTCGATTCCCGTCCTTGGAGCCAATGGACAACTTGACCCCTCCTTTGGAGGCGGCGGCTCCTACATCTATCCCACGGTCAGCCTATCGGTCACTCCCAGTCAGGTGGAAGTCGCCACGACAATGCGGAATTGTACCCTGAACTGGACGGTCAACAAGACCATGACTTTTCAGACCTTGACCGGAGACCCCAGCCTCATCCCCAGCGGGTCCGTGGATATCACCCCCGGCACGACCTTCTTTGTCAGCAACGGACCCATCACGCCGGGCGCTCCACAGGTTTTCACCTTCAACATTCTGGTGGGAGATGGCCTCCACACCGCCACGTCAAGCTGCACTTTGACTTTCAATCCCGCCCGATACTGGGGAGTGAACGTAAACGCCCTCCTCACCAACGACCAAGTTCTGGGCCTTCCCATTACACCCTCTGGGGGTAAGGACTTGGAAGGAAACTACAACCTCACCATCGCCTACAACTGCTCAACGGGCGGCGGCGATTACCCCTATTTCTGCTTCCCATTTGCTTATGGGACGCCCTCTAACGTAACCGTGGGAGGATTGGCGTTCTCTGCCTTCACTGTGACGCAGCAAACGGTCACTAATTTGGGAGGATACTCTGCCAACTACAACATCATTAGATTCAACTTTATACAGACAGGAGCCAACATAAGAACGGTCTGGGCTTAATATGCCAACTCCCCTAACAGGAACGAACGTTGCAGCGCCGATAGTCCCCTTCACGGACGGAGACATTTTTCCGACCCATGAGGCGTTGTACGGTTTGGGCGGTTGGCGGGAAGTGGCTGACTACACCACCCGAGATGCTATTCCTGTTGCCCGGCAAGAAGTCGGTATGGTGGTCTACGTTCTCTCTGACCAAACCTACTGGCAATTGCAGGTAGTTGGCAGCCCACCCACCTATAGCCAACTTATCATGGGAAGCGCCGGGGCGACCGGCCCGACCGGATACACAGGTTACACGGGACCCGGAAATTTTACAGGCTATACCGGATACAGTGGTTCACCGGGTCTGACTTACGCCTTAACTCCCCCCACGATTGTTCAGACAGCTACTACCAGTGTTGACGGTGTGGGAGGATACACCTGCACCCTCGCTGCCAGCCCGACCGCAGGAAACGTCCTCCTCATCATGCTATTGGGTCGCTACTATCCTCTCGGCAGCACTGAGACGCTTCCTCCGGGATTCTCCACGGCTTATGCCCCTACACCGCTTAATGGTGGAGGATACAGTGCCATAGGTATGGTTGGATACCACCCGGTATCGCCGGGAGACGGCAAAGTGTGGACCGGAACGTGGACAGGCTCTTACGCCCAAATGGCGGTGATGTTCGAGCTTTCCAACGCTGGGCTTTTCGAGTGTCAGTTTGGCATTGCTACGGCAGCGGGAGTTATTGACAACACCATCCTCACCATGGGAACCGTGAACATTCCCTTTGGAGCGGCGGTGTTCGCCCAAAGCCTTGTTGCCAAAAGTGGTGACGCTGATTACTATGTCGGCTCTTCCCCTAGCTTCTACAATCAAGGAGCAGGTAACCCACCCCTGACGTTCGGCCCCGGTGGGTTCATGAACCTCTCCGATATGGGCGGATGCTTGTACGGCGTGGGAAGCATTGTTCCTAACGCCGCCATAACCCAGACCATCAATCAGGCGTACACCAACAATGAGTACCTCATCGTCGTGGTGCCTGCGGTCATTGGTGGAGTGGGTGCAACCGGGTACACAGGCCCCGGCAACTTCACAGGATATACAGGACCGAGCGGTTACACGGGGCCAACCGGTTATCCCGGCTCGGCAATGAGTACCGGAGCAACTGGATATTCGGGGTACACTGGTTACACTGGTCCGGGAATAACTGGCTACACCGGCCCCGGAAATTTCACAGGATTTACGGGCTACACGGGATTCACGGGATACACGGGTCTCCCCGGCTCCGCCACGAATACCGGTGCGACTGGGTACACGGGTTACACTGGTCCCAATATAACCGGTTACACCGGCCCGACCGGGCCGGGTAATTTCACGGGATACACGGGCTACACGGGACCTAACATAACCGGCTACACAGGTCCAACCGGTTACACCGGGCCGGGAAATTTCACAGGTTATACTGGACGAACTGGTTATACCGGGTACACCGGAATCCCCGGCTCTGCAACAGCTACGGGAGCCACTGGACCCATTGGTCCCACGGGTTATACGGGTTATGTCGGTTACACCGGACCCACCGGGCCGGGTAATTTCACAGGATATACGGGATACACGGGACAAGGAATGACCGGTGCGACCGGATATACCGGACCGGGTAATTTCACAGGTTATACAGGACCGGGGAACTTCACTGGCTCAACCGGCTACACTGGACCCAGCATAACTGGTTACACAGGTTATACAGGCCCCGGAAATTTCACGGGTTATACGGGGTACACGGGATACACAGGACCTAATATCACGGGATATACCGGCCCAACCGGGCCGGGTAATTTCACCGGTTACTCTGGGTACACCGGTTACACTGGACCTAATAGCACAGGTTGGACAGGCTACACTGGACCCGGTAATTTCACTGGGTTTACTGGTTATACAGGTTACACCGGTCCACATATCACGGGATACACCGGCCCGACCGGGCCGGGTAATTTCACGGGCTTCACCGGATACACAGGACCACAAATAACCGGACCCACAGGACCCGGAAACTTTACGGGATATACCGGATACACGGGAGACACGGGTTGGACTGGTTATGTCGGCTACAGCGGACCCACTGGTTACACCGGGCCGGGGAACTTCACTGGCTTTACGGGCTACACAGGTCCTAGTTACTCCGGGTGGACTGGTTACACAGGATATACCGGTCCGGGTAATTTCACAGGATTCACCGGTTACACGGGTTATACAGGGCCTAACATCACAGGCTACACGGGACCAACCGGACCCGGTAATTTCACAGGTTATACCGGTCCGACAGGTCACACGGGTTACTCTGGTTACACCGGCCCTACCGGTCCGGGTAATTTCACAGGATTCACCGGATATTCTGGATATACAGGATTTAGCGGTTACACTGGACCCACGGGACCGGGGAACTTCACTGGCTTTACGGGCTACACCGGTTACACTGGTCCACAGGTTACCGGCTACACGGGACCGACCGGACCCGGAAATTTCACAGGTTATACCGGCTATACTGGCTACGGAAGCACCGGTTACACCGGATACACAGGTCGAACTGGCTACACAGGTCCTACTGGTTTTACCGGCTACACAGGAAATGCTCCTGCCTTAGCCTTCGGTGAGTTGACCTTCGACAACAACAGCACTCCCACTACGATGACCTTGCAGAGCACGTGGTACCAAATCACGGGAATGCTGCTGGGGAACTACAACGGTGGAGTGACGCCGGTCGGAGGAGCTACCTCCAACTTCACCATGAATACGGGTGGAGAATATCAGACTGCCATGAGCATGTCCCTATTCCCCTCCGCCACAGGGCATACCTTTCTGTTTGGTGTCTTTCACAACGGCGTTCTTATCACTGACCACACGGCGGAAATACAACTAGCCGACACCGATACGGTCGTTATTGGTATCACGGGTATTGAAAACTTTACGGCGGGAGACACGGCTGACCTTCGGGTACAGTGTCTTGATGCAGCAGGACAGAGCATCACTCCCGTCTACATGAACTTCAACGTGTACGCCGTGGGAGGAGTGGGACCAAGCGGATATACAGGTTACACTGGATATAGCGGATTTACGGGACCGACTGGTCCCGGCAACTTTACAGGTTACACAGGTTATACGGGAGCGACGGGTTTCACTGGGCCTACAGGACCCGGAAACTTCACTGGGTTTACAGGCTACACGGGGTTCTCAGGTTACACGGGAAACACTGGTCCTACCGGCCCCGGAAATTTCACAGGCTTCACGGGTTATTCGGGTTACAGCGGTCCAACCGGATATACTGGTCCAACCGGGCCGGGGAATTTCACTGGTTACACGGGGTACACAGGTTACTCTGGTTATACCGGTAACACTGGATATACCGGACCCGGTAATTTCACAGGTTACACAGGTTACTCAGGATACACGGGTCCCACGGGATTTACGGGTTTCACGGGTCCCGGCAATTTTACCGGCTACACCGGTTACACCGGTTACATAGGAACTACTGGTTACACCGGATATACCGGCCCCGGAAACTTTACGGGTTACACAGGTTATACCGGATATACAGGAACTACTGGCTATACGGGCTACACTGGACCCGGAGCGTTCACCGGCTACACTGGATATACAGGCTATACCGGATATACGGGGTATGGCAGTACGGGGATGACCGGCTACACCGGATACACCGGATATACTGGAACTGGAGGAACCGGCTACACCGGTTACACGGGACCAAGCGGTGGCCCTATCGGCCCCACGGGATACACGGGGCCAATGGGCGGAGACCAAGTCGATGTCAATGGCAGCCAAGTCATCACCGCCGCAGCATTCACCGGCTACAGCGGTCCAACTGGGTACACGGGGTATGGTGCCACAGGTTATACGGGGCCGGGAAATTTCACGGGGTATACGGGTTACACAGGACTAGCTGGGGTGGGGTCGTTCACCCTCACCGAGAATGGGGTCACGGTCAGCACCTCCGCCGCCAATTTCAGCAACACCACCCCTGCCGCACCGGCAGGTGGGACCAATGTCAAGTGGCAGAACGATAGCTCCACCCCGCCTAATGTGTCTGCCTATATGCCTAGTAGCCTTTACCTGCTTGAGCAGCATACTGCCTCAAGCTCAGCCTCCTTAGCATTCACGAACTGGTATTCCTCTTCCTTTGATGAGTATGTTGTTGAGTTTAAAGAGTTTATACCATCTACTGGGAGCCCTTATCTTGTCATCCAACTTGGTGGAGATTCAACATCTGGTCATTATTTCTGGAGTTGGGTTTATAACGGTACTTCTGGGGCTGGTGCTCCCGGCACGCAGGACCAGACAGCCTTAAGCTATAGCTCAGGGATTGTCATCAACAACAACGGTAGCACTACACTACCGATAAGCGGCACGCTAAAGCTTTTCAATCCAGCCGGTACAACATACCCTAAAGTAGTAATGCTGACCTCAGCATCTTTAGTCAGCAGACTAGTAACAAACAGTGGGGGAGGGTACTGGAACTCCACATCCGCCTACACTGCATTCTCTATATTGTTCTCCAGTGGCAATATCGCTACGGGAACGGCCCGTTGCTATGGAGTAGGACACTAATGGCAAACGCAATCAATCTAAACAACACCACCCCTGCGGCACCAGCCGGAGGCAAAAACGTCATCTGGCAGAACGACGGGTTGACTCCGCCCAATGTATCGGCATATGTACCCGGCATGATATTCAACGTGGATACTCCACCCGCCAGTCCCAGTGCTTACGACGACGAGTTCAACTCCACGACCTTGAATGCCAAGTGGACGCAGACGACCAGCGCCCTCTCCTCATACAGTATCGGCACACAGGTTCCCGGCTGTATCTACTGCAACATGACGGTGCCCGGTTACTACAATATCAGCCAGCCGTTTCCCGTGTCCTCCGGTGTAGCCACGGATGTCACGGTGAAGTGCTACATTCGGCCTTATGCAAACTATCAGTTCATCTACCTGAAGCTGACCGACAACCTAACACCCTCAAACGGTATCGGGACCGCCATCTCTTATGTGAATGCCGTGGTTTGGGACTGGAGTTGGTGGTCGGGCGGGAGCAACAACCAGAACTTCCCGGCAGTGCCGTACTCAGGCGGGACATGGTACCTGCACCTGCAAAAGACCGCAGCCAATGTATGGTCAGCCTATGGTAGTGATGACGGGATAAGCTGGATTGTGTTGAGCAGCAACATCAACTCTGGTTACAACCCAACTATCAATTATCTAACCCTGACAATGGAGCAGGACTCAACTTCCAGTCGCATACAGATGGCGGTTGACTGGGTGCGCTGCAACTGGCTGGTGATACCGTAGGAGAATATCTATGCCGATGAATCTCAACAACACGACTCCCGTCGCTCCCGCTGGCAACACTAACGTCTCGTGGCAGAAAGACGGCAGCGGAAATGTATCTGCCTATGTCTCTGCCTCTGGTAGTGCGTCTTCCGGGTTACGTTCGGCGCTTCCCGGTTCACCCACAACGGGACAAGTCTACTACTGCACTGATGCCCCGTGGGTCTATGAATATAATGGGTCGAAATGGGTAGCCTACTGGAGGGGGGCTCCCGCCGACGACCCGTCGCTGCTGACTGCGACTCCCGTGCAGTATTATCCGAATACCTCTGCTCACTCTGCCACTACCTCCTTGGGAGGGGTTAGCCTCAATGGAACCTCCACGGGTCCCGACACTTGCTACTATTACTGCTGGCCGGTAACAGCGTCCACAACCCTGAAAGTCAGCTTGGGGCTGACAGGGGGCGGCGGATGCGCCGTCATCAACACCAATACCAATGCCGGGATGCTGTTCAGGTTTACGGACTACCATACCATGTACTACACACAGTACAACCTAACCACCAGTTATGTCGCTAACCAATCAAACTTTACCACGGGTGGTGCATGGCCCGAAGGCTACTGGGGGCTGACGTTCGGCTCGAACTCGTGGGCGCTGAACTGTTTTGTAGACCCCAACATGACTACTAATGCGTGGGGCGGAGCGTTTGCCTTATCGGGAACTTTAGCCTATGTGGGGACAAACTTCACCCATATAGGGTTTGGGGCAAGTTCCACTGGGGCTATAGGTCCCTCTTGGCTCTGGCACTGGAGGCAGGTGAGTGCATAGGGACTTTTTGGGCAATCCCCAGATAACCCAGTATTATTCCATATGAGACCACAGCTTTCAGAAATCCTCATCAAGGTACTGAATCCCCAAGGCACCTCCGAGGCCGGACAAATCATCCACCTTGCCCTCCTTCGTTATTGTGACTCCAAACGCAAGTGGCAAAACACTGAATACCTATGGCTGGGGATACAGGAGCACAAACGTCTGACCGGGATATACCCCGTCCGTGATGCCATGGCGGCATGGCTCTATCATGCCGCTGAAACCAACGATGAGGAGATGGGAGCAGTGGCCTTCCTCCGGGACAGCCAAAGACTGGGCTTTACTTTCGATGAGGCTGAGAATTACGTCATTCCCCTCATCATGCAATCCCGCCCCTCTCGAACAAGCGCTTCGGTGGTAGGGGATATGCGCATCGCCATATTGGGACAGAACCGGGTGAAGTACCTTGCTTACTCTCGAAAACTCCAGCAATCATGGAAATTTCTCGGTCCCCACCAATGGGAACAGGGGAGAATAGCCGCCCTCAAAGAGTTGCTATCCCGGCCCCGGCTATATTTCCGGGAAGAGTTCGAGTCCAAAATGGCCGGAATCGCCAAGGAGAACATGCAAGCGGAGCTTTCATTACTCGGCTACATTCCTCCTCCTGCTAAAGAACCGGAACCGGTGGAAGTACCCGCTCCCCTCGTAGTGCCCATAAGAATAATGAGCATGGAGGAGATAGTTAAAAAGCAAGAGGAAGCTAAGGCGGCTATGGGTATGACCGGTCCTACCGGTCCAGCCGGGCCTCCTCCAGCGGCGGAATAATTTCCATGAAACTCAGTATCTATACTTGTCGGGATAGGACGAAAGCACCCGGCATCTCTGCCGCAAGTCAAACGGGGTGCGTTTCAGTACGGACGCACCCCGTGCGCATTTTGCGCATCAAATAGGAAACGAGCTACGGAACTCATCATGTAATGAGGAACCGGAAATTACCCTGATGCTTAGACGAGAGAAGCAGTGCCAAGAATGCCTAAAAAGCAGTGCAAACGGCTTGACCCTAACATCAAGAGCGAGGCTGAGGAAGAACTTGCCAGCAGCCTAAAGCATCTTATCGTCGGACAGACACGGGCAATTGAGGTACTCGTAGACGCATACGAAACCTTCCGTGCTGGTTTAGCCCCGCCTGACCATCCTGTCGGAAATCTAATATTCCTCGGTCCCACCGGTTGCGGGAAGACCTACGTCATTGAAGTAATGGCGGAGCTTCTCTTCGGTACAAAAAAAGCCCTCAAAAAGGTGGACTGCGCCGAGTTCCAACATTCTCACGACATTGCCAAACTGGTGGGTTCCCCACCCGGATACTTGGGACATCGGGATACACCAGCCTACTTACGTCAGGAAAGTCTGGATGCCCACCATACCAAGGAATTGGCATTGACACTTTTACTCTTTGATGAGTTTGAGAAGTCTAACGATGCCCTGTGGAACTTGTTACTTGGAATACTTGACAAAGGTACACTTACCTTGGGTGACAACAAGCAAAGCACCTTCGATAAATGCCTCATCATCATGACGGGAAATCTCGGTTCCCGAGAAATGCAATATCTCGCCCGAGGTGGACTGGGATTCGCCGGGTCTTCCACAAAGAGCAGTGAGGCATTCAACAAAGAGGTGGAAACGGCAGGACTAGAAGCCGCCAAAAAACGCTTCACCCCGGAGTTCCTCAACCGCATAGATGAGATAGTGGTGTTTCACTCCTTGGATGAGAAGCAACTCAAACAGGTGGTGGAATTGGAAATCGAACAGGTGCAGAGCCGGGTGTTAAAGATGCGAGACCCCCGGCAGTTCGTCTTGGAATTCACCCCCGCCGCCAAAGACTTGCTGATAGCCCAAGGAACGGACTTAAAGAACGGGGCACGTCCTCTCAAACGGATAATGGAGAAGCTGGTAGTAAAGCGGCTTTCCCGTTTTCTTAACACCAAACAAGTCAACATGGGGGGACCTCATCGTAGTGGACAAAGACAACGAAGACCTTAGTTTCACCCGTGTTGCCGAGGGCGTACTGGTCGCCGAAGCCCCTGCCAGCTAAATATTCACCCCCTTTATAGAGGTGTGCTATGTTTGGATGGGCAAAAAAGCTAGGGGCTTATGGAAAGAACCTCTTTGAGCGCTGTCTCAAAGAGCCTGATGTCAACAGCCGGGTGGTGTTCCTTGGGACCTTCATCATCACCTCGGCGTTGATGGTTGGGCATTTCGTCGTCTACGCTGTGGGATTCCTGCACGGCAAACCCATCGACCCCGCTTATCCTACCGTCCTCGGTGTCCTCGGAGCCGGGCATGGTGTCAACGGTCTCGCCCGCTTCTTCACCAAGAAGAACGGTGGAGACGGTAATGGGAATGGTGACAACGGGAACGGAAATCCGCCTGCACCAGACCCTCCTGCACCGCCTGCACCGGGCCTACCGCAGCCGGGCGCACCTGTGGCTAATTAACCACATATGATGATTGTTTCTTCTGCGTGGCGTGAGCTTCCGGCGATGGACCACTTTGAGTGACTCCATTGGAAGCCACGGCGGTCACATAGTAGTAATAGGTAACCCCGCCCACAAGCTGTTTGATATCCACATAAAACAAGGCATTGACCGGAGTAGAGTTGAGCGGGGTAGCGCTCTCTTTTCCTGCTGCCGTTCCCCTGTACACGTAATACCCAACCACCCCCGGAGTCGGAGAAGCGGGCCAGACAAGGACAATATCATGGATACCCGTGCCACTCACCGGCACCCGCAGAGGACTATTGGGAGCAGTGCTGGTGACCACCAGCGAGGCGGTTCTCACCCCGGCATCTGACGGCGCTATCTCCACGTTTACGGTGCATTGGGCACCCGGACCCAGCCCCGTACCACAAGTGTTGGATTGGTAGAAATTTGGGGCATAGGGGCCGGTGAAAGTTACGCTGGATATGGTGATAGAGGACGTGGAGGTGTTGGTCAGTGTAACGGTCAGCGGGTTGCTGGCTACTGCGTCCGGCTGATTCCCGAAGGAGAGCGAGGTGGGGGAAGCGGTCATCTGTGCCCACCCACTCAAGGATAGAGCGAAAAACAAAACCGCCAACATCAACAGACGTTTCATTTACACCCCCACCAGAGTCAGCATGAGATTAGCCAGCGTGGCATCCGCCGTTGCCGGGCCGAGAACCATAAGCACATCGTTGGGATTGAAGTTCACAGCAGAGGAGGAGAATGTCCCTACCGTGCCGCCAGCCGGGAAAGTGCAGGTGCCGAACTGATTGCCATTCTGGTAGAAGGTCAGTACCGCACTTGCCGTTGCTGCCGCCTGCGCCAGAGCCACGGAGCCAACCATGTTGGCAGGCATGGAGAACGTATTGGCAAAGGCGTACAGTAGGAGAGTCTGCAACCCCGCCAGCACGCCCAGAGCGAAGACAGCAAGGGGCGGCTTAGCTCCCAATCCGGGTGCTCCAGTGTACCCGGTATAGCCGGTCATCCCCGGACCCGTGGGGCCGACAGGGCCGCTCGGGCCGGTATAACCCTGACCAGAGGGTCCGGTGGGTCCACTCGGTCCTCCGGGGCCTGTGTACCCTGTGAAGGAAAGCCCGGCCTGTCCTCCCGGCCCGGTGTACCCAGTGAAGCCTTGCGGCCCTGTGTATCCGGTAAAGGCGGGACCAGTCGGACCCGTTGGACCGGTATCACCTGTTCCCGTATACCCCGTGTCACCCGTGTACCCTGAGTAAGAAGGACCGGTGGGACCTTGGGGGCCAGTTGGGCCGGTAAAGGTGGAACCAGTCGGACCAGTGTACCCTGTATCACCCGTGTAACTACTCGGACCAGTGTACCCAAGACCAGTCGGACCGGTTGGACCAGTCGGGCCTGTGTACCCCGTGAAAGCAAAGCCGGTGTAGCCGGTGTACCCGGTGTTAGCCGGTCCGGTTGGGCCGGTTGCACCGACGCCGGGCAAGGGTCCCCATGGAGACAGGTAACCATAGACATTGCTGATATCCGCCGCCGACAAGGCGTAGGAATAGACCCGCACATCATCCATCAACCCGGAGAAGGGAAAGGCAGGGGCGTTGTTGCTCCGGGAGCCGAGTGCTTTCTGCATTCCACTTGGAACGAAAGTGAAGGACTTACTGAAAGCGTTACTGACCGGCTGACCGTTCACATAGAAAGTGTGTGAGCCGCCGTTGTTTACATAGGCTACGTGAGTCCATTTGCCAGCGGGGATGACGCCGCCGACTGACCACGCTGCAAACACACCGGGGTAGTAGACCTCCAGTCCACCGCCGCCCGGAACTTGGGTGGAGATTCCTAGAACCACGGAGTTGATGCCACTGACATAATTGGTGCCAAACAATGTTTGCCGGACGCCGGGCGTCGGCGTTTGAATCCACATGGCGATGGTGAAGTTTGCGGTGAGAGCCGAATTGAGACTTCCCGCCGCCGAACCGGAAAGAGGCAGGAAGGTGGTCTTACCGTCAAAACACCCCGCCCATGGTCCAACCTTCCCCCCGGAGTAGTAGCCGCTGATGCCCGCCGCTGCGCCCGTCCAGTTGCTCATCTGACCGCTGGAAGAGTCATAAGCAGCCGGACCAGTCCCCTCATCAAAAGCCCACCACCCAACAAGATTGTTGGTCATATTGATATCGTTTGGCATGTCATCCCCCTACTTAGAAACGTAAAAGCGGCCAAATGAGACTGCTGCGGAAAGTCTCTTCCACCCTCGAAATCACCGAGAAATTTTCCTATTAAAATCAATGGTTTGAAAATTTATTCACGAAAGTCGCAATATTTTGGGTATTTGTGGATACATGGGCTACAGCCCATTGGAGGCAATATGAGCGGAGAATTGATTGAGGACGGAGTCCCCGTCCCTCAGAAGGAATCGAAGTACGCTGTGTTGGGAAAGCTGAGAGTCGGGCAGAGCGCCGTCATCGCCGTACCCCGGTCTTCCAGTCTGAGCAAGACCATTGCCGTTCTGCAAACGAAAACAGGGAAGCGTTTCAAGCGTCTCAAGGTGGAGGGCGGCGTCCGGGTGTGGCGCATCGACCCCGAGGAAGCGAAGCCGAGGAAAGGCAAGAAGTCAGCCACTCCTATTCCGGTTGCGCCCCCGTCCATCGACCCGGTAGCATCAACCCCAATGCCAGCGCCTCCCACCGAGGATGGCGAGGCATCCCTGCACGCCGTGGATGCTGAGGCATAAAATAACCCATATTTCCCTCCACTTTGTGGTATACTGAGAGTGGAGGGAACATGGCAAAGAGCGATTTCGTCACTCGCAAGACCATCTGTCCCAACGAGCATTGCGGTAACACCAGATACGAGCGGACTTACGCTCGCAACGATAGTGGCACATTAGTGCCGGTGTGGAAGTGTATCAACTGCTTACGGGAATACCCTCGAACGGGGCGCAACCGGCGCACCAACCATATGCGAGCAGTGGACATGTGGCGGAAGCTTCGTGACGAATGGAAGCCGGTAGACGAGAAGCTCATGGCTCTGGCGGAAGCCAAGGTCATCAAGAACGGAGCGATTCTGGTTTACGGCTCCGCCTACAACTACCACATGGACCGGTTGCTCATGGAAGAGCGCATGTCGAACTTCAACGTCCGCTACTGCGGTGAGCAGGCTCGCCGCCAACTGGCGGAAGCGGTGAAGTTCATCGCTGAGGAGGAATCCAAGTGTCAATCACCCATGTCGTTATCACCAACGCCGTAGTCTTTCTGCTCTTGGGAGTCTGGTGGAGCAAACAGGGTTGGTTTAACCTGTTGCTCAAGCTCAGCTTCTTTGGGCTGTGGGTTGCCAACGGGCTGGTTGCTTTGAACCTGCTCGGATACATCGTGAAGAGGTAAACATGGAAAGCGTAATGACTGTCGTTAAGGCTCACCGCCTCGCCAAAGAATGGCATGGCGAGCAAATGTATGGGGACAAACCCTATATCCACCACTGTGAGATGGTGGTCCGGGTCCTCGAAATGTTTGAATGGGGGGACGACATGGAGTTGCTCTCCGCCGCCCTCCTGCATGATACCATGGAGGATGCCCGCATCACTCACGCCAAACTGATGGACGAATTCTCCGAATCCATCGCCGACCTCGTACAACTCGTCACCGACAAACAGGGACGTAATCGCCGGGAGCGCCACGAGCGCACCTACCCCCTTATCCGAGGCAACAAGAGGGCGACCGCCCTCAAGCTCGCCGACCGGATTGCCAACGTCATCCAGTGCCGTCTGTACAGCAACGAGGGGTTGCTGGCGATGTACCAAAAAGAGCACAATGACTTCAAGGCGATGCTTATCGACCCGGCAATTAGTTGTGCCAAGCTCGATATGATGTGGAATTACCTCAACAACTTGCTGGCGGAATAATCCTGCTGATTTTGTCCTCGGCGTGGTATACTGTAATTGAGGGGGATACATGACTCCGAAGGAAGCGGCTGTCGAAGTTCTCAAGACCCTGTACAAGAATAATTACCGCTCTTACCTCGTGGGTGGATGCGTGCGAGACCTTATCCTTGGGCGTGAGCCAAAGGATTATGACATCACCACCGAGGCCCTCCCCGAGCAGGTAGAAGCCGTTTTCCCCAAGACTGTTGCCGTGGGCAAGTCCTTTGGTGTCATCACCGTGGTTATGGGTGACGTGAACATCGAAGTGGCAACCTTCCGTTCAGATGGCGCTTACAGCGACAACCGCCGACCTGACTCCGTGACCTTCACTCCTTCCGCTGCCGACGACGTAAAGCGCCGGGACTTCACCATGAACGGCTTGCTCTGCGTGGGTGAAGCCGACACTTCCAGCGTAGCCAACTACGAGACTTCGCTTGCCGGGTCGAATGTCCATTACACCGTGCAGGAAGGCGAGTCCCCGGACGGCGAATCTCACACCTATGGAATAATGGATTTCGTCGGCGGCATGGACGATATCAAGGAGCGGAAGATTCGTTGTATCGGCGACCCCAACGAACGCTTCAAGGAAGATGCCCTGCGGATGCTGCGGGCCTGCCGGTTCGCCGCTCAGTTACGATTTCACATTGATGATGACACCCTCTTGGCTATTCAGGAGAATGCCGCTCTTATCACCAAGGTTTCGGTGGAGCGTATCGCCGTGGAACTCGTCAAGATTCTGACCAGTCCCCACCCGGTCAACGGGTTGGTGCCCTTGGTCACCACCGGTCTTATGGAGCACCTGCCTTTTAGTGAGGCAATCAAGAAGGGTCTTGCTTACATCCTGCGCCGGTTTGGTAAGTTCCAGACTAAGGATGCTAATTTGGCACTGGCAATGTTCTTCGCCCACACTGACCCTACCATGGTTCGGGTGGATTACCTATTGAAGAAGGTTCTCAAGCTGTCCAATGACCACGTTAACGCCGCAGCCGGGGCGCTGGACACCCTTTACGACATGCTCTTCGCCGGTCTTTTCAATCTCAAGCACGCTCAGCACCGGCTCAAGAAGATGATGCGGAATCCGGGTGCTATGCTCGGCGTTGAACTGTTGGAGCAGAACCTTGCGTTGAACTTTCCACCCTTCCCTGATGGAGACGTGAAGGATTTCCACAGTCTCATCGAATACCTGCGGGCATTGACCCCGGAAGAAATCAACCCTCCCAAGTTTGTGACTGGCGAGGATTTGATGGCGATGGGAATGGAGCCTTGCCGGGAAATGGGCAATATCCTTGACGATGTTGAGGATATGCAGCTTAATGGGGAACTGCGGGACCGGACTCATGCCCTCCTCGTGGCGGAGCGTTATGTCTCCGACTTCAAGAACGGAGTCCTGCGATGACCAAGTACGCCAAGGTCGGAGAGAAGGTCATCGTCAAAGAGTTCATCACCTTTGAGAGGGTGGGCTACCCGCTCACCCTCGATATCGTCCGGCAGAAGTTCAGCGGGGAAGTGGAGACCGCACTTCGCAAGATGGAGTTCATCCTGACTACCCCACGGGGACCAATCACTGAGGTATTTCATGAGCCTCCCAAGGTGGATAGTTTCGTGGAACGGCAACTGGTCCGGGCGATATGCGGATACATCATGCGCCGGGAGAACTTCGGCGGCAGGGAACGAAAAATCTTCGAGGGTCCGCCTCCCCCGTCCACCTGCGAGGACCAGACTGGCAAGCTGCTTCCCGTGTTGGCAAGGCGTATGGTAACGACCGGGACTTACTACCCGGCCTATGGCGGCGGGTGGGGTTACTCGGACTATGAGGATTACGAGCCTGCGGAGCTTTGCGACACCAAACAGCACTGTGTCTACACCTTGGAGGGAGTAAGCCACTTGGGATTCCCCTTCAACTTCAACATTCTGGCGTCCCACTGCGAGAGGGAGGCACAATGAAAAAGTGCCGCTATCACGTTGACCACAAACCTTGGGTTATCTGGAGTGCCTGTGGCATCGGGATGCCATGGTTCAAATACATCATCACCTACGGGCAGTATCCCCACAAGGGTTGGGGAGCCAGAAAAGCCGCCAAGCGGATAATTGAGATGGAATCCCAAAGGAACATGCGACCGGAGTTCTTCATCGCTCTACCCGAGGGGAAAATACCTCGCTGCCCGGCACCGAGGAGAATCCGACACCGGGGGCGAGCATGAACGGGGCGGAACTGACGATGATGATTATCCACTACCCGGACATCGAAATCCGGGCGTGGGACCCGGTCACTGGCGACTATCAAACGGTGTCTGCTATCGAGTTTAATGCCGCTGCCGAAGCGGTAGAGTTACACACATTCAAAACCATCAAACTAAAGGAGAAAACCATGGTATTCGTATTCGGTTCCAACGAAAAGGGCATTCACGGCGGCGGAGCGGCGAAATTCGCTGTCTTGAAACATGGAGCTATCTACGGTCAGGGCGTGGGACGGCAAGGCAACAGCTACGCCGTTCCCACCTGCTGCCGTCCGGTTCATACGGGAGCGGACTGCCTCTCCTATGATGAAATCCAGAAATACGTGGACCAGTTCATCCAGTACGCCAAGGACAATCCGACCGAGGAATTCCAAGTCACACAGGTCGGTTGTGGCCTCGCCGGGCTTAACCCCGCCGACATCGCCCCCATGTTCGCCGCCGCCCCGGATAACTGTCTTTTTGACAGCGCATGGGAACAGTGGCTCCCCGGCAAGAGGTTTTGGGGAACTTTCTAGGTTTTCAGTATTATAGGTATGGGGGTAAAGTCGATGCTATCCCGTATCCTGTTTGGAATGTTATGGTTAGTCAAAGTGGCCCTGTTGGGTTTGGGACTTATAGTCCTCGCATCGGTATGCTTTGGCTATTACTGCGGCATTAAAGCCGCTGCCGTCGAACGCCGCTATGCGGAAGAGGATGACTCATGTTGAACCGAATGACAGACCGGAACGGCTCTTTCCGAAAGCTCCTCGGAGCGGTCGGGGGAGCACTCTTGTTTGCCGATGGGACTTACGTGACGATGATTGGCGCTCTCCTCATCTTGTGGGCATTTTTTGAGGATTTCGGAAATCTCACACTGTGGGTCTTTGACGACCGTTGCACCAACAAGGCATACGATGCCCTCAAGAAAGACCCGCACGCCTCTGTAAACGCCTTCCACGCTCACCAAGTGGCATTGCGGCAGTATGCTGAGCGGCAACACCGCACTTTTCGGCAGCGTATCGCCTTCGCTTGGCGGCGGCTCATAGCGAAGGCCAACCGGCTGGCGGACCAACTGGACCTTTGGGAGAGCAAGCTTACAATTCTGAACTTCTACGACAAGCTGTCCCGGCTGTACCGGGGCAGATGGGAGGAAGTGTGAAAATCGTTCTGGAAATGAACCACGACGAAGCCCTATGCCTGCTGGAGAAACTCAGTGAGGCCGTTGTTACTGATGACACTCCCGAGCAGATTCCCACGACGCTCTTCAAGCGTCTCCGGGAAGCTATCAAACACCCGCAACCGGACAAAGAACCGGACATCGAAGCACCGGGAAGATTGGGGGATTGAATGCTAAAGCCCTGTCAGCGCTGCAAAAGCCAGCGTATGCTATTAGTTAACGGCAAGTGTTCCGACCTTTGCCAGCTTATCTATCAGGACAAAGAAGCGGACGGATACGTGCCCTACAACCTGAATGTTGGTGGGGGCGACTACATTGAATTCACCGTCTGCTTGGAATGCGGGCAGGTACAGGGAACATTCCCCGTGCCCGAGGAAACCGTGGCAGAGGTATTTCCATGAGCATGATTGGTGACATCGCCACGGAGGCGACCGTCGAAGAGTTTGTGAAGGAAATTGACCGGCTCATCATCAAGCACCGGGATAGCCCGGAGGCGATGAAAGCCCTCAAGGAAGCCGGGCGGTTCGCCCTCACGCAATTTGATTACACCACCCCGGCGTGGGCACATACGTTCGCCGCCAAGTTCCGGGAGTAAGAAAAACTACCCACTTTTTCTTACTCTTCTCGGGGCGGACCCGAGAACATCTCATCTTCAAACCACTCAATATGCGGCAGTTCCCGTGCGGAGGCTTTCTTGACTTCCGGCAGGGGTTCGACCTTGAGCACGAAGCCTGTCTCCGTCCCCTTGCCTCGGCCCTTACCTTTTGCTCTCAACCCCACGACAAACGGCGGCTCCCCTTCCAGCTTGTCAAGGAACCGCAGGTCATGCAGGTCCCCATCAATGACCGGGCGACCGTAGTACTGCGCCGGGAGCGGCTGCTTGGGCTTAAGGTCGAAGACCACGGCGACGGATACCCCGTGCTTTAATGCTTCCTGTACTTCCTTCTCATTTGTCTCCGACCGGCTGAACACAATGTCGTAGTTCTCCCGGATTTTCTCCCATGGCTTCGGGACCTTGGTGTAGTCGTAGAACTGCACCATGGGGTATTCCTTCGCCATCATGACCCCGAGGTTCGGCAAGTCGGAAGTACCGTTTATACGGATGGCGGGAAGGAGGTCCATCTTCTTCGCCTTACGGACAATTTTCTCAATGCTCTTGCGAAGCTCCTTGAGGAATGTTGGCCGGTCAGTGAAGTAGAGCTTGGTCTTGTAGATGCGTGAACCCTGAATCTTGGGAGAGTTCACCCACTCGCCTGCGGTGTTGAGGCAGTGGTGACGGCATTCCGGCGTGCTGAATGGACAGACGTTCCCATACCCGGATTTGTCGGCGGGCATCAGGTGCATGACCCCGGTCAGATATCCCTTGGGGATACCCTTCATCATCTTGCGGTTCTCCGTGTTCACAAGGGCGGGCTGGTAGGGCTTCTGCGTCTTGAGGTTCTTGGTAGTGACAAACTCCTTGGGCATGGGCCGGTCATCGGCGGCGGTCAGTCGCTTCTTAAGGGGGAACCACTGGTCCTTGGCCCCGGACCACTTGTCCTTAATAGTATAGCCCTCCAACATCACGGGAGCGCCCTCAATCAGCCGGACTTCATCCTCGCCGCCGTAGAGGTTCAACTCCATGGTCATATCCCAGTCAATGGAGCTTGCCGGAACCTTCGCTCTCAGGATAAACTCCTCACCGCCCATACCGGCATAAGGTACCGCCATGTTCTCCCGGAAGGTCCACGCCACACCCAACTTCGTGGTATCGAGGTCTTCAATGCTCCCCAGCTTGACGGCCCGCCAGATAGTAATCGGGAACCTCCAAGAACTGAACGTCTGCACAAAGCCGTCATAGATGTCCCGGAGTTCCTCTGACTCTGCAAGATTCTCCTCACCTTGTTCCGCTGCCTCATTTTCCAAATAGGGGTGGAAACCATCAATCCATTCCTCATAGGGAGGCCACACGAACTTGCCCGCCGTCTTGGAAGCTCCCCGGTAATAGGGTGCTTCCTCAGTATTCTCCAGTCCCTTGAGGTAACCATGCTGAGACTCGTTGAAGTTGATGATGCGGACCTTGTCCCAGTCGATAAGCTGATTGAGCTTGTGCGCCCCGCCCGCTCCCAACACCGGTTGATTGAATAGCAGCACTTGGTGGGGGACCTGTGTGGTGCCGTGCTTGTCGTAGATACCGTCATACCCGGCGTCAATGAGTTCTCTCTGCGTCGGTGCCTTGCTGATAAACCGATGGCTCTCTCCTCCCATGGAGGACACCCACTCGCCTTGCGGGTTTTTCACTGCCAACTTTAGAGGACGGGTGAAGTGAAGCTCCATGAAAGCTCCCTGCGCCCGGCCTGCCGCCCACGGGCTGGTGCGGTTCATAGACGGGTGGGTATAGACTCCCACTCCCATCTCATTGTAGCCCTCGGTCTCACCATAGAAGCTCTTCTGAGTCTTTATCTTCTTCGCCCGGTAAGCTGAGGTACCGTGATAGAGCGGACGGCTCCAAGTTGCCTCTTCAACCTCAACCGGCTCCTTGGCTGACCGCTTCTGCAACCGCTGCTCACGCTCTGCTATCTCCTCGGGCGTCATATGGTAAATGGTGGTGGTGCCCTCACGAGTCCAGTAGCCGGGAAGGTCTGCTTCTCTCCAAGCGCCGGGGGGAAGACCCTCTTGAGATACCACCTCTTCCTCTTCCGGCTCGTTGATGGGAGTGATGCTATAGTCATCAGCGAGAAGGATGTCGTCACCATCCGGGTAATTGTGAGGGATAATCCAACCGGGTAATCCCGACTCCGGGAGGCTGTCCAATATCTCCTCAGTGCCATACTGTGACCGCAGCCCGAACATATCTTCCAATCTCTCCAAGTCATCCCCGCCGTCTATTCGAGGTAGACGAATGGGCTTGGTGACTTGGTACTCCAAGATGCGGAAATTCCCCTCTTCTCCCCCATGCCAGCCTTGGAAGTTTTCCGCCACGGAACGGGAGGTGCTAAACCATGCCGGGGTTTGGATGTCCATTGCTGGAAAATCCTCCGCCGTGCCGTGATAGAGGATAGTGCCCTTGGGGATGAGGTAAGTCTTGCGCCAGCGCCTCCACCATTCACCGGAACTCCACTTGTGGACGGAGCCGGGCGGCATCCAGTCAACCACCTCATAGGTTTCGGAATGGGGATACTTTCGCTTGATAGCCTCTATCACCTCGGGAGGAGTAAACTTAAGGTCAAATCTCCTTCCTCCCCACGGACCGAAAACCACCGTGTCGTCTAGGCTCTCTTCGGGATTCTTGGAGTAATCGTAATCTTCGGCGTCCGTCCAGACGTAGATTTGTTCCTTGTCGTTGTCGATATAAAAATTTCCCCTCGGGATGCGGTCGAACTCCGGTCCCCGGTCAGGGATTCCCATGCGAGCAAACCAATCGGTATGCGCCATTCCTCTTGGGCTAAGGAGAGCTTTGCCTTCCCATATCGCCCACGGGTATCCTACCAATCCGGCTATCTTCATAGCTGCCCGTAGACTGGGGTGCATATCCCGCTCAATGTCAGTGCTGCCTTTGCAGTCCAAGCAGAAATAAGTGTCGGTGGTCGGTGAATGCATCGCCCATGCTGTCTGGTCCGAACCGCAACGAGGACAGAAGCCGCCCCACTCCGAGGCGGTCTTAGCAGTCTTAGCGGTCATCAAGGGTTGGATTACATCCTTACCCCAGTACCGATAATCAGCATCCACAGTGGGAGACACAAGGGCAAAATAGGTCACCGCTCCTTGGTCCACGACGTAGGGGATGTATCCACTGGCGGCTGCTCCTAACCGTGCCATGCGTGCATACAGGGCGGCTCTCCCAGCGCCCTCCGCCGAAAAGTACATCGCCGGGGGGCGGAGATTGCGCAGGGCACTCATGACCAGACCGCCTACCTTGGTGAACACCTCGGCGACGTGTCCGGTATTGGTAGTCCCGTAGGCACCCAGCAGGTTGGCATCGGCATTCAGGAAGAGGAAACTGACCGCCCGGTTACCAAAGGTAGGAAGCCCCGGCTCGGCATCCGTCCAACTCTGCATGACAGCGGTGTAGGGGATGTATCCCTTCTGTGTCTCGGGGGCCTTGATGTAAAATTGGGAAATCCAGCGGTCCCCGCTGGCATACCGCCAGTCTTCCCAATCGGCTGGCTCCGGGGCCTTGCGGTCAGCGGTCTTCTGGAAAAGCCCGGCGTTCTGGTCGATGAACTGCACGGCAAGAGCCGTATCATTTAGGTCTTGCGTGCTCATCGCTTGCAGTTGTTCGGGAGTAACCTCGTACACCGAGATTTTGGTTTCGGGTTTGCCGGGATACTGCCGTCGTGCCGTTTCTGCTTTAACAAGAGCGTTGAAATCGTGAGGTCCCTTGGAGTCAATGGCAAGCTCTCCCTTGCGACAGAAAGCATGAACCACTGTCTTCTGTTCCCCGGATTCCTCCACGATTGCCCATATCGGCCAGCCAAACTTCTGATGCAAGGCATTGGCAAAGACAGTACAGTAGCCTCCTTGCCAGCGTTCGCCCGCTGCCGTCTTAGGTTGAGCGAAAGTTACGTCACTGTCATAGACACTATAGTCCATGCCGCTCCTGCTCCACTTCACCGTCAGGAACCGTTCATTGCCGCCGTGATATTTCTGACGAACATCCTCGCCCGCATCATTAGTCTCCATGATTTCCCGGACGCCCAAGAGAGTACCCTTCTCTCCTGTGGACTTACGGATGACCGTGCAACCGATTTCACCCGGCTTGGCAAGAGCGTTATCTACCCGGTAAATATGAGAGGGGTCAAAGACTACTATCTGCGGTCCTATATCTAAAGTTTTCCATCCCCCTCCCTTATGATAGACGGCGTCGAACTTAGACTTAAGAGTCTCAGTCATCTGCTGAGTGGCTTTTACTCTACTCCATGTGGAGGTATCGGGGTCATAACCATTTTTTAACCACCACTTCATCATTGTATGAGGGGTATTGAAATTTATAGATTCAAGCCGTGGGACATCTAAGTAATAGACCTTAAGCCCTTTCAGGCTATTACCATTAAACTTTTTTCCAACTGACTGGGAAGGCGTCATATATACACCAAAACCTAAAAAGTGAATTGGTGGAGGAAGTCCCATAGCATATTCCCGATTTTCCTCAAACCCATGAGAAACCGGACCCTGACCAGCCTCGCCCTCGAATACCTTAAACCCCTCTTGGTCAATTAACTCTCGTGCTTCCGATGTAGTTCCATGGTATACTGGACCAAACAAATGCCGGTCTAACGCCTCTTGGAGAGAGATTGTCTGTGCTTTCGGAAATGCAGTTTTAGATACATTCGTCATACCGTTTCCTTAATAGCACAACGATACCCACTCCAATCGTTATACCGCCCATGAGCTACATACAAAAGCATATGATAGTTAACCCCGGAGTTCCTACACCACGCCTTAAGATTTCTTATCTCAAGGGTTTCTCCTGCGGGAGTGGAAACAGCATATACCCGTTTGGTTGGGTGACCATACCTCCTGAAGTTTTCTAGCCTCTTTTGATTAGCTATCCTAATGCTTTCGGGACTTAATTGTTTTGGCTTACCCATCAATGCGCTAGAGATTAAATTTCTATGATTCTCTGAAAAAACACCCCGCTTTCTTCCCGCATTCTTTTTGGAAATCAAAGCCTTTGTCTCTTTAGAGTGTTGTTTTCCGTAAAAGGAGTTGTTAACCCCGGTGGTATCTCTATGGATTTCATGCATAAGTTTTTTGGTTTCCTCGGAGTGGTTTTTACCGAAAAACGGATTGTTCTTTCCACTGCGAGCTTCCCCCGTTATCTTGCTCCGTTGCTCTGTATCCCATACATACCCAGAAATACCCTCTCCCCCTTCGGTAACATTTGTCAGAGGCCCCTCTCCAAGATTAAAACGCCCAATTAGACAAATGATTTTCTTCTCAAGAGTAAATGCTCTTTCCTCAGACAAAGTATCCTTTATTATGACTACGGTTGGAGATTTTCCGATGTCTAATAACTTTTGTATTATCCTATCTTTATGCGGATTGTGGTGCTTTCCTATGTAACAGGAATGACGCCACGCCCGCCTCCCTTTTCCCTTTCCCACGTAAAATGGCTGATAAGAAAGTAGTATTTCCCCATACACATACTTTCCCGGCTTCCTTGGGTCGCACAATATGTAAACATAAAATCCACTCATACTTATGAACCCAATAGTCGGTATATACTTAACTACCAGAATTTACAAGCAGCCACTCCGCTAACTCAGGGGGAATCTTATGATTTGTTATTGAAGCTGTTTTCTGGCTGGCGGTTACTCCCGTATCTCCCTTGGCAACCTTGATGTATTTCGGAGGGACAGCGCCGTACAGGATGACAGTGTTGGGGGACATCCCCTGTTCATAGTCGTAATGGTAGTCGTCATCTCCCAGAGCGTGGGCGAGATACTCCCGTGCCTCTCCCTCGGCGATGTCGGATTCCCTTCCAGCAAAAGGTAAGCTGCTGGGAGGAAGCTCCCGTTTCATAGCCTCAGTGTCGATTTCCAACACAGTGTCGTAATAGTAGCTGGACTCATCCCAATCGGTGCTGGTGAAGACCGCCGCTCCCGTGCTTCGGTTGCTCAATCCCCGAGTCTCGTTCATGGAGAGCAACCCCTGTTGCAGGATGGTCTCCACCTTGTTCTCATCCGTCCCATGATACAAGGTGGAAGGGTAGGCCCAAAATTCCTTGTTAAATTTTTCTTCCGAATCAGGCAGGAACTTCTCGGCATTGTAATCGAAGAGGAGGTCTCGAACGTCAGACCACATGGTGAAGGTTCCGTCATCATCCACGGCGACCACCGCACCGCCCACCTCATAAAGCCTGCCACCATTGTAGGCGAGCGCCATCTCCGCTCCATGCTGAGCGAGGATGGCTTCCACTTTTGGCAAGTCACCCTCCACCTCATAGAGGGCGTTTTCCAAAGTGTTGTATCCTGCGTATCCCCGCTTGCTGACAAAGAATGCTTTCTTGAGGGCGGCGGTGAACTCTGCCTTCTGTGGGTCGTATTGTTGTGCAAATGCTGACTTAATTTGGTTAGGCTCGAAGGCTATCCAAGCGACTCCACCTTCCACCAGATTCTTGTAACGGATACCGTCGTGCCCTGCGGCTTGCAGCTTTGTTCTTGCTTGCATGGCGAGGTCATAGGCGGCATCTTTGAGCATCTCCTCTTCCCCCTCTTCGGGGTGCATACGCTCGAACAGCCACTCATTCTGTCCCTGCCGGAAAGTTGTATCAGTATCGTACTCTTGATACCACTCATCGGCTTTTTGTGTGGAACTTTCCTCATCCTCGGGGCTTATGCCATCGGCTATCATGGCGGACTGCAAAAGCTCCTCTTCATACCCACCTATCTTCCCCTGATAGATGAACTGGAGCATGTTCTTTTCGCTGCCAAAGTCCTTGGGGTTGATTATGCGGAGATACACGGGAATGACACGGGGTTTTTCTTCGTCGCCCTCATACCGGGTCTGGGTCCACCCCTTGCCCATAGCGAACATATCAGCGACCTTGGGGTCTACAGCGAAGTGCGCTCCCATGAAAGCGCCGGGGTCCCAGCCGCTACCGGAGGACAGCGGCTCGCCCGTCTCCGTGGTCACAACACCGTCTGTGCTGAACTCCTCGAAGTCCACCGATGACCGGGTGCCGTGGTAGACTCGGAGCGGTCGGCCCTGCTGGTCCACCACCTTGGACCCGGCAAACCAACGCCGGAAATTAGGAGACTCCACACCGGCTCCCCTTTTAGGTGAGGCAGTTTTTCTGGGCCGAGTAATCTGGTGCGCTACCCGAGCCAACTCCTCATCCGTTACGGAGTTAGTGTCCTTTTCGAGTAAGTCCATATTTCCTCGGGTTTTTCAAGATGTACTGTGTCACTTCTGCCACGTCTTTCTCGTTACCATACAGGGGACGCTCCCCCCCGCCGGATTCGGGCATCTCCCCCATAAACTGGTTCATGAAGTCGTCGGGTTGATAAGGACCTCCATCCAAGCTCACCTCGGGGTTCGCCGGGTCCATGTCAAAATCCTTCGCCATGACCGCTGGTGACCGCTGACCCTTGATGTCATAGGTCTTTCCGTCCAGTGCCATGCAGTAAACATGGGTCATGTTCCAGTCCACCAAATTGCCGCTATCTTCAAGCTCTGCAATCTGTTCTGGACTCATCTCCCCGATATCGTGCCACGGGTCTCCCTCGGGGTCAGACATAAAGTACACAACACCTTGATTCAATCGAGCCAAGGCCACAGCAAATATGCCACACCCCTCAGTCATGTAATAGCCGGGGTCAAACACACTGGAATCATCGCCGTGTCCGGGCTGGAGGAGTCCAAGACCGGGCAAAGAGGCGGTGACGGGCAGTTGCAGGGCGTGCCATTGGTCTTTCATATCCCGCCACTTATCCAGCGTCAGTTGTACTCCATCCTTGAGCCGGATTTCCTCTTCATCATTGAAACTTCCGCTCATCGACAGCGCCAAGGTAGCAAACCAATCCACATCCTCGATTCTCACCTTGGCGTGGAAGACTCGATAGTTTCTGCTGGGGCTGCCATAAGGATAGGCTCCTACGTCATGTCCCGGTGTACCGGAGGACATCGACCAGTAGACCCCAAAGTCCTCTTGCTTTATGCCCGACCATGGCTTATCAGCAGGAAGAGAGACGGCCCGGTATACATCCAGAGGCCACTTCTGGGAAAGGAAAAACTTGTGAGAGGCGGCGAAGCGCTTCTGGGCCTCTTCTGGGGAAATTGTTAAGTCTTCTTCCTCATTGGTATCATCCACCCCGAACTCTATCTTCAAACGGTTGGTAAAAGTGTCAGGTCCACCAAGCTCCTCAACGAACTGCCGGAAGGTGGGGATGCCTGTAGATGCAGCGGTCTTACCCCCCATCTCGGGGGGCAATGGCTTCCCCATTCTTCTAGCTATTTCAATAACCCTGTTTACCAGATTGACACATCTCGGACTTTCAATATACCACTTGGCCCCACCCTCGAACAAGGCGGCATAGGTGTCAGCGATGACCTCTTCGGGGCGATGCTGTCCACCAAAAAAGTTGTCGAACGTAGTACGGGCATCCATCGGTGCATTGGGGGGTTTACCATCTTCCCTGAACGGGGCGAGAACATCCCTGAAATCACGGTTGAAATTCACCATTAAATCATGTCCTATTTCATGGTTGACCACCATCCTGCGGGAGTCCTCGTTACCCTCAAAGAAGGTATCACTGACACGGGTCAGACCCGGTCCCTGCCTACGGGCATCAAACGGCCTGCCGGGGACATACTCAAAGCCTGCTGGCGGATTGGCAATGAATTCCTCCTTGGTAAGCTGCCATGGTTCCTTGATTGGCTTATCCTCCGAGTCGGAAACCTTGTAAACATCTGCTGTTTTACTAACACTTTCCGCAGGCTTGACAACGTAGTTCTCCCCATATCTTGTGTTGAACTGGGCGAGGAAATCCGGGGGAATCTCCCCATAATGAACAATCAACTCCGTGGGAAGCCGCTTGCCCTCTACTTTCTCCAAGTGATACTTCTCTCTGACTTCAATCACAGCTAAGATACGATTGGACCCCCCGTAGCCTATAGGCATCTCAATGCGGGCATTATTGAAGTTGTAAACCGCATTAGGCTCCTTGGGGTTGGCATATCGCTTGAGGGCAATAGTGACCTTGGCGACGGCATCCCGGAACATCCGTTCTCCCTCCTCGGGGGAGGGGAATAGTTTCCTGATTTCTTCCGCAGGGGGAATACTGGACTTCCCTGATTCCTCAGCGAAAGCCCTTTGGTAAGTTCTGGAAAGCTCCCAGTCCTGTTCCTTCTTAGCATGGTGAGCGGCGGAGCGAGCAAGGGCGGCGAAGAAACACTCGGGAAGAATTTCCAACAGTCGCTTTTGAACCTCGGGGTGAAAATCCCCGTTGAATTCATCGTTGTTGGTGCCGTAATACTTGAACCGTAGTCCCCGCAGGGCCTTGTAAATATACTTCTTTCTTTCATCATCCACGTATTCTCCCCAACCCTTCGCCCTTTCAGGATAGGTGACAGCGAGGTAAGCGGGAAGAATATAGTAGGAGTTACCCATGTCGGAGATGCTGGGAAGAGCCTGTTGTAGATAGCCCGTGACACTATCCTCATCAAGATACATGGTGTTGGGCTGCAAATCCATACAGACAACGATGACTCCGTGCTCATTCCCTCGCTGCCGGGGAGAACTCATGGCGGTGGTGAGATTTTGAGTGACGTATACGCCGCCGTAGGATTCCCGGCTAGGGGAGTAGGCACCGGCATTGGGGTCATCTCCCCAGTTGCGCTTCTTGGGGCGGGGATTAAGTCCCTCGGTCAAAATACTGCGGAGGTTACTGGGGCTGGACCCATGGTACCAGATGGACCGCTGGGCCGCAGCCTTGCCATAGCCGTAAGGCTTGACATTCCCCAGCCACTTATCAAACTCCTCAATGTCTGAGAAGGTTAGAAGGTCGTGGTCATCATCCTCAATTTCATATACCGGGTAAGGCTTAGTCAAGGAGGCTAAAGCGGAACGAATGAGGGTGTAAGTCCGGGGAGTTGTGTGCCGACTCTGGAAAGTCACCCCGTTATCAGTTATGATAACCCGGATGTTCCCTCGGTGCATTGCCTGCATACATGCCCGGATAGCTTCTTGCATATTCTGAGGCTCTTCCTTGTCGCAAAGTCCATATGCCACAGCGTTCCGAGCATGGGTACTGCCTGCATTAGGGATAACCTTTCCCTTGGAGGTTATCCAAGAGCTTTCGGTGATGGGCGGCATTGCCTTGGAGGCTTCCTTTTCCAAAGAAGCATTTACGTTAGGACTGACCGGGTCGCAGATGGTGTTATCTGCCGCTTTGATTTGGTTGGGACTAAACACGGCGTAGGTGTCAGTCTTGCGTCCTTTCGCTTGATACGTGTCCACGGTGTTGTGAATGATGATACCATCATGCCCACCCGCCTTAGCCTCGGCTACTGTGGTATCCGTCCCGTGCCAGCTTGCTCCTCCTTTGTCCACCACGTAGGGATTCTTTATGGAGAGGTAAAACCCCTTGGTCCCCGGTTCGCATCCCTGATAGTCCCACGCCCGGTGGGGGTCGGCGTAGCTGGAAGCGGTGCTGTAGTCGGCAGCAAACCAGAAGGCCCGCTCCGGGTCTTCCTTGTGAAGGAACCGTTCAGTGGGTGTTTGAAATACCCCTTCTTCCTTGAGCCAGCGGGTGTCGGGGGAGCCATGATATACCAGCAGGGGCTTACCGTAGGGGTTCACTACCCTAGAGCCGTCGAACCATTTCATGAATGCTTCACTGAACGTCCGGGTATCGGGCACATAGGTTCGATACTTGGGACGCCGGGCGGCGGTGATATGCTCATACTTGGGCTTTAACCAACGTGAAGACCCACGGCGCTTCCAACCCGTGACATGCACCGGAGCATCGTGGTGGAGGGTAATCTCCTTCTCTTCCGGCTGGCCCCTAAGCGCCCACACGGTTTGTCCCCAATCCACGGCATCGAAAGTGACTTCTCCCCGGAAGATGTAGGTCTTGCGCCCCTTGTTGTATTCCTTGTACTCCTCCGCCTCGTCCGGGTCCCACACGCCAGCCCCGGCTGCTGTCTCATAGTCGGCGTTGTAGGGAACGGCAGCCGTCTCATCGTAAGTCCAGTAGATGCCAAAGCCCCGAGTATACGGATAGCGGTTGTGCATTTTGACTGCCCGGTAAATGACCAGCGGCTCGGTCAGTGTATTGAGAAATGCCCGGATTTCCGCATACCGGACGGACTTGCTGGGGTAGACCCTGTGAAACTCCTCCACGGTGGGAAGCTGCGAAGGGTGACGCACGTGGTCAAAGATGGTCAAGGGTGCGGCGGTCTTGGTTGTAGCCTCCCACAGGGCCTTCATAGGATTGGGGAGACCCAACTCTTCCCGGTAATCATATTGACCAACGTGCGGTCCTCCCTCCACGTGAATGATGAAGTCCACCATCCGGCCTTCCACCTGCTGATATTTGTCCCAGAGTGGCTGGTCTCTCTCCACCATATCCCATGCAGGTGTGCCCTTGGGGAAGTCAATGACCACATCAATGTCAGACTTGGGCTTGAGTTCGTCACGGGCAGCGGAGCCAGCCAAGGAGATGCGTTGGCATTCGGGGTATATCTTGCGTATATCCGCTACCATCTCAGCGATAGTGGATTGAGTCTCAGGTTTAAGCGGCTCGCCGCCCGGCTCCGTGCTCCACGCTTCCTTGGGAATAAGCAGGGCGTTCCTGCCCTTGTTGAACTCCTTGTTTAACTCCTTTGCCTCCTCCACACCGCCGTATTGCTCCCACCGCTCATACTCATTCATGCCCGTGAAGAGCCGATTCAAGGTGGTCCTTCCGCCCTGCACCAGCCAGCTTGACAAGTCGCTGCGGGGGTGAGAAAACTGCAAGACCTTATCGAGCGCCTGTAACTTGTCTTCATCACTCTTGGCAAGATACACCCCTTGCACAAGATTCATCAGACGCCCCTCGGCTTGGTCGCTTATCCGCCAGCCGCCTTCCGGGGTATCAAAGTAGTCTGGTGCCCGTTCAAAATAATCCTCCGGGAATTTCTTGGATATGCCCTCTCTCTCCAGCATCTCCGAGGCATACTCCTCCGGTCCCATCGCACTGTGACCACAGAGGATGGAGTTGACGTAAATCTTTAGGCAGTTGTCAATGACGGTTTCCGCTATCTGATTGAGGCCCGCCGAGTCCCGGACAAACCCGGTCTTCATGTAGTCTTCCCAAATCTTGATGAGCCGGGCGGCAGGCACGACATTCCACTGTTGACGATACCTCTTCTGGCGGACGTGTTGCATGTATTCGGTGATTACTTCTACGGCTACCACACTCTCCCGGTCGAAGAAAGCCTCTGCCGCATCATAGTAAGCATCATCACTGGCAGTTTTTTGAGAGGCATTCATGTTGCTATCGAAACTCTCAGTGTCAATGAACGAGAATTCTCCCAGACCGTAGCGATTCTTGATGTGTTCAACCACGTCATTGGGTGTATATCCCCCGGCATTCTTGACAAGGTGAACGAGCCTGTGGGTTCGGTCTACAATCGCCACTCCCCGCTCTATCCGGTCATAAGAAGGACCGGCAAACGGCAGGCTGAGTTCCTCTAACCACTGGGCATGACTCTTGTTCCCAATCTGTACGGTGGATTGAATCTTTCCCTCATAACGAATCCACATGATGACCGTCTTCGGAACAGCGGCATCCTTAAACCCAAACCCGTCATCTTCATCATAAACTTCGGGAAGGTCCTCCTCCGTCAACTCCTTCACGTACCGGAAATCTTTTCCTTCAACTAACTGAGTGCGGGGGGTGATGAGGATAGCGCTGTAAGCCTTGTCGCCGCCGCTGGGGTCCATGGTGTACTGCACGTCATCACACAGATAGTCATCCTCGGTGGGGTATATCTCCACTACCCACGCCGTGGAGTTACGGCTGTAATCCTCGGTCAGCCGACTGAACCAGTAATCAGGGTCGCCCACGTGGACCGCCCGTAGATGCGGGTAGTCATTTGCGGAGCCTGCCAAGCCCACGGTGTCCAAGGTGTGTGTCTTAAGGACCGGCTGGCGTTCCCACACCACCCGCTCGAAGTTCCCCATCTCCTCCGCCAAGGAGACAAGCTCATGCTCGTATTCCAGCTTCTTCACTTCCTCAGTGTAGACCGGAGACAAGGCAGCGGTCAGAGGACGTTCACTGTGGGGATTCTGGACTTGGTCGTCCTCATAAAAGTCGTTGTGCCGGTCCGGGAATGGTTCATCATATGACCACCCCTGCTGACCGGAGATGCCAAGGTCATCTATCGCCTTGCCGGTAGGGACCGCCGCTTGCTTGGGAAGCGCTATGGTCTTGATGAGTTTAAGATTCTGCGGGGGGATATCCCAGAGATATTTCCATGCCGTAGGGTATTCGTGTCTAACCTCGAAGTCAGGCCAGAATGTTCCCTCTCCCTGCGGAACCTTCACCTCCCAAATGTCACAAGCCTGTCCCGTGTAGGATTGCTGCTCACCTACCCAGTTCTCGGCATCAGAAAGACTACCAAATAGATATACCGCTGGCTCATGCTCCACATCCTCATATTGCTGCTTGTGGTACATCTGCAATCCATTCTTTAGAATGGAATTCCGGCTACGGCGGCGGCTGACATGGTAGGCAATCTGAGGATACTCAAACTCATCGGCTGCCCACTTGCCCCGCAAGCGGGGAGCAACCTCATCTACAAACTCAAAGTCCCGGAGCGAGGGGTATTTCTGCTTTATTTTAGCTACCACTTCTTCGGGAGTAAAGTCAAAGTCAGCCTCTCCTGTAATAGATTCACCCGCCCTTGAACCCTTGGGAGCGGCGTCAGTGTATAGACGGACTCGCTTCTTTTTCTTGTTGACTTCCGCCCTTCCCCGAGGGACTTTATCAAACTCTGGCCCCCATGAAGGAATGGGGTCATGCCGCTGAGAGTGTTGATTGAGTTCTTGAAACCATTTAACATGCCAGAGGCCCATGTCGTCGGTTAACAACACCTTGTTGTGCCATGTCGCCCACAGTAGCTCAAAATCATAAGGCTCGTAAGAGGCTACCTGTTTTATGGGAAGCGGGTAACGTTGTCGGAACTCTTCCACCCATCGGGTTACCCTCGGCCTGCATGATTCCATAGATTCTTGGTGCTCTGGGTTACCAAAGAACCCAGCATCATGCAGAGTATTCCCCCTACCGGTCAGGTCAAGAGATGTATCGTCTGGCAGGACAACAAACTGGTGCTCCCAATTACCCCGAAGCTTTCCCCCAAATAAAGCTTGGGTAAAGAGAGAAGAGAATTTGCACGCCCCTTCAAGGTCATTAGGCTCGGAACGACCATACTCTTTGGCACGTTCCTTCCACTTTTCAATGAGAAAAGATTTAGCCTTATCCACCCATTCTGGCGTAGGGGGATATAGAGATTGAATATTCATGATAGAGGCTACGGCAATGCCCTTGCCTCGGAAGGGAAGCTTACCTTGCTCCTTGGGTGGTTTCCATTCAGGTTCTACCGGAGCATGGAACTGGTTATAGAACTCCAACAGGTCTTCATCAGCGTGAAGGTCCAGAACGTTCTGATACGTGCGGTCCAGCTTGATAGCCTCTTTAACCGGCATGACCGCAGACACCTTAGCCGCCTGCGGGTTCTCCACCCAGAACTCATTGCCGAACCCCCGGCTTACTTGATGGTAAGACTCCCTTGGTACCTCCGACATATCAATGACAGCGACATAGGCCCGGTCATTCTCGTAGTAGTCTGTCCAATTCTCTAAGTGGGAGGTGACCATCAACTTGCCCGGTACGGGTGTGCCGCCTCCCATGCTGGACATATCCCGAGGACCCTTTGCCGGGTCGATAGTGAAGTTGGGGTTATCGGTGACATGGAAGTACAATCCATGTTTGATGTCTATGGAGAAATCATGCTTGAAGTCCTCAAAAGTGGGAGCCTTGCGTGCTTCCGCTTTGAGACCGTTCAACAAAGGATGTGACCAGCGCTTGGGGGCTGTACCCTTTTTGGGGTCAATCGTACCCTTTTTGTGTACAGAAGAAGTTACCACAAGGTCGGAAGGGATGTTGTCAACGATGTTGAAATCTCGAAGCTGGGGGAAAGTCTGCAATACAGCTTCTACGAGGTATTCCGGGGCAAAGGTAAAATCGGCCCGACCTGTGATACCACCCCGCCCAGCCTCAGTAAAAAGTATGACCTCATCATCTTGCGGTTGAACCCAAACCCTTCCTCGGGGGATACGGTCAAATTCCTTGCCAGAATCGGGAAGCCCAACCCGCTCAAACCACCTGACGTGAGGTTCAATCTCCAAAGAAAAAATTACCCGGTCATTCACAATAGCCCACAAAAAGCTCCGGGTACCATCCATGATGTCGGGGGCAAGACGTAGCTTTTTGGCAGCGGCCTTGTAAAGCTGCATCGGGCCTATGGCTCCCTTTACCCGTGCCCCGTGTCCAATTGCCAAGCTCTCGGCAAGGCTGTCTCCTACTTCCTTACCCACTGACCGCTGATTGGCAAGCTGGTCAGTATCCGGCAGCAAGCGCCGGGCGGTGACATTGACAGCGTAAACGGTGATATCCTCTCCGGGGTAAGCCAACTCCCCAAAGTTCTTGGCGTTCCCCGGATACACAGACAAATACACGTAACCGGGGCTGGTTTGATATGACTTGGCCCTGCCGGGACTGGTCGGGAGCAACCCCTCCTCCATCACGGGCAAGGAGGAGGCGGTACCGTGGTAAAGGGTGATGAAGCGGTTGGGGTCGGAGCGAAGGAAGCTGGCAAGGGCCTTTATGCGCTCTGGCGAGGGGTTCTGGTAGAACACGTCATGCCACTGGGGGTCGGAGGAGAAATCAGTTGCCTCTGCCCATGCAGCGGTCTTTATCTTTCCCGTAGCTATAGCGAAAGCCCGTTCCGCCATACGCTTGGCAAAAATCTCCTCGGGGTCAGAGAGATATTCCTCCTCGGTGGGAGGATGAGCGGGGTCGAACGGTTTAGATGGTCGGCCCTCTGCTGCCCAGATAGCGTGAGCGCCTTCCTCAAACAAAGTTCTGACGATATCGGTAACGCTGATGGCGGGGTTGATGAATATCATCGAACCACCGTGGGAAAGCCCGTATCCTCCCTGCCACTTTAGGGGAGAACCGCCCTCTAATTCCACCTCTTCCGGTTTATTGAAGGTCTTGATGGGGGTTTCAAGTACTTTCTCGTATATTTCCCTAAGTCGTTGATTCTTAAGTAAAGTACTGAGGTGACCTACAACCACTCCGGGAGCGTGGTTGTGTATCTTCTCAAGGAATCCCCGGTCAAGGTTATCCCAAACTCCCGCCGTCTTGTAGATAAGCTCTTCCATCTATAGAAGAATCAGTTAGAGGGTTTCTAGCCAATCTGCGGCATCCTGCGTGGAAGTGAAGCTTTTAGACCAGTTTGGATGGTCATGCGGACCCATCTCCAAGGTCACTTCTCCCTGAAATGGCATCATCAGAAGAGCCTCGGTGATGAGTCGGCGGCTCTTGGTGACATTTCGTGCCTGAATGGAAAACTGACCGGCATCCCGGTCAACCCGGAGGTGCCCGTTCTCCATGGCAAGGTTCTCGGCATACCCGAGGTAATCCTCCCCTCCCTGCTCCTCTACCTCCCAATCATCCATACCGCAAAGGTTCTCCGCCATCGCCCACTCCCCGTGAAGTTCGTAAGGGTGAGTCATGGGAAGGGGTCGCCCGTCCCGAGATATCCAGCCGCCGTTTTGAGAGAGCTTGGACCAATCGCCGGAACGTTCAGGCCACGGGCCGGATGGTTGCAGAAGAGGGTTTACCCTGCGCCGGGCAGCTTTCACCCGGAAGCCCCCCTTTATCTTGCCGCCGTAAACCTGCTCTTCTTCATTGACGTGAGGGGTCTTGTACAAGGACGAGTCGTAACCTCTCGGATTCATCTCCAAGAGCATGTTTTCCATAATCCCGGCACCCTCATCATTCGCCGAATGCACAAACCACCGCTGGGGAATGAGGTTGTTAGCCTTGAGCCACTTGATACAATCCACCCCGGTCTTCTCCTGATATCGTTCGTAAGGTGGTGTACCTGACTTGTACCGTTCTTCCTCCTCGGCGTAAGTGGGGTAATGCTCCAGAGCCAAATCGTGGTCAAAGGAGATGGCCTCGGGCATGGGATGCGTTGTCATGTACTGGACAAACTCCTCATAGTTCCTGACCCAATCGACATCGGAAGCAGTGGGTCGGCGCATGTCGTCAACATAAAGGAGCCTAGCGGGTTGCTCCTCCGCCTTCTTCCTCACTTTCTTAGTTGGGTTGACATAGATTTTTAGCAGATTGGGGAAGGTATAGGGGGCCATGCACTGCCACGCTTCCTCGGGGGTAAGAGGGTAGACTTCCATGAAATCCAGACCCATCTGGAGGCGTTTCTTTGCCCGGTGATTACCGTCAATGAGGATGTAGTGCTTCTGTGGCTCGGGATGATTTTTATCTGGCTTATAAACGAGTGGAGCCACGATACCGGGCTTCTCGATATCAACCTCGTTCATGTGTTCCTTGTTCAGGCCCACGTTCATGAGGTTGATTCTGCCCTCTTCCTCCGCTTTGTCATCCTCCACCGTGCCGACAAAAGCCTCAAGGAATGCCTTGGGGGCCTTCTGTGCGGGCCGGGGATTGGCGGCGATAAACTCTTCTGCTTTGTCAACAGCAAACTGCAATCCCCAGTAGGAGAAGCGCTCATCCTGCCAAGCCTTCTTAACAGTGGGCTGTGGACCCGTCAGCGGCTTGTACATGATGTACTCGCTGTCTACATAAGGCTCGAACCCTAACTTACCATAGAAGTCATAGAGGGTTTCTATCTCTGTTACTTCATCTAAGGGAGAGGCGTGCAGGTAGCTGTCTTGTGCTCCTGCCCGGCGTGCCGCCTGTAAAACCGTATCCACGAGAGCGGTGCCCAGTCCTGTGCGCCGGGCGGCAGGGTTGACTTCCACAGCGAGTAGGAGGAAGGTACGGTAGTTCTCGTTGCCTTCGACCTTATCCGATTCGTCGTAGTCGGTAGAGAATCCATTTTCATCCAACCAATCTTCCAGTCCCTCAAGGTTGGTGATTTCCCCACGGGCATAGCCAAGGCGGTGTTTGGCTTCAAGCTGGGTTCCCCTCTTGATAACCCGGATACCACTTCCCGCCGATACCTTCTCTATGGGGGCTTCGGTAACGGACGCCTCACGGGAGATGAATGCAACCTTATCCCGGTCGGCAACCATCCAGTCCTCTTCTCCGGGAAGCTTGTAGCCTTGCAGTCTACGCCAGATGTTGGGAACCCGCTTCTTGTTGTACCTATCCGGGAGATAGCTCTTGATTCCTTTCCACCTCGGACTCATGAATTGCATCAAGGCGAAGTACATCGCCTTGCCCAGTCCGTATCCCCGGTGCCGTGGTTTCACTTCCACCAGACCTATTCCGAGGTAATCGTTCAGGGGTCCACTGTCGCTCTGCCGTTTGGTAGATAGTTTGCCAACACATTTGTTGTCCTCCGTCCATGCCGTGATGTATTCGGCGTCTTCGGGGTCATCCACGACGATGCGATAGCTTCCTACGTGGGCTACTACGTTCTTGTCTTCCCACTGTTCTACGGAGGCAATCTTCCTTGGCTCCGGTAGCACTGTGATATTTTTAGGAGGAACAAAGCGAGTTGAATAGGAAGGAACGCCGGTTTCCCCTACCCCCAAGGGGTCCTTCGCCAAGCGTAATCCCTCAGTCTTAATGCGGAGGGTAACTAGCTCGTCATCCTTACCCCGGATGAACTCAGCGAGGAGATTTTTCCAGTAATCCACCCCCTCAATCGCCGTCAAGAATACCAACCCACGACTCTCCTCGAAGGGGAAGTTTGGCTCCTTTTGCGGAACCAACCCCTCTTGAAGTATCTTGGGGACCCGGCTCTTAAAAGTCACATGATAGAGAATCTCGGGAATCTCAGCAGCGGTCTTGGGAACAACCGCCGAGCCGGTACCTTTCCGTTGATACTCCGGGTCGTTCAGGTTGGTGATTACCACTCGCCAGTCATCCTCTTCTCCGGGGTGGAATTGGTCGCAGGTGATGTCAATAATCTTATCCTGCGTCTCTACCCACCAGTGTAGTCCATGCCTGCCCACCTGCAAGTGCTCACCCTTTTCCGGCCCCTCTCCATAATACCCACCCGCCCGGTGAGCGTCGGGGAATCCGTGCTCTCGCAGGAACTTCGCCAACAGGTCCGCCAGACAGAGGCACTGCTCACGGAAACAGGACTTGTCCTCTAACCACTCATACCAATCCTCTTGCTCCTCCCGGAATTGCCACACGAGTTTGGCGAGCGTATCCTCCTCGGCGGCTCTCCTTCGCCGGATAACCTTAATCTGCTTATTGATGGCCGCTTTGATATTTTCCGGGAGAGGATAGTTGCAGCCAATTGACCCATCATCCTCCACCCAGAAGATGGCGATATCTCCGCTCGTCTTTCCATGGGAATCTCCCCATGGGGTGTCGCCCCAACCAATGGCGGGTCCACCGCCCTGCGGACCTTCGGGGGCACGGGGGTCGGTTTTGGTCCAATCGTATTCACTCTGCTCCCTCTCCAGAATCGGCTGGCTGAATATGTGGCTGTGGTGCCATCCACCCGCCTTACACTCCTGATAGTTGTGGGCTTCTTCAATGTGCCCATCCAGCAAAGACACCGCTCCCAAGGAGAACGGCTTGCCATTCCAACGAGCGTTGTCTCTTGTGAGAGCGGCGGTCTTGGGTCTTGGGATAAGCTCAATGTGCTTTACCCCGTTCTCCTCCACCACCCGGTAATCCTTAGCCAGCCGTGCCCACACATTCTTGGCATCCCGAGACTGAGTGAAACCTTCCCTGAATATTTTGTAGCCTTTCTTTCTTGCCTCTTCAATAGCCATGCGGTAGAGAGTCAAGCCGATGCCGTGGTATTTAAGGTCGGTGCTGACCCATACGTTCATCACCCGAACGGTTCCCTTCTCCTGTGTATACTCGTAGTGCTCCTCGTTGTTCTTCGTGTACGAGTTTATGGCGGCGACGGTGATACCCCCGACTTGGTATCCGTCTAGGTAGGCGTTGACCGCAAAGGTGGGATAGGGTCCCGGTTCCTTGGTTATCTTATAAGTTACACCTTCGGGGGTGGGGAACTTAGAGGCAAGCTTCCCCTGTTTTGGGGGGTCGGGACGGCAGAATCCCTTTTGGCTAGTCAATAACTCGTCCTCCATGGCGGTATACTCAAACCCGTCGCTGAACTTAATCTTATAGGCTCTTGGTGACCCTTCTTCAAGACGTTGGACGGGGGTCATACCACTTAACTCCTTCAGCCATCCATCTGCCTCTGCCTTTCCTAGCACCGTGACCTTCTGATGTGAGTGATACCACAGCTTGGCATCGGCGGACTCGGGACTCTCCCAACACATATACTCGAACCACGCCTGCTCACCGGGCTTCCATTCATTCTTCCAGTAAAGGCGGCTAGTAGCAGGGGACTTGGAGGCGAACTTCCCCTCGTCCTTATCGTCTTGACCGTTTCCAGTAGTCAGGACCAGACAACATGCACCTTTTTCATCCCTTACAATGCGACATTTGTCGTCTGAGTAAAGGATGGTTTCGTCTTCATCCTTGCTGTTGACGGGAACTTTGTTCACTGTGTTTTCAGGCATAAGCCTTGGTTTCCTTCTCCCACATTTTCAGATATTCAACCGCCCTTTGCACAATGCCGATATCATCCTTTAGCAAGCCTATTCCACGATTGCAGCCTCCGCAGAGCATCCCACGAGGAGAATCCGTTATGTGGTTGTGGTCAAGGTCCGTTGCCGGTGCCTGTCGGCATATGGCACAAAGCCCTGCTTGGACAGTAAGCCGTTCTTGGATGTAGGACTCGTCAACACCGTATATATAGCGGCGATGTGCCGCTTGGACCTTTCTTGGGTTGTTTTTTCTCCATTCGGCATGCTGCTTTCGCCTCTTTTCCAGACTACGATGCTCTAGCTGCTGGCTGTAGCAAGCCTTACATAACCCAAATGCTTCATGGGGACGGTCTGGGTGGCACCCCGCCTTTCTCCCCTTGAAGTTCCCCTTGTGCATAGAATCAACGATAAACTGCTTGTTTTTCTTTCGGCACTCCTCCTTGAAACAGGTCGTAAGGTCCTTTGCATAGTATCTGGGAACCTTGAATTCCTCATTGCAAAACCGACAAATCCTCCTTATCGAATGCTTCTCTCTTGTTGCCTCGCCATAGCATTTCCGGCTACAAAAATTTTTCTCTTTGATGCTCGCAGGGCACCTGTCAAACTCTTTTTTGCACCATCCACATTCCACCAACATAAAGCACCTCCTATATGAAGGAGGTAAAAGTTAAGGTTTCAAGGGGTTATGCCCCATGTCAGAATTGGAGTCCCATATTTCAACCGTACCGGGGTCTTTCTCGTTTGTTGCTTCTAACGGAACCCCGATGTGCTCCAATGTCCAGACCCGGACTAGCAACTTAATCTTGTCTTTTAGCTTCTCATCCGCCAGCCGGGCGGTGAAGATTTTCACCTCCACACCATCCTCGATTGCCGCCTTGATTTTCTCCACCATCGCCGGTACCGGCTCGCCAATCTTGAGCGGGTCGAACTCCTCCGTCTCCTTGGCGAGAGTGCCATCAAGGTCCACGCCAATCCACTCCCCCCACTCCTTGGCGGCAGTGATATCTGTCTTCCGAGGGTTAAATTCTCCCGTATTGCTGAGAGCCGATTTAATTTGGTTGGCATTGAACACCCCGAAGTTTAGGGCGTTAAGCTCCACCAAAGCGACTCCATCATACCCCGCCTTCTTAATGAAAAAGAGGAAACTGGGAAGCTCCAAGGCTACCCATGAGCCTTTGGCAACCTGACTGACAAAAGCATCGGCATCATATTTGACTTTCTGCCGGTCGGTAAGCTCCTCCTCCATGACTCCGTAGTAATCGGCACATGCTCGGCTCTCATCAAACTGGTCCATCTCCCCGGAGTTGAAGTATTCCTCGGCAAGATACTGGGCATCGTTCTGACGGTAGTCAAACAGTTTCTTTATCTTAAGATAACAGGGCATGATGTTTGCCCCAATGGTCGCCTGTCCCCCATCCATGACAGGGGTGCCTTTCTCTTCTTCCCACTTCATAACCCCGGAATACATGGAAGCGAAGTCCGGGTTGGTGGTAAAGAATATCAAGCCGCCTCGGAATCCTTTGTCCTGTCGGAACCGCTGGAAGTTTGACGAAGTGCCGTGGTAAACCTTGAGGGGCTTACCGTCCTTGCCTACAATCTCAGAGCCATCAAACCACCGCCTGAATCCCGGCTCCTGCGTGATGTCAAAGGGTCGCCGGGGCGGGAGGTCTAGCTTAAGCTGTTCTGCCGCCGTCATCCTCGGCGACCTTGGGTTGAAGGTCCCCACATTCTTAATGGCGGATTTTGCTTGCCGGGGATTCCAGATGATGTAGTGGTGGGTCCCCGGATAAATTCCCATGTTGGGGAACTGCTTATCCGGCTCCATCTGGATGATACCGTCGAATCCCATTGTGCGGTAGACTTGGGAGATGAAATCCCCGGCGTTGATGTAAACATCTTCGGGAAGATTATCAGAGTTACGGAAAGCTTGCTCAAACTCATAGGCGGTGAAATCACTGTAGAGTTCACCGTTCGCCGTCACTTTACTCCAAACATCCTGTCCATCCACACCCTGTTTTTCAGCGACTTTCAAGACGGCATTGTAAAGCCGCATCCCCGAGCCGGATTCCCGGCCTGTCGCCTCATTGTAGTTTATGTAAAACTCAGTCCCACCTTTTCGGGTGACGACGACCGGTCTCTCGATACGCAGGTAAGTGGCGTAGACTATCCCCTCTTCATCGGGACCCACAATTTCCTTTATGGCACGTTCGTTGGCGTCGGCTCGCAGGTCTTGATACTCAGTGGTATTATACCCCGGAAAATCCTCCCCCATCTCGCTGTAAAGGTCGTTGATGAGTTCATCCGTCCGGCGCTCAATACGATTGGTGATGTCGGGTCCGGTCGGTGTGGCGTAGTTCCTTGTTACATCGCCTTCACTGTCAGTGAAATATATTCCCTGCCCATAATAATTCTCAACATCAGAACGGGAGGGATTGAACACCTCAAACTGATGGGTGCTGCCGTGGTAGACAGGTTTGGGACTACCATCCGGTTCCTTCACCACAGAGTTGCGGAACCACGCCTTAAACGCCGGGGTATTCGTCATCTCCTGCTTGGGGTGGAGATAAGTTAGGTCATTAACGGAGACTCCCGCCGTTACAGACTTCTGCACCGCAACCTGACCCACAAGCTGGACGGCTCTGCCGGTGTAGGTTCGCCACTCGCCCAATGCGCTCTCCTGCGTCCCCATGGCTCCGGGAATGGGCTTGAACTCCAGCACCGCTACTTGCTCCTCATCTGTTTGTGCCAAGGCGGCGGTATCGGACATGAAGAACAGAGGGTCCATCCTGCCGCCTGCCTGCTCCCGGAAGAAAGCCCATGTTTTGAAAAGCTGGAAAGCGTCCTCTCGCTTTTCCTCGGGAGTGGCCGGTCTCTCAAAGTATGAATAGTATTGAGCGTCCCGGCCTTGCCAACCGTGCGCTCCCTTGGCGGGAACATATCCAAGGGTCTTAGCTTCCTCCGCTGTCATCCCCATGGCACTGCTGCGCTCGGGGATATCCATGGAGTGCTTGGTAGTTACCCCCCGAACAACGGCAGAAAGAACAGAGGGAAGACCGTCCTCATCCACCACCATGTTGGACTGGGTGCCGTAATAGCGCTTGATGTCGCTTAGCCACTCCCGTTGTGCCCCCTCACCCTTACGAGCGGTTTCCAGCATCTCCTGCGGAGTGAACCTGCCGCTGGCTACACGGATAGCGATAAGGATGGCATGATAGATATCCTCGGCAATCCGCAAATCGGTGGTGAAACTAATGGATTTCTCTGTACCCCCACCTAGCCCATGACCATAACCCTGATTAAGCTCCTCTCGGGTCTTTATGCCCCCATAAAAAACCGCATCCGCCGCTGTAGTTACGTGGTAGAGCCGGGCGGGAAGGGGCTTGAATGCCTTGCTACAACTGCCGCCGATACAGCCCGGTGAAAGGTCCCTCTGGTCAGCCTCCTCGGGAGAGATTTTACCGAGGGAAAGGGCGGTAAGCAAGGAGGTCTGCCATTCCTTCCTACGCTGCCAACGCTTATGACCCTCCTCCTGTGTCTCTTGCTCGTTCCACACCCCGGAGTAATCACGCTCATTTTGCAGATAAGCGTCATCGGCGGCGGCTGTAACTGAGAGAGATTCTCTCTGTGGTAGTGGAACTTCTTCCATGGATTCCTTAACCTTGCCTGTTTCGATAGCCTTGCGCTTGTCCAACCGCCATGCTCTGGTGGGCCAGACTACTCCCTGATGAGCAGCGTGCGCCCCGTGTTCAAGGAGCCACTGAGTAAGCCTTGGAGTAACATACTTCTGGAGTTTCTTGCCTATGACGGTAAGTTCCCCGAAGTCGTTATAGTAATCCAGTTTCTTCCGCTGTGTGGGAGTAAGTTGGTGAATAAGGCCCCATACATCGTGAATTATCTCCTCGGGTACTCCCGGCTGATTGATGGGTTGGTCGTCAAACGCAATACCACTAGGCCAGTGTTCCTTTAGTCGCTGAATGCTTTCCCAGTTGTGCTTGTCCAGAGAACTCATCTGTTCGGGACGCATCTGACTCAAACGTTCCAAGTCCTGCTTCCCCTTCCGATAGCCAAGGTAATATTCAAGCATCTCAGCAATGGAATCTTCATCCGGCACCACATCACCCGCAAGGTCGGAACCTCTGACTTCAAAGATGTACCCATAAGGGTCTTTCCCCTTCAAGAATTGGTCGGCGAGATTGGGGTGTCCCAATATCTGTCCACCCACGGCGTTAATGGCGGCGTAACCAAGACTGGTCGTCAAGTATACCCGGTCGTAGACGGGGGTGTACCACTTGCTCGGCGTGGGCTTAGCCCCAATCAAGATGGACGCTGGCTGAATGCCGCTCTGGAGAATGCCTTGTGCAGCCTTCTCCTCCGTGGTGCCGTGGTAGAAAGTAGTATCTTTGGCTCCCTCATGAAGAGGGGCAGCGGATTTATTGAGCAACTGGCTTAACACCCTCTCCTCCTGTTTCAACCTCAACGTGGTCCGGCCCCGCTTCGGGAGCCGCTGGCGCTACCTGCACTTCTTGTACCGCAGGGGCTTGCTGTTTCTTCCGCACAGTGTCCCGGTCAGTACCCTCCGCCTTGCATATCGGACAGTGGCGGGATAGACCTCCGCTGTTCTTGAGCTTGCGCTCGAACTCACGGGCAACGTTATCCCAAACCCGTGCCACGGTGAACTCCACTCCCCGCTCGTGGGCAACCTCCATAATCCTCGCCCTTGAGGTTCCCTTCATGTGCTGAGCGATGCGGGCTTCGGCATTCTCCGCCCAGCCGCAGTAGTGCCGGACGTTTGCCTGACTACCGTGCCCCAAACCGCCGCCGAGGAAGTGCAGGAGATACACCTGACCAATGGTCTGGCCTACGGCTACCTTGGGATTCATGATGGCCTTATATTTCGTATCCAAGTACTCGTCCTTGTCGATATCCCCCTCTCTATCATTGGGGTTGAAATCGTCATTAGACCCAAAGCCATACAGGCCCAGTTCGGAGAGAAGGTCTTCATTGAGTTTACGCCAGACCTTTCCATCCCACATCTCTATCCGGCTGGCGGGGATAGTCTTCTGGGTAAAGAATGCCTCGGCACCAGCATCGCCAGTTCCGTACTCATCTTCCTCGAACCCGTAACGCTTATACTCCTTGATGCGCAGAACCACGGGAATCATGCCATCGGAAACAGGGCTATCCGAGTTATGGTAAGCCCACTCCTCCGCCCGACCCACCCAGAACCCCACCCCTCTTGGGTCGGAGAAGAATATACGTCCCTTGGTGTGCCAGCCGTAGTTTTCACCGATGACCGGGGGATGACCGGGTTCCAATCCCTGCCAAATGATGTCTTCCAGCCGATTGGCATAAGTCACATGGTAGACATATCCCACCTTGGCAGCTTCCTTGGGAATGACCCATGAGGAAGCGGCGGTGACGTTCTTCCAAGCTGCCGGGGGCTGGTGCCACTCATTTTCACTGGTCTCCTTCCAACCAAGTATCTGCGGGTGCGTTCCCTCCTTTAAGCGTATCTCCTTCTCTTCCTGCCCAAGGGAGGGGTCAAGATTCACCCAGACGGTCGCCTCCCAGTCAACATCCTGTTCCTGCACTTGTGCATGGATGATGTATTTCTGGTAGCCCGGCCCAAAGTTTCCCCAGTGTGCCTCGGCGGCATCCTCATCCCATGACCAGAAGACCCCGATACCCCGGCGCTTTAACCCCCTGATGTCCTTGAGGGTAACTACCCGGTAGACATCCAAGGGGAAGGACCACATGGAGTGGTCGCCAAGAACATCGTAGTATCGGTTCTCCAAATCCTCATAGGCCCGGCGCTCCAAGTACTCCCGTTTTTCTTTCTGCTCCAAAGCATCAAAGGCTTCCGTCTCCGCCCGGTCGTAAGGTTCCCATTGGTCCCAACTGGAGCCAAACCCATTGACAATCTTTACAATCCCGCCCTCCTTTTCAACAAACTCATCCCATGATGGGAAATGAGAGACGGGAGAGGCGGTCATCGTAAGCTTCGCCTGCTCTTCCAGAACGTTCATGGGGATAATCGTTTTGTTACCACCCTCGCATTCCGGTTGATTAGCGTATCCTTCTAGTCCCTCACCTTCACCCAAGCTCTCGAAGTCATTCTCCCTGTGCGGCGTCTGCTTGTGGGAGTCTGCCGTCTTATTGAAAGCCTCATCAAGCTTCCGTTGGAAATCAGCAAAGGTCTGAGGCTCCTGCCCAATATCATTCCAGTAATCGGTGGTATCCGAGCCGGGGATAAACCAGAACACCCGGTTCTCCTTAGCCATTTCCGCCATCCGGCGCATCTGAGCAGAAGTCGGTGGGGCTACCACATGGAAAGAAACCTCACCGATGTTCTCCTCTACCCGAACGGCCCCGGTAAGCCACATGAACTCCTCTATGGCATTCTGTTTTCCGGGTTCACATTGTAGCCCCTGAACCGCCATATACTGATGGTCGGCACAAGTACGCAAGGGGGTACCATCCGAGAAGATAAAGGCCACATCGCAATCCGGCTCCTGCTTAAACATCTTACGAACTCGCCGTTCCGCCTCACTCCGGGCAGCGGCTATAACCATTCGGTTTGCCGGGCGGAAATTCTTATCCTTCGGCCCCATGACTCCGGTGAGCTTAATAGATGCCCCCTGCACCAACCGTATCTCCGACTCCTCCGGGTCCTTAACATTGGCGTGCAACGTACCTTCCCAGTCAATCTGACTTTCACTCTCAATCACGGCTCGGAGGGTCCAGAATTCTCCCTTCACTCCTCGCACGGGAGACCAGATAGAAGACGGCCCAAAGTAAGCCTGCGCTCCCTCTTGGCTGACGCTCCATGAGACCCCGGTGTGCCCGAAATCCACCCGACTTCCAGCTACTATCTCCAACTCCCGGTAAACGGTAATAGGAAGCTCTAAGGAGTTGAGGTAGTCTACCCCTTCTTCCAAATTCCAAACGGCCATTTGCAGGTCAGCACTGGCAGACAGGTCCAGTTTAGACAAGTACTTGTTGACGTTACGGGGCATCTGAACCCGCTGATGAGCCGCCCTCTTTTGCTTGGGCTTAGGTGGGATAATCTTGGCGGTATCCGCCGCCATCCAACGATACTGGTCAAAGTTGGCAGCAACCCACAGGGCGGCATCCCTTAAATCCTCGGCGACGAATACCGGTTTGCCATTCCTATCCGCAGGTAGGTGCCAACCGCTGTCCACGTGATAGATGGGAACAATATCCCGTGCTGCCCGGCCCCAGAAGATTACTTGGTCCTCGTTGTCCCCCGAGTGATAAACGTTCACCCCGGAGGCCCGGAAAACCACGGCGTGTTTGCCATACTTGCCTTCCACCTGATTGGCATCGGCCACGGGAACACCAAAGTTGTAGCCCCCTATCTTCTTTGCCTTTTCCGTAAAGTAAGTGGTGAGTCCGAGGCGTCCAAGGTCGTGCATACCGTACAGGAATCCATCTCTGGCAATCTCATCAGGGTTGTCCGTCATATGGACTAGCCACTGATTACGAACGATTCCCTGATACGTCATGAGCATGAAAGAGGGGGCGTTCGCCGGGTCGTGTTGCATGACCCAATCACTACCGTGCTCTAAATACTCTTTGTATGTTTCCGGGGGAATGAGAGCAAGCACCTCTTCTTCACCCTCCCGGAGAGCTTCCCAGAAATCCCTACCGGCCCTCTCCGCTTGTACATTGCGGTGGGATTCTTCCATACCCTTGGACCAGTTGGCATAAGCTTCTTTTTCGTTCCGGCCTTGAGCGATGATGTCCCCATAGTGGTTCTTTATCCCCACCTTGCCCTTAGACAGGTCCACGGGGTGCTTCCCACGATAGGTCCAGAATTGCTCATCCCCTTTAAGCCTGACAAATCCCCAAGGCATCTTGTCCTTGGCATTCCACTTACCGGGGTACTCAGGGGGTTCAAAGGGTTTGGGCTGCGGCACGGGGAGAGTGGGAGCCTCGAAATCTTGTCCCTCTAACCACTCAACAAATTCATCGGGATAGAGCCGGGCAAGTTCCTCCCCCTGTATGTGCTCATCCATCTGGAGGTAATTCTTAAGGTCAACGAGAGTGTCAACGATGAACGCCTTTTTGTGGGTGGAAGCGGTGCGTTTCTTGGCAGCACGGGGAATCATGGAGTATTTGTTGATGTTGGCGATTGCCCACCTTGCCACTTCCTCAATGTCAGGAGACTCAAACAGCACGTCCCCTCCTACCTCATTAACGAACCACTTTCCCTCCGTGTGATACAAGGGAATGATATCTTTGGCGGTCTTACCCCAAAAGATTATCTGATAAAACTCATCCCCTGAGTGATAGGTGTTGACCCCGGAGGCCCGGAAGAGTACGGCCTCACTTCCAAAGGATACATTATTCCTTCCTACCCCCGCCTCTATACTGTGTGCATCATTCACAGGAACAGCGAAGTTGTAGCCTCCACCCTTCTTATCCTCATCCTTGAAGTAAGTGGTCAATCCAAGATGCGCCAAATCGCTTACTCCACGGGTGAATCCCTGCTTCGCCACGGAGTCGGCATAGTCGGTGAAATGGACGAGCCACTCATTCTTGACGATGCCCTTGTAGGTGAGGTGGATGAACGAGGGAGAGTACGCCGGGTCGTTCTCCATGGCGAAGTTGGCGGCTGGCTCCAAGAACTCCTCGTAGAGTTGGTCCGGCACCGCCTTCCAAGCAGCCTCATCATAATCCTCAAGAGCGGTGAGGAAACTCCTCCACCCCTTGAACTTCTTGGGTAGAACAAAGTCGTTATTCCGCAGCCAGTCGATGAAGTACCCCGTATAAGCACGGGCTATTTCCTCACCCATGTCTCTCCTGCTCATGGTAAGGTAGTTGACTAGCCAAGTGAGGTTCTGACTCACCCTCGCTTGTTTCCTGATGACATCCAACCCCACCTTCTGAGAAGAGGTCTTCTCCAACTCCTCCATGTCTTCATCAGGTTGAGATTCCTCATTCACCACCCCGTTACCGCAGATGGGGCAAGCGTCTGCTTCATTCTCCGGGAGATACTGCCAGCAGTAGGCGTGGTAATCATCATACCCCGGCTGACCGAGCTTGACCACGTTGATATCGGGGGGTCCAAACTGGTCATGGGTGATGTCTATGATGGTTCCATCTTCCGAGACGTTCCAAACATGGTCGATTTGCTTGCCGTTGTCTTCCAAGTACAGCCCGGCGTAAACGTCCCAGCCGTATTTTTGAGATGCAGCATCAGCAATGAAACCGCAGTTACCCTGACCCCTTATAGCGGTGGTGTCTCCCATGCGTAACTCAGTACGCAAAGCCCGAGCTTCTTCCAAGACTTCGGGGGTGGGTTGGGTATTCACGGCGGAGGCTTTGCTCTGCTGATAGGCATCCGACTTGTCCTTGAGGTCTTGAAACCACTTCTCGGTTTTCTTCTGTCGCCGGGCACGAGACCACTCTCTCATCTTCTCATAAATCTCTTGCCGCTTGGCTTTCTCTTCGGCAATAGTTGCCGGGGGCTTTTCATCCCACTGCAAGCGGAGGTCTGGCATCTTCATCATTGCTTCGGCGGAGAGAATCAAACCATGGTCATCCCTGTGGGGGTACTCCCAATGCCTAGAACCGATGTTTGGGGAGTTAACAAAGTCTTGGTCAGTGGTCTGAGTCAGCCGGTACTCTTCCATGTTCTTGCCGGTCATCCAGATTTTCTGCTTACCGGAGATGCGGATGGATGCCTGCCAACGGGGAGAACCCCAGCTAGTACGAGAAAGCAAAAGAAAGAAAGGCCGCTCGGTAAACTGCTTCTCGTAACTCTCGTCAGATTTCGCCGTAATGAAATCCTTACCGTGTTTAGCGTTCCAACGGTCGGCTATTTCCTTAAAGACCCAACCATGCCCGCCCTCTTGCCTCACTCTCCTATCAAACCCCTTCCCTCCGGGGTAAGTTGACCACACCTTAAGCATCTGCTCATGGTGTACGAGTTCGTGAGCGAGGACACGAGTAAGGGTCTCCTCATCATAACAGATGGCTTTTTGAAGGAGGATGACGGTGTTAGGGTCTCCGTGCTTCCACTCGGTCCGACCCAGCCACTTGGAACGGGTGTAGTCCGCAATTCTAATTTGCGGCTCCGGGAGGCTGGGGTCCACATCCGGCATGAGCTTGTGAAGCACATTGATGACCGCCCCATAATCCAGAGCTTCGTCGGCGGCGATGATTCCCCGCTCCTTCAAAGACTTCCTGAGTTCCCCGCCCTCCCCCGTAGTGCCACTGCTGACAATTTGCTCACCGGGAAACTCCTCTGTGAGCTTTTTGTACATGGCGGTCGCTACACCCCGACGACGGTATTCCGGCTGGACATGAACGTACTTTATCCAGATTTCGTCATCGTATTCCGAAAAGTCCACATATCCGACCCGTGTTCCCTGTTGGGTCTCCTTGCCGTCAGGACCGGTCACCCAGACGCCGCCGCCCTCCAGCCAAGCCTCTACCCTGCCGGAAAGCTCTCCCCGGTGGGAATCGTGGATTTCCAAACGGACTGTCATGGGAGGCGCTTCCCCGGCTGCCCCGGCTGTCGGTTGAAGCAATGGATTGAGTGAACGCATATAACCCTTGGCTTTTCAAGTCCGGGGACAAGTTTCCCCCTGATTGAGAAATGAAAAGTCGTGGGGCTATCAATGGTAACGGATTACGGTCTTGGCGTGAAGAGGAATAACGGTGTAATCGTACTCATCCGCTTCCTCATTCTTCTCGGTTATGATGACTAAGTAGTGTCCTATCTTGGCGATAAGGCCGACTGCGGTAATCTTGGAACCAACAAATTCCTCACCCGCTTTCATTTTATCGAAGTCCGGCAGCGCCTTCCTGCCCTCCCCATAGGCGTCTTCCCAGTCCACCTCACCGGGGCGGAATCGCACACCTTTGATAACTACTCCCTTCGGCTTCATGGTCACCTACCTATGAATATTACCGGATTCTGGGTCCTTCAACCATGCGCCCGGAAGTTTTCTTTATCTCATTGAGTTCAGCACCTTAAAGTAGATGGAGCCGGTCATCGGCTTTTTCTCCAGTTTTTCTGAGGTTTCTGGTTTGGCCGGTTCAGACTTTTCTTCCTTCTTTGCGGGCTTTTGGGCGAACCGACACCAGTCATCGGCATCCACCTCAATGGTGCCATCGGGAAGCTTTTTTTCTTGTAGCTCCGGGTCCGCCATAACCACGGGATGTTTGCAGGAGTCTACTTCTACCCCTTCGGCGTTCTTGGAGTGAGGCGTTCTGTGACGGCAGTCCATACAGGTCGCCGGGCCGTCATGCCAAAAACCGGTCAGTTTGGACCCCGCCATGTCGTACTCTGTTCCCTTGATTCTCTCCAAAATCCCCTCATCTGCCGATGTCTTTTTCATGTCCTTGTCCTTTTCCTGATGCTCTTCTACCTTACTGCGAAGAGAACCGATATCCGTCTCAAAACAGTCACCCAATCGACTGTCTCCCCATTCCTTGGGGTAATGGGACAGGTAGAGCTTTTGTGCTGACTCCAGATTCGGGACCCCGGCAACCAGCTTGTACTCGTCAAACTCCCCATCCTCGTCAAGCTGTTCAATGACGAAGACCTGACTAGCTTCCTTGTCGCCCCCGATGTAAATGTCTAGTGGTTCTGCATCACCCTTGGCGGATGTATCGTCAATGTATCCATAATCAGCTTTCATTTCCCGCCGCCACGTTCTGCCGTTTTTGTCCTTGCCTTCCCGGACACAACCCTTGGGCCACTCAATGACCACGGGAATTCCGTGGTATTCTACACTATGGTGTTGAGGCAGCTTGGCTTCTTTGGCGATACTGGCTTCCGGCATACACTTCTCCTGAATAAGAATCGGGAATTTGTAGTATTAGACATCATGCGCAGAGATTGGTCCACCAAGGGGATGTAACGGCGAGTGCATGGAATGTACCCAAAACGCCAACTATCACCCCCATCAGTAGTGATAACGCCAAATAAAAACACCGCCACAGGAGGATTATGAGTACAGAGAAGCCTACGAGGGATGAGTTTATTCAGGAGGCGCAGAGGCTATCCAACAACGGGAGCCAACCTGTAAGCCGTGATTTCTTTCGTAACAACAGCCCACTTAAGGACCGATGGGCTGCGTATTTCCCCACCTTCGAGGCCCTTCTTGATGCAGCCAACATAAAGCACGCCCGCAAGGTTGCCCAACCCGCCGCCAAAGCCGCCAAAGTTGCTCCACCCCCGGAAGAGCCGAGGGAAGTATATCTGCGCCGGGACAACAGCCGTCTCAGAAACGAAGTAAAGAAGGCGCATGAGGAGCAGGGTTACTGGCAAGAGATGACCGACGCCATTGTGGACGCCATCACTGGCTTGGACCCGTTACCGCCCGTGGAGTTTGAATCACCCATGGGTGCGGGTAGCGACATGGCTGCGTGCATCAAACTCTCCGACTGGCATATTGGCGAAATCATCAAGCCCGAGGAGACCGAGGGATTCGGCATTTACAACTGGGATATAGCACAGGAACGTATGAAGTACATTGCACAGAAGTTCCTCGGCTGGGTGGATACACACCGAACTACCTTCAATATCCCCAACCTGTATGTCTTCGGAGAAGGTGACTGGGTATCCGGCGACATCCACGAAGAACTCACCCGCACGAACGAGTTCCCCCTCCCCGTACAGGCAACGCAAGCGGGCAAGCTGCTGGCGCAGACCGTCTCCACCTTCGCTCCCCATTTCGACAAGATAACCCTCGTAGAGATTGGGGCGGACAACCACGGACGGCTGGTAAAGAAGCCACAATCCAAGCAGAAGTCCAGCAACTCCATGAGCCATGTCGTTTACGAAATTGCCAATGCCTATCTCCAGAAGCATGAGAACATCGACATCGTTACCACCGAGGGCATGAAGCATGTGGTCGATGTGGTGGGCGTGAAGTTCCTCCTCGAACACGGCGACACCGTAAAGGCATGGATGGGCATTCCCTTCTATGGCCTCGAACGTGAGCGGGGCCGGGAAGCCATCAAGCGGATGCAGGCAATGCTGGATGCTTGGCGGCAGGAAATGGAAGATATGACGAAGCTCGGCTTCGACTATATCTCCTGCGGTCACTGGCATGTCCCCGGTATTGTATCCGGCAACATTCTCATCAACGGAAGTCTCAGCGGCACATCGGAATTTGACCACGGCTGTGGACGGCACGCCCGCCCATCGCAGGTCAGCTTCCTTGTTCACCCGGAACACAAGCTGTTCGATTGGGTCGCTTGGACGCCGCCCATGTAGGTCGTATGAGTAAATTTCAGCAGGGGTTGAAGTGGACAATGATTTTCTGTTTCCTCTCGTATGTCATTTCCCGAGTACGAGAGGATGACAGGAATCACTAATGGCAAAAGAACGTGGGATGCCCAAAGAGTGGGCAGACTTCCCCAAGAAGAAAGACGAACACGGACGCTGGCTCTGCCGCTTCTGTGGAAAAGTTCTAACCGGTCGCCGGACCTCGTGGTGCAGCAAGCAATGCACCATTGAAGTCCTCCTCCTCTGCGACTGGTCATTCATCCGCAACAAAGTAAAACGCCGGGACAAGTACCGCTGTGTCCTCTGTCATCGGAATAAGCACGAGGCAGGCTCACTGGAAGTTGACCACACCGTGGAGTTGCAGGATGGTGGGAAGACGGTGATGGAGAATTTGCGCACCCTGTGCAAGCGATGCCACAGAAAGAAGACAGCGGCGGAGAAGAAACGGCGGAGGCTACTTAAGGAACAATCCCCACCTGCCGAAGCTTGTAAAGAACATCCCTCTCCGCCATCCAAGCCACTAAATTCTTGTAGTCCTTGAACTGCCTCCCAGTGGGGCAGATGAACAGGTCCATGGAAATCCCCTTGAACACTGTGTCGTGGTCATCGGCATGATTGTGAATGGAGAGCAAGGCGGTATCGAGTGGTGTAATCTCCGTTTGGGGAGAGTTGAGGGATTCTTCCTTTAACCCATGCTCCTTCCGATGTTCATGGACATCATCCCATGTCACGCCACGGGTGTGCCCCCCGGCATCCCTGATGATGAAAGACCCGGAGGTGTTGTACCCCATGGCGTCGGTATCCCAGTGGAAGTCTGGCATCTCATTCGGCTGGCCTACATAAACGCAACTGACTTCCGAAGCCCCGGCAGCCTCGCCTATCCATGGAAACTTTTGAAACAGAGCCGGTATTTCTCCCGGCTTATCACTTGAAAAGGATATCATCATTCCTCCCGGATAAAACAGAACCAATAGACAAGTCCGCCCATCAACAAGATGCCGAAAGCGATGTATGCAACAACTCCCCAATCAATGTGCATCCCCTTTTTCCTTCTTGATGCGCTTCATTAGTTTTCGGTGAAAAGAATCCAACCACCTGCAATCAGCGCACGGACGGGCACACTTTCCCTCCCGAGCCAAGTTCTTTTTGAGCCGGTAATTTCCGTAGTGCTTAAGCGTCAAGTTGGCAAGTTCGATAAGGGCCTCATCGAAAGTAGGACCGCCGCAGTCAAGCTCCACGTCATGGAAGGGCATCAGGGTGGTACTGGTATCCCACTCCGACACGTAGCCCCACTCCAAGTGACCCAGTTCCAGCCAGCACTCAGGGTTGACATTCTTGGTTCTGTCATCGTTGACTTCACCCTTGTCGTCCACGAGTGTGTAGAAGATACTGAGGTTCTCTTCAATAGCCCGGTGGAACTCGTGCCGCCACTCTCGCCAATGCTGACCATTCCTGTCCTTGATAACGATGAATCCCTTTCGCTTGGAACGGGCGGCATCCGCAGGAGACTCCGGGGTTCTCGCTCGGCAGTTAAGCTTGGGGTGATAGTAAAGAAACCAGTAAGCATCGTAAGCGGTGTTGAAGATTCTCTTTTCCACGGTCCGGTCAATCTCCTCTGCCAGTTCCCGGAGGGATGGGCGGTTTGATTTTCTCAACCTGCATGGCAGCGTTCTCAAAACGGCCATTTTCTTGTAACGACTGGAGGAAGCGAGGGCATTACGAATCGCATCCTCTATCTCTCTAAAGGGGTGGTAATCACCATTAACAAAGGCCCGCAGGGCCTTGACGAGGAGTTTGTCGTAGAAAGCTACTCGTTTATCCACCATGTCCAATAATACTGAATTTTATGGGAAATTTAGTACTCTTCTTCCGGCTCTTCCTCGGGAGGGTTCTGCATCTGCTCCATGAACTGTCCCATCTGTTCAAGCATTTGTACCTTACGGGGGTCCTCTTTCCCGTCACCAATGTAGGAGAACAGGCCCGTGGAAGGAACGGGGGTCAGCTTAAATCCAATAGCCCGGAGAGCAAGGCCGTACATCTTGGTCTTGACGGAACTATGGGAAGCGACCACCAGCATGTGGTACTGAGCAAGCCAGCGGGTGATGGCTTCCTTGAATGCCTTGCGGTCAAAGCTGCCCCAGCCCTTGGGAACGATGTGTTCCAACTGCTCTTCACTGGTGAAGTCCTGCCCCCGGCGCTGGAGACCAATCTGGTGAAACCCAAAGCGGGAGTCTACGGTGAGGAAAAGTTCGTAGTCTCCCACTTGTACCTCATCCAAGACACGGTCCCCCGTCACCTTAAAGCGCTTCTGCGCTTCGGGAGTCAAGGGCATCGCCTGCTTGGGGCGGAGCAACGGATTCATGGGGCCTCAATAGAGGCTTTCGTAGCTACCTTGGTGGAGTTAGAGCAACTTCAATTGAAGTCATGGTGCTCCTGAACTCTTTCCGTATCAACGTCTTGAGAGCCTCCCTTTGAGTTCTGTCGGAGGAGGAAGCATCAAGAATTGTCAGCACCCTGCCTTCCAATGACCGGAAGTAACCGAGGCTTGCGCTCTTATCCAACCCGGAAACATGGGGAGGAGCGACATCCACAGCGAGATGTGGAAACCGCTTGAATTCCGAAACCTCGGCCTCGGTACTGATGGCCTCTGCCTTGGCGTCTGCATTTGCCACGGCGCAATGCATCTTCTCTTCATCCGCTTCCATCAGGTTTTCGAGTGCCTGCACGGGGCGGCTGACCTTTTCCGGGGGTGGGGGTGTTTCCACCAGTGGTTCCCCATTCTTCCCCTCATGGAAAAGGGAAGCAACCAAGGTCTCCGCCGTCTTGGGGGTGAGTTTAGGAACATCGGCACCATAGTCAAAGAAGTCGGCGGCACCGGCCTCGGCAAGTTCCTTCTCCAGTCTTTCTATTTCGGCTCTGAGTTTGGTGGTTTTGGTTTTGACAGTCTCCGTTTGAATTCCCTCGGGAGACACACGGGTCTTACGAATCTTTCTCTTTGCGGACATATATCCTCCACTGTACTACACTGAATTTGACTACACTAGGGGCATAATAGCCCCACAATAGAGGGTGTGATAGTTGTGATTTTGATTATGCTAAGGCGTGAAACACGCCTCGGTCACCACTCCAATTGGCGGGTTTGTATTTAATGCTGACCATATGGGCATCGTTGAAACCAGCGAACTTTAGCCAAGATTCAACGCATGGGGGATTTGGTCCCCAAAGGCATGTGGGGTCACCGTAAGGCTTGTTTTTATCATAGAAACTGCATATGGGTTCTTCCTTGAAAATCCAGTCCAAATGGGTTTCCAAGATGAGCTTTCCCTTGCAGACGGAGTGAAGCTTCTGGAGGGCAAGAAGGGGGTTTTGAAAGTGGTGGAGCGCCCCAAGGCAAAGAACGAAGTCATACTTCCCAATAAGGTCCGGGTCCAAGTCATGAACATCAAGTTTTATCCCCACCACCTTGGAATTTAACACCCGTGTGGCGAGGTCAAATCCCCGGCGTCCGGTGTCAAAGCACCACGTATCCACGGCAGTCACCGCAGAGGCCCCCCGGCGTTCGCACAGGAAGCTCCACCAGCCATCCCATGCACCTACATCCAGTACGCTCTTGCCGGTCAAATCCTCGGGAAGGTGCAGGCGCTTGAGTTTCTCCTCGCTGTCGGTGGTACCGGGGGTGGTGACCCCGTCGCCAAGGTCAATCCTGTGCCACCATTTGATAGTCTTTATTTTGTCAAGAGTTTCTTGGTCCATATTATGACCAGAGGTCCTTAACCGCCTGAATGAGTTGGCTTACCCATCCGGGTTCTTCCACTTCCGGGACAGGCTCGGGAGCCGGGATGACCGGCTCCTCTGGCTCCTCATCGTAGAGGTAGTTCTTCCACAGACGAAGACCCTTGTGGTTGTGCTCGTTGAGAGCTTCCTTACCATCAAGCCACGCCCGTGGGTCGTCCAGAAGGTGAAGGCCCACGTTGGCGATATTCTCCGGGCTATCGGGGTTTGCCTTCCACTGTTTGGGTGCCCATCGCACAGCGTCAGAGACCACGGTGGGAACTCCCATGACCACACCATCCGCCGTCACGATATTGAACGACTCGGTGAATGACGGCTGGAACAGGAGGTCCATGGTTCTCACGAGTTCGGAGAACTTTTCCCACGGCATCCACCTGTGCTTGACTACATCGAATCCGGGGATAGCCTGAGACATCTGTTCAATCGTGTTAACAATGGCCTTGCCCTCAGACTCCCCTCCCTGATTGATATGGAAAGAGACGGGCACCTGCAAGCGGTTTTGAATGAGCAGACCGGCAGCGACCGCCGAGGGGATGTTCTTCTCCGGGCGGAGTGCGCCGAATGCACCAAGACGTAGAGGTTGAGACGAGAACCGTACCTTGCCCTCGTGATGGCCCCGGCTGGAATACAAGTCAGGCAGCAGGAAGGTATTGACCCCATAGGCTTCACTGAACCACTGGGTGAATGAACGAGAGTTCCCGGATACCGAAAGGTTGGGAAGGTCGTTCATCAAGTCGGCGTACTGGCGGAAGTTTCCTATTCCCCGGTAATCGCCATATAAAGCCGCCACGTTACAATGTGACTTTACGGTGAACTCCATGTCGGGGAAGTAGTTGACCAGTGCCTTCAAATCCAGCGGCGTAATCCACGGTGCCATGATGACGCAGTGGGTCAACGGACCTTTGCCTTCTTTCGCTCGCTTGCCATTGTGAAAGAGAATGGACTGGAGAAGCTCAACGTTATCTTTAACGCCAACAACGTAAGTCCTGATTCCATGTTGGTTAAGTTCTTCTGCTGTTTTCTTTGCTGCTACGGCGAGACCTACCGAACTGTATCCTGTCCAAAAGGCGAAGTCCTTGTAGCATAGGGCAACCGCCACGTCTTTCCTGCACCCCTCACTCATTGTTTCCTCCCCGAAATTTTTGCTTTCACTATGAGGATGATAGTCGAACTTCCCTACGCAGTTGCGTCTGCGGTGGGGGTGGACTCCTCTGCAACCGATTCAGGAGCGGAGGGACCGGTCGCATCCGGGAAGGCGGTGCCTTGGGGCACTACATCAGCCGGATTTTCGTCAGCGGTGAACGTAGAAGGCCCCGCAGGCCCGCTAGGAGGCGCTCCCGGCGCAGGGGCAGGCGGTGGGGCGGGTTGAGCCTGCATCTTGGCGAGTTCGGCCTCTGTAATGGCATCGTAGGAGAAAACGTAAGATTCGGCTTTCTCAGCGTCGGTGATTCCTTCCGGCAGTTCCCACTTGATGTTGATTGCCATGCCCTTGAACTGTTCGAGTTCCACCTTGCTGAGTTCCACCCTGCCCCCGGCGTGCTTGAGCAGTGTGGCGGCGAGAGCGGATAGCCTCTTGGCGGAGCCTTGTGCTCCCTGATAGGCGGTCGCCAGTTTGCCAACGATTTCATCCGGGTTGTTGTAAATCTTCTGGAGTTCTTCTTCGAGTTGTCTGCAATACTTTTGCAGGGAACTGAGGAACTGCTTTTTGACGGTGGACTTTTTCAATACAAAGGGCTTAGGCTGTAGGGATACTTTACTCACACTTCCTCCTATGGGGATTTTTTCTGTACGAAAACCGAGACTACAAGAGTTCCTTGGACTTCATGAACCGGACGGCCTCGATTGCCTTCTTCACCATGATTTCGTAATCATCGGGGCCGCAGTCAAACAGGGCGGAACCCCAAAGCTCGGCGAAAGCCGCCTCGGCGGTCCGATACTTGTAATTGGGATTGAGGGTGGTAAGCCGGGTCTGAGGGTTAGTGATGAACTTGTCCTCAGTGTTGACCGGTCCTTCCGAGGGTATTTCGACCCCCTCAATTCTGGCATCAAACATGGGGTCCCAGTAGATTTCAATGCCGAGGGATTCCAAGCTCACGTAGATGCCGGGAGCGGTCTTCTTGTAGCTCGCCCCAGCCGCTTTGAAGTACCGACCAACCGCAATGCTATCAAATTTGCTCATACAACCTCCACTGTATAAATACCAAAAAATAACGGAAATAATCGGTCACATTGAGGTATACTGTAGGTGGAGGGAAAACATGCCAGCTTTGACCACCTGCCCCATTTGCAACTTCACCGGCTCCCACGGATTTACCGACACCGTAGGGGGCGTCATGATGTTCTACCACGGTGACGCCTTTACCCACCGGTTTTGGGTAGGCAATCAAAACACCTACCTCAGCCTCTCCGCCGCCTTCGAGGCCGAAGTCGCCCCCCGTAACCAAGATACTGAGGACAAACGGATTTGGTGCGAGGCATGGCGTGCCCGGATTGCCGGGAAAGAGCGCCGGGCGAAGCGCCTCTTCAACAAGTGGCAGAATTACAACCGATAGGTAAAAATTACCGGTTACACGGAGGAACTCTATGAAACTTCTGCAAAACTCAGCGGGAAACTTTCTTAACATGACGCCTCAAGAGGCGAGGTTGCTTGCAGAACAGCTTTTAAGGGCAGCAAACAGCCGTGAGGGATTCGTCAAGACCATCGTCATCCGTGAGGACCGCAAAGACTCTACCTTACGTGGTAATGACCCTAGCTTCTATGGCGAGCTTGACACCCTCCATGTGGGCGTCAGCCCATCATGGCTCGATATCCACCCAAGCCTCGAACCCCTGTTAAAGCCACGTGAACCTCTTGCTCAAAGCAACATCGACCGTAATGCGGTCAATGTCGGATTGAAGGGCTAGGGATACAGGCAAGAAAAACCTTCAAAAACCGGATACACGGTGGTATACTGTAAGTGGAGGGAAACTATGCAGGGAATGATTACAGACCCGAAACTTGCCAAGGAATTCATTCTCGCCGGGAACGCCACAGTGACCTTCGTCAGCAAGAAGAGCGGCAACCGCTTCACCTACAAAATCAAAATGGCTCCCCGGAAAGAGGGCGACAACCCCAACAGCACCCTCTACTTTGTCCACCTTCTGGTTGGGCAGGACAACGAAAACGACTACTCCTACATCGGTGTGCTCACCCGATACGTCTGCCCGGCAGGCAGTGAATCCCTCAACTTCCGAATGACCAAAGCCTCCAAGGTGAGTTCCGACGCTCCCTCGGTGATGGCGATGGAATGGGTTATCTCTTTCTTGGGTCAGGGGGATATGCCCTTCATGACCGAGATTTGGCACATGGGCCGCTGTGGACGTTGCGGGCGTGACCTAACGGTCCCCGAGTCCATCGCCAGCGGCATCGGCCCGGTCTGCGCTTCGAGGGGAGAATGAAATTTTACATCTGCGAAGCCGAACCCCACCAAGGTCCCTGCGTCTTTTCCGAACAGGGTTGGAAAAGGCTGCCATCGAATTCATCCACAGGCATGTCTAGGTGCATCCACCACGGCGAGATAATCGACATCATCAAGGACTTTCCCGACCGGGAGACGGCCCGCAAGTGGGCGAAGGGAGAAAGCGTCAATGGCTGGTAACACCGGTAAGATGACGAGGGGAGCAATCGAGCGCCGGGGGCCGAGGATGTGCCTTGGCTATATGGTGGGAGACGAGGGGTATTTCATCTTCCGGGAAGGCCAACTGCCCCTGAAAAACAACTACTACCGGCTTCGAGTGCTGGCAAGGTCCTACAGCAAGTCCTACCTTATGCGGGTCGGACGGGCACAGAGCATCCTGCCCTAATCCTTGGCCTGCGTCAAATTCTTGTTTTCGGTCGGGTCACTATCATCCAACAATTGGTCCAAAGACTTTGCCGGTCCATCCGCCGCAAAGGCTACCCCGGATTCTTCTGCCGCCACACCCGCCAATTCCCGGTCTACCGCCGCCCCGGCTGCGGCAAGCTGCTCCTGATTCCGCTTGATGGTCTTAACAATGGGTGGACGCTTCGGCCCGGCGAGGGCGGCAACCTTCTGTACGGCCTCACCATCAAAGTTCTCAGTCGGAGCCATGGGTACACCAGCAACTAGCCTTTGGGGCGCTGCTGGAGCCTTCTGCGCCTCCGCAACGGCCTCTTCCAGACGCTCCGCCATCATGAACTCCAGCATGGAGCGCTGCGGGTCCTTGGCGTGCTTCTTGCAGATGTCGTAGACCTTGCTGGCTTCCACCAAATCCTCTTCGCCCTCTTTGACGGGTATGGGGGCGAACGGCTCCTTGCAGAGCTTGTCTTTGAAGTCGGCGATGACCCCGCATCCGCATGATAACCTTACGCTAATCCTATGAATACTAAGGCTTTCTACTTTCATCTTAAACTCCCTTCATGAGTGCCTTGAAACACAGTTCGGAGGCATCGGTCAGCACCTTCTTGGCGATTTCGAGCTTATCCTCGTAGAGGATACCACAAGACATGTCGTTGTAAAACTCCAACGAGAGGAGGGGTGCATTATCATCCTCCGGGTCACTGGCGATGAATTTCTTCTGATTGAGAGTGCCGTAAATCTCTAATTTCATAAGTGTTTCCCCAGTTCGTAACCGGCTAATAGCGCACCGGCAATCTCCGCACCCTTCTTGGTGCCTGCCCAAATCTTCTGCCACTTCGTCTTGACGGCGACCGCCTTGTATTTCTTCACGGTGTCTTGACACTGCCCGTTGGCGAGCTTAAGCTTGTCGTCATCGGCCCTTAAAGCGTTAAAGTCCGTGGTCAGGCTGGCATTGGTCTTGGTCAGACCGTCAATAGTTTGGTTCTTAGTCGTTATCTGCTGGTTAAGGTTGTCCACATTGCTTGCCAGCCGGTCCCGGTCCAATTTCGTAGCAGTGAATTGCTGCACGGTGGTGATGGGGAAGGTGAGCAACTGTTCTTTCGTCACCGGGTCGGCGGATACATTAAGCGTAAGCGGCAGCGGGGTGTTTTTGTAAGAATCCTTCAAGTCCCCAAACACTTCCTGCGCTGACTTGCCCGGCTGGAGAACGGCGGTGATGGACTGGTCAACCTTGGTGTTAAGGTCTTTGAGTTGCTGGATAAGGCCAGCCTCCTTGGCGTTGGCGGCGGCAATCTGTGTGGCCCACTGCGCCCGGTCAGCGGCATGTTCCGTCGCCTCTTTCTGATACTGGCTGTCGGCCTGCTTCCACGACTGCTCATACTGAACCATGAGCTTCTCAGATGCCTCTGCACGGTCCATGAGTTTGTTATAGCCCCTCAAACCAAACCATCCCCCGATTCCGGCGCAGGTGAGAACCAACAACAGAATTCCAACAACCACGTAGTTAAGGGTAATGTGGTGATTAGCCAGCTTGTTTAGTAGGTCCTGCGGGACCGTTACGTGCGTTGCGGATGTAGCCACAGTGACGGAGCTTGCATCCGGCTGTGGTGGGCTTAAAGGTGTGTTTGCCATAGTTTTCTCCTCTATTTTAGAGGGGAGAAAGATGTAAAACTCAAAAACCCCGCCCTAATATTCAATTTTTACTGTTCAATCCTCCTTGCTACTACCCAACGGAATTGGTAAGGACGGGTCCACCTTTGCTATCTGTTTAGCGGAGAACTTGTAGGTATCGCCGTACTTCTTCACCACTTCCCGGTAGTTTTTGAAGGCTGGATTTTCCTTTTTCACCCAGTGCTTCATGACGTTATCCTTCACTATTGTGTAAATAATGAAGTAGTTCTTAGGGGATTTGACCTCCCCTTTCTTAATGGCCTCCACAATTTTGGCAGCGATAGTGGAGGGAACGTGGATACCATCCACGAGAATGAGTTTGCGCACAAGGGCTGTGACCGTCTTCTGCCGGGACTTCTTGAGCGGCTCATGCTGGTCTTTCCGCTTGGCGGTGGGAACGAGGGGAGACTCTCCCAACTTTGTGTCTTCCCGGATGAGGCTTAAAGCCTCCTTGATATCCTTCGCCCGGCTGGCGGCGGCGAACTTCCTGCGGACAGTGGAGTCCTTGATTTCCCCAATCTCTTTTTCGGTAGTCGCTTCCTTGAGCGCCTCGGCCTCCTCGGCGTCAAACTCAGCGTAAAGCTCGGGGAGGGCCTTCTCACCTTCCTTTTCATCGTCTTCTTTAAGGGTGGAAACAAGGGGACAGTAGTAGTAAGTTCGTATGTCCTTGGGAACATAGGAGAGGTTGAGGAGGTTCCAAACAGGAGTCTCCAGCATGATACTCTTGGTCTTCAAGGTTATACGAATGACCGCTCGCCCGGCTCCAATAGCCGTTACCGTCCCACAGAAATCTCGGGTCTCGCCGTTAAGAACCCGGACAAAGGACCCCACCTCTACCCCGGAGGAGTGTTCCCTGAACTGCTTCTCGGCAGGGGACATAAGCTTTTGAACTTCCGTGTCGGAGACCCTTATTACCTTATTTGGCCGGTTTGAATCTCCCTCAGTGACCAGAGACACCACACCCGTGATGGTCTTTAGCCGCAATAGCCCTTGGAAACTATCACTGCGGACAAAGAGGTACGCAGCCGCCGTGAGGTCAAAAACGTCAAGGTCCCGGTGACCTACCGGTATGAACAATTCCACAGCATCTTCTCGAAAAATCTGAGGTATTTGTTTGCCTATCCGGCGTAGGGTGGGTTCGATGGTCTTCTCGCTGCGAACTTCCAGCATACACCACTCCTTGCCTTTCAGCTTGGAGCAGTCTCTATATGTTAGTAACATGGTCCTCCATTAGATAAATACTGTCAGATTACCTCCCCTTTCAAAATTGCCTGACTGGAAGAGGCATTTCCGACTACATTCCGGGCGGGCAAAGTCCGAGTGACCGTCTTGCTGACCACCGGTTTTGACACTCTCGCCGCCCCCATAAGCTCGTACACAAAGAGGGGGAGGGCATCAGCGGGAATGAACGGGGTCGCTAACCATTTTAGAAATATAGCGGAAGTCTCCTTAATGTTGGGGAGCGCCTCGGCAATACGAGCAAGCTCCGAGGCTGGCTCCGACCATGGGGACTTGGCATAAAGGGAAAAGGTAGTTTCAATGACCTTGGTTGGAAGCGCTACCCGTGCTCCATCGTCGGCGAGCTTGACGGCAGCGGCTTGGTCCCCGTGGCTTATAGCCAGCAGGATGCTGTAGCATACGCTTTCGAGGGGATTATCCAGAACCTTGTCAACGTTCTCCCTGTTAACCTTGCCCAGTGCGGCGGCGAATCCCAGCCAACGGACCGCTTCCCTTATGATGCCTTTGGAGTGTTTGGCGATGTCCTTGATAGCATCAAGCTCATAATCAATGCCGTTACGGGAGGCTATGCTTGCCATCAGGCCCGTAATCACGTCGTCTGTGGCACGATAGAAAGTCAGCGGCAAACAGCGGGACTGGATGGTCTTGGGGATGCGGTTGTCATCGGTGGTAACGAACATGAAAATGCTGTCAGTGTCGGGACGCTCCAGTGGCTTGAGGAAAACATCCCAAGCTTCCGAAGAAAGCCGATGGGCTTCATCAATCACAGCGACCCGGCGCTTCCCAGTGATGGGCGGCTGCGCCATGCAGTCCATTAAATTGCGGGCATCTTGCACGCCGGGATGCTCAGCAGCATCCGTTTCAAAGAAGTCGGCGTCATGCTCAATTGTCTCTTGGTCGATGAAGCGACAGGAGGGGCACGTTCCACAACCCAGTGGGTCACTCCCGGCGCACATGAGCGCACGGGAAAGAAGGTAGGCCACAGAGGTTTTCCCAAGGCCCCATGGACCTTTGAGGATGAAACCACGAGGAAGAAACTTTCCCGTAGTCAGAAGACTCTTGAGTAAGGATACGACCCTGTCTTGTCCCACGACTTCGCTCCAAGCCGTGGGACGAAAGGAGATTAGATTCATAGCGTTACGTTACCTCTCCTATGCTTGTTTGGGAATAGAGGCAACGTGAGCCGCCTGCCTTTGCAGGACGGTGCTGAGCTTCTGGAATCCCTCCACGGCGATGTCGGTCATCTCATCTTGATACTGACCGAGGTCCCGGACATCAACCCATAGAGCATCGGAGTTACCGGAAATCCTGCCCATACGCTTGGCGAACACGAACACCACCAGCCGGTGGACCTGTTGGTCCTGTCGAATTTCCTCGCACACAAACAGGGCGTGCTGAGGGTCAATGTCCACCCCGGACCACTCGATAGCAAGACGACGGGACGTTTCAAAGAACGACTCGAAGGACATGATTTGACCGATGGGAACGGTTATCCGGTCTTTGTCGATGCCTTCCTTGGCTTTGCCGAGAAGCACCAACCCGTGTTCATCCATGACGATTACGGCTACCTCTGCCTGTGGCAGGGAGATGTATGTCTCCCCCTCATCAAAGTCTTTTTCGACTGCCATGACTGGCCTCCTTTGTATAATACTGCGTTATCTTGACGCCCGAGGGCAAGCCTTCGGGTGTTTCTTACACGCTGCGAGAATTTCCTCCACGAAGGGAACAAAATGAACGTACAATCCCCATCCGTTGGAAGCATTGAATTTCTCAAACCGGGCAGGGTCGGCCTTCATCTCAGCTATCGCCTTGGTGAGCGGCTCAATAAGCTCCTCTGCCTTGGTGATGCCAATCTCCTCGGGTCGCCAGAGGTGCTTATAGATACCCGCTTCCGCTGCCATCCTGCCAAGATTGTGAGTGATATTGCTATCATACACAACCTCCCTTTCATCCAACTCAGGGAGAGTAGACCCGCACTCCGGGCAGTTCCGCAGCCGGTTTATCGGGTACTCAAGGTAGAAATCAAGACTCATCCTTAATCTCCTCGCTGGAATCCGCTTCGGTGCCAATCACCGCCAGTCCATAATTTCCCGCACCGTCTAATGCCAAGGCGTTGATAATGCTGTCAACGATGGTGAGCGTGGCATCATGCATATCGGTCAGCCAGATAGCCCAGAAATCCTTGATTTGCAATCCGCCCTGCGCCTTGATGGCGAGCTTGACATGCTTCCTGAATTCCGGCATGTCGAATCCCCGGAGCAGTGCCGCCCCGGCGTCGAAGTTGTTGACGTTGGGATTGATGTCCACGCTCAAGATAGGCTTGTTGACAATCTTCTCTCCGCCGCCTTTGACCTTCTTGGCAATCGGCTGCACGAGGGTGAGATTCGCCCCGGCAAGTTCGGGGTCATTAGTCATCTCCATCAGAGTGAACGCCACAGAGGGACTCGTTACTCCCACGGGGTCGCTGACCTTGTGAATACGCACCTGTGACGGGCACCCAAGGCAGGCGACAAATTCATTCTCCAAGGGAGTGAAAGCGAAGAAAGCGGAGACAACCTTCTCCATTTCTTTGTCTTCCAACTTCTCCACTTCATCCGGGCGGAACTTGGCAAGCTCATCCGCACGGGATTTCATCTCTGCCGCATAGCGGGTTCCATTGTAGATTTTATTCAAAAAGAAAGACGGCCATTCCGCTCCCCCGAAAGACCAACAGAGGGAGAACGTCTTGGCTCCAAGTTCGTCCAGAGTGGCTCGAAGGGCTAACAGGTCATCCTTAGCCGTAGACTCGGCGTACACCCTGCCGTGCTGGAAATCCACGATGACGGGAAACTGTTTTCGGCTCATGACGGCGGAAGCATTGACCTGCTCCTCCACAGCTTCTTTTTCCTTCTTAGCGAGGAATTTGAAGGGACGACCGAAATGCTGGTAAGCAAGGTCTTCCTTCTTGCTCGCCGGGTCAGTCACATCTTTGGGGTCATTCATGACCATCCAAAAGGCAAATGCCTTGTTGCCGAGGGACAGGGTGCCTTCATTGGGGATAAGCTCCCGGATGGCGGTCCAATCGACTTCAACAGTCTCATCCTTCTCAATTGCCTTAAGCAGGGATAGGCATTCCACGGGAAACTCTTTTCCCACCTGTTCATCCAGCCGGGGCTTTCCATAGGGGTTCATGCCCGCCGTAGCTTGTCCGTGAAACTTGATGGCGGTGCCTGCGGCGAATTGTGAATTCTTGAACGCCAGAAGGTCCACACCGAGGCTTTCTTGAAACTTGGTTATGGAGTCCGGCTCCACTCCGAAAACTGCCCAATTACCCCGACCAAAAATGCTCATTCTTTTTCCCCTTTGGAATAGTAGTTTTCGGCCTTATTGCCGTCTTTCAAACAAGCCTTGATGTACTCTCTTGCCGCCTCTTCCCCGTCTTTCTTAAGAATGCGGGATACGGTGACGAGCATACTCACATAACCACCGCCCGGCAAATAGCTGCCCGGCAAGGTGAAGCCACGCTGAGCAGGCATGACCGTAGTCCCCGTCATCCCAAGAGTGGGACCATAACCAGTGGTATCATCCGGGTCCGGCGTTCCCTCTATCACTCCCGAACTAACGGGGGGTGAGGGATAAAGTTCTTCGATGATTTCCGCAACGAGGTCCCATGCCCTCGGGTCGGGACTCTCTTTACTTGATGTGTAAGCGACGATGTCCCGATTACACCGGGAACAGTGGTTCACCGTCATGGTGTTGGAGTAAAACTCATCCACCACCACTTCAAGGGTAGTCTGCTTATCCCAGTAGTGGAAGCAGTCTACGAGCTTGCAGCGAGAACAAAGACGAACGTACTGGTAGTACTTGTCATTGCCCTCGCAGGTGATAGTCTGCCACTTCCAAGCGAGACAGGCATTGACCCAATCGTGTCCCTTCCGCCAGCAATCAAACCACGTGCGGTCGTTGATGTCGTAGTGATGAGTCCTGACTTGCTCGTGATAGTGTCCCTCAAAGCTATCTACGACCATGTGTATGGACGGAAGTTCATTTGACACTGGGGGCCTCCATTTCGCACTCTCCCGGACCGGGCTGTTGCGGACGGGGTGGTAACGTGGCATAGGGATAATGGTCATGACCATCCCTGCCCGTTTTGGGATTAAAGTCCCGATAGATGTCTTTGCGCTTCCACCACCATGGAGCATCCTTGGCTATACCAATATGCCATCTGCCGGTGTTATCTTCCACGCACGTACCGGGAGTGGGAATGTTGCCGTCCCGGTGGTCTTGCATCTTGACTAACCCATCCTCCAAGTACACATCAAAGCGGAGACCGCAGATACAGCAATCGAAATCCCTAGTCTCCCTTTGAAAATAGAGACTCTGGAACTGGTGACATTGAGGGCACTCAATTAGCCCAAAGTCTCCGTCCCGATTAACCACGTACACTGTGCGAGACCACCCGAGTTTCTTGCGCCGGTCCCGGAGTTTCCACTTGGTGTACTTGTCGGCTGCCCACATGTACCAGACCATCGGACTAAGATGGTAAGTCCAGTGGCGATGCAGTCCTTTCCAAAACCCGAACCGCTGGATGGCGTAAATGAGATACCACTCCTTGAGCCTCTTTCCCATGCCCCTCTCCTGTTCTTTAATACTCGAAATACTTGGCGGTTCGTGATTGTAAGTCTCTTGCCCACTCATATTTTTCCAGTGCCTTACTGGGGTCCTTTTTCGTACACTCACAGATTATAACCTGCATAACCTTGATGTTTCTCCGCTGCTGTTCCATGGACTCCTCACCCTGAATCTCATTGTCGTACATCAACAACAGCCGCTTCACCCCAAGGATACGAAGGTAGGCAATGTGATTCTTTCCTACCTTCTTGGTGAGGGGAGACATTATGGGAAAGCTCGGGCAAATCAGGCGCATTGCCAACAGGTCAAACGGGCCTTCCACGCACATAACCGACTGGGTCTCAATGATTTGCCTGATAGTCTCAGGGTCATTACCCAACCAGTTTGGACCAATGTATTTTTCCTTATCCCCAACATACTGATATTTCCCATCTACACTCCACAGAGCGCTCCCCTCCAGCGGCTTGGTTTGCGCACGGGGGTAGGTCCCATCAGCGGAGCGCATGGGGAAGATAAACGCCGGGCCGGGGATAATGAGTTTGGGGATGTAGAGACACCCCAGTCGGGTTACAACATCCCTAAAGCGACCCTCGTATATGGGAAGAGATTCCTCCCAGTGGCGCTCCTGTATAATTTTCTGAATGGTCGTCGCTTCGAGAGTCTTATCCGGGTACTTCTCTACGAGACGCTGATAGATGAGCTTGGTCTCGGCAATAATCCGGGGGACATCGGTGCGGAACCAATCATTTTGCATCTTTCATCTCTTCCAACAATCCAGCAAACTCCACAAACTGTGCCTCAGACTCCGGGTCGTCAGGAGGACACAGGTTGCACACCAGTTTCGGGTAAGGACGCACCGTACCGTTGTAGCATACATGGGTCTTCCCTTTAATATACTGCATCAGCAGTTGAATCTTCGGATTGTTAGACGGCAGGGCTGCCATTTTCCGCCTTACTCTGGATGATGGCTTCGGGAACCGCAGCCGGGATATCAAACTGACCGAGGACCCACATGAACGCCACGATGTCCCGATAGTCCTGCAAGAGTACCTCCGGGTCCCTCAGTCCCCGGTTGAACTGCTCCACAAGCTCCTGTTTGGTGTATGCCGGTGTAAACCCCTTGGGGTTTTTACAGAACTCAGGGTTGGTGGAACCGCATACGACGCACCCTACAACTTTTCTTCCCACTATCTTAGCGTTCTTACAGTTGTAAGGACAGGGCTTGAGGTTCCTGAGAATGAAACGGCGTCGGTACCGGCGCACCAAGTTTTGCAACCGGACGAGAATCTCCGACACGGATTTGAGTTTGACCGTGTTCATCTCACCCCTGAAAATCTTCGTCCGTGATGCCGTCGTATTCCTTAAGCCGCAAAGAGGGAACACCGCCATCCATTACCAACTCATAAATACGGGTAGCCGCCTCGGCGAGGCGCTTCTGCCCCGTGATGGCGAGAATGGTGAACCCAAAATCATTGGCAAGGCTGTGCAGCATCGTGGACATCCGGGACTGATTCTTCGCCCCGTTGATGTTGTTGAGCGACTCATCCAAGAAGATGGCCTTCGCCAGCTTGAATCTCTTTATCATGATGATGCGAAGCAGGAAGGCGCATACGTTCTGCACCCCCCCGCCGAAGGTCGTCATGATGGGACCCACCGTCTCTCCCTGCTTGCACAGGAGACGGTAGTTGTACCCCCGAGCGGTCTCCTTCTTTTCCACAACGAAGGAAATAGGCTCGGGTTCATCCTTGAATACCTGTTGGAGTCCAGCGGTAACGATGGACTCAATCTTGGTGATACCGTTGGCGCTCACCACCTCTATGCATTTGTCGATAAGGCCCAGTGCCTTCTGGAGGTCCAGCTTCTCCTCTTCAATGCGCTTAATCTTGTCGTTGAGCCGGGAGATATTGGACTGCTCGTAGACGAGTTGCTGCTCAAGGCGCTTGGCACCAGAACGGAAGGTGGTGATGCGGTTGGTGATGGAGTAGTCCACTATTTCTTTCCTTTGAGAAGCTCTTTCAGACGGAAATTACGGCGATACAGCTTCTCCGCCTCTCCCTTGAAGTAGGCGATTTTGGAGGAGAGTTCCTTGTAACTCTCATTGTCACAAGGGACGTAGCCGCCCACATAAATAGCCGCACGACGAACCGGCCATAGGTCCATACAGGTAATATCGAGTTTGATAGTGAAGTCCTTGTATCCGTGACGAATGAGAAAATCACGGAGAACTTCCATCTCCTGACCGCCTACAATGTCAAGCTCCACCCACATCCCATGCCCGCATGAGCAGGTGGTGTTCCAGCCGTTGTCCCGGAGAAGCTTCACCAATTTGCGGATGGGAGCTTCGATGCCCTCGTAGAACTCGTTAAGCTTTCGGGACATCCGTAGCGACCGCTGCGGCAGGTGCTTCTGCCTTGACCGGGACTTGCTTGTTGTGGAAGGTGAGGATGTCATAGCTTCCCGATACCAGCCCGGAAGGATACACAGCGAACACCTTCTCTCCCTCCAAGGACCGCTTGTTGAGGTGGTCTTTGAGCAGGCGGCTTTGCACCGTCTCAAAATTGTACACTTGCACTTGCTTGGTTGCTGCCATGTGGCTCCTTAGTCTGTTGCTGCCAACAGAGTCATGCTCTCAATCCGCTCGCTCGGGGACAATCGCCGCTCCGCCTTTTTCATGGCGAGCTTGAATGTAGCAGCGTGTACCTTGAACGAGTCGTAATTGAACCCCCACCGTTTGTGTTCGGTGTTGATTTTGTAGATTCTCACTTGTCTCATAAGACTCCCTTCTCTTTAATACCGGCTGTATCGGCAATCCAGTTCACAGCCGTCTTCAATAAGAACTTGGATGAACCTCTCCCGGTAGGTTTTGGCAATTTTGGATTCCGGCTGTTCTTGGCGAAGCTGATTTTCGTCCATCTCCGGGTCCAGCTTGGTGCGGCAGTGGGAACACTCTAAGTGAAACCCACCCTCCCAACTCATGAAAACATTGTTGTGGAGGTACTTGTCCGCTAGTGCCTTCTTGAACTCTGGAGACTGCCTCGCCCACGATATCCGCACATTGTAGTGATAAACATCCACGTTCCGAACGTCATCGGACATATCGCAGACGAAATGCCGCTCATATTCATTGACTTCAAAATCATCTTCCACGAATCCCTTGATGAGAAGATTGCGCACCTTAACCGGAACGCCCCCGGCCTCCCACGTGATGGCTTTCTTTCCCCGTTTTATGGCCTCGTCAATCTTGCCATCCAACTCCTTGCGGGTCTTGGGCATGTCGGCTAGACAGTCTTTCTCGTATTCCTCCATCCAGCGACGATGCATTTCCTCATCTTTCAAACGTTTCTTTTCGGCCTGTACTTTCAGGTCTTGCTCCTTCTTCAATGCCTGTGAGGCGTTCATATGACCCCCTATGGTATCAGCCTGAAATCAACCTCAAACAGCCCCCGGCTTATCCGCATGGAAGCGGGGCCGGACAGAGGGGTGATACTCTGAAACACTGCATCCTTGTCAGTTGACTGCGATAACGCCGAAACCAGTAGTTCGGCGCTGCTGCCGGATGTGGCAAACTTCGCCCACTCGGAAGCCTGTGGACCAAGGTCGAAGGTTGCCTCGTTGCCATACTTGTCCCGGCAGGAGAGACCCTTCTTGGGGCTGAACTCCACCCGGCTGGATTTCTCACACAGGAGGACGATGCTCTTCAAAGCGCTGACGAGCCGGATGGCATCCACCGTGGCGACAACTGTTCCCGGCACGTTGAATATCTGGCGCATCGGGTCCGGGGAAGTGTGCGAGGAGAAACACCCCACCATTCCATCTTTGTGGGCTACCCAGTATCCGTTTTCACTGATGGTGAGGATTTCCGCCGCACCGCCGCTGACAAAACTGAGAAACGACTTTCTCGGTTGAAGAACAACGTTCTTTATGGAGTCGGGGACTTGCCACTTGACCACGCCCGCCTGCGTACCGAGGTACAGTTTCCCGTCGCCCAACGAAGGTTGGTTGGAAAGCTCGGGAAGAGCCTCTACGTCTATACCGGAGAAAACGGCGGGGTCAAGGCGCTCTTTGGCCGGTTCGCCAATGGAGTGATATTTGATGCCGGTGCTGACTTCCCGGACGGTGTGAACATGCATGAAATTCTTGTAGGGTCCATCCACCGATTCGATACAGACAATGCCCATGGCGTCTACCGACATCTCAAGGCTGTCCGCCGAGGCTCGCAGGCAGTCCTGCAAGTGGCTGTAAGAAACGAAGTGGCGGACGCCCACGGGGTTGAATCCCTTGGTCTGGATGAAGCTAAGTGAACTGGACCGGTAGAATGCGGGGGCCTTACCAGCGGGAAGCTGTACCGCCATGTAGGCGCACACGCTGCTGTCAAGAACACCTGACATTTTGAAAACGGAGGCAAGACTGGATTTCTTTACCATTTAACCTCTTCTCCCAAATGGGCTTCGGCTGCCTGTCGGTATGGAGACTGCGTTTCAAGTCTAACCGGCTGCAAAGGTTTGCCAAAGGTCATCAACACCAGCCACAGATTCCCACTGAACAGGATGCGCAGCCGTTCCCGCCAACTAAGTCTCCACCGGGTAAAAACATAGGGTTTGGCAATGATAGCCGGGAGAGGGGTGTATTGTGGTTGGTCTTTTGCAATGACGATTTCCTTGCCCTCAAAATAACAGATGTCGGGCAGAACGGGCGAGACAGGCTGCATACTCCCTCCGTTGAATAATACTCAGATTTATATGGAAATCGCTTCGATGTTGGAAAATCCCGAGTCCCCATCGGCGGAAAGGGTCTGTACTCGGAAGGTGTAGGTGTATCCCTTGGGGAGGCTTATGACGATACTTTCGATGGAGCCGTTGTTGACCGTGGAGGCCACTTGCCATGTCACCCCGCCGTCAATGGAGGACTGAACGAGGTATCCGCTGGCGAGGTCCGGGCGGTTCTGACTCCACGACAATCCCACCTGCTCCAGATTGGATTGAAGAGGGTTTGGTCCTTTATCAACGGGAGCAAACAGCGTCGGAGACAAGGGAGCACCGGCATAAGCGCTTTCCGGCTCAAACAGAATTTCACCGCTGGTCACCTGCTGGTTGATAAGCTTGGTCTTATCCCATGTACCGATGATGGCATTCTGGGAAAGGTCGATGAGCGTTTCATAGGTCAGCCCACTGTTGGTTACAGACCCAAGGAAAATCTGACCAGAACGAGTGTTCTCCACATTAGCAAGCCGGACAAACTGAATGTTGTTGGCACCGTAAAGAAGCTGGGAAGTCGTGCTGATTTCCAAGACCGCCTGCGGAACCAAGTCAGTGGTGCGTACCTGCAAGAGCAAGCAGCCATCCGGCCCGGAGAGAACCAAGACCCGATTGCCGCCGTAGCTCACCGTGGTGAATATTTGGGTAAAGCTCAAACTGGATATAGACGAGAGATTCAGGGATATATCCGGGTTATCCGAGGTGAGGGGAAGGTCCGGGAGGAAACGGTAAAGGTATCCGTTGCTCGCCAGCATCAGGGTGTAATCTTCCTCGGTGTGAACCGCATCCAGAACCGTGGGGAGTACTGGTGGAGACGACACGGTGTTCTGCGGCGGCAGGAGCTTGCGGAAGACACTGGACGGTGGGCTATTCAGGTAAAGGAAGACAAGCACTGAATAGGGGGAGATGTATACCAACCGGTCTTGCCCCTGCGTGGGCGGGCTGATGACCTGTAGTACCGATACCCGTTTGACGCCGGATAGGTCACTGTAGATGCTCGATATATCCAAGGCTCCCCACTCCATAGGTGGGCTGGGTGCGGTCACATTCCGGTCAGCGATATTTCCCCACCACACGGACCGGCTAAGGCTCAGACTGTCGGTGGGAGAAAAATCGTAGGAGTCAATGGGGATAGCGACGAAAGCTGTTACCGGTGGGTTGACTCCATCGTTTACAACCAAGCTCCACTCAATCGTTTCCCCCTCCACGAGTGCTCCGTTAGTCTCAAAGGTCAGAACCGGGGTATCAGTTCCGGTTGCCTGCAACGGTGTTCCTACCGGCTCCGTCCAAGTGTAGGTAGTGAGGTCATCCGCATCCGTATCTCCCGTGATAACCGGAGCGACCACCACCGTAGAGTTCCTGTGTCCAACAAGGCCCACGGGCATGGTAATGACCGGCGTCGGGTTGAAAGGAACCACTAATCCTGCGGGAGGAGAAGTGATGGAATCAATCACCACATATTGAGGCTTAGTGATGGCAAACCCCGTATCCGCAGTGAATCCATAATCTCCCTGCACGGTGGGGATTGAGAAGGTCACTGTACCAGTGAATTGCAACCCCGGAGGAGAAAGGAGGGTACCGTCAGAAGTTACGGTTACTGTAGCGTTGTTGAACTGGGGGGCGATGTGCAGGCCATAAAGTAGAATTTCTTCCCCGGCTGTGACCGTGGTCAGGGAATCAACCTGCACCGTGATAGTGTTGGTTCCCTGCACATACTGAATCCCCAAAACATGCATGGGTGGGTGATTGGGAGTAACACCTGTGTAGTCTACAGCAACAACCGCCACACCGATGGGGACAGTCGCTCCCCCAATAGTTCTGTCAACAAAAAGTTCAGCGGTGGTGCCCGAGTTACTCGGGGTGAGGGAGACATGGGGAGCATCCCCCGTGGGAACTTGCAGAGACCACGTGAACTGAATGGTGTCTCCCGTGTCCGGGTCATAAGTCCCACTGGCATCCAAAAGGAAGGGGTTGCCTCGAAGCACTGTTCCACTCAAAGGAGTCAATTCCACGGTGGGTGGAACGTTGAAGTGGGAAACGTAGTACGGGGTTGACTGTAGGGGTGGAGACCCGGAGAATCCTGTGTTCGCCTCTCCAATCACCGCCCACAAGCTTTCATCGTCAACAACAGACTTAGTGCCCCGCAGCCACGTAAGGCTGAGGGCGGCGTATGTGGCAGGACTGATAAGCCCCAGTGTAACGGGGTTAACTTCTGCCGTGTAGAAAGGCCAAGCCACGGGGGTGATACCCCAGTGAGCAGTATCCTGCGGCGGAGGAAGCAACGGGGTCCAATTGGTGGTATCAGTGACCGGAGAAGCTGCGGAATAACCCCCCAGATTGAGATAATAGACGGGGATTTGTACCGTCTGCCCGGCGAGGTAACTCAGGAGGGGATTCCACGGAGCGGCGATGCTGACCGCCGTGGTCACTTCCCAGTTAGCACTGAGATTAAGAGGAAGGGCATTCTCAATCAGGGTAGACCCATCACTGCCCGGAGCCAGAGTGGCGGTAACCGAAATTCCCTTTACCACTACCGGGAATTGGGCGATAGCAGCGGAGAGGGTGATTTCCCCATTGATGATGATGGTATTTCCCGACACCACCACAGGACCAACGGCGGTTGTGTCAAAGGCAACCTGAATGGCACTTCCCGCTGAGCCGCTCACTTGGGCGGTGAAAATGATTCCCTGTGTATTTAATGTAGCCTGTGTATCCAACGAGGGTGGTAAGTTCTCGGGGTTTCCCACAACATGATTGAGAGCCACATAAAACACAGGAACCGCTGAGATATCGTTTAGTTTGTAGGTCAGCGTAGAAGACCACTGTCCCCGATTGACCATAGGGATTAGGCAGAGATAATCGGTGCCATTGTACACCACCCGGTCATTGACGGCATAGCTGTCCTGCCACTGGGGAATAATTGTGAGATTTGAATATGACCATCCTCCCCGCTGATTGTAGACCGGGGAAAGAAGGTAGGAGATGCTCGTTCCCTGTGTTGAAGACACGGATAGAGCCGCCTGCATTGCGGAGCCGCCCAACGTAGAGCCGGAACTGGTTGTCCAATTCCAAGCCGGGGGAGAATCGGCAAGGGTGCTATAACCGATGAGGATGTTACCAACGATGGTGTTGGTTTGAACTCCCTGTGTAAAGAAGACCAAGGAAACGGTGCGGTTGCTACCCACGGGGAATACGGTCAGTCGGTTATCGGTGTAGCGCCCGGTGAATGTAGTAAGAATCTCAGTGCTCCCCCAAACAGTGCCGGGAGGAGAAAAGGAGACCACCCCGTCAATCTCATTGATGGAGAAGGTCTGGTCCTGAAACGTCACATTCTTGGGGTGACTCTCGTAATAGACCTCCACCGTAGTTCCATCCTGACAAACAGCGGATGTGGAGCCAAACACCGGTCCACTACGGGCAGGAGCGGACGCCAATGCCACAGGTGGTACAGCTATGGTGTCGTTAGGTTCAAGTTGGAAACCCAACAGGGAGTTACCCGGCAACCATGTGGCAAATCCCGACTCATACGCCGGGGGACTGATGGATTGGGAGTAATCCGGGTATGGGACGTTGGCGGTAAAACTAAAAGAATTGGAACCGGTGACAGTGACACTAGTCCCGTTAAGGAATTGGGCAAGCTGCAACCCCGAAAAGGAGACAGGCACTCCCGCTTGAAACAGGTTGTATCCAGTGACCGTGAGGACGCCGCCAATTATAGAGATGTGGGTGATTTCACAAACTGTGGGAATCTGGTCCACCACCACCGGATTGACTACTGCTGCAACCGCAAATGACCCAGAGGACAGACGGCAAACATCGTAGCCCTCCCGGACGGCGGAGGCAGTAGCAAGGACATGAGGACCGGTAAGCGTGTAGGGGGGACTACCCTGAGTGTCAAAGGTAAACTTGATGAGGTCTACCGGAAAAACTTGAGAGGTGGATAGCGACTCGGGAGGAGAGTAGCTACTCCGGTTATCCTGTGTCCCAATGATGTGAATGTACCGGCTGCCGTCATAAGCAATGACCGGGTCAAAAGATTCGTTGAGGTTGGGAAAGATGTACTCCGCTACCTGTGTAAAGCTCCACCCCGGACCGGGGTCCGGGGGGACGGCGTTGGAACGAAGAATGACAAAAGAATTGGTAGCCGGGCGAACCTGACTGACCACAAAGAGAGTTCCACTCACGTCTACGAAGGCAGCATTGCCCTCGTAGAGTTCGGGGGACCAAGTCGTGGTATCAAGCAGTGTCTTCATGTTCCGGCCACTCCTACTTTAAGACGGCAATAGACAAGATTCAGCCATTCGGGCTTCTCGTTTTTTAGCTTCCCGATTTTTGGCAATCTCAGACATTTTGGCACAAAACTCCGGGCCAAACTTTTTACCCTTTTTAATTTTAGACATATTGACACGGTACTCGGGGCTGGTGTTCGCCTTCCTGACAGCCTCAAGTGTCCTAGCATAATTTTCCTCTGACCAACCCTTCTTTCCTGCTACTATCGCTTTAGCGAGAGTTTCTGGATTATTCCAAATCCCTTTCCTTGCCTCAGCCGATTTGGCCTGAATTTCGGGGGTATGCAACCGTTTTACGGCCTCCACTGCCTTTGCGTGCTCTAGGGGGTCTGACAGTCGAACCCTGTTGGCCTCAGCCAGATTAGCCCGAGCTTGAGGGTCGGTCCACCCTTTCTCAAGACCTTTAACCATCCGAGCACGCATTATAGGGTCAGCCATAGCTTTTCTGATGGACTCAGAGGTTTTCTTACGGGAAGATTCGGTATGCGGCCCTGTGAACCCCTCCCCTCCCCGGCATATGTTATAACCATACTCGGGGTCTTGAGCTTTTAAGAATTTAATAAATTCCCGTTCAACTTCATTGAGTTCTTCCCGAGTCTGAATATCTGACCGGAGGGCGTGGATGGACCAAATAGAGGGGTCTGAGTGTGCTCGCATAGACTGATAAAGGCGAGATTGGTTTGAGATACCTCTTTGGGCGTGGTGAAACTTCTGCTGAAGATATTTCTTTAGATTGTTCCCCTTATGCTGACCGACATAGTACTTACCGGTCTCGTGGTTAACAATGAGATAAATGAACATAGCAACCTCCCTCTATCTATAATACCATTGGAAAGTTGTTTTTTCATACACCTTGTCCGCTGCCTTCCGGCCCTTGTTCAGGTTCCTCATCAACTTCGTCAAGCTGCAATCCCTTGATGACCCGCTTGACGACATCGGACCGCTCCATGACCACTTGCCCGATGGAGTTGTAGATGTTGCTCAGCAACTCGTTGAACTTGGCGTCATTCACACCATACAAATCCTCTTCCAGCTTGCGCTTGGCATCTTCGGGGTCGATTTCCAAAAACTCCAAGATAATACTAACTGGAATACTACCTTTGGAATAAAGATTGTAAAGCATGTCGTAAACGTCCCCGGCGTCACGCAGAGCGAGCCTAGAGAACGATACCTTGGGGTATATCCAGCGGGGCTTATCCCACTTATCCTTTTCGTAGAATCCCTTCTTCATGGCGACGGGCTTGAAGATACTATTTTCAATGATGTCAGCAAGCACGTCACGGAACTGGAGATAGGAGGTTTCGATAAGCTGCAACTGGACCTTGTTGCCGGAATAGAGTCCTTCACCAATGAGGATTTCCGGGCTGAATCCAAGACCGATGGACAGGTCGGAGTTAGTGTGCTGCCATTCTCCGTCCAGAGATAGCAACCTACCATCCGAACCAATCTCATCCCACCGGGCCTCGTAGTTCAATACGACGCTGTAGTCCGGGTCGGCCTTGGCTTCGTCAATGTGCGCACGGAGAGCCATGACTTCGGCGGGCGGGATATCGGGGGCGATGACCAACGTTTTGGGCGTCATGTTACGAGACGCCAACGTGGACTGCACTTGTCGCAGCTTTTCACGGTAGATGACTGTGCGGATACAACGCTGGAGGATAGAACGACCGTGAAGTTCGTAGTCACTCTTCTTGCGGGCGAAGTGGATGACGTAAGAACCCTCGAAGGGGTCCTTGTTCAAAGCAACCTTGCCGTCCGCTTCCAACATACCCTTGACTTCGGAATCGACCTCGGGGTCTTCAAGGTATGCGGTTTTCTGCTTTTCGAGCGGCTTATAGTATACGGTCGGCCCGGCTGTCATGCTGTCCCCGGCCTCAAGCTCTATCTGCTCGGGAGGAAGGACGTTGATGGCGTCAAAGCCCTCGTAGTCTTTGTTCTCCAAGTGGGAGAAAAGCTCCTCCTCTTCCTTGCGCTGTTTGCGGATATCCTCCAATTCCTCCAAGACCTGCTTCTTTTTCTCCAGCAGTTTGATGATGCGCTTGAGTTCAAGGAGTTCCTTTTGCTTGGCGAGGGTTGACCCTTGGGAGATGGCATTCTGCACCGCCCCCACTTGGTCACCGGGGGTCGTCGGCTCGGGAGGCATTCCACCCCCTCCACCACCTCCCATGGGAGGAAGCCCACCGCCTCCACCTAAATCTCCTCCTAAGTCTCCACCCAAATCTCCGGGAGGGAGGTCTCCACCGGGTTCTCCCATGGGGTCCACACCGGCAACACCTTCCAGCCCGGCATCCCCCATCGGTGCTCCCTCTCCACCAGCGGGTGGAGGTGCGCCCGCATCGGGAGGAGCGGCGACTTTCACCTGAATGGGATAATCATCCTCGGCCTCATCACGGGTGATGAGCTTGGACTCCTTATTCTCCATAGCCAGCTTGATAAATCCCTTGACGCTGGCCGCTTTCTTTGTGTAGCTGATTTTCTTCTTGCGGATTTCATTCTTGACGTTGGCAATGGTCTCGTCAGGAGCAAAGAGGTTGAACTTAATGCCTGCCTTCTTGATTTCACAGATAATGGCGGACTTCTTTTTGAGCCAACTAGAACGCTTTTCAGGCTGGAGAAAGTCCAAGATGGCGTCCGATGTGCCGCCCATCATGGAGCCTTCGCCTTCCATGCCCGGCTCGGTAGATTGAGCATTGGGGCGCTTTTTGTTCTTCGCCTCCGCCTTCTCTATCTGAGCCTTTGCCAACTTGGAAGGTTCAACGGGTTCGGCTTCCTGAATGAAAATGAAAGCCTCCCCGATGGTCCAGTATTCCCGGACCGCCTGAATCAAAACCTGAAAGAACTTGGTGTCACTGATAAGTCCCTGATAGAAGTCGTAAACATAGTCAGCGAAGTCATCGCTGGAACACTTGGGCTTCTCTAATGCCCACTTGGACAAGGGAAGTTCGGTGTGCATGTCAATAGCACGTCCGACGATGGGGTCCCGGTCATAAGCGAGTCGATAGAACCGGAGTTCTTCCGCCCGGCTGGCGGGGAGTTCGAGGGCGTCTACCGGGAACTCATAGCTGTAGTAACCGATGTTGTTGGAATCGGCGATGTCGGCGTTGCCGAGGGTGCCATCACTGAACAGGGCGGCGGTCTTCTGCCGGGTAAGCTCGTACATCCCCCATCCCTGCGCACCGAAAGGGGTACCTTGGGTCGCCATCTGGCGGACCCGGCTAACCAGAACGTCGGCAATCATTCCGTCATTCGTCATACTGGTCCGGGGGCCTGCGGAGGCGTATTGCTTACCACCCTTGCTGGCAGCAACTTTTCGCTTTATTTCGGTGGTCCCCACACGCAAATTAGCTCCCCGTTCCCTCTTAACCAACACGCTCTTGGGGGTCGTCGTAGTTTTCTTTTCAGCCATAAGTCCTCAATAAAGGGGATAGAAAGCGGAAAAATTACGGTTTCGGCTCTTCCGTGGGCCTATCCACCGCCTCGCTGTTTCTGGGAAGTAGCCTAAAATGCTCCAAAATGACCTCGTTATCAAGGCCAACTGGCAACATCTCCAACGTCGGACTTCCGGCTCTTAGAATTCCAAACTCATTATTTTTCTTACGTTTATCCACAGACTCCTTGGCTATCCTCATCCGCACAGTGCGAGCCTTACGCCGCTCCTTTTCGAGTAATTCCTCCATCTGCACGGCATATTTGACTTTCTGGGCGGAAAGCTGCTCCAGACCATATAGGGAGGTTCCCACCATGGCGAGAATGGGAGAAATGTCGGTTTTGTCCTCCTCGTCCATGTTGTCAAGCAGCCGGGAGAGCCACTTCGCTGACTCCTTCATAGAGTTTAGCGCTTGCACGGCGCACCCCATTTGGGAATATACTCGTTGGGAGTTTAGCCGAAGAAGTGCTCTCTTTTGAACTACTTCCGTCTCACCATCCTCTTTAACATCCAACTCTGCTCGGAATTTGAAGGGGAGTTCCCCCGCCTTCAATCCCATCTGTTTTCGGGTCTTAAAGGTCCTGACGGGGGAGTGAGCGCACCTGTGGTGGTCGCCGTAGTAGGAGTTCCCGCACTTCGCACATATCTTGTTCAAGGACACCTCTATAAGGTATCCACTAGGCAGGTTTCTTGAGGTAATGTTCGGGGATGTGGTCTATGGCTCGGTCGTGAAGGCACATCCGTATGCCATCATGAAGCACCCAGACGGACTTGTCCCCCTTACCCAGAGTGATGTCGATTTGCATAAGGGTAAGCTGGTCGGCCCCAGAAATATCGTACACGGTTACACCGGGAGGGGGTCCCTTGGTTTCCGGTACTTCGGGGGTGGAATCTACCACGGGAGGAGCTACAGTGGGTTCTGGCGGGGCTACAGGGAGGTTCTCCGCTGCGACGAACAGATTGAGGGTACCTTGGGTACCCCCAACCCCTTCTGACGCTTCCTGTGGTGAATTCCACGAAATCTCCACTTTCAGGGGTTCGGGGACATAGCGTTTCACCGGAGCGTCTAAGGGCAGAGAACCGAGAGGTCCATATATCAAAGCTGCCGGGTTACGGTCAGCCGGTCCAAGGCCCATCCGAGTTTCGTACTGTTCCAAGGTCTCCAACTTCGCATCATCCTCGTCGGGCATATTGTCAATACGCCAGAATTCGTCAAGCTGAATGGCCGCTATGAGCGCCCGCTGGATTTCCTTGGGGTCGGTCTGGGGTACGACTTCTTTCTTCCCCTTCTTCTTGTTGAAGCACCACCAAGCCGCTTGGAAGGCCCGCTCGTGCAGGTTTTCCTTGAGGAAGGCTTTTGCCTTTTCGACCCGAGCTTCCACCTGAGAAGAGATAGCCTTTATCAGGTTCTTGATGGTCGCACTATCCCACTCTCCGGGGAGGTACCTGTCCATACCGGATACCCTTGTCCAAGCGGCGGGGATGTGGTCATCATCGCCGGTCACATGATGCTCAACGTCCCAACTGGGTCCATATTCCGCATCCGCTTCGATGGGCACCTGCCACTTCATAATCTGGTGCAGCTTGCGCAACTTCATCATGCGAGTGATGCGGGGGAGAACGAAAGGCACGTATTCATTCTTCACGGAAAAGTCGATTTCATCGTGAACCGAACAATGCAACATGAAGATGGTTGCAATAAGCGGGTCTGCTTCAACCCACTGGCGAATCTTGTTGAGAGACATCCGCATGAAATCCCCGCAGAGTCCTTGAATGGGGGCATTGACGCTGACCCGCTGAATCTTGCCCATGAACTTGCTGTAGTCCATGGCATTGCGAACACCAGTGTCGGGGTTCTTCCACATGGAATTGGCAAGGTTGAGATACTCTTTCCACCGGGGGTCATCAGCCTCCTTAAGCTCCTTCGACTTTTTCATGTAATCCCGATACTGCCATAGGTTCTTCTTTTCCTCCTCGTTCGGGACATGAATGTGTAGCGCCTTCATGGCGGAGTCAAACTTGATGACTCGATTCGTAGTGGTGGTGCAGATGAGTTGGTCTCGGGCAATTGCTTGTTTGCGCTGGCAAAACTCGAAGAACACCGGCACACCCTTCCAGTAGTTTTCCACCATTTCCTCACACCGTTGGAAAGTGATGTTGGGGTCCTGCTTCTTCATGTTCTCGTAAATGGTGTAGGCGGTGCCGCCGTAAAGCAGAGCGAAGTTGATAATCTTCGCCAAGTCACGCAGGTGCTTAGCACGGTAGTTAGGACTCTTGGGGTCGGAGAATTCCGGGAAGACCTTGCTAGCAGTGAGGGAGTGGAAGTCACCCTTGCCATGCAAAAACTCATTGATGAATTCCGGCTCACCCGAGCAGTTGGCGGCGGCACGCATTTCGATATTGCCGTAGTCAACGGTGAAGAATGTCCATCCGGGCGGCGAGTAGAACAAGCAGCGGAGATTGACTCTCTGGTTGGCATCAATCTTACCATTCTCGATAAGGAAACCAAACTTGTCTTTGCAGGTCTGACAGCCCGGCACCAGACAAACGGTATAACCCATGTACTGACCAATATGATTGTGGATAATACCGGGAGCCTGTTTACGAACCTTAATCTTTTTCTTTGAGAAAGAAGAAAGTGTAGGAAGGGGAGCAGTAAATTCTCCCTTTTTAAGTAGCTCCGGTTCTCTTGTATATATTTCTGGAACCCAATAAGCGGGCCTACCTACATCTCCGGGGTCTTTCTTGAATTTCTTATTCTTCCCCTCATGGGCATAAACCCACCCTGTGATTTCAAAAACCCGAGGCCAGTCTTCCCCCTTATCAATGACATTGGAGTTGACTACGAGACGAGAGTCCTCGTCCGAATCTTTTACCTTTAGTTCGCTCATTTTGTGACTACAGCGACCCTCACAAGGCGTGTCTCTGTAAACAAAATCAGGCTGTGTTCGATATGTACCGTTGGTAAAATCATACCTGATTTCTAACCATTTGGTTGGGACATATTCCCCGCAAACACCGATATAGTGAGAAAGTAGGGAGTCCCTGCCAAGATAATTCTTACGCTTCTCCTTCAAGGCCGTATCCAACCGTTGCTGAGCATAATCCTTCATGAGGGCGACCTCTTCATCAGTCAAGGTCAGCCTTGGTCTGTCTCTCTCAGGTATGTCATCAAAAATTGTCTCTTCCTCTTCAACCTCCCTGAAACACGATGGGTGAAGCTCTTCCTCGGTGTGGGGTTCTATCTGGTCTTCGGGAATCTCATCAGGAATGAGGACATTTCCCGTCACCTTCCACATCAAGTAACCTTCCACCTTTTTCACAGCTTGGCTGTTAAGACCGAACCCACCATCCTTGTAAAAGTCACCGCCAGCGGAGGACAGGCGTCCCCCGGCGACCACATTCTGTTTAAGGTATATGCGGGCAGTGCCATCACTCGGGTCATAGTGGAGGCTGGAAGGGTGTAGGGAGATGTAGCTCTTGTAGTCTGAGAATACTTCAAGGAACTCATCCTCCGGGTGCAGCTTGTGAAGGTCTTCCACCACCTCGGCATCACACGAGGCTTTCTTAACGCCACTCTTCCCGCCATCCGTCATCTTGAGAGGAGCATAGCCTTTGACATCAAAGAAAAGTATGCGCAGGTCGTCATTGGAATCGGGATTAAAACGGTCATCAGGTAACACCACGCCGTCATCAGTGGCATTCTCTTTGTACCCAGCCGCTATGGCAAGGTCATACAGTTTCTTCTGAAATTGAGCGAGAACCCGTTGGTGCCCTTTGACAGTGCGGGTATGACGGTCGGTGTCGATAAGGAACCGCTGCCGTTCAATCCAAGTGATGGAGTCAACAAGCTCATGGTCGATGCGATGCACGGTCTTGCGGGTCCGGGCAAGGGGATGGAGCTTTTCCCATAGAAGCCAAGTACAAATGGCATCAGAGGCGGCGTAATAAAGGGCGATGTCTACGGGTATCCAACTGAAAGGAACAAAGTGCTGCTTAAGCCCGTGCTTATTCTCTTTCTTCTGCTCCAAGGTGCAGGAGCAGAAAGGAGAGCCGTTGTGGGGACAAGTATCCGCCTTAACCTTGGCGATTTCCTCAAGCTCGATTTGCTCAATACCCAGCAGGTTGCTGGACAACGCCTTCAAGCCGCCGCTATCCCCCGTATAGAACTGCTTGTCTTCCATGTCAGCTTTGGGGTCATCAATGTATTGCAAAACCTGCACATCTTCAAAGTGAGGATAAGGACGGAAGACAATGCCCATGGTGAGGCGCATGACTTCCCGGTCGAATTTCCCATTGTAAAAAACAAGGTGTACCTGATTGAAGAACGGTTGGAGAATTTCAGCACATATTCTGCGGTCTATGTTGCGGGCCGGGGTGGTGAGAGCAAGGTCCTGAAACTCATGGGTGATGGGGATGTATATGCCCTTGACACCATCGGCAGAGAGACAGATGCCGGAAATATCGGTCTTGATTTCATACTCTTGGTGGTAGGAGCCATCAGGCAGCTTCACCATCCTGATAAAGAGCCGGGTGTCAAGGCTCACGTCTTCCGTATCCAATGCTACAACCGGTTCGGTGAACCCGTAAAACTCAAAACGGGGAGCATTGGTGAGAACCTCGTCAACCCACTTCTGTAGGGCTTCGGGCGTATCGACAATCTCGAACGCCTTCTTACTCATCCAATCTTTTTTGACTTTGGCTACACCACCGCCAGCGGAAAGCTCGGCGAGAATCTCCCGGAACATGGTGCGAATGTCCCGGAGCTTGACGACTTTCTTCTTCTTAACCTTCTTCAAATCGTCGGTGGTGACTTTTTCTTTCTTAACCTTTGCCATGCTCTATATAGTACTCCTTAAATTACCTTTCCATCAGCGATTGCCGCCAACTCTTCTTTGCCCAGCACTTCGGCAAGCCCTACCGTGGCTTGCAAGTGCAACTCCTGTGGGTCTACCTCATCGCTCCTCTCCGCATCCTTGGCGCTCTTTTCCAGCGTCAACCCAGTGAAGTAGATGCGGATGTAATCTTCGGCAAGCTCTGCATCCTTGGTTTCCTGAACATCTCGTTGTGCCTTCAAAATAAAGTGCTCCGCAAGGTCCCAGAAGCTTAAAACACCGCCCTCTTCTTCCTCGTCGTCAACCAAAACATTAGGCATGGAGGGAAGGTTGAAGGTTTTTTCCAGCCAGTAAAGAGCCTGCACCCGGCTGAGTTCCATATACTTGGATACAAAGGTTACATTGTCATACAACATGCTGCCGGGCGGACATCCAAAGCAATAAGCGTCATTGGTGCGGGAATAGAGGGTAAAAGACGGCGTGCGGTCACGACCATGAAAGGGGCAGCGGATGACCGTATCACGATGACCGGTAAGCTCCGCTACGACATCCTGAAACAGGATTTCGTTGTTGGCTCGTTCCCACCGGTCAGGATTGATGCCCCCATACGAGCTATGATAGAAGTTTTGAACGGCATCCCGCTCAAGACTAACCTCCTGCCCGACAAGCTCTTCGATTGCCGGAAGCTGTTCATTTTCCATTACTGTGCCTGTTGAAATTGTTCGTAGTCTTTGAGCAAAGACTCACCGTTCTCAAGGGAGGCCATGAGGCTACTCAGGTTCTTTTCCAACTCCAACTGGGTATCCTCGGCGAGCTTCTTAAGCTCCTCCACCGACAGGCGCTCGGGGTTGCTGATGTTAAGTGCCCGGAGGTTATCATGGACCTGCTTGAGCTTCTGCTCCTCAACCCCCACTTCCCGGTTAAGCTGGTCTCGTTTGCCTGCCAAGGTTTTCACTCTTGCTTGAGCAGTGCGCAACTGTTCTTGGATGTCGGGCATGTAATCCTCCTCACTATAATACTGATTCCGGCTGGCCCCTTAAGGTCTAATCCACTCAAATTTGAGTATATTCAACAGTCGAATTTGATGGGGGGTGGGGTCAATATCATCTTCGCATAAAAAGGTCCCCCAGCATGTACCATCGCATAACCTCCAAAGGTCTTGGCGAGAACCCCGATGAAACATCAGAGCCAGCCTAAAGGAGATGTGACGTGAAGCATCCTCCTTACGATAACTGAAATCTGCAAGAAAATACTTCCCTTTTGGGACATCCTCCGTAAGGACAGTGTATGCATTCAAACCATCAAGAGAGAAACTAAACTGAAAGAGCGCCGGGGAGTCCTTCCGTCTGTCAAATATGGAAACTGTGTTGTGTTTGAAGCAAGGGTGACCGTTGTGCATCACCCACGGATTGTCGCTCCGCTTCTCATCTCTAATTTCCACATCTCCCGTCACCCACTTACCTTCGGGATGACGTGGTCCTAGATAAACCTGAACATCACCAAGTCCAACTTCACGGAGTTTTTTTGCCCAGATTCCCCGTTGGGACAGGAATTCAATTAAGGCAGATTTTCCGGGGTTATCATATGCATCATAATCCTTATCCCGGAAATCAGCGCCCTCAAGTTTTCCCATATCTACCTCGATTCCGGTTGACAAGACGGGCAGCGTAGCTCCGTGCCACAGTCCGGGCATTTCGGTTTGGATTCCTTGGACAGAAGCAACGTCAAAGAGTTAACCTTGGCGTTAGCGGCATCCAGTTCCTCTTCCGTAAACTTAAGCTCACTCTTCTTGCTGGGGAGCTTCAATGCCTCTGCCAACGAGTTGATGTTCTTAAGCGCCGAGAGGTAGTGAGCAATGACTCCGAGTAGGAAGTTGGCTTCTTGTAGAACACCCTCCAACTTCTCCCCACACTCCTTGGGGCTTGCTCCCTTTCTTTCGACAATTTCCAACAGGGATAGAACCGCCTGCTTGCGTTTGTACCCCTTAGCCACGAGGTCCCACTGGGCTATAGTATTGTCAATGCCATGTACCACCTGTCCCGTGACTTCCCGGCGACGGAGGATTTTTACCGCCTCGGCATACATCCGGGCGAGGCGCTCTTGCTTCTCAATGGGGGATACATCCGGCACAGACAGCTTAAGGACGAAGGACCGCATCTTCGCTATCCGATTCATCCTTGTAAGCGTCTCAATCAGTGAGGTCAGCAAGGACTCATAGCTGTTGACCTTTGCCTCATAACCAGACACGGTGTGGGCGGAGTCCTGTGCCGAGGCATTAAACCTCTCAAGTTTACCCCGGCGTTCCTCTGCCTCACGGATTTCTTCGGCGAGCGTTCGGGCTTCCCCGTTCTTTTCGGTAATGCGCCGGTTGGCTTCCTTCTTCCCTGCATCCAATTTTTCGGTGGAGGCAAAGGCCCCAAGGATGGCATTCAGGTCGTTGGGCTTCCATGCGTCAGGGTCAATGAGAAATTGTGCCTTGTTTTGTTGGGAAAAGATGGGGTCGATGGTTGTGTCCCCCACTTTGACGGTGCCATACTTGAGCACCTTCATGGGTTCGGGGACACTATCGCCGAGGGCCTTATACTCTATCGGCTTACCCTTTTCATCTTCACCAATGGCGTACTTGGTGGAACCCTTGCGGGTCCGGGTAGCCTTGATGGGGTCGTTGACACCTTCAACCTCAAGAGTAACTTCCATCTTCTCGTCTTGTCCATTGCGGACAAAGTCCTGCGGCAGTTCGTTGCGGAACACGCCCCGCAGAGCACGGAAGATGGAGGACTTCCCCTTATTGGACGGACCGACGATTAAAGTCAGCCCGTCTATGAGGAGGGAGAAATCCTTCCACGGCTGGAAGTTTTTCCCGGCTAGTTTCATAGGAACCTTACTTGAGTTCGTCTATCTCTGTTACTGCGTTTTCGGGAGATTCTGCACCGGGTAACTCACCAAAATCTTCCTCATCGGTAAAGTTCCCGGCTGGCTCTTCAAGGAATGCCTTCTCGGCTTCACTGAGGCCCTCCCCCTTGAACCGTTCGGTTTCGTCATGCTCCACGGCTTCCAGAACCATGCCCTTGAGCTTCCCGAGAACCTCCGGGTTCTGTTTGATAACGAGGTCTTCAATAAGCTCTGTCTTGCTGGCGTAGGTGGTGATGGCGTCATCGGCAGACTTACCGACGAACCACTTCTTCTTGTCGTATTCAATGAAGCCGTACCCGCAGGCAAGCTCCCGGATGCTCATGTTCTCATCAAGGCCGAAGTTGGGGCGGACGTAGATGAATGCTTCCCGGTAGCCGCCGCCCGTCACCTTATTCTTGAGGGAGCGAACCCGGACCTTATTGGCGGTCGGATAGTTCTTGAGTACTTCGCCCATGGGTTGGATGAGAAGCCACTGTTCTTTCTTGTCCGGCATCTTATCCCAACTCCACGGCTTGATTTCCGTTTCCAGAATTTCTTCCAGCATCACGCTGGGAGCGAACCTCGCCATATACCCGCCCGGCAGGCTGTATTCCCGGTTGGTGTAGCTCCAATGTGAAGCATTCTCTGCATCGTCGTCCATACGGGCACGGGTCTGATTGATGATGGTCAGGTGAGCATCCTGCTCCATAAGGTGAGGAGTGAGGAATTTGTAGAACGTGGTGATGCCCTTGGCGTGGCTTCCGTAGTTGGCCTTGAACGCCTTGCCGCTTTCGATGTCCTTAAGCTCCACCTTCATCTGCATGAATGGAATGGAGTCGTCCACGAAGTAGCGGATGCCATACTTGGTGAGAAGCTGAATATGCCGCTTGATGGATTCCTGCAAGTTGGACGGCTGCTCGAAGAAACAGAGGTCCGGGTCAACGCCGAGGGCGTAAGCGTACTGAGCGCTAATGGCCGGTTCGTACTCGAAAATAGCGATAGGTTCACCGGTTGCCTGCTGGTAATTGGCGGCGTTTACAAAGGCAGTGGTGGTCTTACCAGCGCCTTCATTGCCGTGTATCTGTGTAACACGCCCGCCTCGGGCGATGCCGCCGAGCCGCAAAACTTTGTCGAAAATGAAGTGACCGTAAGGAACAAGGACTTCCTGAAAGTCTTTGCCATAGATGCGGTGGTCGGACTTGGTCTCCTTGCGTAAGTAAGCAAGGGCGTTACGCCGCTGTTCCACCGTCCACGTCCGGGGACTGCCAGTCGGCATTTCAAAATTAAGTTCCTTTTCCTTCTTTGCCTTCTTTGCGGCTGCCTTTGCCATTATTCCTCCGTCAGATTAGATATTCTTTGTGGTCCAGCCTCGTCTTGTCGGACGAAGCATCACGAATAGCGAACAAGTAGTTCTTTGCGGCGTACTCATAGAAATACTCAGGACGATGCAAAACTCCTGCCGTTACGAAATGTTGATTGCGTCCTTTGCCCTTGGAGATTTGAGCGGAGTTGCAAAGGGACTGGAGCACTCTCTCCGGTATCTCACGGGGGCGACCGAGTAATATGCTGGATACATACCGCCCCATCATAGCCAAGAGAACAGCGTCACAGGAATCGGGGTCCAGCGCCGGGAACCGGGTCTTGTCAATAAACTCATAAGCCTTGAGGATGTTCTCTTTCTTATTCGTGGTCCCCCGCTGCGACAGACCCATAAGGCTACGCAAAGTACTGGC